TATTGTATACAAAAAAATAGTCTGAATTATACATAGTTTTATTGAAAAAATAAATTAATACGAAAATAATAATAACAATAAATATATATTTATCTAAAATTTTCATTTTTTGTTTTAAATTTAATAAAATTTAAATTGCTAAGTTAATTTTTTCAAAAAGATTTTTTGAAACATGTGTGTAAATTTCTGTTGTTTTTATATTTGAGTGGCCAAGTAATGATTGGATTATTCTAATATCAGTACCATTTTCAAGTAAAGTTGTTGCAGATGAATGTCTTAAAGTGTGAATCGAACTTTCATCATCGATATATTTTTTGTAAATTTTTTGACAACTTCCTATTGAATATTGTTCACTAAATTGACCATTGAAAAGATAATTAGTTGGTTTATATTGTTTATAATATAATCTAAGTAAATCTAAAACTGTTTGAGATAAAGGAACGATTCTATCTTTTCTACCTTTCGCATTTTTAATATGAATTAACATTCTTTTAGAATCAATATCTTCAATTCTAAGATTCACTACCTCTGAGACTCTTAAACCAACTGAGAAAGTTAATGTTAAAATAGCTTTATGTTTGACATTTTCAATTTCAGATAGTTTAGATTTTATTTGTTCAGAATTTATTACTTTAGGTAATTTCTTTTCTGATTTAGGTCTTTTAAATGAAACTTTATCGTATTTTTTACCTAAAACCTCTTTATATAAGAATCTGATAGCATTAATAACTTGATTCTGCTGAGAAACTGAAGTAAATTTGTAATTGTTAAGATAGTTTTGAAAATCATCCGATGTTAACCTTGTTTGTGAAACATTAGTACTAACTAAAAACTTATCAATATATAATAAATAATTAGAAATTGTTTTTTCCGAATAATTATAATACTTCATTTTTTGTTTTGAAATTTCGTAATAATCTATCTTTTTCATGGTTTATTTGTTTGATTTTAAATCAGTTCTAATAACTTACATCTATATGCTAGTTATAGCTCATTTAAATCAAAGCTATCTAATCTACCTCCATTTGTAGAAGTAATGTAAAGTCTTTCTTGCTTCAAAAATTGTGCAAACTCAATTCCAACCTTAATACTGTCACTTGGTTTTTGCAGTTCTAATGCTTGTTCTCTTAAAAAACGAGCTATAACATCAGCTATATGTAATGCCTTCCCGTTTTCATCAAATATCTTTAAATCTTCCATCTTTTAGTCCTTTAAGTTAGTGTAGTAATTTATTCAAAGTCGGCACTACACATAGCCAAAACGTTATCGGTCATGCTAAGACAGGACACTCGAACCTTTTTAGTAAGCGTTTAAAATAGTTTGACAAATCTTTGTCCGACATAACTCTCACACCTGATTGACGGATGGTTTTACGACCTTGCCAATCATTTTTAGTGTATTGCGGAGTTGCCAGAACGCTATTGTAAATCTCTCGTTTTGCATAGTCGTAAAATACATTTACTGACACTTCAAATCTTTCATGTTTGTAGTTCAAAACAAGTCCTGTGCATGATAGGCTACCACCTTTGTATTTTAATCCGTGAATGTCTGGATTAAAGGTTAAGCAACTATGAGTATGTTGTTCACCAAAAGGTATGACAGCATATTCAGGCTCATACATAGATTTGAATTGCTCATTAGTTTCGTCAATTTGGGCATATTTCAGCCAAGTGTTGTTGATGATTTTTAGTAGATGTTCTGTATTCATTTGATTAAAATTTATTCGTTTGACAATAAAGCACGAACCGATAACATGCGTTTGGCTCAATGGCGGGTTCAGTGCTTAATTGAGCTTTGTGCCTCGCATCGGCTTTTGTGGTAAATTGACAGTTCCGTGCTCCGAAAACCGCCACTGCGCCAAGCGCAACCACGTTAGGCACAATACTACCGTTGTAGCTTTTCAATCGTTATTTCCAGTTTTTCACGTCTTGAATATGTACCTTTATTAAATTCATTTGTAATTAAAAACCATATCAGTTTCCATTTGCCAAATAGTCTACCTGTATTTTCACCTTCACTCTTATCTTCACTTTCGGAAAAAATAGAGTAACTTAATCTTTTGTATTTCATAATCCGTACTGTGCCTAACAAAGTGTATAAGCAATAGCTGTTAGGCGTTTTAAACTATTGCAGTTGTTATTATTAAATTTTCTACTTCTAATCAGGTTCAGTGTAAGGCTACTGCTTATACACTCGAACGTTATGACCAAGTGAGCACGGCCTGATTAGTAGTGTCAAGCCTGATCACCACTATCCTTTTCTTTTATTTTTTCCCAACGCTTAAAAAACTCTTCTCTAGTTATTGATTTAGAATTTTCTTGAATTTCTTTCCATATTAAATCTCTATCAAAAAAAAAGGAAGGGATTTAAATTTGTAACTAATAACATTGACTTAGCCCATTTAGGCAACTCTTTTGCTGGCGCAAGCTGATTTTTAACAGAATCGTATTGCATACCAAGCTTTTCAGCTAAAGAAGCATAAGTAAGCCCTAACTTGTCTAGTAGGGCTTTGAATTTTTCGTGGTCAGTCATTTTCTTCAATCTCGATTAGTTCAACTTCACTTCCGGCCCACTCATTAGCCCATCTTTGAAGATTATCAAGATCGTCAGACCACATTACATTTGTAAAGTTCGATTGTCCATTGCACCTAGATTTTTCAACCCAGTCAGAATTTTTTACCTTTATATACTCTGTTGGTAATCCCAATTGAACATTTTGTCTTACTTTTTGTCCGCTACCGATGATTTTGAAAATTGTTGTCATGATTTTGTTTGTTTATGTGTTATTGTATGATGTAAAGGTAGTAATAATATTATTACGTGTCAAGTGTTTTGTAATAATTTTATTACTTTTTTTTCAAAAAGTTTTCCCACAGCTCAAAAAATAAAAGAAAAGCCTTATTTAAGGACTGAAGACGCAATCCGTTGAGTCCTCACCTGAGTCATAACACCACCTTGTAGTAATGGCCCGCACAAACCTACCCACAACCAAAGCCACTACTACAAGCTGTTTGGCGTTAGTTGCAAGTTTTTACAACTACACTATCTTTCCAATCTAAGAATAACAAATACACATAAGCAACTAACCTATATTTGAATTTCTTCGCAAGTTTAATATCACCTGTCCAAATTCTTCGTCCACCAAATGTGTATTTGTAATAACTATCTACAAGTTTATCTTTCAAAACAAACCTGCAACTAACAACAGGTATATCCAATTGCTCCTGTTGCACTTCTAATTTACTTTTTTCTGTTTTCATATCTTATCTTTTTTAATTAAGTTTATCTGTTATTTACGCAACTGTATATACCTGCGGAACGTTATGCTCAATGCCTCCGACACTCTGGATTCTTACGGTAGAAAATTTCAGTTTCAACACTACTCAGTCTTTCGTGTGCCGCTTCAATTTCTGCTGTTAATACTCGTTGCTCTTCATTAAGCTGTTCATCTGACATTTTCTCAATGGCACTAAGCATAACAGCACCTACCAAAAAGGCGGGGCTTTCGGCTTCGTTAGAGGCATTTGTGGTTAAATTATTATTCATCTTTCTAAAAGTTTATTTTGTGGTTAAAATCCCGCCCTTCTGGTAGCTGCAAAAAGTTATAAACAATAAAAATTATTAACGGTCTTCGCTTAATTTTTGAATTTCTGATGTTGAAATAACTTCATCCATAAAAATTAATTTAACATAAGTGTTTTCATAGTAACTACATTCACTGCCTCTACTTTCAGTTACAACCTCAACTTTAAGGTGTTCCTTAATTAATTTTTTTAAATCTTCCAATTCCATAATTTTTACTATTTATAACAACAAATATAAGCAATTATTTTTGCAATTCCAAATAAATGTTGTTGGTTAATATTAAGTTTTGTTTTCCAATCTAAGTTTTCGTTAATAACTGCTTATATTTGCAACCGTTATAGGTAATAAATCTATACGAGCAGAACTCCGTTTTAAAATTAAATTCATCTTCTATTTCAATTACAGGATTTAATGTTGAAAAAATGAATTCATTTGAATTTTTATCATGTAATCTAAATATACTTCCAATGGTTGGTTTGTATAACATATAACCGATAATAGTGAATTCATTTTTTATCATGTGGTCTGTAATTACTTCCAACGAAATTCTGATTTTACTATCTATAACATCAGATATATGTAATTTTTTATCTGTGTTATCAACTTCTGTGTTCTTATTATCTGTATTCATATTATTTAGTTTGTGTTTCAATTTAAGAAAAAACTACATATATCTGTAACCGTTATGTGCAAGGCTACCAATAGTCTTCCCAATAATCTCTTTCTTCACTTTCGGTCATTTGATAAAAAGTCCCTTTACCATTACACTTTTCGCATTTAACGGTTTCTTTTTTATCATCATGTTGGCTAACTAATGCTTCGTAGTAGCCTTTACCTTTACATCTTTCGCAAGTTTCTGAATTTGGCATCGTTTTTAAATTTAATTCAGTGCTGATAATCCGCCCAGCACATAACAGCGTATAAAAGATATGGCACATTGGCTTTGTACCTTGATTTCAACATTCGTATAAGTGCCACATCTCTTATACGCAAAACGTTATGAGTAATGCCTTGAAAACCATTCCTCAAATTTTAACGCTTTATCAGGAACGTCTCTAATATCAGTATCTACACTTCTATTTTTATACTGTTCCATATCAAACATTCTTCCGTTGCTCCAAGCCTTTCTAAGATGTTCCTTGAAAAAGGCACTACTCATAACAGCAGATATAAGCAATTGCTCGTCTGTGTTATTAAGTTTTTGTTCTTTATTTAAGTTTTCCATATTATCAGACTTTATATGTTTATTAGAAATAGCAACTGCTTATATCTGCAAAACGTTATGTGTAATTGCTACCATTCCGTTCCAAACAAAGATTGTGCTTGTAAATCTTTTTCTTTTCTTTTTTCTTCCAACGCTTTTTTAATACGTTCTTCAATAATGTTGCAGTATTCATTTGATATTTCACTTCCAATCCAATTACGGTTATTTAGAATACTCATTTTAGCTGTTGTTCCACTTCCCATAAAGGGGTCGTAAATTAAATCGTTCTCATTACTCCAACTTAAAATATGGTCATTTGCAAGTGATTCTGGAAATACCGCAGGGTGTTCACCTTTTTGGGGTGCGATATACCAATAATTATTTCTTCTACTAAATTCAGCACTTGGCTTCCGCTTTTCTATTTTATGTTCACCAGTTACTAATCTTCTACCTACTCCGCTTTTATCTTTTCCAAAAGAAGCGTTTGGTTTATCATAAATTAAATTAGTAGTTTTTATTTTCCCTTTTGAAAACACAAACATATATTCAAAGTTTTGTGTGTAACATTTATTGCTTCCTACCGCACCGCCACCATCTTTAATCCAAATCATTGTGTCGTGTAAGTTAAAACCAATTTCTTTGAAGTATAATGCTTGTTTAAATGATGTTCCACTTTCATTTCCTTGAACAGTAGCGTCTGAAATAACCCAAACTAAAACACCACCGTCTTTGGTAATTCTAAATAACTCTTTTGCAATATCTTCAAATGGAAACGAATATCCATTATAGGTTCGTAATCCATCGTAAGGCGGAGAAGTTACTGTTAAATCTACAAAGCAATCAGGCATCTTCGTCATTGTTTCTAAATTGCTTTCATTGTAATTCTTGTTTATATCAATCATATCGTTTAAATTTTTTAAATTTATTTTTGCCATCGCTCAAAAAAGAAAAGAAAAAGTATCTCGTTTCAAATTGAACTTTCTGCTATTAAACCGCAACTACACATAACAAGGTATTTGCAAAATTGCCCATCAACATTTGTGCTTAATTGAAGTATCTGCAAGGGCAACTTCGCAAATACCCAACCGTTATACACAATTATCGAGAAAGTGGGTTATCTTTCAAATCATCATGTTTGTTTATTTCCTCCCACATTTTATTTAATGTCAAGAGTAATGGGTCTAATCCCACTTTCTCTTTAATTAAATTATACTCTTGTTCTGTGAAAGTAGTTGTCATATCAACACCATCAATCTGTAATTTTACTTTTATTGTTCTCATAATTTTAAAATAATTTAATTAATAACTGTGTATAACAAAGAATATAAGTAATAACCGAGTTATACGGTTTATTTAAGTTATTACTCCTTACAACCATTTATATGTTAATTTAACATTTTTGTTTTAAATCGGTTACTACTTATATTCTCAACCGTTATGGGCAAGTGTAAGAAGCCCCACGCTCACCCGAATAACATCATTCTGCAAGTTCGTAGGTTGCTTCAAAAATATCAGGTTTACAAGGATAAAATTCTCCCTTCACGCCCTTGATAATCCAATCACCCACACTTGCAGTATGTACACCTTCAAGAGTTGTTATTTTAAATTGACCATCAGCAGGGTCTATCCCCATTCCACATTCAGGAAAGTTTCCTTTTGCACCAACAAAATAATAACACTCTTGAACTGTTTCTGCCGTTAACTGAATTGCATCAATTACAACAGGTTTTTTTCTAAACTTTTGTACCATTTTGATAAAGTATTAAACGCCAGCCCATAACACCAGCTATAGAGCATGGCTTTGAAAGACTTGTTATAGTTGTGAAGCGTAATTACAGCCACGCTCCATAGCTGTTTTCCGTTATGCTCCATGCCTTAGTTCAGTATTTCAATTTGAGTTTCGTGATAAAAAACAAAAAGAATTTTTCCAACGCACTTTTAAATTTCAATTTGAATAACTTTAAAATTATTCTGTTTTAATATTCTAACTTCCTTTTCAGCACCATCATCAGTTTCCATTATTGCATCGTAGCCACTATTAGCCAATTTTTCTAAATCATCATAAGAATATAATTGGTCAATACCTTCTCCTTCTGTATCAATAAAAAGAAATTTTGCATTTTGATTAACTTTCAACGATAATACATATTTGCAACCAAACACAGAAGAATATTTCTTGGCAATTGATTTTTCAATTGTTGCTGATAATCCAAAATTACCACCACCAGATGATGGATATTGCATTTTTTCTTCTGGTGTCAAAATTACAAAGTTCTTATATAATGATTTAAGATTATCACAATCACCACCATGATAAATTACAGTTGGTATCACATTGGTATTCTCAACGCTTTCATTCACAAATTGTTTAAAGTTCTTCACCTTATTAATCATTTTTCTAATATCTTCACTCATTGTTTTTAGTTTATATATAAATATTAAGATTTAAAAAAATCCTTCCTAAAATTCTTTTTGTTTTTCTTTCGTGTTCCAAATTAAGTACATTGTTTAATAAGTCGGCACGAGAGCATAACAGCAAGTAAACCACATTAAAACGATGGTTTACTTGCAACCGTTATGCGCTATTTTTCGAGATGCCGTTCCATAGCGGAAATCAACCCACCTAAAACAGAACCGTTCTTTTCAATAAGTTCCCATAGGTATTGTTCTGTTTCTTTATAGTTCTTTTGGTAATCAGTAGCGCAGGGGTCTGATTTAAAACAGCGCATAACATCGGCTATATGCAATGCCTGCTCTCTGCTAATTTCGGCTTTTAGTTCTTCTACATTCATTTGTGCTAATTTTAAAGTTTGTGCAGTTTATACGGTACCGTTAAATGCAAGTTTAAACCAAACGCACCCAATCGAAAGAAATTAAATCATTAATAGAATATTCCATAAATGGAAGTGCGTAACCTTTAGAACGTAGATAATCAATATGATTTAATTTTTCAATTGGTAAGTAAAATTCGCTCCAACCATTAGAAAAATAAGTTTTAATGTTCAAAAATTGCATTCCTTTGTTTTCTTCAATTCCTATTAATTCTATATCTGTAATATTTGTTTCTTTATCTTTACAAATAAAATACAGGTCTTCTTTTTCTATATTTTTCAAATCAGTAAGAATTAATCTTTCGTTACCATCTTTTTCTAATGGAAAAGCACCTTCATTAATTCTCCATGTAGTTTTTGTGTTTTTAAATTCGTAAAGTTGCTCCCAATATTGAGCAAAAAACCTGCATTTAACAGCATTTTGTGGCAATTGCGGGGTTTGGTGTGTGTCTGTATTCATTGTTTTTTAATTTTAAAGATTTGTATTTATTTGTTATGGTCTGTCTTTAATCGTCCGCAACTGACCACAAGATGCGAAACGTTATGCACTATTTTACCCAACGCTCCCACACTTCGAGAATTTTGAGTAAACGAGCAACTTTCTTTTCATACTTTTTAGGTATGTTGTTCGGTCTAATGTTTTGACCATTCCCCGATAATTTTCGGCTTAATTCGTGCCAGTTGATTAACTCTTTCATTTTAATTGCCCCACACATAATATGAATAATCAACATCATCAGGATGAAGTTCAAAATTGTTTTTTTCATAAAACGAATTCAAATCTTCTTGTGAAATAGTATCGTCCTGTGGTTCTGAATACAATTCAATTGGTAATTCTAATTCACGAGCGATATTTTTTAATTCTGCAATAAGTTTTGACCCATCGCCTTTAGCGTAAGACTTAATGTTGTCAATGTCGATTCTATCTTCAAACACAGTGTAGATTAAGTAGCTGTTGTTTTCTGTTGTGATTTTCATAATTATCTCGTTTTCTATTGTAGAAATATACAGCATTCTGTATTAACTACCAAATAAAAATATCCTTTTCTGTAAATTATTTTTAACTATCTAATAATCAAAGCAATAAAAAACAGGGCATAACACACGTTTGGCAAAAGTGGCGGTGCAGTGCATCTATGGCAGTTTAGTGGTTCATCCAAGTTTAGTTCTCCGCATCGACATTTGTGGTTAAAATCGCCACCTTCGCCAAGCGTGAGAACGTTATGTGTAAGGCTACCTATTAAGCACCCACATCAATACGTTAGCATCTTTCTCATAGTCTTTAGCAATCTCTGTTAATCTACACTCTTTTGCGTGATTCATACCAGCAATTGCACACCGTAGTCTTTCTTCAATTTCAGAAGCACTACGCATAACAGCACCTATATTCAATTGCGGTTTCTGTTGATTATCCAAGTTTTGTTCTTCTATCATAATTCTGTTTTTATTTAAAGTTTTCGTTTTTAAATCTGCAACTAAATATAGATGCAAAACGTTATAGGTAATTTACACCACACCTACTACACTTAGCCACTTTAGGCATACGTCCATCGTTAGGTAAATATCCAAATTCCTCAATACAATTTTGCATCTTGCAAGTAAAATTGTGCCACTCTACCTTGCAAAGTATTTTACCAAAAACTACAGCTAACAAGGTATATACACTATTGCTACTTATTTTCATATAATAAACTGTTTTTTGTTTAATAAACTTATCTACTTTATTGTGCATTTGTGGGTTTATTACGCAACAGCGTATATACCCGAACCGTTACCAGCAATGGCTAATCCACACTAATAATATTTGTACCTACCCCATTCAATTCAAGGTATCTGTCAATTATTTTTTTGCTTCATCTATATTGCTTCCATAAGCGCAACCACTTATATCATTTTCAAGTGAATAATTATACCTTGTATTCCACCAATAAAAATATTTTCCTTTATATCTTGGAAAGTATCTATCTGCATGGGGTAAATGTTCTATATCAAACCCATCGTATTTGCTCTTAATTTCATCGCCACTGCTTGTAACAACAGGTTTATTCAATGCGGGTTTCCTGCTCCCAAATAACCATTTTAGTAATATCATATTTTCTGCTTTTAAATTAATTTATCTGTTAAATATCCGAACTAAATAAACCTGCGGTACGTTGGCAGACATTAAAAGACCGCCACAACTCGACAAACATTTCCCGTTTCATTTGCCTTAGTTTTCTATTGTCAGCATACTTTCTTTCTTGATAAATTTCAATTTCACTCCCACCTGTGAAGTAAACTGAATACCTAAGCCAAGAACTATCACCGCCAACTTTTCCAACTCGTTCAATTTTGCGTAAATCAATAGTATCACCACCAATATCAACCAAATAATTAACAGATGCTAACGCATTATTTGCGTTAGTGGGGGTTTCGTTTTTCAAATTATTTTTCTGCATATTATTAAAGTTTTGTTTTTCAAATAAAGGTCAGTGGTTAATTGAACATTCGTTTTCCGCATCGGCATTTCTGCTGAAAATCAGCCACATCGTATAGCAGTCAGTTTAAGACGCACCGAATTTAGCCTTTAGCCTTTCAAATTCTTTACGATCTAAATCTTCTTTCCGTTGTTGTTCGGTAGCATATTCGGCATCATCTATGCGTTTATACCATTCTTTCAAATCACAGATAACAACTTCGTTAATTTCGTATAGTTCACACAGTTTTAATTCCTGTTCACCAGTGTAACTTTCTTCAATTTCTTGATAAAGTTTTTGTTTTGCTTCATCAATACTTTGTGCTTCAATATCAATTACAGTTTGAGCACATCCGATTGTATAATCACAACCTTCACCACTTTGTTTTAAATACGCTTTGTAAATCATAATTAATTGTATTTTATGTTAATAAAAACCGAACTGCTAACACGGTATATATGCCATGCGCCAATTAGTGCCGTGCTATTATTTAAGTTTATCGTGGGCACACGTCACATATACCAACGTTATAAGCAATTAAGGCTTACGATACACATAGACAGTATCTACAACATTATTTTTTATAACCAATTCTATTTCGGGTGTAATTGGTTTGTTGCTACGAATAGCATCATCTATCCATAACCAATCAATTAATTCCCAACATCCCCATATTGCAAGGATTATAAATGCACCCAACCAAATTAATGGTCTTAAATCAAAACTGTAATTTCCCATTGTTCTTAAATTTAATTGTTTATAACAGCATATATACAAGATACGCCTACAAGCATTTGTTTATAATTTAAAATTTCGTTAAGGCGTACCTCGTATATTATGTGGCATTAACATTCGTACTTATATTCCGAGTTAATGATTTCTACCTTTTCACCTTTTGCTTCGTGAAAATTTTTTAGTACATAAGCAAATCCACACTACACATACACTCAACCGTTATGTGCATGACTACTTTCCGTATATTGCCCAAATTGGTTCTATTGCTATAAAGGCTTGCCATTCGCCAAAAACGTGACCCCAACTTTCATTGAAAATATGAAACCCGATCCCATTATCACCATCGTGGTCAGGTTCATTACCTGATGGTTTGTTTTTATTAAGCCAACCCCATACAAAATTTATAGTTTCATCAATATTCATTTCGTATAGTAGTTTTTCCATCTTATCCGACTTTGCCCAATAAAGAATAAGTTTATTTTCGTGAACACGATAACCTATTGTCTTATTTTGGTTGATTGCTAATTTCATTGAAAGATCAAAATCGTTTTTGCCTTCGCTCATAATTGAGATACTTCTATTATCCATTTCTTTTTTTAATTTATCTATTTCATTTTTTAATTAAAATTAGTACTGATAAGCCACCCTGCACATAACAGTGGTTTGGCAAAAGTTGCCAGAAAGTTTAGTGCGAAAATTATGCATACGTTAAACAGACTTCGCCAAGTCACCAAACGTTGGATGACAGTTTTCAGGTTTTTTATTACAATCAAATAAAACATCAATATTATCACTTGAGATACCTCATATAATAACACCTTGTTTTTTATTTTTCCATATGCAAGCTCAACCAACATACCATTTTCAATAAAAAGAATACCACTTTGTTTCTTTACGTAATCTAAATTCATAATATTTAATATTATTTTCCTGATTCTTTAGTAAATATTTTAACACCTAAACACAAAGCAAACATTGGTGTTAATGCTGTTGAATATACCTTTTTATTAATGTAACACAATCTCTTCTATAATATAATTATCGATAATTTAATCCTCAAAATAATCTTTTCTCTCAATAATAGTATAACATTTATAACCATATGGTAATGATCCACCAGCTTTTTGTTTAATTAGTCTTTCTGTTTTAGCTTCAATAATATCATTATCATCGTCAGCATCACAATATACAATTACCTCACCAGAGTAGGTGGCAATTTGATAACGAACAACACATCTTTGTCTTTGCATTTTATTAATAATTATATCCAAAACCACGCCATTTAGTTTTATTATGATTGATAATTAAATTTTTATCGTATTTTTTATCAATACCAATTTTAATAAACCCAAATGGAATATGTATTTCAATGTGAAGAGGTTTTAGATTAAGTGAAAGACCAATACTTAAACATTTAAAACTTACAAACCAGAAGTAAAAAACAAATTCATTTTTCATTTTTAATTAATGTTATAATGGTATTCACCAGTTCTCCAATTACCCGAATGACAATCTAATATACCAAGTTTTACTATCATTTCAGCGTAATCCCAGCTAATTTTTTCAGCATCTTTACCTATATAATAATTAATCCAAGCTTCATATTTATGATAATTTATAGTTAATTCATCACCAGAAAGTAAACGTTTTGCAATACTTCTTATTGCAGTATCTGACCAATTATAATAATTATCACCTATTTTTATCATAAAAATATTATATTAATTAACCTCATTTCCACAAGTATCACAAATATACATATTACCAATATTATTTTGATCTTTATCTTTACATTTATTACAAATAGATTTGATTTTATTTGTTTTTTGTTTTATACGTAATGGTATATCGTTACACTTTTCATCGGGCCATCCTAATGCTTTTTTCACAAAGTTTCCACCTTCGGCAGCTTGTTCACAATCTTTAAGTGATTTTCCCCATGTACAAACAGATGTTGTACTAGTTTCTCCATCCCAAGCAACTATAATTACTTGCGAATAACCGTGTTTATTTCCAATTTCTTTTGCATCCGATATTGGTATACGTTTTCCTGTTTTTGACATATATTTATTTACATTTATTCATAATTTCAGTATTAACAACTAGTGTCATTACTAACACAATATTTACTTACATCAATTCTTTAATCGTTAGTTAATTCTGAAAATAATAATTTTTTATTTACATCATAAATATTAAACATAAAATTATTTTTCTTTTATATTATTTTTTATTGTCTCAAATTGTATTTTTATTTCTAATAACATTTTATCAGAAACCCTTTCAGCAATACACTCAATATGTTCATGTTCAGATGCAAATGGATTCCATTCTTTCATAATATTTTTGCATGTTTTACAATACGGTTGCTCAGATATAATTTTTTTATACTCCATCATCATCTAAATTAGGTGTAAAAGCTTTCATAGTATTATAAAATGTTTTCTTATCATATTATTCATAATAATAGAACCATTATTTGTTATTGTTTTTGATAATTCTTTATTAAAAATAATAAAGTTACTTCCAAAAACAGATACATTTAAAATTTTATATTGTATCATCGACATAACTTTTAACTTCTTTCCAAAAACCAACATAAGAAGGTGACTCAACATATATACATTCATCATTTAATACATCTGTATTAATAATTTCATCAATAATAACTTTTGTTAATTTTTGTGCTCTTAATAAAGTAATTTCTTCATATTCAGTGTTTGTTAACATTGAACTACCAACATATCCATTAACAAAACTTTTATATTTTGTTACCATTTCTTGTGCTTTTTTAAATGCTTCTATATTATACATTATTTTTTTTATTTTGTTTTTCTTGTTCAATTATTTTCATTATCTTATCAACACATCTATATATACTAATACTATTTTGAACAACAAGTGTTTCTTTAATAGCTGATTCAATTTTTTCTTTCATTTTTAGAAAATTAATTGATTGTTTTCATTATTCTTTTCATAAAAAATATGACGACAATTACCTGACATATCAAAATAAAATACATAACCAATATTATTGGGCAATAATGGCCTTATTTTTTCATGTAAACTATCTTGTAATCCAGTACCAATATTACCATATATATTACCAGCATTACATATTTGATTCCAAACAGGTTCTAGTTCTTTTTTTATGTTCATATTATAAATATTTTAAAATAGATAGTTACATATTAAATGAAAAATATTATCGGTTATAATATACAACCAAAAACTAATAAAAACAGGTCTATCATGTGCAAAGCCGAAGTTTTTGGTATCAAACACAAAATTCCTAATGGCAAGAAACCAACCTATAATGTTAGTTCTATCAATGATATAATGGCTAAGATATATTGCAATAACTGCTTTCCATGAACCAATAAATAGAAATGGTAGTGAATATGTTATGCAATGAATTTGACATGCTAACTCACCTTTTAATGTGAGTTTTTTCTTATTAAGGCCCATCCAATCATTTTGAATAAGATAGTCACCTATACAATATAGCAAAAATTGAATCATATTGTTTATTTTATATTATATTTTTCTAATTCATGAGGATATGGAACAAATCTAAAATCCCTAATACTAGAATGGTTAGAATTATGTGTTTCACCTTTTACTGGATGATAATATTTACAACTTTCATTTGCAGTAAAACATATTGTATCATCTAAGAAAATACCACCATTCCTATTACAGCTATTCCCGCCAAAATAATATTTTGTTCCACCTAATGATTCATGTAAATATTCAACATTACTAATAACAAAAATATTCCCAGTACACCCAACAATAATATCACCTATAGATGGTATCCATTTTTTTTGAAATTTTTTATCAAAAATATATGTTAATAGATATTCTTTTGACAGTGATTTAAAGCTATCAGGAAGAAAAGTGTTCAAAATTTCTTTATTAAACTTATCTTTCATTTTCTTTTTCTATTATGATAAAGCTACCTTGTCCAATCATTAAATTAATATAATACCCATTTGTATAGAGTAATTCACCTGTAAATTGGTTTGAATATTTATCCCATTCTTCTTTTGTACATTCTCTTCCGTATTTTAAAGCATAATCAAATAAGAAGTAAAACAATGTGTCAGGCGGTTCATAACCTCTATTAAACCATTTATTTTTATATTTATCTGATCTATATTTTATAATAGACTTTTCAATTAATTCAGGAATATCATTTCTTTCAGATAGTCTTTTTAATTGGAAATCTTTAATATCTTGTTTTTGTTTTAATTTTTTAAAATATTCTTTTGCAGAATCGCCAATAAACCATTCATCAATTTTTTTCTTCAAATCATCAGTAAGTTTCATAACCATTAACTAAAAGGTTAAACATTTTAATAAAGTTTTGTTTTGCTTGTTCTGGTGAATAACATGATAACTCAATTTCATCCTCAAGACCAAGCATTAGTATATTCCATTCTTTTTCTAAGAAGAAACGATCAATATATTTTATTTCCTCATTTAATGGATATTCAAATGAATATTTCTTTGATATCAAATCCATAACACTATCCTCAATTGTTTTGTAATTGGTTAAATGTGGTTTAATTGGACTTGGTATATCGACAAGATATGCCTCAGATGCATCGTGAAGTAACGCACTTAATTTATTTTCTTTTGTAACAAATTTAGCACAATTAATTGAATGTTCTGCAACAGAATAAAATTTATTAATATGGCCTGAAAATCTACATTGATGTGATAATGCATGTGCAATATCATCAATGTTAATCATGTCAATAGTTGGGCTAATTATATTAAAATATATCCCACTTCTGGTTCTAATTGCTGAGTCAGCATATAAATTTTCAACTTGCATATTAATATTTTTCAAAATGAAGACAAATCATGTTTCCATATTGGTCAGAATATATTTCAAAATCTTTTAAAATAAAACCACTAATATTTTTATCTGTTGTGGTTTTTTTCATAAATAAACCAATTTCATTTAAATCTTTTGATCTATAACAATCAGAAAAGACTGAAACAGGTTTAGCAGGTTTGAACAATGTTACATTATTTGTTGTATAAGATACTAATAGTATTGATAACAATCCTAAAACAAAATATTTAATTTTTTCCATATGAAAATTTTATTGTTTCTTTATCTAGTTTATTATCTTTTATATATTGTTTTAGAACATCCATAGTATCAAAATACATATATTCATTTGATGATCTAAATACAAACTCAATATGTGGTTTTACTACTATCATTTTTTTATTATCAACATCAATAATCAAATATTTATGACCATATTCTTTTTTAAATTCATCTATTGTAAGATGTTGTGTTGGAAATGTTGTGTAAATAATATTTTTAAATTTTTTTAATTTTGTTAATGAGAAATGTGTTTTACAATAATATAAACCGTAGGCAGGATTTTTATCATATATATTTATTTTCTCAAGATTTCTCTTTACTATTAATGTTTTCTTTAGCATATTAAATTATTTTTCTCTATTTTTTTTGAAATCCAATGACCGTGTGAATCATTTACTGTTTGTCTAAAACTTAGCTGAACATATTTTGCAATTGATTTTTTAAAATCAGCGTAATTAAATTCATCTGCGATTCTAATAACATAACCTTCATGTTCAGATTTATATGATTCAAAACATTGTTCAATTTTTTTCTTATCATATATTCCATCATATATAACTGGCACAGTTTCAATACCTAAGATTTTACAATATTCTGAAGTTTCGTCCCAAGATAGACATTTATTTTCAATCCAAATAGAAAATACCATAAAATATGTTGGAAGATCATTATATTTTATTGAATGTTTTGCATACAGATTTTCACCGCATATTCTCATATTTTCATCTATAAGATATGAAATTTTACCCCATAATCCTTTTACCCAATCACGTGTTGGATGTGAACCAGAATTAATTGATCTTGCATGAATAAAATCATTATACATATTACAATTTTCCCCATCCATTTTCAAGGAGCATATTACTCTTTTATCAATAAAATTAGAATCATCCTCTAGTTTTCTATCGTCTTTCTGTAATGTACTATGTGGTAGGTGATATGTTCTTGGGTATTTAACATATTTAACAAATAGATGTAAAACATCACCATCTTTTAATATCTTTTGAACAGATTCATCGTAAAAAAGTTCACCTTTTAATCTATTTCCGTTTGGTAATATAATATTACCCCATTTATCATAAATAAAATCATCATAAAAATGATCAGGTAAAACAGGTTTTTTAATTCCAATTATATCTCTTATTTCTTCACATGATATTAACGTTTTTTCTGCCTCTATATGATGTTTTTCACATAATGACGCACCATTATTTAAAAAATACCCGCCTTTCTCATATGGTTCTATAAACAGTCTTCTTTCGATAATATGATGTGCATCTTTTGCGGGTTCACCACAAATTACACATTTATAATTATCTCTTTTAAAAACTGATTCCCTAAATTTATCTCTAGTAAGTAGCATAAATTATTATACGTTATTTTTTGAAAAACGTTCTAAATTCAAATATATAAAAATTTACACAACTTGCATAACTAAATGTTGGGTTGCTGCTGTTGGTGATGGATATATTTTTTTTGTTGTATCTATTGGATAGTTTGCATTTAATAATAATGCCATTCCAAAGTTACCAGTACCAGAACTGCCAATAATAGATAAATTATATCTACCTGCCGTTAATGTTATTGATGTATTATTTGGCCTTAACTTATAAATATCATAATGTGTTAAATCTGGTGTTAATCTTTGATCAACGGTATCTGGATTTAATATTATCTCATTTGTTAATAATTGTAATGAATTTGTTGAACCATTTATTGTTGCTCCGTCACCAATAACTGATAGTGTTCCAATTATATTATAGTTTTGAATTGATGACCAATTACTAGGCGGTACTCTCATTATATTAAAACCATTAATAATAATTGTTTCAGTTACGATAAGTTCTCTAATAATTGATACGTTTACTCTAATTGTTCCAGCAATCACACCTGTTGTTGCTCTGGTACCGTTAACAATATACTGTTCAAAATTAGAATAAAAAAATGGTGGTGCAGGTGGGTTAATATTACCTATAATATAATATAATCGATTTTTTTTATCTGTTATTTTTTTCCCGTTTGGTGTATTAAATGGGATTCCATTTAAATCTGTTATTTTATCACCGTTTTGAATTAAAAATGATATTTTATCGGAAACTAAATCAATAACTTTTAAAATCATAAATATGTATATGATGTTCTGTTATCCCAAATGAAATTATATGCTAATGATCCATTAACATATCCTATTGTTGTAATACCAGAAATTGTTTCTAATTTTTTTATTCTCCAAACAGGATTTGATGTTGAACTACCTCTCTTTGCAAATCCAATATATATAACGTTTTCAGTTGATTCATCTATAATATTTGGTGTTTCATCTGTAACAGGCATTATCATTCTACCAAAAGTATCTTTATTTGATTCCATATATTTTATTTAAATATAAATACAAAAAAAAGATTTTTATACATTATAAAAACCTTCTTTTATTAATTCATATTGTTTATTTTTTAAATATTCTTCATTAATACTATCAATTTTTTTCTTTTCATGATAGTATCTAAAAATTATAAATAATATTATAATTATTACAAAAATTAATAATCTTATATTATATTTCATATAATTTCAACCAAAATCTCTTTTCAAAATTAGAAATATATTCTTTTTTATAATTAAATATTGCTAATAAAAATAATTTTGAATTTTATTTTAGGTAGTTTTTTATATCTCTGAACATTGGGCTAAAATTATCAATATATAATTGTTTATCAAAGAAATATTGTTCTTGTTTATATTTATTAAACATTGTGCTTTTAGTTGAATAAGAGAATTTAATGTTTGCAAATCTATCACATAATTTTGTAAAAATTGCAATATAATTTGCTTTGATACCGCTATAGTACATATTATTTGCTCTTTCTTTTCTTGTTTTTCCCTTTTCGTTTGTAAGGCAATAAACAACCTCAGCAACCTCAATTCCAAATATTTTAACGATATCATTATATGTTAATCTAGCGTCTTCAATAAGATCGTGTGCAAAACATGCTAATATCGCATATGACCTGTATTTTGGTTTTAATAGATAAATATAATCTCTTGCTACAAAATATACCATAAGAAGATGTGCATAATATGGTAAATTATTACCATATTTTTGATTTACCTTTTTATGTAATCTACCTGCTGTTACAAGACCAAATATCATTGGTTCATGTATTCTCAAATATCTTTTCCCTATATCAATTGTATTATTAAAACTTAGTTTATAATTAGTGTGATTTAAATAAATAAAGTATAGTAAATATAAATAATATTTTAATAATGTTTTGTAGTATATTATATAATATTTCATTTCTTTAGTGTTTCTGAAAGTTCCTGTAAGAAATTTGTTTCACGTTCTAGAATAGTTCTTTCAATATTATCTGAAACCGTTTGAATTTTATTTTCAATAAGAATTTTAATGATATCAGAAAAATTATTTGTTAAATATGTCGTATATATTTTATTTGTATTAGTCAATTTAAATTCAATACCGTTTTTTATAATATTAATTTTTTTATCTTCATTTTCAATAAAAAACCTTGATGTAACAGAACAATGATAAATTTTTGTTGTTTTATCTTCAAGAAGATTATTAATAATATTTTTTATATGTGTTTCATTAATATCAGTTTGATATGCAAATTTTTCTTTAATTTTTAATTTTAAATCTTTAAATGTGTTGAAAATCTGATTCATTTTTTTGATAGTTTGTCGTAAATATTATTAATTTGATTGTTTAAGTTTTTATTATCATTTGATACTATTGTATAGTAGTAAGCATCGTGATAATACGAATCATTATCAATATCTTGCTTTGTCTTATGTATATAAAAATCATATTCATCAAACATAACCCAAAATAATGTATGAAATTTGGTAACAACATTCATTTCTATATTTATATCACTTTCAATATAATATAAAAGATCAATTAGATTATAAAGTTTATATGTGTTCATTTCATAATATTATACGCTATAGATAAAAAAAGGTTTAAAAAAAGGGGCTTTTGGCCCCATTTTTTTACATAAGAAGTGCTTTAAGGTCTTCAATGCTCTTACTTTTGAGATCAGTTTCCTGTTTTTCTGCAATAAGAGCAAGTATTTTTTCGTTATGTGCTTTTTTATCAGCTTTAGATTTCAATTCATCCTTTTCTTTTTTAACTGTCACATAAATATCCTTAAGAATTTCAAATTTTAATTCATTCTCGGGATCAGAAACACTTTTCTCATTCAAAAATGACAACAATTCGTTTTCTTCTGTTTGTTGTTTTTGATTTTTCATAAGAACACTTCCAACCGATCTAAGAGTGTTTTCAATATCTCTCAATGATAGTGTCCATAATTGTTGAACCTGTAGCGAACCCTTTGGGGTGTCAAATCTAAGGTCTAATCTTGTTGCTTTTTTGTAATCTGCCATATTTATTAAAATTTAAGTTTAATTGTTCTTTTAAATGTTCCACCTAATTTAACTATTAGTTCGTTCTTAACTGTTGCGTTGAAACCTAAACCTGATAGTGTGTTTTTTTCTGATGTTGCTCTACTAACTTGACTTAATACTTCAAGTACCTTTCTATGCTCTGCTAATTCTGGAATTAGATTTTCTGCATGGAATGTTGCAATATCTGTATCTGGTGTACATTTATCCAACATAAAGAAGTAAAATTTGTTTCCAACTTTATTATCATCCCAATGATTAGGACTCAAACATACCAAATTAACTTTATGGAAATTATTTGTATCTAGACCATATATTTTTTTAGACATTGTTGTTTCAGGTAAATGATGTTCTATAGTTATATCACCATTTTTACCTACTATAATAGTTGCGACATCTATAATTTCTTTATAACCAACAGGTTTGTTATAATTATATTGGTATACATCACCTTCTATTTCAATCTCAGCTTTAAAACCTTGACTGTTAGATGGATTAAAACCATTAACGTAATATCTATATTTTCCTGCTTGCAATTTACTTTTTGTATGATGTGCAATATTTTCAACGGCAAGTTTACCGCTAGGATTAATAATATCAACATCAAGATTACCACTTGAAGATGTTAACATATTACCCCTATCTTTTCTATATGGTGTATCATAGCCAATTTTAATATTATTTGGTTCAACACACCAAGCATCAAGATCACTATTATCTTTGCCAGTTTCATTCCACATAATTGAGAATCTTAGAACACCGTCAACTTTTCCACCTTTTTCTTTAACGTTTTCTTTAATTTCACTATGTCCCGCAATATTTCCATTAAATGTCCAACTATAATTATTAGACCATTTGAAAATTGGTTTAGAATCTTTAACCTTTGATGTTGTTAATGATACTAAATTCTTTTCAAGGTTTGATGTTAAATATGCTTCAACAGAAGTACAGTTAGGTAAGATATCTTTCATGAATTTATCAATACTAACTTCTTCAATATTATTGAATTCAGATTTTTTATGTCTGGTAGATACAGTTTTTACTTGATCAAATATTGTTACATTAGTATTAACATTTGTATCAACATTTATATGAAGAATTTCACTTGCTTTAATATCACTAAGTTTTGCAAGTCTTCTATCAAATGATTCAACATAACCATTTTCAACCACAAACTTTTCTGCATCCTTTTTTTGCTTTTCAGTAATAGGTGATTTGGCTTTCATATAGTTAACAGGGTCAACTCTAAAATTCCAATCTCTACAAGCTTTATTCAATTCAACACCTTCCGACAAATCAGTACATAGTTGACCAATTAGTTCATTTTTAAAACCAGCATATTTAAATTTATATGACTTAACCCAACACCAATTATCTTTTTCAGTTGAAGCTAATTTATCATAAACCTTTTTTAATGGAATCATTGCTTCAATTTTTTCAAGATGTGTTCTACCATCAAGTAAACTACCTTGTAAAATTAAATCTTTAACCAATAAAAACGTGTCTAATGAAATTTCATCTAATGCACGTTTAAATACGTTTTTAGCATCTCTATAACCAGACATGATCTTAGCGATAGAATCACCAGTCATATCAACGTACTGCTTTGGTAAATCCAAAAACAAGTGGTTAAATGTGTAAACTCTACCTACCTCAACAGTATTAGGGTATATTTTAGCCTCAGTTTCCGTATAAATTTTTCTATTAACCTCAAGACCTAATTTAAACGTTTTATTAGTTTTTTTGCATGATTCATATGGTAATGAATTTAATTCATCAAATGTTTCAAAAAAGATATTAACAATATTGCTTTTTTTCAACTCAGATGAAATATGTTTCACAACATCAGAATATTCATCACATTCAATATCAAACATTGTCTCAATTCGATTATTTTCATTAATTGAAACTATATTACCATATCTTCTTAGAAAATTATTACAGTGATTACAATTATGGGTTGATGATGAACTATCTCTAAAAATTGTATCTCTTTCTTTTATTTTAGAAATATACATATCCCATATTTTATCACCAGTAATTGATGATCTAAATAAAACACCTCTTGAGGCCATTTTATTAAATTGCTCTTGCAACTTAATTTGTAGATTTTGTATCATTTTATTATTAATTTAATTATTCAACTCCAAAACCATATCTATCAATATATTCATCAGTAGTTGGTTTTCTTTTACGTTAAAATGTTCATTTTCATAGGGTTAATCATCCCAATCAATTATATTACAACTTTTATCTGACGACTCTCTAAAGAAATAGTTAAATTTTTAATTATCATCTTCATCAAGATACATATATTTGAATATTTGGATGTAAATATAAATCTATTTTTGATAATCTTTTATAAAATCATAAAAATTCTCCAAATTTAATTTAAATTCTTGACCTTCAACAAATGCCGATAAGCCATTTTCACCCAAATAATTATCATATACGAACCAATCGACCCATTCAACACCATATTCATTAAAATGTGATTTTATAATAATATCAAACATTTTATCAAAATTATCTTCTAGTGTATATTTACCATTACAAAAATCAAAACCTATATTATATAGTTCTGTGAACATATCAATAGATTTTTTTCTATGTGTTAGTAATTCATTGAAATCTTCTTTATTTATCATTATAATAATAATTTAAAAATCTTATATTGCTTCAACAACAGCCGTTTTATTATCACACTTTACTAATATATGTAATGAATTTTTAAATATTTTATTCATTGTTTCTGTTCGTTATACCAGTTGAGGAATTATTTATACTTGAAAATGAATCCATTAGCTTGCTTCAATCTATTTTTTAAAACACCAATGATGTTTGATTTAGCAACACCTATTGATTCTGAACAAACATTTATACCTTCCCACTCTTTAATAAATTGTCCATTTAAGTCATATTGAACGATTGGTTTAGACAATCTATTTTTTGCACCTTTGTTTCCAAGATTAGGACTCCAATTCTTTCTCATTTTTCTAATGTTTTCTAAATGTTTATCAGAAAGAGGTTTTCCTTTCTTTGCTAGAGACATTTTTAACTTAGATTCTTCTGACATTTTGTGTCCCAGTGTGGTACTTGCAGTAGGTGAAATATTATATCCGTTTGAATCTAGATAAGGCTTCAATAAATCTAAGTAGTACTGTTCTTTTAAAATTATACCATCTTCATTGCCTAGTTTTTCAACTATTGAAAATTGGAATACTTCTTCTCCATGTTTATTCCATGAATTCTGAAGTTTAATAGAGTGGTGTCTATTATTTCTCAAAAGATAAATATGACACCACATTCTATTCCAATAATTTTCTGCACTTCCAATGTAAATTTTTCCAGTTTTAGTGTTTAAAATTTGATAAATCACTCTGTATTTTATCTTTTTCTTATTCATACTATAAAAGTATGAATATTATACCAATTAAAAAATAAATTACTTACTTTCTAAATTGGTATAATAAAACTGAAGAAATTGCCAAATTGCTAGTATCACTGCTTCTTTTGTATTATTAACATCATTTTCATGTTTATAATATTTACCATTATCCGTATGACCAATAGATATGCTTCCATAATAGTCTCCGTTTTCATAACCAATAATAACAGAACAATTTGTTATTTCAAATTTTGTAACCATTGTAGTTCCGATACCTGAACCTTTAGTTTCTTTTAATGTTTTTATCTTCTCAACCACTTCCATTATCCAATTCCTATCTTCATGAAAATGCATTTCATCTAAGTACCAGTTACTAACTCCATCAGGTGATTCTTTCCAATACCTGATACCAAAATCATCATCAGACATTTCCCACTCAAGAAACTTAGCACATAGCTTATTGTATTCTTGTTCATTGTAAGGTTTCAAGTCCATACCAATTCTTTTATAATCCCCTGTTGTTTTTTTTCTGAGTTGGTGAAAAGTTTAAAGCCTGAAATTTTACTTGATCCTGATTCATCAAAATATGGAACTTCAACTTCTTCACTCTCCATCACCACCCACTTAGGGTATTTTTGGAGGGATTGGATAAACTTATCTATTTCTTTATCTGGAATAGGTTCAAATGATTCAACATCACATAAATCTTGACCAAATTGAATAGCTTTCCTCAAATCTTCGTCAGTGTGTTTTGCTTGGTTGGATTTGTACCCATCTATAAATGAAGGAGGATAAGCAATTTTACCTTGTTTTTCCATTTTATCAAACCATAGATTGGCTTTTTGAAATATTACAATTTCCCTCCATTCAAATACAGGAACACCTTCAAGATTGAGTTCTTTTTCTGCGAATAGTATCTTAGGAGCATCTGCAAATACCCAGCTTGTATGTGACCAATAGCGACTTAATTCACCATTTTCCAAGAACCAATCACTTTTTGATTTTCCAGTCTCATCAATAAGTACTCCAAACCCATTGACTAATTCAAATTTTAATTTCATAATATTCTCAAGATTTTGATTTTACTATCTACAAACTTTGGTGTGATGTTTCCAGTTCCAGCAGCATAACCTAATTTAACTTCCATTTCTACTTCTACTTCCCATGTGGTTTTTACTAAAGATTGAGCAAATTGATTAAAAGTTAGATCAGTTTCTTTTTTGTATTTTGGGTGCTCTTTATCAAATCCATTATTATAACACCAATCTTTTGCCCATTTTTGTATCTGTCCATATTCAAAGGCTTTTTCCATATTCTCTAAAGTAAAACTTCTATCTGATAGAAGTTTTTGTGCAACGGAAAATCCTATTTCAAAACCTACTTTTTCACCTAAAGTTCTTTCTTTACTTTGTTCTAATTTAGGAAATAATTCTTTATACAGTTTTTCAAGATCAAAATATTTAATTTTTTTCTGTTCTTCTTCTGATAAATCAGAAAAATCTATTTGGTCTTGTTGAGCTATTACTTTTCTTTCAATTTCATAAATAGGATTAGTAGTGGGTATATGAATATACACACCAGTCATTTCATGATAACCTTTTGAATATCTATCTTCACCTTCTTTTTTTAAATCTACTTTGGTATATTCCTTAGCAATATTAGGATTATAAACTTTATCTCCTTTTATTAAAGGTTTTTCATCAGAAGTAACAATAAATCCTTCTGGTATTTTATGTAGTGTGTATATTGGTTTAATTTTCATCTTCTAATTGTTTTAGTTGTTCTTCCAGTTCTTGAATTCGATACATTATACCACTACCATTATCATTTGCAAGTAATAAACCGTCTATTTTAGCATTAATTATTTGAGCTTGCACCCACTTGCTATTTGCTCCTTCAATAAACCCATCTGTATAAGCATCTAAAATATCTTGACGAGAAACTTGATTCAAATCAAATCTCCCATTATCCATATTTGTACAGAATGTATTCCACCAAAATTTTAATTCTCTTTTAGCTTCTTGTTCAATCGTTTTCATCCTCTAATTGTCTAAGTTGTTGTTCAAGTTGAACTAATTTATCTTTCCAAATAGAACTTGCCATTGAAAATTGAAAAGTATCTCTAAAGTATAATAATAATTCAATCTGAGATTTAATCTTCTCAGATTCCATATTTTTTGCGGAGATAGTAATATATTTTACCATTTGATGATAACGATCTATATTTGGTGCATTGATATCTTCAGATTGTTGATATCCATAATGAAATACTGATTGTAGAAATAAATCTAAAGCTGTATAATCTCTTTCTTTAAAGTATTCAATCCACTCACCACTAAATCTTTCTTTAATATTTGGAAATGTTGCTAGAACACTAGAAGTTTCAATATCCAATCCTTTCCAATCAATTGATTTTAATTTTGTGGATTTCATCTTTTTATACAATTCTTCACTAAATAACATTTTCATCAATTGATGAGAGTTTTTTAGGTATTCACTATAACTATTTTTCATCTTCTAATTGTTTTAGTTGTTTTTCAAGTTGTTTAAATTTATTCTTTAAGAACCAATCTAAAGTTTCTTTTTCTGATGAATCTATTTTTTGTAAAAGAAACATCTGGGCCTTAATCTTCTCAGCTTGTACATATTTACTATTTGCTCCAAATTTGACAGCGTTAACTAAATAAGATTTGTAAGTATTATTCTTAGTTAGTGTGTTAGCATACTCCCTAGCTTCTTGTTCTAATAAATTCATATTAATTTGATTTATATAATGTTAAAAATATTGTAATAATTAAACTTACAACAAAAATTTTAAGAATAATATCTAATAAGGCTTCACTTATTTTTCTATCTTCGGTATTACTTTCAACAATTCCCATTCCTGCAACAAACATTCCAAAAATATTACATAAAATTGCAATGCTCAAAGAAATGAAATAAATTATATTTAATATGTTCATATTTTAAAGTTAAATGCTTCATTATTTAATTCATTTACAGTAAAATTTACTTTTAAACAAACAACATCTTTTATGTATAATCTTGTCCAAGAAGTTTTTACTAATAATATAGTATCACCAAATATCATATCAGGTAAATATATTTGACCATCTTCAGATAATATTTTTCCATTTTCCATAATATACGATACCTTCTAAAATTTGTTTTACCACATTGATATTTTTGTGAATAGTACCACCTTTTTTTGATCCTTTAGGAAAGTATTGATAACCGTCTTTAACTTTTTTAATTGTACCAATAATTTTATTTTGTAATTTAACGGTAACATTTGTTTTTTCGATATATTGTATCATATTATTTTTCTTCAAGATAACGGTATAATGTTCTTTTTGATACTTTTAGTAGGTTTGCTGCTTGTTTAATACTGTCAGTCATTGCAATTGCAAGATCAAAACGATATTCTTTACTTGTCAGCAATTTCATTGGATCGCAATCAGATAATAAATCTGATTTTAATCTTCTTTTTTCTTCAATTAGTTCTTTAATTTTAGCTTCATGATCTCTAATTTCGTTGTCAATTTTTGTAATATCTTCTAACATTTTTTTATTTCTTTCTTTGTTTTCTAATTTTTTTTACAAGTTCTTTTGCTTTAAATTCATCTGATAATATTTCTTTTACTCTATCAGATACAATACCCCTATCAGTATCCCAAAATGTTATTTTACGTTTTGTTTTATCTTTCATATTGATATATGTGTTGATGCTTCCATAGCCTCTTCTTCAACATTTTTCATAATGTTTAAAAAATTCTTGAATTGATAAAATATTATCTAAATCTTCTTGGGTATAACTATTCATTTTCTTTTGGGTATTTTAAATCTGTTGCAATAAAACAACAATTTGTTTTTATAATATGAAGTTTTTTCATATTATATAATTAAAGTACTTCAATTTTTGTTTTAAAATTTCGTAATAACCCATCTTTTTTATCTTTTTAAAATTTGATTTTCAGTTAGTTACAAACTATTACATTTATATGATAGTTATATGCTATGCCTGACGAAGCTCTTTCATAATATCCGCAGCAAGACAAGCAACGCTGTTTAGACTTGGTTTTGGTTCAATATCTTGGCTCAACTTACTACCTAAGTAGTCTAAAACAGCTTTACACAATTCCATTGTACGTTCAGGTGGCACAGCATATAACAAGCGGTTAGCGTCATTGCCGTTTTCGTTGTTTGTTGAAGTTTTGTTTTCCATATAAAATTTAGTTTTAAGTGAAAGTTTTGTGTTACAAAGTCGGCAACGAGAATATAGCCGTAACCCGTTAGTGGTAATACCCCAAAAACCAATTCCAATGCTGTGGTTTCCACAATCGACAATCCCCTTTGTCTTCGTTTAGTGATGGAGGAAATTTTGACACACCATTAACCAAACTGTTTACATGATTTCTGTGGTTATCATACCATTTTAACGCCTTATCTATTTGTTCGGGTGTCAAAATTTCCTCTGGATGAGGGGTACTACCACTAACAGCAGGTATAACCAATAAAGGTTTCCTACTAAATATTGACTTAATCTTTTCTATTAACTTTTTCATGTGTTTGAAATTTATCTTTATTAATCCTTTACTGGTCATACCTGCAAAACGTTATATTCAATATTTTAAAATTCAACACCCAATCCTAATAAATACATAAATTCATCAGGATAAAACATATCAAAAGAAACTGAAAAACGATAGTCTGACCATTTATCAGATTTTACGATAAAAGAAACTCCATTGAAATATCTAAATGTATCATCCTCAATAGTTATTTCAGTGAAATCTTTGTTTTCGTGTTTCAATCTTAATTTACACAATTCTATAAAGTTTTCTTGTTTTAAGTTTTTCAGTTTCATATCTTTTCGATTAATTTTAAAATACTAAATATAACAACAAATATAAGAAATAAATTTTGAAATTAAAAATTTTTCAAAGGTAAAATTTACTTCTCATATTTGCAACCGCTACCTTTCGTGTGGATAAGGAACATATCTAAAATCTCTAATTGACGAATGATAAAGATTTTGAACTTCACCTTTTAATGGATGATAAAACTTACCCGATTCATTTGCGGTATAACAAAATGTGCTATCTAATATATTGCCACCATCTCTATTACAAGCACCTCCACCAAAATAATATCTTGTTCCACCAATACTTTCGTGCAATGTTTCTTTAACACCAATTACAAAAACATTACCAGTACAACCAATAATAATATCTCCAACATTAGGATTCCATTTTTTCTGTATTTCATCATTAAAAATACATTCAAGTAAATAATCTTTACTTAATCCTTTGAATATATTAGGTAAGTAAAATTCTAAATCTTCTTTTTTAAATTCTTTCATTTTATTATTTTTATTGTTAATAATCCGTACTGGTACTAACAGCGTATATAAGAAATGGCACATAAACATTTGTGCTAAATTTCAACATTCTACAAGTGCCACTTCTCATATACGCAGAACGTTATGTGGCATTGCCATCCACACACATCAACTTCTCGATATTATCACCAGCAATTCGTGAAAATCTTTCGGCTAAATCCCAAATTTCTTGTTCAGTTTTATAAGATTGGTGTGAAGCCCAAGTCGTAGGTTCGGTATCAAGCAACCAAGCATAATTACTTTGCCGTAATGATTCCTCAAAAGCATCTTGTAAAATTTCACGAATTGCTTTCATTTGTTTTTTACTCAACTTTTGTTTAGGCAACGACCGCATAACATGCAGTTTTGTGTCATGCTGGCCTTCGGATTGTTTATTAAGCTTTGTACTCATATCAACTCTTGTTTAAATGTTAAGTGTTTGGTTTTCAAATACCAGCACGAACTCAAAGCTGGCGGGACGTTATGCTCCATTTTGTTTTTGCCCACACACAACGTAGAATTTATGAATATGTTCGGTTATTGGTATTGTCAATTCTCTCGTCAATCTGTAGAATGTTATCGGCAACCCTAACGGACACCATCGTATTTGAATTTTATCAATTCATCATTGAAACTGTATTGACCTTTGATTATATTCATTTTTATCTTTCATATGTACCAATTAAATATTTAAATCTGTTGCAATAAAACAACAATCGGTTTTTATTATGTATTATATGCACAAATAAAAAAAAGGTTTAAAACCTCTTTTTATTTCAAAGATTAAATTATATCAACTTTATAAACACTATTTTCTGTTTTTAATAACATAGTTTCTTCATCAAAATCAACAACTTTAGATGTCCATGCACTTGTTACATGATAACCATTGATTATTTGATATAAATATAATTGCTCTCCAATATTAAAATCGATAACCAAACCATGTAAAACATAACCCAAATCAATACCATTAGGATGATTACCTTCTGTATAGTCAACAACTTTTGTTAAATATATATATTTATTCTGTATCATTGTTTTATTTTTTTTTGTAATTTAGTATGTATATTTTTTAACCATTTTGTTGTTTCATGTTCTTTCTTTTCTATAAAATACCAAGGCTCTGAACACATTTCTTCAAAATCCTTCATAGCACATTCAGAATCAAACCGATCTTTAATTAATACAAAATCTGGAAACAAATACATATATAATCTAAAACTATCAATAAAAATTGTTTCCGATTTATATAATTCACATAGACTTTGAAATCTATTTATACAATCTCTAAGATTCTTTTGAAAATTTTGATGTTTATACCAAGGTAAATTAAGTTCTTCTCTTATAAATTTTCTCAATGAAGTAAAGGTTTTTTTTACATCAAAGCAAAATAATGATTTTTCTCTAAGTAAACAATTTGCAAAATAATCATTATTAATCCTTTTTATAAAATCAGATAAATCAGAATCTTTTCCCATTGCACCCCAATAGTAATTAAAATAACCATACTTAGGATCGGAAATAATTATCTCACCTTTACTTAGTTCATGATCAATAAATATAATCCTGGTATCGCCAATATTATGAATAGACTCTTTCATCAATATATTTAATTATTTCTACATATTTATTAAAATCAATTATATATGTATTTAAATATTCATCAAAATATCTGAATCTATCAAATTCATTAATATTTTCTCTATAATCAATTTGACAATAATGTTTTGCAGTAAATTCATCCAAAGCAAATTCATTTATAAGATCAAATCCATTCCATTTATTAGCAGATTTAATTAATTTCCATCTAACATTTGGTTCAATAATATTTGCAATATCATGAAGATGTTTTTCACTTAGATTACTAAGTATATCTGTAAATTTATTCATTATTAGTTAGAGTTTTATTATGTAAATCAACAATATATTTAACAAAAGTTTTTGACATTGCACCAGCAGTTAACATATATATTTCATTATCATCTTTATCGTATAGTTCTTCTTCTGGAGCTATCATTGCACACCAACATTCACCATGAGATGATGTACACTCAACTACTTTCCATCTAACAGTTTTTGCATATTCTAATGCATCTAAATAACTTAAATTAACTTTCATTTATTCATCATTAGTTTCATAATTATTTTCAATATAGATAATGTACATATCCAAATCGGTCATATTGAAATAATCAACATCATTTTCATTAAACCAATTAATAATTGTTTGAAAATTAATTTGTGCAACTTCTTTCAATACAGGAATTGCATTTCTAAATCTTTCAGCGTTCATATTTTTTCTTTATTATACGACATATTTTAATGTATTGTTTTGTTTTTCAACACATTTTAGTAATTGATCTAAACAATTTATTCTTCCCTCCAAAATATTATTTGAATAACCTGAATAACCTTTTGCAGTTCCAGTTTTATCTGCAAGTATAATAATTCTCCAATAAATATTATCATCTCTTATAATGATATAAGATGAATATTTTTTTGTTACGAACCAATCAAAAGCATCTTGCCATAACGGCGCTGTAACCCAAGAGGAATTATCATTAATAAAATTAAGTTTTTTATTAAAAACTTCGTATCTAACTTCATTTAAATCATTAAGATAAACACCTAAACATTCTTCTTTAAAACCAATATTTTTTAATCTTAATGCTATATGGTATGGTACAAATTTATTGTTCATATTATTAAATTCATTGCCATTTCTTTCAATTCAAATAGTCTTGAAAGAGTATCAGTTTCATTTTTATCATATCTTATCTCAATAAATCTAGGATGCGATAGAGCATATGTTTCATTTGTTTTTGATTTAGTAATATCATTAAATTTAACTGTCATAACCTTACCAATAAGTTCATTTCTCATATTATTAAATTTAATTAATTCTTCATCTGTAAAACCTGAACATTGTCCCATTACCGTACCTTCGTCATTTGTATAAGATATCGCCCCAAAGGTTTCTTCTCTTTTAGTACCTTTTGTACCTTCTACAAACCCTGTTATTCTTACCTCAGCATCAATTTCTAGTTTTAGTTTCAATTGTGTCGGTGAAGTATGATCTTTAAATATATTATCTAAATCTTTTAATACACCACCTTCAAAACCACTATTCATCCAATCACTAGTAATTTCTAATGCTTCATTTATATTTGAAACAAATTTATATTCAATTTTTTGAAAATACTCTGAGTTAATATTTTCAAAAGTACTAATTAAATTATTAAACCTTGATTTATAATTTTGTCTTGATATATCTTTATTAATATGTTTTGCATCAAGATATTCATCTAAGCTAATCATATCCCAACATTGCATAATTATTTTATCATGGGGAGGATTATCTGAATTTATTAGTCCATTTGATTCTTGTCTTGATAATGTTTCTTTTACAATAAGTTCACCAACATATACATTTTTATCAGGTAAATTTAATGCTATATTTTTTAATACTGGAAATTCACGTTCCTCACCTGATCTACTAATAAATGTAATATCATCACCATTTTTAATAAGATATTGAAACATACCATCAGCTTTTAACTGAACAATTGCTGGAAAATTAATCTTTGATGCTGTTTTATTAGAATAAACACCACATCTCATATATGGTGGCTTAGTAATTAGTCCACTAAACACCTTATTAATCTGTGATTTACCTAAATTAATCTTTAAATCTCTACCAATTACTCTTTCAATTACATATGCATCATCTAAATCTAAATTTGATAATACATATTTTAAAGCGTTTATTGCTGAGTGACCTGTTAATTCTCTTGTATTTAATTTATTCTCAAGAAAATCTAAAGCATCTAATAATGTTAAAGTTTCTGATTCATTATTATATTCAGGAATTTTATTAATACCATATGTAAATTTCACTTTATCATATGTCATTAATAATACTCTTTTAAATAAATCATTTGATTTATATTTTTCAAGAACAGATAGTTTATATTTACTACCATTCTCTACATTAAGTTCTTTTAAAATATTATATACCATTTCTTGTTTTTAAAATATTAATAAGGTGTTTAATTACAATTGGATTCATTTGATCTCTTGTACCAGCCCCTAAATCTTCTGTATAATGTGGTTTTGGTTTACCAACTTCCCATATAAAAACACGATAACAAATAAATTTATCTGTAACATAATCATCATTCTCCCAACCATCTATTTGCCATTCAACATATAAACCATGTTCTTTTTCAAACCAATCGTATACTTGTAGCCATAATGGTGCTTCGTAATAATCCCAACAAATTTCATCAATATATTCATCAAATGAATATTCTTTATTAGAATAAAGATTATAATATGAATATGGTTTAAAATCAGTAAAACATAATGATTTTAATTCATATACATACTCTAGTGGAACAAATAAATTATTCATTGTTATTTTCAATTAATTTTTGTTGCTCTTCAAATAAAACCTTTAATCCTGTTTGAGTAATTTTGTTTACAATAGATGCTTCAATATTATTTTTTGCATCATTAACAACATCATCCATAGCATCCTGAAAACGTTCTAAAAAGAAAGGTATATTACTTGTAACTTCGGTAACAACATGATCAATAATTTGTGATAATTGATATTGATCTTCTTTTGATAATGTTTTTTTCTTAATTAAAATATCTGCATCAAGTTTAGATTTTTTTAAATTTTTATTAAACTCTAGCATTCTTTCTTTAAACTTTCTATGTATATTATCTTTTCTTGTTTCACTTGTTGGAAGTGAATCAATTTTTTTATTATTATACATTTCTAATGTAATTGGAACACCAGAACCATAATTCATGCTAGTAATCAACTCTGCAAATTGTGCTTGAGTCATTCTACCTCTAAAAATTTTTTTCATAGGAAAATATGTTACAGAACTTAAATCAGTATATTTTTTAGCACAATCAATTTCTAAATTAATATAATTATCGTGCCTGATTTCCGATCCAAAAAAATCCTCACCATTACTATTAATTCTTGAAAATCGAATCAAGCCAAATGATTCATGTTCTTCCTTTTCTTCTTCATTATATACACCCATCTTGTTTATATTTTACTGATTTTCCTTTAAATTTCAATTTAATTTTATGTGATTTAAAAGTGTTTTTAAACACTCTTCTCTTTCTTTTAATGTTATATTTGTATCATCATTAATAAACATAGCATCTTGTGATAATATTGTATTATGTGTATACCTATCTTTATTAAATGTTAATATATTATCTTTTGCATTTGAGTATGATATATCAGCAGGTTCACCAACTTCTAAAAGAGTTTTATTATTATATTTTAATTGTTTAGCTATTTGGCCTAAACAACACATAAAACCCTTATCATTTAATAGATATGTATCACCATTACCGATAGCATATTTACCGTCTAGTCCACAACGCCATGTACTTCTATCAATAGTAAATTCTAATACTTTACTTTGTTCCATGCATTCTCTTTTTTATTTTCCAATTTGCATTTTTTTCCCAATCACCTGCCATTATACTGCCATATGGAATAATTTCATCAACAACATATCCTAGATTAAATTTTTCCATTTGTGATCTAACAGTATTTGCATCTTTATAGGCTGAAGGTAATTCGGAGATATCAATATTACCAGAAAAAAATCTTATATCCAAATCTTTTGTTTCATTGTTAAAAATTTCTAGATCAGTAATACCTGTAAATTTCTTTTTATGTTGTGTTCTACTCAAATTTCTACCAGCCCCGTGTGGTGCAAACCCAAGATTATTATCAGTAATATCACCTTTAACAACCAATACTGGTTGCGACATGTTTAATGGTATTAATCTTAATTGATTTGTTGAATCAGGTACAAATTTATCACTTAAAGGTGTTGCACCTTTAGCATGGTAAAATAAATTTTCATCTTTAAACACAAAATTATGTTCATTCCAAAATCTATCAACAATATCAATACCACATAATTCAACAGTTTTTTTATGAATAACTGTATGATTTATTTTTGTCCATTCTCTAACTATTTGTAATGCATCCCAATAAGCTAAACCATCGTTTGTATTATATGGTATCCATGCATTTACTTTTAAACTCTCAGGTGAAATTTCTTTTCTATATCTTTCAGCAACCTCTAAACCTTTTTTATATAAATTAGCACCAAACCCTCTACTACCATGATGTGTTACAATATATGTTTCACCTGTGTTTTTTGATTTTCCAACAAACAAAAAGTGATTTCCATCGCCTTGTGTACCTAAATGATTTTTCGCATAGTTCAAGCTTTTTTCGTCAGAAATAAAACTATTTGATTTAATTTTATTTACTAATTCAACAGGTAAACTAAACATCCTATCATTTCTTCCACCACCTCCAAAATGTGTGATAGAATGAGCATTATCTAATACAATTTTTGGATCAATAAAACCCAAATTGGTTGCCATAACAGAACAACAAATATCGGCTGAATGCATTGCAGGGTGTATTGCATTATCAGTTACAACAACACCACCAACAGGAATTTGACCATAACCAGTAGGACATGCATCAGGCATAATAGCACCTTTAATAACCGTAGGTGTTTTCATAACAATACTCATGTTATCATATACCGATTTAAAATTCTCAACTTCATCATCGGTTTCAACATCAATATTTATGTGAAAATCAATTGGTGTTTCAAATGGTTTAACGATAACAGGCTCTAATGAATTATAATATGAAATAATTTCTTCATTAGATAAATTATTTTCATTACAATAATTAATTATTTTATTAAAATTTTTGTTTGGCTTTAGCCCTAGATTAACCAAATCTTTACCTGTAATCATTTTAAGTTTTGTTTATAAAATATTATACGCAAAAATACAAAAATGGTTTAGAACAGAAAGCCAATTCTCCAATTAAAAATTGTTATTCCTTTGGAATACCGTTCAACGAAACTTACGAAAATCTATGTAAGCCCCGTTTTCCTAATTCATCGACTGCGTAACCGCTAGTCTCCAAAGGCGTTAATTTCCCATTACGGATGGGTATTTTATCTTCATATAACTTTATCCCTTCATTTCTTATGTTGATTGCTGCGTTGATATCTCTATCATGAACAACTCCACAATCTTCACAAATCCATTCTCTATCGGATAAAGTTAATTCTTTATTCTTAAAACCACAACTACTACATAATTTACTTGATGGAAAGTACCTATCAATCTGTACGATATCCCTACCATACCATTCTGCTTTATATTGTAGTAAAGTTTTGAATTTATGTAAACTTAATTCTTGAATACTTTTTGCTAATTTATGATTTTGTAACATACCTTTTACATTTAAGTCTTCCATACAGATAACTTGGTTTTCGTTTATCAGTTTATTGGTAACTTCATGTAAGTAATTTTCTTTTATGTTGTTTAACTTTTCATAAAATTTAGCTAATTTAATTCTACATTTTGTTTTATTCTTTGATTTGTTTTGTTTTTTACTTAATCTTCTTTGTAATTTCTTTATCTTTCTTCCGTTATTTCTTATTGTTTTTAAATTTTCATATCTATTTGTATTTGAATCTACAATAAAATCTTTGATTCCTAGATCAATACCAATAAAGTCATTGGTTGGTTTAGGTAATACCGTTTTTGTTGATTCAGGTAAGTCGATTAATATTGAAAGAAAGTAGTTACCTGATTTAGTTTTTGTTAATGTTGCTGATTTAATATTATCTTTATTTTCATTAAGATATATTCTATATTTATCCGAAGTTTTAAACTTAACATTCTTTAATTGAGTAGTTAAAGATAAGTAATTTGATAAATAATTATTTTTTTTACTTATTGCTTCAATAGGAAATCTACAAGATTGTTTGTTATCGTGTTTAGATTTAAACTTAGGAAATCCGTTTCCATTAACAAAAAATCTTTTATAAGAATCCAGTAAGTTAATTACAGATTGTTTTAGAACTTTAGTATTATGTTCATTTAACCATTGATAATCTTGATTTTTAGTTAATTCCTGATGAAAGTAATTACCTAACTGTTTTAAACCTAAATTTTGTTTATTTTGTGTATATGCTTTAATTTTTTTATCCAAACAATTGTTATAGACGAATCTATAAGAACCTAACAGACTATTGATATAATCTGATTGAGATTTCTTTGGATAAATTCTTAATTTTAAGGCTTTCAACATATTAATATTATAGGGTACTATTAATACCCATATATAAATACTTTATTTTTTGTAAAATTTTTGGAAATTAAAATATATTTTCTAAATTTGTTTATCGGTTAGAATTTCATAAGAAAACATAGATTTTCTTAGAATTTCATTTAACTGTTGTGTACCCTTTAAATAATGACATCATAGCAAAATTAAAATATTCAATACAATTAGGATGTATTTCTGCAATTTTTGAAGCTTTTTTATATGGAAGTTTTTCAATTTCACCCATATAATATGGGCTATCTAAACCACCTGCAAAGTCATTCATAGAATCTTCAGTTTCAAAAAATGAAATTCCATAATGTCCAATAGTTTTAATTATTTGCTTTTTCATATATTAAATAATAAAATTAACAAGAATAATAATATTGTAACTATATTAATATAATCCAATAATTCTGGTTCTCTATCCGAGGGTAGTATATTTCCAACATGTTTACCCATAATTAACTAACGGGTTAATTGTGAAATAATCTTCTCTACCTGTAACACCTTTACCAACAATTCTAAAAAATTGTCTGTTTGAGGATTCTTTTTGATTAACACATTCATGTGGTGTGAATATGCTAATTTTAGCAATTTCACCAGATTTTAATAGTAATCCTGTATGTTCTGGATATTCATTAATATACTCACTTAAATCCCCATCTGAGGTATATCTTTGTTCTAATCTATCCCAAACCCTACAGGTGTCTGATATACTATTACCAATTAAAACCATAGTATTATCATCTAAAATAGTGCTTGCACGACCACCCCAAACATTACTACCACCATTACCACCCCATCTATTATAATCCTTTAGTCTACCAACCTCAATATGAACATTTCTTTTAATACCCTTTGAATTGTATCCACGTTGAGAATTATTAGCTTTAACAAAAGATTCATCTATTGTTAAAAAACCAATCTCACCCTTTTCAAGAAAATTTTGATCAATAACATCTGAATATGTTTTATACTTTTCAGGTAAAGATGAACTATCACCTTGAATAAAAGGCATCATATTACATTTGATACCTGTAAATGTTGGAAATTTAATTTTATTTGTTATCATTTTTTTATTAAGTTTAATGCTTCTTGTAATGAATTCATAAACAAATTAAAATCCTCTAAAGAATAATCATTTTTCATATAATTAATAGACTGACAGTATAATACTACATTTTCAATAGTATAACCTAAACTACTATCTATTCTATCAATAGATACTTGATAAGGATTTTTTTGTCTTGCCGTTAACTTCATTGGTATTTTAGTATAAAAACATAACCCTTTTTGTATTTCCCATAAGTTTTGAATAAATTTGTAATTTATTTCAAAATCTAAATTTCTATTTTTTGCACCTGATTTTATATTACATAATAAAGATTTTAAAGGGAATTCCTCAACAAATTTTTTACTACTAATTCTAGATTGTTTTAACTTTTTATCTTTATTATTTAAATACCATTGTTTTTGGTATTCTTTACTTTTATCTGTTTTAATAAATTCTTTTTGTTTTTGTATTTTTCTATTCCAAGCTTCTTGAGAATACCATTGAATTTTACCGTTAGCTTTATAATGTGAAAATATCATTAATGTTTCAGTATTGATATCTCCTCTTTTATATATTTTATTGTTCATAACTCTATTATTTAAGTTATAAACTTAATAAGCTTTAAAATAAAAAACAAATGTTATAATACTTAATTTATATTATCTATCATAATAATAATGCCTGTAATAAACCTTTCTCAAGAGCATCTTCATATGTACCATTTGAAGCAACATAGCGAGTATCAATATCTAACTGAATGAATGGTGTTATCCCTTCCAATTTTGACCAGTAATTTACGAAACTTAAGCAGTCATGGCAAAGATTTACACCATTCATTTTCAAAGCAGGACGTTTATCGAATGAACAAACGCCACATAACACTGTTTTGCTATCATTGGGGGGGTCTGTACTTAATATGAACAGTTGTACACATATTTCTTTTTTTCATATTATTTATTTCTAAATGATGTTTTTTTATCAAAACCTTTAGATTCAAATCTTAAAAGGTCTTCTGGTTTATTATTAATTTCAGGTTCTTTATATGATAGATAACTAGATAATTCAACAAAAGCATCATGTGGACTAACAATATCTGAGAAATTTAAATCTTCTAATTTAGGATATGGGATATATCTGTCAATTTTTAAAACATCATTAACAATATCATAAATTCTTAACTTCCCAAAATTATTTGAATAAAATGAAATTGGTGTTTCAAATTTTAAATTTTTAGTATATCTAAGCCAAACATAATTATTCTTATGCATAAGATAAGTGTAATTATCAAAAAATTTATGAAAAGAATATTTAGTTTCTTCTTTTTTTATTTCATTATATGAATCTACATCAATATTAAGAAATACAGTACCACAAAACTGAATGTAGAAATACACATTTGGATTATTAAAAGAAGTATTACTTTTATTTCTATTATAAAACGGATTATTATATTCATTGAAAACAAATCCGCTTGTTCTATCTAATACTTTAAGTGGGTCAACACCGTAGATACCTGTTAGGTAGTCGTAATAATCTTTATATTTACTAATAATAAGCATTTTTTTATATTTTTCTTTCTTAAATATTATACGAAAGATACAAAAAAATGTTTTAAAAAATGAAAATTTAAGAAGGGTTTCCCAAGAAAACACAAGTTACGTAGATAAAGATAAATCCAATGTCAAAATTAAAGACCACCTGTTCCACAAAGACAAAGGAAAAAACAAAGACCTATGTTATCGAGTTGCTTTTATAAAGCTTAACCTCTATAACAGTTGAGTTCGATCTCAGTTTTTTATATTTGAACAGGTGCGATAGTTTTTTGCCATTAAAATTGGATGTTTTAATATCTTTTCATAAGAAATATGCTGTATTTTCAGGGAAACCCATTCTAATGTTATGAATACAATGATTCTTTTAAACTAACAAACCTTGAATCCATTACGATTTTAAGTTTAGATAGTTCATTAATTGTATTAATTTTTTCCTTTTCAAAATCGCTTACAGCTTTCTTATAGTCAGCAAGCCATTTATTATATTCTTCGTTATATTTTTGTCTTTTTTCTGTATTTTTTTGTGCAATTTCTTGTACCTTTTCTTTATGTAAAGCAAGTCTTTTCTGATTTTCATCTGAAACCAAATTTTTTACTTTTGCTTTAATATAATTAACTTTTTTCTCATAATCTCTATGTAGATTTGATAAGTTTTTATACAAAGTTTCGTAAAAATCTGATTCATGATGCATATGAATATCAACAGGTGTTTTTTCATCCTTTTTCAATTCAATCCATTCAATTGTAGGTACTTTATATACCTCTGTTCTTAGCTTTTCAAGTGCTGAGTCTTTATGAATAAATTGACCAATATGTGATGCATATGCTTCATCTTCAATATATTGATTATATTCTTCATTTGTTAGTTGACTAAAACCCCAATCATCTTTAACCAGTGTTAAAACTGGGTCGGGTTCAGGTTTTTCAGATACAGGTTGTACAATATTATAAACAAATTCTCTTGATTGCTCAAGTTTAATCAATTCATCTTTTCTTTTCATTGCATCCATAAGATACCCCTGAAAGGAATGTAATAATGATTTTCTCTTAAGAAGTTCTTCAACATTATTAGGCATTTTGTCAGTTGAAAAAATTACCTTTTCTGAACCTGAAATTAATACCGATTTGTTGTATAATCCGACAGATTGTAATTTTTTACTAATATTTTGTGCCTCTTGATTACACAAATTTGAAAGTGACTGTGCATCTGACATGCTTAAACCTTCTTTAGATAAATTTCTGTATGTATTTTCCATATCTTTATATTTTTTACAAATTTAAACTCTTTTTTTATTAATTGCAAATATTTTTGAACAATATTTATTGTATTACTTAGACCATTCATTTTTACATGTGTTACAATATGTCCATGTTCCTTCTTCATCAGTAACATATTTTTTATCACATAATTGACAAGTATTACTTTTAATAAATGATTTTTTTAAATGTTTATTTTTTAATTCTAAATCATACATTTTACACCAAATTTCTTCATGTTTGACAGAATCCCATGCACATAATCTTTTACTTTGTCTTTTCTCAATTAAAAAATTTTTTAATTCATCGTAACACTTTGATTTAAAATACGCCTCAGCAATTTGTAATTGTTCTTCATATGTTTTAACAATTTCTTTTGCTTTTAAATAATCTTGTTCAGTAATTGACATTTTTATTAGTTTGTTTTGATTTTAAAATAATTTTCGTTTTTTTGTAGTATCATTTTTTATAATTTTAACAATATCATGATCAGTTTCAGGCATTCTTTTTTTTGAAAAAACAAAACCATCGTTTGTTCTAGTTCCGTAAGTATCTTTGGGATATGGTTTTCCTTCTGGATCGGTAACATATCTAACAACATGATCAAGATATGTATGACCTAACATTGGAATTTTACCAATATATTCAAGAATAGAACCTTGCGAAGATAATAATTTATCACCACTTTCACAAGTATTTAAATCAATTTTTTCCATAAATATAATTATTTAATTTTATATAAGTTCTTAAATTAATATGATTTTGCTTTATCCATTGCCAAACTATTCTTTGTTTTAGTTCAACACCATCAACACTATTAAGTTTTTCTTTTAATCTATTGAGTTCAAAATCATTATTCATATTATTTGTTAATTACAACAACATTACCACCAACCATAGTGCCACTTTCTTTGAATATACCTCTATCAATATTAATAACCTCAGAATCTAAACTGCTTAACCATTCTTTAAATTCTATCTGTTTCTTTTGACTACCAATTTCCCAACTCTCAGATGTTATACATACTAACTTTCCATTTTCAGAAAGAAACTTATACATATGTTGTAGGTGTTCAATATCTGCGTTTTTGGTAAACGGAGGATTTGCAATAATTTTAGTGTACATTTTATCTTTATGTGTAAAAAAATCATCACCTAATAGATTAAATTTTAAACCACTTTTATTTAAAATCATTCTATTAACGTCCATCAATTCATAACAATCAGGAACAACAGCATTACAATATTCATTAATAGCTCTAATAATAGCACCTTGTCCTGCACTTGGTTCAAGAACTATATCAGTATCTTTAATATCAGCAATATATGCTAATTCATTTGCTAATGTTTTTGGTGTTTCATAAAATTGAAATTCTTTTTTTAGATTTCTTTTTTCACCGTTTGCAATTTGTGAAAGTAAATCAGTAGGATCGGTAGGAAAAACAAACCCAAATACGTTACCACCCTTCCAGTTACCACCAATTAACTGTAAAGATTTCGCAACATCTTGATATAATTTTCTGTCTAATGTAACATTAGGTAATTTAACAATATTACCTTCAACCATACAATTTTGTAATACATCTTCTTTTGTATTCATATGTTATTTATTAATAATTTTTATAGAAGAATCTAAGTAATTCCCTGTAATAATATGTTTATTATTTTTATTCTTCATTTTAATTTTGAAGCTTGTTATTTCATTATTTGTTCTTGATTGTTCATCACCTAGTATTTCATGAACAACATTTAACATATTTAATTTGTTACTTTTAAAGCGTGTTTTAAAAGTAGTATTACCAATATTTTCAGAACAATAAACATTTACTTTACATTTATATTTTGACATAGGATATTTAAATTAATGTGCCCAGTTTTGTGTATATTTTCCACAAGGACAAATCCATCCCTGTTCAGTTGCAATTAAAATACATTCTTTTTCTTCATAGGTTTTCCCTTTACCGTGTCTGCGATAACATTCTTCTAAATTTGAGCCACCACATGTATAAGGGTGAAATATACCTGTTTTTTGATATTCATTTAGTTTATCAACAGTTTCTTTTGAAAAAACAATTTTATTTTCCATTATTGAAGCTCACTTTTTATTAATGTAATATGAATATCTTTACTTTCAATACCAATTGTACTAAAACATATTTTTATATCTTTTTTTAATTCTGCTAAGTTAACTAACACATCATTTAAATTATCCCAGTCAACATCCTAATTTTGAATATTATCAATAGTTATTTCAATATTTAATTTTCTAGGTTGTTTCATTTTTAACAAATTTAATTACAATAGATGATTCATAAAACATTTTTTTCCCTAACAAATAATCAACAGCATTTTTTATTGTTGGTGCAGAATATACAAAATCATCATATTTATTATGATTATATAAATTACTGTGTTTAGTTCTTTTTAAACCTTTTTTTGAATAAGGTAAATCAATATCTTGATAATAATATTCACATGGTTTTGAATATCCCTCAGATTTCAATCTTTTTGCTAAATCTAAACTAACAATTTTATCAAAACTACTCATTTTTTATTATACGATAAAAAGAATAAAAAGTTTTATTTTACCAAAACTTGTGATTCATAGATAATTCCTGTTTCTGAAAGCATTAATATACATTTATCAATACTTTCATTCTTATTTATTAGAACATTGTATATAAAATCGATTGCATTCCAAAATTCATCAACACTTTTATTAGTAATTAATTGCGAAAATATATTGGAATATAATGGATTGCTAATATAGTGAAAACCATTCTCATTTTTCTTATATTTATATTTATTGTATAATTCATTTCTTAATAAAGAAATATAATTATTACCATAATTAAAATGAAAATCTTCAATAGAAGAACCAGCAACCAACTTACCACTAAACCTATAATCATTAATAAAATGAATATCTGTGGTCGCATTGAAATCTTCATTAAATATAATATTACCTGTGATAACCGCAAAATCGTATTCTTCATTTCTAATAATATGTACAATTTTTGGTTTAGCATTTTTTGCAATAAAACCCAAAGTTTCATTTTTAACGAATTTATTAAATCTTTCGTATTTTATATCTGTGTTTATGAAGTTATTAAAATCTTCACTTTTTCCCGATTTAGTTTCTATTTTATCCTCTAATTTAATAATTTCATCTATTATAATATTAGACCCAAATCTATGTATTTTTATTTTTTGTATTTCTTTGTTATTTACAATGATTCGATCAACCCTACCATTTCTTTGTGTTATTTTTGCAGGATTCCATTTAGAATCAAAATGTATCACTTCATTTGCTCTATGTAAGTTTTGCCCCTCAGAAAGAATATCCGAGCAAAACAATACTTGTACTTTGTTAGTTTGGAATTCTGGATCAAAGTTTGCATCAAATTCTTCTAATATCTTATCTAATTCCTTTTCATTTGTTTTACTTGAATATGTCAGAAACTTAATATTTTGCTCTTTTGCTTTTGTAACTAATAATTCTAATGTATCATTGAATTCAGTGAAAACAATTGTTTTACCTTTTTTATTTTCTTTAATTATATTAAACAATGTATCAAATTTTTCACCTTCATCAAAATCTTTCCAAATATCTAGGATTTCTTTAAATCCTTTAATATCTTTATTCATTTCACTAATTAAGTCATGTGAAATTATTTTTAGATTATATTCTTTAGATTTTATTTTAATAGTATTCTCAATAAAATTAATGCTATCAATAGCTTCATAAAGATTATCAATAGAATTTTGTATTGTTTTAATAAAAGAATATATGGATGAATCCATTCTTTTATATAATAGAGTTTTAAATAAAGATGAAAAATCAAAACTATCATTAATATTTTGATTATTTTTTAAACTTAGATAATTAATAATATTTTGTTTAACAAGTGGAAGTTCTTTTAATATTTTATTTGTTTTATTTGTTTTATTCCAAAGCTTCTCATTATATCCTTTTGAATATTCATTTATATTATTAATTTCAATCAATGGGAATACGCCCATTTTCTCAATATCATTCTTATAATTAAGTTTAATGTTTTCTCTAGTATTTCTGATTGAAAAAGTTGAAACAAATTTATTTAATTTATTAACATAATGTTTTAAACTATGTTCTTTTGAAACATATTCACCAATGGATTTAAATGATTGATATTTCATATCAAAGCGATCCATTATTTGTAACTCCTTTTCAAGCTTTTCAATATTATTAAATAAAGAACCTAAACCATAAAAAGCAATACATTTTTGACTAAAATTAATAAGCGAAAACATCGCTTTAAGTTCAGAATAATTATTATTGAAAGGCGTGGCTGTTAATAATAACACTTTTGCATTATTTTTCTGAATAAATTTAAAAAGATTAATAAACGTTATGTTTTTTATGTTCCTGTAATTGTGTGCTTCATCTACAATTACGAAATCAGATTCAAAATCAAAATTTTTTTCTAAAGAATTTGCCGTTGTAATTAAAAAGTTTAATTTAGGATATTGTTTTTTATATAAATTAGTTATTTTCTCCCATACTGATTTATTTGCTTTACCACATATTACAGTTATATTATTTGCAATTGTTGTGGCTGTAATTAATGAAGTAATTGTTTTTCCTAATCCTGTTTCATCAAATATACACGCACCGTTGTTAATTTTAATTAGTGAAAATAGTTTCTCAACACTTTCCCTTTGAAAAGTGTATGGAATTGGTAGAGTATTGTTAAACAAAGTTCTATTAATTTTTATGTATAATTATTATTTTGTTATATTTTTTACACTTTGAAAGTATATATAAATATACCGAATCGTTTTCGGGAATTTAAGCATTTGGAGACAATGTAAGACGTTATATTACAACGCAACTGTCAATGAATTAGGAAGTCAATATAAGCTCTGTTAGAATTTGATGAACGATGAAATTGTTTATTAATTGCATTTATGCTTTTATAAAAGGTTTACACTATATTATACGTGAATATTTTGAAAAGGTTTATTTTTCAAAAAAATTCTCATATATAAGTTCCTCAAATAATTCTTGTGCCTTTTGTTTTGCATCATTAATATTATTAAAAGATATTGTGTTTGAATCAAAAAATAAGTAATATTTATCTTTTTCAATATTATCTAAATTTATAACAAACATAATATTTCCGTTTGATGCTTTACAAAATAAATTTTGTTTCTCTATCTAGCATTTGTTATTTTTTATATAATTTATAACCTCTTTGAATAATATCCGCACTATTTTTAATTGTATAGTCTTTATAAAAAAGTTTATTTAGCCATTTATAACAAGTTTCACTATAATCAAACCAATCCGTATCATTATCATATAATGTATCATCTATTCTATCAATAACTAGTTCACAAAAATCTTGATAATTATCTGCTGGAATTGTTGTAATATATCTATCAATTGATTCACTCATTTTCGAATAAAATTTAATAATTATATGTGTTTTTGTTTTCTCAATATAATATTTAGTAAATTTGTTATCTGGATATGTAGAATTAAACTTATAAAGTTGTATAATATTGTAGGTTTCCTTTGAAACAGCATCTAGTGTATTAGTTTGATAATCAATACAAAAATCAAATAATAAATTTCTTTTATATAATGATTGTCCAAATATAGTGATTTTTTTTATCGGTATAGATAAGTACATAAACAATTTATCAATAAATAGTTAATAGTTAGATATTCTATGTACAAATATCTTTTAAATTGTTAGAGGGACTATAAACTCCTCTATTGTAAATATTTATTGATGCATTATAATCAGAATCAATTTCATATCCACAAGATATACATTTATAATTTTCACCCTTTCGGGATTTACTATCTATGTTACCACATGATGAACATGTTTGGCTTGTGTACTTTGGTGAAACCTTCACCAACTCTATACCAGCCTCTTCACATATTCTTTCTATTTTACTGATTACTTGTGGATAAATCTACAAACTATTAGTTTTGTTACTCTTGGTTTGATTTGTTTTATTAAAATGTTTTTTATTATTCTTAATCCTTTCGTTATAAGAACTCTTGTATTTAACATTCTTTAAATCTTCAATTATCAACTTCTTTACATTTGATAAATTTAACAGATTAACATAATAATTTATTAAATTGGTTCTTTCCTCTAAACTTTTCTTATAATTATTTGAATTTCTTTGTTTTCTAGAAATCTTTTCATAAATATTCTTCATCTCGGTTCCAATGAACTGATTATCTGAAGTAACAATCAATTTATTTACTCCAATATCAATTCCTAAACAATTCCCATCTTTCTTTAATTCTACTGATTCTTTAAACCAAAGTAAATTAATAAAATATTGATCATTAACTTTCTTAATCTGAATATTGTTTCTTAGTTCAAAACCTTTATCTTTTAATTTATTAGAATGTTTATGCAATTTGATTGGTAAATTAATCTTTAATGCTCTTGTTCCAGATTCATTTAAATAGGGTAGTTTAATGTTAATAAAATTATCAAACAAATTACCTGTTCTAATATCAAAAAATCTTTCATCTAAATTTATCGAAATATTATTTAAATTTGGTCTGGTAAAGAATTTAGATTTAATTATATTTTTAAGATTAAGCTCTTTAAATTTTGTATTACTGAATTTACTAGTTGGTTTATTATAAATAAAATATTTATAAATATATTTATATTTTTTATATCTCAATTTAGAAGATTTATCAATTTGACTTCTAATTATTTCTGAAGCATGTTTATAGATAAGTTGTTTATGTCTAGAATGTTGTATGTTATATGTAGGTAATTGTTTTGATGATAAGCTAGGTTTTAGAGGTAAAGATTCATCTAAAATTAAATCAATATAATAGTTCAAATAGATTTTATAATCATCAAACATATTATCCAAATAATTTAGTTTACTAGAATTGGTTATATTATGAATATTATGTTTCGATGTTCTAATCATTTGAATTTAATTCCTCAATTATTTTTTCCGTTTTTCTTTTAGTTCCTCTCTTTCCATATAATCTAGCACAGAATGAAGTTATAATTGAGACAAAATCTTGCATAAGATCTTCTTTGGAATCATTAACTTCATTTATTATTTCAATTTTTCTTCCTTGTTTTTCAAGTAATAATGATATATAATTTAAACCAAATTTTGAAAATCTATCTTTATGTTCAACAATTATTATTTTAATTTTATCATCATCAATAAGAGATTTAAGTAATTTTCTATTATCATTTAAACCAGAACCAATTTCTTTAATTTCTTTAAATATTTTATAACCTTTAGCAGATGCATAGTCTCTTAATCTTTCAGATTGTCTATTTAGATTTTCTTTGTTTTCAGAAGAAGAAACTCTAGCATATGTTGCAACAAGTAAATTATCTAAATCATTTAAATAATCGTTATTTTCAATCAAAATAGTACCAGTTGGTAACTGTTTACCATTAATCTGATTATTTTGCCAATAACGATATGCAGTCTTGTAACAAATTCCGTTATTCTTTGCATATTCGGATAATTTTATATATTTTTGTTTCATTAATTATAAATACTACAAAAATATATAAAAGTCAATATTTGTCTAAAATTTTATTAAAGTTTCATGATACTCATCATCTTCCTGAAAATCTTCGTAAAATTTAGATTTTTTAATTTCCCTTTTTTTACTTTTTTCCTTACCAGACTTTACAACTCTTTCTTTGAAAACTTTTCTGTATTCAAAACGGTCTTCTTTAATAAACTCCTTTTTCATTTTAAATATCAAAATAAACTTTTGTTGAACATAATAATTTAATCCTATTTTTATATATCCTTTATTGTTGAAGAATATAAAGCACCTGTGGTATAAAATTCAATATTATTAACGGAACAATTAATAATGGGTATATTTTTTAAAATATTGGTACCAACTGGATATAACATATGTTTAATATTATAATCCGAAATATATAATATTTTTTTCATAACCTTACAACAAATCCTGTTTTATCTGTTTGCGCTCTACCTTTCGCATTAAGACCAACAATGATACCTTTGTCAATAAATCTTAAATCTGTTTCATCACCATTAATCACAGTATACCCTAAAAATGTTTCTGGGATATTTTTATAAAATATTACAGCAACATTATAACCCATATTAAGTACTTTTTTTGTTAATTCATTTACATTACCTTTATAATAATCTTCTTCAAGTGAATAAGAAAAAGTAAGATTATAATTACTAGGTAATTTTTTATCAAATCTATTTACAATTTTTGTATAATCATAGAACATTTGATCAGGAAATAATTCAAAGATGTTTTTATTATCTTTAATAATTATATTTTCCCATTGAATATCAGATGTACCATTAAGCCTAAACGCAGGAATTAATTTTTTATTCTCAGCAATTTTAATTGCAATTTTAATATCTTCATACAGATCATTTAGAAAATTTGTTCTATCTGAAATAAAGTAATCAGATTTCTTTTTTCTACTATCCTGAACAGTTTTGTATATACCACCCATTCCTGCCGTGTTTAAACAGCCTCTAATACATCCTTTTGTTGCCATTGGGCAAAGGTTCTTACCGTAACTGTTCAACGTGTTAGGTGCCAAATGTAGGATAAATGTGAGATATCCTAACTTAATTCCTTTAATGGTTTTGGGATTTTGGTAGGTTAATAATTTTGTCTTCATATATTGGATTATACGAAAATTTAGAAGAAAAGGTTACGTCAGATTAAAAATTTTCTCTAATAAATTTCACAAAAAATGATATTAAACTTACAATAATATTTATTATAATAAATATCATTATAAATGATAGTATTGGCGGAACAATAGTATCATATCCCCAAATCGCAGCACAAATATGAATTGTGATATATGTTAGAAAAAATAAAACGGTTGAAATTATAAAATATTTAGTTACTGCTTTCATCATTAATTAATTCTAGTACAACATCATTAATACTAACATCCCTTTTAAATAATCCATCATTATCCCATATATCGGTGTATTCTACCAATGGATTATCAATATCAACCACGACATAACTAATATCATTGTCAGAATGAATTGCAACAATATCATTATCTTTTTTTAAAATTATAATTCTAGTCATATTATTTTGTTTTATTTGTTAAAATAATTTTTATTTTAATATTTTGTTTAAGTCAGATAGAATTTCTGCTAATATTCTAATCATACTATCACATTCTTTAATCTCAGATTCAGACCAGTTTTCTTCATCAGCCCTTGACCTGTTTTCTTTAATTTGATTTAGTTTTTTTGTATGAAAACTTATAATATTCTTAATTTCAGATATTTTATCCATTTTATTATTTTTTAAAATACTTGGTATACTCTTCTAGTTTTTCTTTATAATAATCTAACCACATTTTTGAAGATGAAATTAATTGCATTGGTGCATTAACATTTAATAACATATCATAATGTTTTTGCTCTTTATCTACTATTTCATTTAACCAATTAATTAAATTGTTAATTTCTTGTGTTGTCATTTTACAAATAATTTAATTCTTTTGCGAAATTTCTAATTTTAATCATATCTTCATTTGAATACCCCCAATGATCACAGTATAAACCACCATAACCATTCAAACCGTTTGTTTTTTTACCTGTAATAATATATTCTTTAAAGTCTTTTGTTAACCCCCATAATGTTCCACCATGTACCCATTTTTTTGGTTGATATCCAAATTTTGTTGATATTCCCATTTCATGACCATTGTGTTCATTAAACATATATAATCTCCCATTTTTTTCCAAAATGTGTGCAACTCCAAATTTACCCTTAAAGAAATATCTACCATGTTCAGAAATCGTATTAATTATCTGATTTACAATATCAATTCTTTCTTTTCTAGTAGTTTTCATTAACCGTTATATTTGTAGTTAATAATATTACATTTAATAGTAGGGTTATTCTGTTCAATTTTTTCTACTATTTTTTTTGCCATTCCTTGAGAAGTAAATACTTTACCTTTATTTGAATATCTAGTATAGCCTCTTGTAAATCTTTCAAAGGCACCATATCCCTCTAAGATAACTTTATAAACGGTTTTACCTTGTTCTATAAAAGTTTTCTTTTTTTCAATATTAAAGAATCTTTTTCTTAATCTTTTAGGATCATTTTCAGAAAAACTTGGTGTTAAATAAACAGTTTTTTTATGTTCAATCTCAAACTGTTTTGCCTTATTAATCATTTCAATAAGCTTATCAGTTGAATAACAATTCTCATTAAAATTAATATCACCTTCTTTTTTTTCACTAAAAGTTGAAAATTTTATGTGAAAATACCTATCATATTCTCTTTGAATTTGTTCCATTGTCAATGCTTTATCCATTCCAGTTTTATACAAAGATTTATATTGATTAAAACTAGGAATAGAACCGTTAATTCTTAATGAAATGGCAAACCCAAACGAATCTTCATATTCACTTATTGGAGTATTATCTTTTGCATAATACATTTCATAATAATATTTGTGCTGATTGTTGATATGTTTATCAAACATTTCTTTTGTTTGAATAAATTCGCCATCAACTCTACATAAAAGATTAAAATTTCTTGATCTTCTACCAACACCACTACCTGTGGATGAAAAATCGTATAAATTATTATCTCCAGAAAGAATAAAAGGTAAATATCCATTACCAACCTTAATAAATTGCTTGTCGTAAACGATATGATATGACATGTTTTCTTTTGTTTATATCTTATTATACGACAAAACATATTCAAAGGTTACATTACCATACCAATATTTTTTAAAAATTGAATTCTATTTTCTAAAACTAAAATTGCTCTTTGATCCATGTGGCGTTTTGCCATTTCTAACATTGATTCGTTTTCTTCAATCAATTTCATGTTAGCATATTTTTCCATAAAAGAAATAACCTCTTGCAAAGTATAATCACCAGCAATAAAATTGTTATCTTCTTTTAAAATAAATTCTTTAGATTCCATTTTTTATATATTTAGTTTTACTATATTTAATAATAAAATCCTCTAAAGATATTGGCTCATGTTTGTATATACAACAATTAGCATAATAATTTGCGTAATCAATTGCAATTTCATTAGAAACACAATCTTTTCTAATATATGAATTTAATTCTTCATTTTCTTTTTTTAGTATTGAAATTTCATCTTTCAATTCTAATATTTGTTTTATGTAAGTTTCTTTTAAAGTTGTTAAACTCATAGTGATTGAATTTTAGCAATATTAATATTTGAATAATACTTATCACCAGTTATATCATTTCCAATAAAATTAGGTAAATTATTTAATTCATCTTCATTTTCATATTCAACCTCTACAACACCAATTTCCTTACCATCAATAATATATAGATCAATAACAATATTTTTAGAATAAATATACCTTGTTTTTTTGACACTAATTTTTGATAATTTTAATAATTCAATTCCATCTGTTAAAGGAACTTGATATTCAAATTCTTTATTAATACCTACTGATATTAATGATTTATATGTTATAAATGCAATAGTATTATCAATAATTCTTATTCTAAAGTTTTCACCTTTATCAAACATCAAATATCCTTGTTGAATATTTATCTTACTTTGATATATAGGTAAATATTTTAGTAAAAACTTCTTTTCTTTTTCAATTATCATTATCTTATTTCTTTAGAATAAAATCAATAATACTGTTAACTTCTTCATCACTACAAAAACTTTTAAGGTGTCGTTCAATAATGTAAATATTGCTATTATCATCATTAAGGATTGCCGTACCTGTTGAATATATTGATCTATTATCCACAAACATAATTACAGTTTTAACAACTTTATTATAAATAGTAACATCAATAATATATTCATTATTGGTTATTCTTTTATTTCTTCCACCTAATATCATTATGCAAACATTAATGCATAACAAATACCATAACCAGCAATATAAAGTGCAATGTGTAGAATTTTATTAAACTCAACACCCTCATAATGTAAATTTGGTTCAATAATTTCATATTCTGGCTCAACCCAAAATTTCCACCATGCACCAGATTTTCTAACTCTATATGCTGTAAAATTCTTTTTATATGCTCTAAACATATAAAAATTAAATAAAATAATAAATATAAATCCAAGAAATATTCTAACGATATCTTCACCAATAATTTGCCATGCAATCAAAATCATAGTAAATTTTCCAACATCGGTTTTTGAAAATTTATCTGAAACATCTACAACTGCGCCTAAACCCTCTTTTACTGCAATACCAATTTCTTTACCAACACCAACCCAAGAACCATATTCTTTAATTTTTTCTAGTTGTTGTTGTGATTCAAGTTTTGCTAGTTGATCAACTGTAAGAATTGATTTATCAATAGTAACAGTTTCTTTTACCTCTGATTGATTGACTGCTTGTGCATTTGAAATTGTTATAGCAAATAACATTAGAATTAGTAATATGTAGTTTTTCATTTTTTTATTATTAATTAATTAAAATTGTTTTAAGAATTCCTCTACAAGTTTTGAATTTAATTCATCTTGTTCTTTTGATGATCTGTGTTCAATAGTAAATGAAATCACTTTATTTGTTTTATGTTTCATTATATAATTTTTCAACTCATTATAGCTTTCTGAATTTGAATATATATCCATTTTTCTATCATCTCTCCAATCATTATTAATAGAGAAATTAACAATAAATCTATGTGTATATCCTTCAAATTTTTCTTTTGAATATTTTATTTCCATTTCATTTAAATAAGTTTATTGCTGATAATATACTTAACTCTTTAAACCCCTCATATGAAGAATAAAAGAAATAGTCCCATATAGTGTTTTTATTATTAGTACTACGTTTACTGATATCAAAACAGTAACCATCAATATGATAAACCTTGTATTCAATCAAATCAATTAAATCGTTGGTTTTTATTATATGAAACCTATCTGTTAATGTTTCACCAATATTTTTGATAACATTAAATAAATAATTTTCATTTTTTTTATATCCTTTCATATGTTATTTAACGTAGAATAATCAAAAGAGTTACGTTTTTATGAAATATTTTCAAATAAAATTGGTTCTACATTATTAAAAATTACATCTACTTTATTTTCAATTTTACTGAAAATTGGATATTCAATTTCTTTAACAACTGATCTTTCAATAACTAAATCAGGGTTTTTTCTTGCTTCATGTTTAGCGGGTAGTCTATTAATTTCTTCTTGACTAAATTTAGTTTGTTCTTTGAATCTTTTAATATAAACACCACGTTTAAATTTAGTTGGCAAATCATTCCAATTAACATTTTTTTCTGTTAAAAGTTTATCCTGTAATACATTAGTATTAAGAAACTCAACCTCATTATGTGAAAAATAATATCTTGCCAACATAGAAACACTATTTTTTGTTGCATCAATTTCTCTCCACAATATTTGATTGCAAGCATCTAATAAAGTTGGTGTTTGATATATTCTACAATCAAATACAGCAATTTTATCATGATTAGGTAACAATACTTTTCTCTTTTCATTAAAGAAATTAACGCATTTTGCTGTTAATTTAGAAAGAATTTTTTGTTTCTTACCTTCATTATAGATTGTGCTTTTTCTATTTTTCGAATATAGAATTAAAGTAATTTCATCACTTTGAGTATAACCAACAACAGCATTAGTTTCATTTACAAGAAATTTAGTTGTTTCTGTCATTAATTGATTTAATTTTTCATCAAAAGGTTTATCTAACCCTATTACCCAATTATGAAAATTATTACCATCTAATCTAATTATTACAGGTAATGTTGGTATCATTTGTTCGTTAGAAAAATGCTTTTCTAACCATTTGCACCAGTCCCCAAGTGTTTTAAAATCCATATTATTTATTATTTTCTTTTCTAAATGAGTAAAGTTGAAATTTTTTTACAGGTTTTTTTACGTATAAAACGTAGTTTCTAATAGTTATTTCAGATTCATAAACCCAACCATCATCAATAACTTTAATCTTTGGGTATAACTCTAACTTATATCTATTATAATTATCATTGCTAATATGAAATTTATCGTTATCTCTAAAATAATTTATAATAAGATCATGAATATATGGCCCATATATTGAATCATCATTTAAATAATATTCTAACACATGAACACCTGTCCCCCCATATTCTCCATGTTGTGCATTAAAATATGTAACAACACCTTTATATGTGGTGTTCTTTTGTGGTGCTGTATGTCCCCAGGTATTATTGTAAATATCAATGGCACCGCTACATGCAATATATGACATAACCTATCTTTTAATATTAAAATCAGTTTTTCTAATCTTACACATTCTATCATCAAATTTATTATGAAAAACAATACCTTCGATATTTTTATGTGTTAAATATTCTTTTAATGATTCAAATGAAAAATCTGTAATATCGGTTAACACCTCAGAACCATGTTTAACCAACACATGACCACTAATTTTCTCTGGATTACCTTGAATTTTTTTACCAATTAATTCATACGTACCATCTTCAATATTTGTCATATTATCAAATGCAAGAAAATGATATTTATTGGAATTGTCATTTCTATCACATGGAATCCAATGAGGCCAATGCCCAGTAAATTCATCTGGTTCTTGACAAGGTACTGCATTTTCAGGAATTTTCTTATTTGTTTGATTAAGAAATTTACCAACAGGTAATAACATTTCTAAAGATACTACAGTATTTGAGTTCTTTAATAATGCACCCATTCTTTTTTTGGGATCATTCTCATTAACAACTAAATCAATAACAATATCTTCTAATTTACCATCATTAAATTTTTTACCCGATTTTTTTGCAACACGATCACCAATATTAATTTCTTTACATGCAATTAACTTGGCATCATATCTCTTATGTAAGATACCATTAATAATTGCTGAACTTGTCCCATCAAACTTCCTTGTTGGTATTCCATCAGTAAAAACCCATTCGTTTTCAGGATTAACAACATTAATAACTAAACCTAAATCATTAAGGTCTTTTATATATAGAGTGCTAATTTTTTTCATCTATTGTATGAATTAAATTTGATCTTCAATATAATTAAAAATATTTTCTAAATCTGTATAATATTTAAATATTTCTGCCATTTCATTTTTTTGTATATCAATATATGCTTGAATATGTGGTCTAGCACATTCTTTAACATAATTAAGATACTTTTCATGTTTCTTTTGTGGATAGTCCAATTCCCACCAAATTCTTTCAAATAAAAATGTTTTATAATTTTTTATTTTTCTTATTAAAAGATAACCATCTAAATCAATTGCAACACCTTTAATATAACCACGATCTTCATATTCTAAGTGTGGGTTACTTAGTGAACTTATTTGCATTGAATATGGACTATTATTTTTATATGCATTTGAATACACAAGAAATATTTTATTATTTAACTTACCATCATATGGTAAATCAAAACTAAACTTTTTAAAACTAAAATTTTCATAAATTTCTTTTCTAAATTCATTAAAATGTTTCATGATATGTTCTTTTTCAATTGTCATCATTGAATTAACATTATCAATAAATTTATCGTATCTATTTTTTGACATTTTGTTTTTATTTATAATGATTTAACGTTATAAAAAAATAAAGGTTACGTGTTTTATGGTTTAATTGCAACAAAACATCCAAAGGCTTGATAAATAATTTCACCCTCTTGAAGATTCTTTTCCACCACTTCTTTAGATGAAGACCATTCCATTAAAATTTTATAATTATATTTAGTTTTATTAAAAAAGTTTATTGATTTTAATAAATCTTTTTCAAATTTTGACAAATCATTTTTCATATTATTAACTATCAATATGTTCCAACAATTCAGGTCTAAATCTTTCAATTTGTTCTAATGATGCAAATTGCATATTGTCTTGTGATTCATTACCCCAAGAATCTGTTCTATAATCATATCTATCATGTATTTGAATAATAATACCAATATCAGCATTACCATCTTCAAATTTAATAACAATATCACCAAGTCCAAATTTATAATCAGGATCAGGTTGCTCTGAAATATAATTAAAATAGGTAAATTTTTTATGATCTTTAAGTTTCATTTTTTGTTTTGAAATTTCGTAATAATCTATCTTTTTCATGGTTTATTTGTTTGATTTTAAATCAGTTCTAATAACTTACATCTATATGCTAGTTAGGCACAATAATACCGAACAAATCTAAACATACTTGGTAACTTTTTATACATTAACAACCAAGAGATTAATGTATATTTGTGTTCAGTAACAAACAAACCATCTGCCTTATTTATAATTTTTATATTAATAGTAGTTTCAATATTTTTATTTGATGATAAATATTCACCATTTTTATCATATCTGTGTTGTCTAAATTTACTGTGCCTAACAAGCAATATAAAAAATGCCTTAGTTAGTGCTAAAATTGAAGTTCTGTTTTTCATATTTACTTTTATTTTAAATTGATAATTTCGTTCATTTAATTCGGCACTTTTCATATTGCAGACCGTTATACACAATAAAAACAAAATTATGGGTTGTCTATTGTTATATTCACATTAATATATTCGACTGGTTTTATTGGTCTAAAATAGATGTCAAGAGCATCATCTTTCAATTCTTCTTTTATCTCACCAATAAATTCGTCTTTGTAATAGCAATTGTTGCCATCTATTTTATAATCCTGTGCGTTTTGTAAATCATTACAAAGATAAGCTAATGTTAAGTTATTTATAATCATATTTTTATAAGGTATAATTTTGTTTTTACTATATATAACAACAAATATATTGCATTAAAACGACAATATATTTGCAACCGTTGTGCGTAATGCTAAGACAGCACCCATTTTAACGCTTCAATTTTACCTTCTGTTTTTGCGATATGTTTTCTTAAATCTGAACCTTCACGACTAAGTATATCTATTTGCCCAAGTTGTGAATGTTTTGTTTGGTTTTCTAACAACCTCATTTCGAAATATTCGATTTCGCTTTTAATTTGTTCTTTAGTTTTCATTATTCTGATTATTAAATATTAGTTCTCGTTTCAAAGTTCGTACAGTCGGATAGCTTTGTGCTTCGTATTCCAGCACGTTTCATATTACCTATTTTTTTATCTCCTTTACCCAAATAATAATTTAATATTTTAGTTATTTAATTTGTTAATAATCGTAATCATTTGTTATAATAAATCCACATTCAATAGCAATTTCATTTGCAATTAATTGACCATCAATATAAACATTATTATTAGTATTCCTAAACTCTTGATTATCAATATTAGGAAAATATTTTTTTATTGCTTCTCTTTGTTTTCTTCTTTCTATTTTTGGTAATTCAATCGCCCATTCATATGCTTTTTCAAATGCTTTTGATTTACAAAAAACTTGTTGATATTTAAAACCATGTTTAGGTTTTTGAAATGAACTACCTAAGAAAATATCACAATCAAATATAACAATTTTACCATCAGATTTTCTTTTACCCAATTCTCTAAAATGGTTATTTGATTGAAATACTTCAAGATATTCTTGAATAACATAATTTTCCTCTGTTAATTCCGTTTTAGCAATATTATCTTTACATTCAATAGGTGAATCTCTATAAACCTCATATTCTAATTGATTATGTTCGTATCCCCAAGGTTGTCTGGGTATTTTAATAACAAACTTACCACAATCAGAAATAAAAACATCACGGACTAATCCACTAGAAATATATGTCCATTCTTTATTATTATAACTAAACTTTTTTGTTTGTTTAGTAATATCAAATATACCACCTTTATCGGTTTGATATGTTGAAATATGTTGTTCTAGATTCATACTTATTTATACGGTAAAATATGGCAAAAGGTTACAACTTTTCAAAAATATGATGCTCAATATGATACGTTCGATTATATTGATCTTTAAGTAACAAAGTTGGATATTCAAAAGCATCAATACCATATTTAGCAATACCATAAACAAAATCCCCAGAAGGTAAATAACCTCCTTCTTTTTACTTGTATCTTACTTTATTATCTTTATAGACTCTTACCGTTCGTCAAATTCTAAGAAAACTTAGATTTAACTTCCTAATTCAACGACTTTTGCGTTGCAAAAGCAACGTCTTACTTAGTCTCCAAAGGCTTAAATTTCCGCAAACGGTGCGGTATTTTATCTTTAAAATAAATACTTTTTCTGATTTTACGTTGCAGTAGATAAACAAACCTTCGGCTTGATTTAAACCTACAACAACCCAATATCAATTCATAAATGAACTTTATGTTACATAAGATAAGAAAATTATTTATAATATTTAGTAATAAATAATAAAATTTCTTAAATTTTTATTTAACAATTATAAACCCCGTTAATATCATAAAAAATCTTATTAATATTAACTTTATGTATACCACCTTGATTTTTTGGTAAAATTAATTCACCTGTTTTTATTGCATAAAACAAAGGCGAATCGGTATGAAAGAAATTAAAATCACCAAAAAGAGATTTTAATTTATTTTTTAATTCTTTTGATTCCTCAGTTTCTTTAAACTTATTTTGTTCTTCAATATCTTCAATTTCTTTTTTTATCGTTTTATAATATTCATTATAATCATTAACAGTAATTAATGATTTAATATTCTTGATACCTCTTTCAAGATATTCAATTTCATAAAACCCAATTGATTTTAAACCACCGTTCATACTAAATAAAATACTTAATATTATTAATTTCTTTTCTTATTTTTCTTTCATATGTTGTACCTTTACCAGAATATTCTGTAGCTTCATCCTCAAGTACCGCACATAAAATCATTTTAGGTAACATCATCGGCCCATTTTTTTCATCCCAAGATTCAACATCAACAGCATTAGAATTTAATGCCTTGTCAATCTTTTTTATAATATCTTGATATGAATCATTAAGCATTTCAACGGCCAATGCTTTAATTTTTTCTTTTTTGTCCATGATTATTATCGTTTTATATGTATTATACGCCAAAAAAAATAAAAGGTTACATTATTTGTAACCATTTATTCATAAATAATCAAATATTTAAAAATAATCTTTTTATTATAGGCAATGGCTAATCCTCCACTACCTCAATTATGTCATAAACTTTTTGGTCAACTCCGTATAAACATATTTCTTCATTGCCAGTTTCTTTTTCAATAAACCAATGCTTATATCCAAGCATATCACCTTCTTTGATAATTTTAACACTCCCATTTCTGAAATAGCATCCAAAAAGTTTATTATCTGATTTTCGTCTTATTGTAGCTATTGAGTACTTGTCACTGACTATAAAATCGGCAATTTCTGCTGTTATTAAAGTTTTTTGTATCATTTTAAGTTAAACAACTGAATATATATGAGAAACGTTGATTTAAAATACAATTCAATAATTTTATCAATTAATTCATATGAATCTAATTTTATTTTCCAATCGTTTGGCACGTTAACATATTTAAAAAGATTTTCAATTATATCTTTTTTTTAAATGTACCTATTCAATTTTAGATAAATTTATTAACTTATTGATTTTAATGAATCGTGTTTTGAATATGGTAAAATATCAAACACCAAAGATTGACCTGTTTTCAGCCAACGTTTATACAATAGTTTACCATTCATATAAACATACAGTTCATTACCAATTATTTCTTTAAAAGTCATAATATTAAACCTCTTTAAATTTTATACCTAATTTATATAATAAACATCCCATCAAGAATAATTCTCTAGTATTATTACTAAATATGTCCATCAACATATAAATACCATTACCAATATATTTTGCATATTTTGAAAAATTACCTCATTCTTTCAGAAAGTATTTCACAAAATCTGTCAAAATTTTCTTTAAAATTTATTTTTTAATAGCTTTTCCATCTGTTTTTATTGACACTCAACATTTATTATACGTCAAAACAGAAACAAAGGTTACACTTTTGTTTCATTTTTCCATATATTTTTTCTCAATCTCAAATTGTAGTTTTACTAAACTATCTAAATCAGTATTCCCTTTTTTCTCTAAAACAAGATCATAAACAGATACAATCATATCTAAATCTTTTGGTTTAAAATTAAAACCAACAATATTGAGAGCAACCTTAATATATTTAATTTTTTCTTCTTTTGTCATTTTATTATTCTTTTTATTAAATTAAATGTTATAAATGGTATATAGAATATTAAATATAAGAACACTTTATCAATATTATTTCTTTTTTCCATTTCGTCTTTGTGTATATATAAATTAAATTTTTTCTTATTTGACAAAGATGAAACAAAATTTACTTTATAAAATTGATTTTTTATAATATCATATTCTTTATTATCATCAATATAATCAACAACCTCTATTAAAATATGATTATATTTTGAGTCGCTAATATCAACAACAACTAATTCGTTTTTTGATAAAAAATAATCAGGTCTATCATAAATAAAAAATACATCTGGCAAGTTATACAATTTGCCAATTTTAATATCTCTTTTATTGAACCAATTATTTTGTTTTTCTGTAAGAAGATTTTTCATTTTGAATATGGTTCTAAATTTTTATTAATATTATAAAAGGGAATGTATTTTAAATTACCTTTTTTTATTGAATGTAACCAATTATTTAATTTTTCATAATTAGAAAATTCTTTTTTATCGTAGGTACTATTATAACAACCACAACATACACATTCATTTCTATTACGATAACCTTTAATATCTAGGTTATTAGGTTTAAAATTAATATATTCCAAAAAATCTATATCATGATATTCTGGATTCCACTCTTTAAATAATTGATAAATAAAATAATGTCCAAAAATATTTACAGCATAATTATAATTACAATTTAAATATTTTTGTAAGTATTCAATAAATATGTTATATGGAATAGTTTTTAATTTTAAATCATCAATAATATCTTCAAAAACAGTATATATCGTATCATTGAAACCAATTGTTTTTTCATAAATATCATACCATTTGTTATTAATATCGCAATAATATGTTTTATTTCCTTTTAATAAAATACCTTTTCTTAATGTATTGAACTGACCTTTTATTTTTTTTTCTGTGATCAATTTATTATAATGAAGTCCAGCTAATACTAATACAACCGAATATTCATTATTAACAATATTATTATACCATAATTTTATATTTATATCCATTATTTATAACTCTAATTGTAATTTACTCAATTCAAAACAAATTTCTTGCCCAATAACTGTATTAACATACTGATTATTTGTTGAAATAACATCAACATTTCTATTTAATTCTTTTGAAAAGAATACTATATGTACCTCTGTTTTTGAATAATAACCAGTATTAGACACATATTTATCAACAACATTGCCACAATATCTATCTTTTTTTACATTTTGATCATAAATATAGTAACCACCATATATAAATAATGTTAATAATGTAAATAAGACAATATAAACAAAACCGAAAAACTCTTTAATATTTATCATACGTTTTTTATCTTTTTTTGTTACAAAAAAAACATCAAAAGATGGTTTTTTTATTTAATTTATAATTACAAAATTACCGTTTTCATTTTTTTTGAAAACAAATGTATCGTACTCAGTTAGAAAATATGTTAAACCATTTATTTCAACCAAGTCAATTATATCATTTGAATCCTCAACCATATTTTCAGTAATTTTCTTAATCACTTCATTGTATGAATATGATTTATCTTTTTTAAATAATTTTCCCATTTTTTTTTTGTTTTATTCTTTTACTTCTAAACTTTCAATTAAAGGAATTACATTTGAATAATCAGGTTTATTAACATTATATGAAAAATCATTAGTTTGCCAAATATTTTTCATAATATCACTTCCAAGATTTTTTTCTAAAAAGTTATAACTATGGTCATTATATATATTAAAACCACAAATTTCAGCTAAAACACCAATACAACAATGCTTATCATCTTTTTTTAAATCTGTTTTACCTTGAATATATTTACCAGACCTCAAAGCATCAAGCCATTTTTCTTTAATTTCTTGTGTAAATTTATCTATCATTTCCATTTTATTGATATTTAAAATTAATTAATTCAATTGATAATTTTTTTCTTAATTGAAAGATAATTGTTTTAACCGTATTAATTGGGATTGATAATTCTTCTGCAATAGAATCCATTTTATTATGTTCAACAAAAAACAAATTAAAAACTTTTTTATAGTTTTCATTTCTGAAATTACCGATAACCTTATGAATTTTATTCATAAGAAAATTAGCATCAATAAAATGATTATCAGACACACCAATAAGATCATGCATGTTAATACTATCATCAATAGGTTTATCAAGATATACTACTTTGTTTCCATTAATTCTTTTACTAGCATTCTTTTTTCTACCATAATCAATAATAATAGTATTTGCAATAGTATAAACAAACGATGATAATTTATGTTTACTAGGATCAAACTTATGAATATTCCTATATACTTTTAAAAGAATATCCTGTTTAATTTCTTCTTTTTCTTCAATCGTATATGAAAAACATCTAAATGCACTTGTACTTGCAAACTTATTAATTTCAGTATAATGTTTTTTTAACAGAATTGTATTAATAGAATGATCCATATTTTTTTGTTAAAGATCGTAATAAAAATGATTAACTAAGTTTTGTTCACGTTCACCCAATGATTCGAATGAAATTATTGTACCAAGATGTTTTAAATGATGTGGTGAAATAGTACCAACAACAGATACATTATTAGTTAAATATATTTGTGGTGAAAAACTAATAATTGTATGTTCTCTATTTACTAAGGCTTTCTTTCTAAAATCAACGGCAGTATATCTATCAAAAGTGTCACCACCGTTGTCAAAGATTTTAATATATTTAGGGATTAATTTTTTCATACAATATAAACGAATTTTGAATTATTAAGGTTACATATTTTCACCTCTTTTTACACCGAATTTTAACTCCAAAACAATTACTTTTAGATTTTGCTTGATTACTGTTTGTTGGTGCATATACTCTTTGTATTGCTCACAAATATCCTCTAATTCTTTTACACTATGTACACCCCTACCTTTATATGAAGGTTGCTCTACAATATTTCTATGATATTGAATAGGTAAATACATAATATCTTCCAAGAATACTTCTTGATCCACTTTAATTTTTCCCATTTTGAGTTTTTTTATACTAGTTATACGTAAAAAACTGTTTAAAGGTTACTTTTATCTAATAAACTTTTTAAATAACTTATCTTACCTCTAACAGCATATACACCGTTATTAAATGAATTTTTATTACCTTTTATTAATGTATCACAATGATTTAATAAATCATCTAGTAATGAATTATTAGAGTTTTGTTTAAATTCTAAGGCTTCATTTAATTCATTTATTGCACCTTTTAAAAATGCTTTATTCGTACACTCAAGCATTGATTTTCTAACATCTTCAATGATGTTAATTGCCTCTTTTATATTATTTTCCATGTTAGACTAAACCGATATGACCGTATTAATAATCTCTTCGTTTGTTTTATTTTTAAATTTCGTTAAAACACATATTTTTTATGTGTTAATTATTTAATTTTTAATATGTTACAAATAATTACGTATATATATTAGTTATGCTCCATGCCTTAATTTAGTGTTTCAAATTAAGTTCAGTGAGAAAAACAAAAAGAATTTCCCTACGCACAAATTTACGAATTAATATTATTATTTCCAATAGACCAATTACCATTATTGTTTGTGGATTTAATTTGGTTGGAGTTGAAAACAGCATATGTTGTTAAACCACCACCTTCTTTTGCTTCAAGTCCATCATAACCCATATCTTCAACTATTTTTTTAAATTTTTCGCTGTTAGTTATTTTAAACATATTAACACCATTCGTTTCTTTTAATATATCTTTTAATATAACAACATCAATATTAGTTAATTCAGAAAGGTATGATATTTTTTTATCATTTGCAATACCATCAATTTCACCGACATATAAAGGATTTTCTATTTTAAGAAACACAGTAAATACTTTACCACTATCTGAAATAAATGCTTTTGCATATCCCTCATATTTAGTAAACCATATTGGATTAGTGTCTTTAAACACACTAAATCTTCTATTTACATTACTTCCGTGATAAAAAATAGTTGGATTACCATCACTATCTTTCATCTTTGAATTACCAAACCATTTCCAAAAATTATCATTAAGTTTAATTCCTTCATTAATAATATATTGTTCTTTCAAGTAATCTTTTATTGTTGTTGCTATAAACTTTTTCAAATCTTTCATTTTTTATTTTATATATAAATATTCAAATTTAAAAAATCAACCCTAAAATTCTTTTTGTTTTTCTTTCGTGTTTCAAATCAGCATTATCAGTTAATAAATCGGCACGAGAGCATAACAAGGTGTATAAGAAAGTTTGCCATAAAGGTCAGTGGTTAATTTGAAAGTTTCTACAAGCAAACCTTCTCATACACCCGACCGTTATGTGCAAATAATTTTGCTATAACCTTTGCCTTTATTTAAAGCATAAGGAATATTTTTGCAACTGTGGTTATCATCACAAACCAATTTTCCACTATAATCACCACTTTCATCTTTTACAACAATCACTTCGTATCCCCATTTACTTTTCAATCTGTCACCAACAAAAATTGGTTTGTTATTGTCATCGTAATAACCCGTAAAATTATCAGCACATAACAGCGTATTAGCGTTATTGCTTCCGTTTTTCAATTTATCTTTTTTCATATCATAAAGTTTTGTGTTTCAATTTAACTCTTGTGTTGCAACAACGCCAATACGCAAACCGTTATCGGCAAATGCTACATTACATCTTCGTATCAACATTTTCGTTAGAAGTTTTTACTTTTTGTCCACGCTCTTTTATTAACTTACGGATTTCAGTTTCACATAAGTTTTTTCTACTTCTACCATCTTCCTTTGCTATTGCATCGAGAATATCTGTTTCAGACTTATCTAAGTGTATTTCTATTCTTACCATTGTTTTCTTTGATTTGGTTGTCTTTCGGTTCTGTCAAATGACATTTCAGAAACTTCTGCAACTTTATCTGTTGGTTTCAAGTTTGCTATTTGAATGTTCCAAACTTTACCAGTTACCACACACTTACATTCTGCTTTTGTTCTGTTGATTTTCACAATCTCAAACTCTTTATACTGAACATTGGTAGAAGTTCCTACATATTCAGCAATCATTCCTTTTGATAGTGTTTCCTTGTTTACAAAAGCAATGGTTTGTTTTTTTAGTTTCAACACCTCAACAAGTCTTGCGTTCAAATCTCTCAACTCTTCGATTGATAAATTCATTAATTCTAGGTTTGTCATTTTTATTTGTTTTAATTATTATACGACAAAGTTACGATAAAGTTTCGTATTCCCAACGTATTTTTCAATTATTTTTCTTCCCACCCTAAAAAATAAAAACCTCTTTAGTTCTTCGTATTGAAATTCAGGTAGATAAACCGCATCAGTCGATAACAGCATATTAGAGCAATAGGAGTTGATGCGGTAAATTGAACGATAATGAATCTGATAAAATGTAGTCGTAATTGAAACTTTTAAGTTCCAAATCCCCTAATGCTCATAGATGCAAAACGTTATAAAACATTAAGTTAAACGCATTATACTACCATTAGAAATTATGTATAAACAACCTAATTTCTCATATAAAATATAGTCTTTACCAATTTCTATAATCTTTCTCATATATTTAACGTTTTAAAACAAAAAATATAAGCAATTATTTTCACAATTCCAAATAAATATTACTGGTTAATATTAAATTTTGTTCTTTTAATTTAATTCAGTTAATAACTGCTTATATTTGCAACCGTTATGTACAATTAATATATAGAATCTGATGAGCCATTAAATAATAAACATTCTGCTTCTTCATACCAATGAAATCCTAACATTTTAAGTTCATTAATATCATTGGCTGAAATTATATTTTCCCACGCACACATATTTCCAACATACCATTCATTATCGCCCATATCATTTATTGTAGGGTTTGATTCATACTTTTTAAGGATTTCAATACCTTTTTTAAAATTTGGTGTTTCTGTAATTTTCATAATAAACTGTGCCTAACAATGTATATAGCAAATAGCCGTGTTAGGCATTTTAGAAACTATCTGCTTGTTATTAATATTTGTAATTATAATGTTCGGCTACTTACCATATACTCAACGTTATTGCCTTTTACGAGCCCTTTTGTTTTGTGTTTCTTTATACTAGTTATACGTAAAATATTACACAAGGTTACAAAAAAAAAGAAAAAACTCTAAGAAAGTTTCTTAGAGTATAAAAAAGAAAAGTAATATATGTTTAAATGGTTTACCCTACAGGACTCGAACCTGTAACCTTATCGTTATGAGCGATCTGCGCTAACCAGTTGCGCCAAGGGTAAATATAAATTTATTTTAAAATAAAATGTAATGTTCCTTTACTTGAAATGTTAAATTTTTTCATTGTAACTGAATAACTTTAAACTTCATTGTAATATTTTATAATTTGCTCTTTGTTATGTTTTCTAACAAATGATGTTGCATATTCACTTTTTTTCTGTCTAACATCTTTTGAAATATCCATCATATTATCAGATTGAGTTCCAATATTATCCCAACTACTATCTAAATAAATACCGTTTAAATGCCTTATTACAATATTTTTTTCAAAAATTTTATTAGAAAATTTTTGATAAGCTTGTAACATATGTACTTTAACAGTTAATATATTATTACAATTATAGTACCGAAGACGGGACTCGAACCCGTACAGCCATCTGGCCACAAGATTTTAAGTCTTGCGTGTCTACCATTCCACCACTTCGGCATTTTATTTACTAGAACTAATTTCTTTAACAAAATTACTAAACTTTAGATTATTTGTCAAATCTTAAAACAATTTTTTTAAAAAAATGTAAGGGTTAAAAGAACAAAAATAAAACAAACCGTATCCACATTTAAAAACTTCATCGCTTCTCTGGAAATAAAGATTACTCTGAATATCCTCCACTCTGTTTAGAAATGTTTCGTGCCTTAATGTTTGTTTTATTTATCTTTCTAATAAATACCTTACATTTTAATTTTTAATCAGCACTTTTCACTGATATTAATATTTTAAATCTGAGGGTATAACATCTATCCTAAAATATTATATGTTTCAAATACTATAATAGGTGCAATTGGCACGTTCGATCCAACAGTTAACATGTTCTATCACAACGGTAAGACGTTCTTACTATTTTCGTTGTATTGAATTCGTCACCTAGTTTTTCAGATTCTACGTTATATACCCGTATGTATATAACGTGTGTTATACCTCTCAGAATATCTTTAATTTGTTAAGCAAAGATATAATATTATACGTTACTTACTATCTCAAGGTTTCATTTTTTTTAAATATTTTTTGAAAATTTTTATTATTTTATCTAAAAATAAAAGGATTTAATGTTAATTGAATATTATCATAACCCAAATAGTCTTTACTGCAATCAGTAATAGTTTTAGGTACAACAAAACCTTTACTTTCAAACCATGTATATAATATTGATTTAGCCTCACTTTATGTTTTTTGTTTTAGATTTATTTAACATTAATTTAAAGATTTTTTTCAATCCATTCTTCTAAAAATTCTTCACCAAGAATATTATTGCTTGTGTACGGTCTATACAAATTATCAATAAAATATGAGTGTTTTTTTAGCATCTCAAAAACCTCCTCTTTAGTAAAAGAATCTTTTATTGGTTTTATTGTAATAGTATTATTCTTTTTATTTATTTTAGGTCTAAAGTCTCTATAATCCCCACGTCCTTTCCAACCTAAAGAACCATCACCACTAATAGCGTTAACCTCTGCAATAGATGTGTTAATACCATGATAAGGCTCAAATTCAACTAATACATTTTTAAGATTATCACCATCACTATTAAATATTTTAACGTATTCATCAATAATACTGTCAGGAATACTAGGTAATGTTTTTATCGATTTATCTTTACATGCAATAATAAACCCTTGAATTTCATCAATACGATCAAAATCATGCGAATCATTATTATAATAAATAAGTCCACCATTATATTTTTTTACTTTTCTTACTTGCCCATCCCTACTAATGTAATAATCTTCAATATTAGGTATAATATCATTATAAACATAGGTAATATAAATGTTATAAAAATTATGATTATTATATATACCACCCTTTTCAAATTGAAAAAGATGTTTTTCCATAATACCAGACTTTTTTCCAATAGATACTATTCCAGAATTATTTATAGATTCAAGTAAAACAATTTCACATTTTTTAAACATAAATATTTTATTTAGTTGATTAATATTATGACAATAATACACTACACTTAATGATATTATCAACTATTTTTTCTTTAAAATTTTCATCCATTATTGAATGTAGTTGATAATGTCTACCACTTCTAATTGCATCGGCAGTAAGGAGAAAAAATGCTTCGATAAATCCATTACATGTTACTTGTAATTGATATTTATGTCTATCAACACTAATAAATAAACCCGTATATTTTTATTCTTTCATTTTTTAATACAATATTACTTTCGCAATGATTTTCAATTTCTCTTTGTTTCTGTTCTAGTAAATCTAAATTTGAACCTCTTTTTTTAAAGTAGGTTGCATATTTTTTGATACTAGTATCTACCATTTTATTTATTAAATATTCGTTATACATAATATTACCATTTTAAATAATTATCAGTATAAATGTTTTGTTCACATAGTTTTTTTGCTTCGGTAAAAGAATATGATCTACCAACATGTGATTGTGTTTTATCGTTTTTAAAAACCTCATATTTTCCAATTAATTCTGGATGTTGAGATTTTTGAATAAAACAACCCATTATAACCATTCACCAACTTCAATTTGTTTTGGGTTTTCTTTTTTATTTTTTACCATTGTCTAATAATATTTATTATTTCATTAAAATCCATTCCATCACTAATCATTTCCCAAATATCTGTTTCTTGAGAAGTTGTAAAAGTTGGTTCATTATCAGGAATAGTATCAATATTATATATTTTTTCAATAATTTTTTCTTCTCGAACCTTAGATTCAATTTGTTTAAATAAGATATCTTGTTTCATTATTTATGTAAAGTAAAGTTTATTATCATCACCTAAATATAAATCAGATTCTTTTAAATCTTTAGATAGTTTAATTAAAACATCTTCATGTTCATATCTATGATCAAAAAAACCACAACCATGACCATTTCTAGTTAACCAAATATCCATACCTAATTTAAATAAACCGTTTATTTTTACAGCCTCATTTATAGCATCACTTCCAGCATCATTAATAAATTTAATAATACTGTTATAAACTTTATTTCTTAATTCTATATCAATATTATCAATATAACTATATTCTGTAGGTATAGATTCTTCATTAGTCCATAAGGCACATTCAAGATACCCCTTAAAAACCTCAGATATTTGATTATTATCTAAAATCATTATTATTTTTTATTTTTATTTGATTGGATATATTTTGCAACTTTAACCGCATCACTTTTCTTTGAAAAAGAAAGTTCATGGCTAAGATATTTTAATTCTACATTAGAATTATTTTTTATTTTATCACTAAATTTAACAATATAAACCGAATATAAATTATGATAAGTATTTCCTTTAATACCAACACAAACATATTCGTTTATATCTTCATTTAATAATAAAAGAATATCTAAACCAAATTGATCTTTTATAAAATTTTTCATTATTTTTCTGTTTACAATTAATTATACGTTGTAAAAAATAAAAGGTTACATTTTATGCAACCTTTTTATTCTTAATTAGAAAAATTTCTATTTCACTTTTCATTCTAATACCACTTGCAGTATTATACTGTGCTAATAGCATACTAGCATGATCTTTTAATTTATTATCGTTAGTGCTATTAATAAATTGAACTAATTGATTAAACATATCTAAATTATCTTTGTCCAAATCTTCCTTTATCAACCCAAATTGTTAGATTATCATCATAAGGTTTAAGCATAACAGAATAACCTTTATTAATAATAATATTAATAATATAATTACGTTTTCGCATTGAGAAATCAAAAATTTGACCATGCTCATACGGTAAATCAGAATATTTTTGTAAATGCCAATATCTAACCTGAATAGTATTAAACATGTTCAATAGCCTCTTTACCGTTATACCAACCCTTTACATAAACAATTTTAGTTGCATTATCAACGTGTTCTGGAATAATACCATTTTCTCTTACTTCTCTTACAATAGCAGTTGCAATATTTCTAGCCATTTCATTAATAACATCTTCATTATTAATATGACTATCACTTACAATAGTTACCATAAAATGTGTTTCCTTACTTTTCATTTTCATTATATTATGGTTTAACAAGGTCTAAAATACAGATATTATTTACTATTCCTTTAACTCTATTATTTGGTGAATATTCTTTGCCAAAAAACAGTTTACATTTAGCATATTCTTCGCCTATACTAATAATTTCACACCAAAATAAATCAATCTCAGTTGATTCATGTTTATTAGTGTAGTAATAACAAAAACAAATTTCACCAATACTAAAATTTGTATCCTTCATTTTATGGAAGTCCTTCAACTTTAAAACAACATTTAATATAATCTTTCCATTTTATGTAATGATTTTTAATATCATTAACAATACTGTCTCTTTCTTTTTGTAATTTTTTTGTTTTTAATGTTATTAATGCTTTACTTAATTCAACATTAGTATCTAATAACAAATCTTTCGATTTATTTCTTTCATTTTCCAAAATTTCTAAAATATATGGAATAGCATTTTTATCATCTGCAATAACAGATAAAATTAGTTTTGATTTAATGCTATCAGGAAATGTTGTATTATCAATAATATTTCTAATTTTTTTAATATCCATTTTTTATATGATTAATTGTATCTAAAATTGTTGTCATAAATTCTCTATATAACTTTTTTAAATCCTCATTTTTCTCTTTTTCATATTCATTCAATAGTTTTGAATGTTTTTCCTCAAGTTTATTTATTAGAATTTCCATTATAATGTTTTAACAAAATTTATAAAAATTTTACCTAATCTTCTAATTATTCCATTATTACTTTCGTAAGTATCGTTATTAAATTGTTTTTGTTTAATACCTTTTAAATATATCAATTCACCATTTAACCATATCCAAACACCTATTGGTTTACCATATATAACTAATGGAACTACTAAAATAGAATTACCTGTAAAAATTGAGAAACTATTATCATCACCAACATAATCAACAATACCTTCCATACCAGAATATGCACATACATCATTACCTAAATGATTATAGTTTCTATCTGACATTTTTACGTTGTCACCTACTTTTATTCTTAGTTGTTGGTTATTGTCCATGTTATTACAAAATAAAACCTTCCATGATAAATTTTTCATACATTATATTAATTCTTTCCTTAATACTAAGTAAAAACCCAATTGATTCAAATTTAATTCCAGTTATAAGAAAAAAGTATTCCTTTGCATTTATTCTTGCATGAATATTTAACGTTTTATACCATTCCAAAATAATTTCCTTTTAATTATTATACGAAAATAATTAAAAAAAGTTACCATTTATGGTATAGTTTGTGGGTATACTCTGTTTTAATACCATTTTCTAAAACATAAACAGGTTTCCAACATTTTACAGCATAAATACTGTTTACATCAAATAAAACATCTTTAAAATTATTAATATACCATTGTGATACATTTTTTCCTTTAAAAATATCAAAAGTATAATCTTCAAATATAATATCTGCGATCTTTGTTTCTTTTAAATACCTATATTTATCAGATTCAAAATATACTGGTTGACCAACTTTAAATTCTGTTTCTTTGGGATAATAATCTAATGGTATACCTAATAAAACAGTTTTCTTTTTTAAATCAAAAATACAATCAACTGTTTTTAAATGTTTACCGAAATGATCACCCTTTTTATATAAAATTTCCCCGTACATTTCACTATTTTCAAAAATAATACTATCATCCCATATAGGAACAACAGTTTTTTGATCTAACATTACACCAATAATAGGTATATATCTTTTAATATTTATCATATTATTTTATTATTTCAATTTAATCAATATCTTCAAATAATCCAGTATCAGTTCCAACACCAAGATAAAACCAAATCATATTATCAATAACAATTGGATTATCATTAACATTTACTGTATAAATTCCAAATTTATTATTTGATCTTAACCTATTTTTTATTGTTGTTTCATTTGTTATTATTTTAATACCGTTCGAAAAAATCTAAGAAAAACTATGTATCTTATTTTTTTCTTCTTGCTTCATCCAATCATTACTTTTTAGGGGAATCTCTTCCTTGTCATCCATAAGAGGATTGTCCACAAGAGTAAATTCGGGCAAACGTTGCCCTATCTTTTCTTTATATAATCTTAAACCTTCATTCTCTATATTAATTGAAGCATTTAAATCTCTGTCAATTACTAAACCACAATCTTCACAAATAAATTCTCTATCATTCAAAGATAACGAATTATTTTTCCATCCGCAACAAGAACAAGTTTTTGATGAAGGAAACCACCTATCAACAAATATTAAATCTCTATTATACCACAAAGATTTATATTCAAGTTGTCTTCTTAATTCACCTAATCCCAATTCTTGTATTGATTTTGCTAATTTATGATTCTTTAAAATACCACTTACATTTAAATCTTCTAAAACAATAACTTGGTTTTCATTAATTATTTTAGTTGTTATATTATGTAAGAAATCTTGTTTCTGATTTTTTATTTTCTCATGTACTTTTGCTAATCTTACTCTTAATTTATTTCTGTTATTACTTCCTTTAACTTTTTTTGAAAGTTGTTTCTGTATTTTCTTTAATTTATTTTCATTTTTTCTTATCCATTTTGGATTATCAATTGTTTCACCATCTGAAAAAGATAACAAAGTTTTTATACCTAAATCAATACCAACAATTTTATCAGAAGTATTAACAATTTTAGTTATTTCACTATCAATTAATATGATTGCATGATATCTACCAGATTTATTTCTTAAAATTTTTTAAACAGTTGATTTACCCCTTTCGTCTGGATAATCTAACAATCTTTTTTTTGTTGGAATAATGTATGTAATATAATTATTATCAACATTATTTACTTTGATTTTATAATCATAATCACCTGATTCATAATAATCATCATTAAAACATTCACCTTCAAATTTGCAAAAACCACCCCACTTATCTAAAGTTATTTTAATATCTAAAATCATTTTTTAAATCTTGATAGTCTTTCCGCAATAGTATTAAAATTGTAATTAATATAATAAGGAATACAGTCTTGAACACGATCATCCTCTAAATCAAATTTTAAATTATATACAGTCTCAAATTTTTCAATATCAATATCAATACTATAAAGTGTAACAATATAATCTTGAAAAATCTCAGAATTATATCCATATTCATTATCCGAATCTTTTACCTTAGCAGTATTATAATCTTTATATGCCTTTTTAAAATCTGAATGCCAGATATTTTGATCTTTAATATTATATGATTCAATTGGGAAATGTTGGTCAACATCATCTAAACATCTACCATTGATCCAAAGGCAATATACAATACAATTTTTATAAATAGATTCCATATTATGAATATTTTTCAAGAAAATCAATAACATAAACACCTTCAAACATACAAACAAATTCTTTATATTTATCATATGGTGTTAAAATTAACAATGAATTTAATGCTGTTAAATCATCAACTAAATATTCTTCCCAATTATGGTCAATAACAGTATCATTATCAATTGTTTTTAAATGATCAATAGCATTATCAATAATTTCTTTTGCAACCGCTATAGCTTCATCAATAGAACGATAATCGCCATGTGGTTTCATATTAATATACAACTCAAACCAAAACTCTAAATGTTTACTTTTTTTAACCTTAATAAGGTTATTCTTATAATTTAGTACCATTATATTTGATTTATTTTATTTAACATAGCTGCCATTAAAAGCTTATTACTAATTTTAACAGTTTCACCAGTTGTTTTATTTACAATAGTCCCTCTTAAAGATGCATAGATAAGTTGAGACAATTCTTTTCCATCTAAATTTGGATTAGATATTACTTTTAATGCCAAATCTGAATTGTCCTCTTCAATTATATTTAATAAAAGTGTATTAAATATTATCGAATCTTTCTTGTTATTTTCCATTTTTTGTTTCTTTATACTAGTTATACGGAAAAAACAAAGGCAAGGTTACATTTTTTTTATTTTAATTTTCATGTTATTTAATTATGTTTGTTAATGACCACCAACCAGAATATGTTAAACCATCTTCTTCATCTTCTTCTGGAACTAAATCTTTACCGTATCTAACAGAAGTTGACAATTCACCAGAAGTATAACCTTCTTTATACATTTCAAAGATTCTATTTAAAGCATCTTCCTCTAAAGCTTCAATATGTTTTTCTGGAATATCCACAATTCCAATTATATTTAATTTTTACTTTACCTTTCATATGGTTCACATAAATCTAAAAGATGTGTTTTATCAATTTCTAGTTGTGTTGCAATCTAACCAAGACAACACATAAAACCTTCCTGATTTTCTAACCTTGTTTCACCTAAGCCAATAGCATATTTACCCTCTACACCACAACGCCATTTACTTCTATCAATGGTAATTTCTTTTGTATCTTTTAATTTTTGCATGTTATTTTTTTAATTTAAGATAAAATGATAATAATATTGATATTTGTGAATTTAATAACCAAATCCAAGTCCAAAAATCACGATCATATTCAATATCATAAGCAAAAAACACGAAATTTAAAACACCAAATAATAAATATATTATTGACGATTCTTTTTGTTTTGGGGTTGGGTTAAATTTAACATTTTCGTGCTTTGGATTAAACGTTAATTTATATTTATCCCAAATGTCTTCAATGTTAAATATATTATCAGTGAAATCTTCCCTCATTTTGCCTTTAGGTAACATTTCATTACTACCTTGCCTAACATTTTGAGAATAATTATCCTGAACCCAAATACTAAAATCAATTACATCGCTAATTGATACACATTTTTCGATACTATTTATATTTCTTCCCATATAATATTTATACGTTAAAACAAATTGTAGAGTTACAAAAAATAAAAAATTATTTTAATCTTTCAAAAAAAACCTCTAAAATCTTTGAATAATCATTATAACTAATTTTACTACGATATTTATCAGATGTTAATAAATTCCAAATTAATCCTTTAATATGTCTTTTATTTTTTAATGGAAAAGTTTTTTTACGTTCCTCTATTGATATACCAGTAAACTCAGTATATGCTAGTTCAAGTTCCTCTATAATTTTATCAACCTTGTTCATTATATATTCTTTTATAATATTTATACGTTAAAACAAATTGTAGGGTTACAAAAAAATAAAAGAAATGTTAATTTGTATTATAATCAATATACTTAATAGATACACTATTTGTTTTCCAAACATCTCCAAGTTCAGAATCAGTTAAAAATTCATGCAAAGAAACATCATCCCAATCTGTTTCATCTAAATCCCATGTATTTTTTATATGTTCACTATTTAAAATATATGGTTTTACACTTCTACCAGATTTATCTTCAACAAGAAAATTTTTATTGTATAATTTCATTGATATATACTTTATTTACCAAATATGTAACATAATAAGGAACATCTTTCATTGCATAATATCTTATTACCTTATCATTTGCCTCATCTTCATTGTCAGCCTCAATTATATGTGTAATAATATCAATCTTATAATTATCATCCATATAATACATTTTTTCCACCTCAAAACAACCTAAATATAACATAATTTATTTTGGTTTATAAATTTCTTTAATATTATTAAAATTCTGCTCAGCATTTTTTATTAACTCAATACAAGCATCATCGTAGGTTTTAATATGTGAAAATTTATTCAACATATCAATTAAAAATTTCCGATGTATTCTTTCAGGTTGATCACTATTTTTATTAATTATAATATCAAATGTACCCATATTTACAGGATTATGAAAAGGAAATTCACATAAATATTCATATCTTATAATACTATTATTAGTAATATTATAAAATACCATACCCTTTTCATATTTTAAACTAAGTTCCTCATTTGTCAATTTCATTTCATTTATTATTTAATTGGTTTATACTTTCTTTCCTATTACCTTTATATGAACCCCATTTTGGAATTCTACCTTTTATTGTTGTGTCATAGTAACCGCTAACATTAGAACCCGTACAGCGTCTTAACTTCCAACTTTCAAACTGTTCTATCCTTATAATAAATCAATTAAATCTTCCAAAGAACAATCAGTATATAAATTATATTGATATCCATTTGAATCAAAAAAAACTAATTTATTATCAATTAAACCAAGCTCAGTATAATTAAATAAATTATCTATTTTAATTACTTTTTCATTACAAAATTTAGATATAATATTACTTTTATCAATCTTTTCTTTTAATTGAATAATAATATCTTTCTCCAATTTATTATATTCTTTTTTTATTTTGCTTTTCATTATTATTTATATTTAAGAATCAATACCAAAAGGATCTCTTTGATTACCCTTTTATATTCAAAGTTTTATGTTACTAATATTAACAGTATTATACAATTCTTTACTTACTTTAATATGTGTATAATCATTATAATAAATGTAATAAACGTATTTAAAATCAGAATTCTTATATTCAACCTCACTACCTTTCACAAAGGTATATATGTTTGATTCATATACCTTGAAACTTTTTTTATCTATTATTTGTTTAGGTAATTCACTATTATTTGCACTACTAATATTAACAAATAATAAAAATAATAGAATTTTAATGAATTTCATTTTTGATACTCTTTAATATAATTTAAACACTCTTTATATGCTGTCAACTTAGCACCTTTACCTATCTGTAATTCTAACGATTCTGATAAATTTAATTCACCTTTAGTTGTTTTAATTCTTTTTTCTAACCAACAAATTAGTTTATTTATGTCTAAATTTTCAGTTGTGATATCCATATTTTTTATTGTTTTATAATTAATTATACAGATCAAAATCTCTTAACGTTTTTTCTTTCATAATCTCACATACGTTACTTTAAGTAACATAGCCTCAATCTCCGCATTAGAAATTTTCCTATTTTCTCGTAAATGATTAGCATAATCTTCATAAGAAATATCTTCATAACCATATTCTAATAAAGAATCTTCTTCAAATAAATGCTCAATATATTCAATATCAACTTTTTCTAAACAAGCAATAGTTTCAACATACGTTTGAATAATTTCAGAATAATTATATTGTTTATATGTATATGATCTGTGAATAATTAATGATTTTAGATAATTTTTATAGTTCGGTGTACCAGAACTATTGAAAATAGAAAAATCTAATTTATCTAATTCATCAATAAAAAACATCATTGCAATAATGATAGTATAATCTTTATCATTATTATCATAATACTTTATTTTTTTATGTAAAAAATGTGCTAAGGCTTGTATTGAAGCCCTATACTTTTTTAATCTTTCGTCTGTTATAAACATATCTTTATTGCACATTTGGAAAAACGTGGGTGCGAGTATTGTTCCAGTTATTCAAAATACCCCTTAACCATTCTTTACATTCAAATCGAATTAGGTTTCTTTCATTCACAGCCAATAGCCCGAAAAGAACGATAAAATTAAATTTGAAATCTTTTTCATATTTTTTGTTTTAAATCTTCGGAATTGCGAGGAATATAGTTTCCGATATTTATATTTTTTAACACTGATTTTCAATTAGTTAAATATAGTTACATACATATGATAGTTATAAGTAACCCTACGGGTCGCTTCGCTTACTTATAACACGGGCTAAACGTTCGCTTCGCCAATTAATTAAATTTTTCTTTACCATCGCACTAATACAAATCTTCACTAAAAAGTCTATCACCCCTAATTTGTGAATGGTCAATTACTTGGTTTTGCTTTAATGCTATTTCAAGTGCTTCCTCACGGCTTACAAATCTGTTTTTAGATGTCAAAAACCCCTGTTCATTTTCTCCGCTTTCTGCATCTCGCAATCCAGTTATTGCACACTTTGTATAAATACATTGTCCGTGTCTGTGTCCACTAAAAACAATCCCCCTATCAAGGTTTTTTGGTAGGTATGTTTCAATTGGCATATCCTTTTTTAATTGCAGTTCTTTATACCAAACTGCTGCACATATTATTCTTTCTTCCATCGCTCAAAAATTTAATTAACTGCGTTTAGCCCGAAAACGTTATGCTCAATCAATAACCTCCAAGCTAGAGGAGTGAACGAACTCATAATTTGCATCTGGATACTTTGCCTCTACCTTGTCAGCAGCTTCACCAATATTCTCAGCCTTTACAATTACTTCAACCCCATTAGGAGATAATGCAACTAAGTAATGACTGAGCATAACACCACCCTTGCTAGACTGGGTTTCGGTGGTAGTTTCTTGTTTTGTAGGTTCCATTGTATTCTGTTTTAGTTTGATTCATTAGTTTAATTTATCCCAGCCTCGCAAGGCTGTGGCTCGTTGTAGCACATTAAAACGATGCAACAACACCAGCTATAAGTAATGCGAATGTCGTAGCTCGTATTAACGTCTGTGCTATGCTTCTTTTTTTCCAACGCTCAATAATTTTCTTCTTTCAATTTTTGTAAAAGAAAATCAAGCTCTCTGTTTGTAAGAAGCCTATGAAACCTTCCGCCATCAGTTTTACCTTCTTTTACCATGTGGTCAAATAGGTAGCAGTTGAACACTCTTTGAAACTTTTCAAATGTTTCATAGTCTTCAAGATTTCCGTATAAGTCTGCAAATCCTTTTCCACAAACAAACTTTAGTCTTTTTTTTACAAAACCCCACTTAAAATCCATAAGCGTTTTATCAGGTTCATCAGTGTTTACTTGCAAAACAAATTTACCTTGTAGCATTTGCAAGTCTTTTTCTGTTTGTACAGTCATTTTCATAATATTGTCTTTTATACCTTATTATACGTATGAAAAATACAAAAGGTTACAACAAACCATATCTTTTTTTTATTTCATCCACTTTTCTTATTTCATTTACTACTTTTATTCTAATCAACTCTTCATTACTAATACCCATTTTAACATAATACTTTTTATCCTTACTAGTTAAATGATATCCATCACACTTATCACATTTATACTCACTTACTTTTGAAACTCTTTTTTTTCTTTTTTTATTAACCCAATTGGTTTTCTTTGCATATTCTTTAGCAATATCAATAGTAGGATAATATACCTTACCACAACGTTTTTCCATTATATTAAATTTTTAGGTTTAACATTTCATCAGCATACATGTACCTAATAATTGAATGATATTTTAAACCAAAATTTAACATACTTATAGGATCATTAATATCAGGCTCTTCTAACCCTAGTTTTTCTGCAACATATTTAATTGTAACTTCATTTTTTTGTGTAGGAACTAATGAAATATCCATTGTCATCGCAATTTCATCTCTTAACGTTTTTTTCATGAAATATTTTTTTAATTAAACGTAATATTATCAACTTTTTTTATAAACCATTCTCTCGATTTTGAGGAAATTGCTTTATTTATTTTCTTTTCATCAAAACCATTTTCTAATATGGTATCATTCTCTTCTTTAAAAATATCACTAACAATCCACTTTAAAAAATAACCAGTATTTTTAATACTAATATCAATATTATTAGTATTCATAACACTAATACCTTGTTCAAGTCTATTTTCAGTAACAACAATATCAACAAATTCATTAATACTATTTATTAATTCAATATCAACAGCATTTTGTTTTTTTTGTTTTACTACACTAAATTTCACACCTTTTGATTTAAATCTATATTTTTTATTTTCAACACAAGTAAAAACAATACCCTCTCCAAAACCATCAACACCAAAAAATTTACCAACAGGGCAAGACTGTTCTACAGAATTTGTAATTTCATTAATCTTATCTAAACTTAATTTTGGATTATTGAAATCAATCTCAATATTATATGTTGGGAATTGTAAAATGTTGTAAATATTATTTGAATTATCTTGAATACTAACAGGTAAATCAACCCATTTATCATCTATTCTAATACCAAATATAACAAACATTTTAGGTAACATATTTACCGCAACACCCTTTTGAATACCCTTACCACACCATTCACCGTATAAAATACAGCTTTCATTAAAAACAATATCTTTGAATAAAACAGATAAATCACGTTTAACCATTTCATTCATAAAATTATTGTTATCTTCATCAAGCGATAACACCCTTTCTTTGGAAGTATATTCTATTCTACCATCTTTATATTTAACAATACTTGAATTAGTACCATGTAGTTTTACAGTACCAGTAAAATTTAATGTTGGATATTTATCAGTATTAATATATATAGGATTACCTTGTTCATCACGACCTTTATAGTCATGATTTAATCTAACCTCTTTAATTAATACTCTTAATAATTCTATGCTAGGATATTTTTTCATTTTTATCTTTCTTTAAAAAAAACTGAATCTTCCAACCCTTCAAAATAATTTGGCTTTTTAAATAAATCGTTTAGAAATTTTGTTTCTCTTAATTTATTAACATGGAACTTAATATTTAAATCATTATGCTCAATAATTAATTCAAAATAAAATTGTTTTATTAAAAAATTTAATTTCTTAAATCTTTTAATATCAATTAATATTGACACCATATTTGAAGTATCAATAGTATTACCATTTCCACACTGAACAAGACAAAGAAAGTATTCACCGTCTTCTGTAATATCAATAACCTGACAATAATATCTATTATAGATCATATTTTATTTTTTTAAATAACACTAAACAATATTATCATTCATAATATTATTTCAATTTAAGGTCTTTTATAACCTTATCTATTAATTTAATCCTATTATTGTTTATATTTTTTAAACCAATAGAATTTCTATTATTTTGTACCAATTTTATTTTACTTTCAGCAAATATACAAAATAAATTATCTGCCTCTTCTTTAGTTAAGTTTATATATCTATCCATGTTCATTAAAATATTACCATTTTTTTATAATAACTTAATATTTATTATACAATTCACCACTATATTCACCATTACTATTAAAAAATTCATTAAAAAACTCAATATTTTCGTCACACAATTCCATTTGATTTTCTTTTATACCATAAACATTTAAAAATCTAATCTCAGAAATATAAAAATTAATAATAAATATATTAATATCTGTCTCTTCTGTTCTCCAAAATTTAACCATTTCATTGTGTAATTTTTTTTGAAATCGTATCAAATCAACTTGCTCAGATTTAACAATAATACTATACAATCTGTTTGCAATATATTCATCAATACTTTTATTATCTGGATTATAATAATATCCGCAAATAAACGAATGAAACATCCTAAGCATTTCAATAATACTAATTTCACCAGAAACTTTATTATATACGCCTTTGCACAACATAATAATATGACTATCATTCTTATCAAAACTAATTTTCTTTCCCATAATGAATATTTTTGATTTTTTATCTAATTATTTATACGATAAAAAACATACTAAGGTTACAAAAAAATTGTAACCCTTTATTTTTTTATAATAAATTATTTAAAAACCTTTCAACAATAATACTACTTAGAATCTTTTTCATAATATTCCGAAAAATAATCAATAATAATATCAATATCATTATTAATATATTGCTTATATAAACTTTTACCTTTTAAAATATTCTTATTACCTCTAAATGGCTTTCTAATATAACCATTTTCACTAAGATACTTACCAATATTTACATATGCATAAATATCAAATTTATCAATACAATATTGTTTACGATCTTTATCTGTCATTGGTACTTTTATTGCCCATTCTAATAAAATATCATCCCAAGAATCATAACCATTATCCCTACCATTAAAAACACAATTATCTGGAATATTATTCTTTTTAATAAAATCATGTAGTTTTATTGGACTAACATCTATTATACTAATACTTTTAATCTCAGTCTTTTCATTGGGTATAATATTTAAAAATTTATTATACACTATATCCAACGCCTTAATAATATCTTCTCTCATATTATTTCATTCTATTTAATAATCTTTTTAAAATATATATTATAATCATTAATAAGACTACCAGGATATTCCCTACCATCCTCTGTTCTAATATATGAATCCTTATATGATCCTTTTGGTGCATACAGTTCATCATATACTAGTTTAATATCGTATTGATCAGTAATTTTTAGCTGTAAATCACTCTTTTCAAAATACTTGAATAATGAACCATCAGATTTTTTAAATAAACCATATATCTTATTTACTAATAACGTATCTTTCTCATATAAAACAGGTACTATCGTTACATTATCACCAATACTAAATAATGATTTAAAATCTTTTATCGCTATACATTTTATCTCTGGCATATTAGTTTTTTATTTTCCTCCTATCTTTTGCTCTTACTCTATGTGGTCTTTTTGATAACTCTTCATATATCCTTATCAATATAATATCTTTCCCTATTCCCATAAGTATTATACGCTTATTATTATAAAAAGTTGTGCTTTATTGTATTTTTGTTTACCTCCTTTTATAATATTAGTTAAATATGTTAATCTGATATCAAAATGATATCATTTTAATATTATTAGATTGATTTATAACGTATTGAATATTAGTATGTTAGCCCCACGTCCCCGATAAATGATATTATTAATTAAAATATTACAATAATAAATATGTAACTTAATGTACATAATAATAAGATTTTTAATATTAATAATATTTGGTTAAAATAGTAATATACAGAATAAAAGATAATAATAATAATAATAATCAAAACGCAATAAAAAAAAGTGTAGGTTAATTTTATTAGTAAGCAAAATAATATTTTGTTTAATAATAATGATAATAAAAAACCCTACCACATAATGATAGGGTTTAATAAAAAACTAAACTACAATGAATGCTTAGAGATTAAGTTCTTGAAGTTTCTTTTCAAGTTCGATTTGTTTTTGTTTTTTTCGATCTTCTTCTGATACGAATTCGCTTAGTTCTTTTTTAATATTTTCAAGGTAAGAAATTTTTTCGTGGTGAGTAACCATATGTATTCTGGCATTAACGTCTTCGATCCAAGAATCAACAGGATATGTAAGCCATTTACAAATTGGGGCTTGTTCAAGGCCACTGTATTTAATTGCTTTGTCGTAGTTTTCCTGTTTAGTTATAAGAAAACCGAGGATTTGTAGTAGTATTTCGATATTAGTAATAACAGAAATATCTAATAATAGACTACTATTAGGTGAGTAAGAGAATTTGGCGTTTGTTTTCCATTTGTAGTTTTGAACATCACCAAGAATAGAACGAATTTTTTCACTGATAATATTAATAGTATCAAGTGGATTTGTGAATTTAGAAATTTGTGTTGTCATATTTGTTTTAATTTTGTTTTACTTATTATACGTTGAACATTGTGGTAAGGTTACAATATTAGTAAAAAAATATTATTTTGTTTTTATATTGTATATAGGTTTAAAACCAAATAATATTTACATATAGGTGATTGAAGAATAATATATTGAATAATAATAATAAACGAAATAATATTAAACAGTATTAATATGTCTTTTAATTAAATTGACAATTCTAGTAATACCAATAAGAATACCATTATTATCACTAGAATTAGATAAATTAGATATTGCTATTTGTTCTTTTTGGAACTGCAATGCTTTTTGTAAAAGGTTATTATTGTCAAGGTTAATAATATTAATAATTTTTTGATATGCTTCATGTGGAGGCATATTAATATTAGTTTGGACGATAATATTATTTATTTCAATAAGTTTATCTTCTTTCATAGTGTATGAACATTGTGGGTAATATTAATAGATAAAAAATATTATTTGGTTTTTTATTATAAAATGGTTATTAAACCAAATAATATTTACATATAGGTGATTGAAGAATAATATATTGAATAATAGATTAAGACAAAATATTATTAATTTTATATATTATTAAAAAGATTTAACATTATTGAATGTATGTGAATTCATTGCAATAAGGTATTCATCCCCATTAATAGTATTTTTAAAATACTTATATCCACCTTTTGTTTTCATCATTAGTTGACAATTAGGATATGTAATATTATCGGGGTCTTTTTTTGCGTGATAATTATATGATCTATCTTCTTTAACATCAGCGAACAAAGGTAATAAACCATCTTCATTATATTCATAACCAATTTTATTAAATGATAAATAAAATGAATGTGGTTGTCTACCAGTTTTTAGTTTAACAACATTATTAGATTGAATAGTAACATCATCAATAGTATAATCAGTAGGTTCATAAGTTCTAAGTGTAATAGTAGAAGTTATGTAATATTCTCTAATAAGATAGATAGTTCTATTGTCTTTCATTTTGGTATATATTAATAAATGTGTATTTATCCCTATTATCAGTCAAATTAATACCAATAATATTATCTTGGTATATTGTGGTATATAATGCAGATAGTTTTAAAAACAGTTTTCGCAAGCCTTTAGAATTAGTATAATCTCTAACATAGAATAAAATATTATAATCGTTATTAATAATATCAATACCAAAATAATCTTTAACAGTATATTGATCTTTTAAAACAAATACATCATAACATTTGTAATAATAACAAATGAATCTAGTAGTTTCAACCCCAAAGATAAAATCTTTATCTGAGTTTATTGAATCAATAATAGTAGAAATATTAATATCATTACTATTAGTTAATAATATTTTAGAATAAGACTGGCTCATAAATTAATCTTTAATAATACTAATAGAATCGTAATCAATATTCATACCTACTTTAGATAATGCTTCATTAGCTATTTTAAAATCTTTATCAAGTAGTTGTATAGCTTTTTGTTTAGCTTCAATTTCATTTAGGGCAATAACAGTACCATTATCAAAAGAAGTAGATATATTACCAGAAACGCTATAATTGTATTTTCTTTCATAGATAATTTCATTATAAAAATTTTTATCATATATATCTTTTATTTTATATTGAATAAAATCTTCTTTGTTTGCATATCTATAACTATCTTTATTAGTTAAAGTAATAGATTGATAAGTTATATAACTAATAAAAATATTAGGATTATCTTTGTTAATAAAACCAATATCATTATTATTTAATAAAACAATACTAAAATTTTTATTCATGATGGAAATGGTTTTATATTATTATACGTTTAACATTGTAGAAGGTTACATAGTAATAAAATAAAAGGGAACATTTAGTTACCTATTTAATTATTAATTTCAAAGTATCACCAATAACAGTATTATCAAACAGAAAAATTGGATGATCACTAAACCCATAACAAGGTTGATTTTTATATGGTTTACTATAGCAATCCCATTTTAATGTTTCATATCCAGTTTTATTATTAACAGATACAATAATTGTTTTTGTATCCAATAATCTATTTTGAAGATTAATTTCTTCTATTGACCTACATGATACAATTAATGATACTATCATCAATAGTATTAGAAATGCTAATGTTTTCAACGTATTTTTACTTAAGTCCAAAACTAGGTAATTTAATACCGAATACGTAGATATGATCAAGATCGGTTCTTTGCATAGCCTTTTCAAAGTTTTGTGTACTTTGAGTTTTATATACAACATTTGAACCAGATTTACCGCTAACACCGCTAGTCCTTTGGTTATAAACCTTTGTACCTGCACAAGATGAAAGCATAATTAGAACGAATACATAAATTAATTTCTTCATAATTATTTGATTTAATTGTTAAAATTTAATGCAATTTTGTTTTTCAATCTTCTAAATTTAGAAGATAGTTTATATAAAAGATCGTTGGGTGCAACAAATTCATATACAACAGATATTTCATTTGTTTTAACACCTGACATAATTAAATTGGTTATTTTGTTCTCAACATCAATAGAATCTATTGATCTTGGATTTTTTAAATGAATACAATGTGTCATATTTATATTTAATAAACAGTTGGAACATTCTTACCATTATCAAAGGTTAAATCCTTATCTTCCCAATTAACGTTGTAGTATATATTATTATGATTAACAAGGATATCAACAATATCATTATCATTGTCTGGAACCTCAACAATATTACCATCTACAATTAAAAACTCACCATTCCTATATGGATGATTTAATTCTTCTTTTAATGTTTTTAAAGATATTATTTGTCTCATAATTTATTATACGTAGAACATTGTGAAAAGGTTATAAATCTTTTATCCAATTGTATAGGTAGTTGTCCTGAATGGATTAAAATTTGCAGGTTTTTTTGAATCAATACCTTTAATATCCAATTCAACATCACCAAACAAGTTAGCACCTGTTTTATATATTTCAGATACTTTTGTAATTGCAGGTTGATAATAATCTCTAATATCTTCCTGTTTAGCACCACCATAGGTAACAGTACCAGCAAAATCAAGTTTCAATGATGAAACAATTTCTTTACTGATATACTTAATCTGTTCAGGTGAGTATAGATCAAAATTTTCAGATAGAAATTTTACAGCTTTATTAATAGACTCTTTACCATTCAAAGATAGTGAATTGAATGATACAAATCCCTTTTCATCGGTACTGATAAACATAACCTCATTATAGGTTCCTAGTTTTGGTTTATTTGGTTTACCGTTCTTAGGATCAATAGTCTGGAATACGCTTCTAAAACCCTTTGTAATGTTAAATTCAAGTGAAAATTTTGCCAGTGTCTTCTTAAAACCGTATGGATAATTATCAACTACTTTTGTCTCGTTTACTGTTAATGTTTGCATATTCTTTTATTAATTTTCAATTGTCATTACTTTCCAATAGCTATTAGGATAACCCTTAAGCTTTTTATTTCTATCTAAGATTCTTAATTCCATTTCTGGATATGTAAGATCATTAGTAATAGTCTCATTTTTTGTAATAAGACCTTTTTTACTACAATAATAACCAAGTCTAAATGTCATACCTATATTAACGTGATATAAAATAAAAGGTTGCAAAAAATCTAATATTTTATTTCTTTTTAAATTGTTCAAACTCTTTTCTGATGATATCTACTTTATCTGTTATATAATCTTTACTAGACAGCCATTCAAATACTTCACTATACATTCTTTCTTCTTGCCATTTACAACCACAGTATCTACAGGTATGAATTTCTTGTTTAACTTCTTCAAGCGTTTCTTGTTTAGCTTCTTTTTTTGGACAAATACATTTTTTTGATAATGATTTACTACAAGATTCTATTTGCTTACATTGTGGATTATTTAGTAGCCAATCTTCTTTTGGAAGGATTATTTTATATAATTTTCCACCATCATTTAACCAGTCAGAATATTCCTTTTCACTCAACCCTATATCATGACCAAAAATATTTAATTCTTTTTCTATTTCCTCAGTAGATTTTTCAGTTATTTCAATAAACTCACAGCTCGGATTCTTAACAAACCATTCTAAGAACTCATCATCAATAGCTTGTACACCATCTTTGATTAAGTCTTGGTCTGTTGTCAAGATGATTTTAACACAATGTGATGGATGATATCCTTTTTCATCTGTTGTTTCTGTTAAAATATGGTCTGCCCAACAGCCATTACTGTTGCCAATAGATTTTGTAATTACATTTCCACCATATATATTAGGAGTTTTTACATAAAACCAATCTCCCTTTTTAATTTCTTCATCAGAAGTGATGTAGATATTTTGATTTTGATTTAAAGATGTATCTTCATATTTTTGATTAACAAACTCTTTATATGAGTGCATAAGTTCATCAGTTTTAAGCCTTATTGTTAACCTACTTTGTTGTGATGTTGGTAATAAATGTATATTTTTCATAATTTAGTTTGTTTAATGTAAATAAAAACCATTCTGTCCACTCCAATAGTAGAGTACTACTGCTGTGTTACAAGCAATTTATTGTACATTTACATTAAACTAAACACTTTGGATTGTGTTGATAGTACTACTTTTCGATTGTGTAGTTATTCAAATACAGACCACTGTAACTATTGTTTAATTGTAAATCAGATGATTGTTTAAGTTTATTTAATTACACCATGATCTAAATACATGCCATCATTAGATGGTGTTTTAGTTGGTGTAGTTGTTGCTGTTAATACTGCTAGTGCTATTGAAATTAGTAGTGTCATATTTGTTGTGTTTGTTCCATATATACAATATTCCATATATTCCCCATCCTGGACTAAGAGCTCCGATAAATCCTAAAATGAAAATGTTAAAGTTTTCTAATACATCATACCAAAATCCATCAGGATATTTATAATAACTTAGATGTTGAAAAACCCAAGTTGCATATACTATTACAATAAATATCCAAATTATTGTAAGTAATATTTTAAATGTTGTTTTCATTCTTGTAGTTGTTTAAATATGTTACAAATTATCAAACTTAATTATGGGAATAATTAACCATGTACCATATTTATCTTCTTTAAAGGCATATTTTATTGCTTCTTCTTCTGTATCAAATTCAATTTTTACATTTCCTCCAGTAATTTCAGAATAATTACCATGAGATAATGTAGATATTAAATCATACGAAAATGAAGATGTTTCTTTTCTAGTTTCACATAATTTTAATGCGGTGTATTTTTTAGTAATATCCATTGTAGAGTGTTTAATGTTTTATCTTAAAACACGATTTGGAAAATATGTTAAAAGAATTTCAATAGCTTTCATTTTATCTTCTTTAGAAAACTTATCAATGTAAGCCTTAAACAACTTAGGATTAAATTGTTTGAATTGTTTAGCGTTAGATGTTAAAACATAATCTTTTGAAAATGTATTAAAGTATGCTTTAGTTTCTTCTGTTACAATATATTTGTTACCCGCAAAATGTTTTTCACCATACATAAAATTTATATTATGTAAGCATTTAACAGTATCTCCAACTTCAAATTGTTTTTGATTTAATTCACCATTCATCCAATTAGGTAAGTTTGAATTAGAGTTCATTGGAAGTTTAGTATAATCATACTCTTCTTTTGTATTCACTACTTGTTTTTGATTTGGTTTTAAATCAGGGAATGCTTCTTCAATAATTTCTCTATCAGAACCTTCTTCAGTTTCTTTTCTCCAAATTTTTTCAACCTGTTCAATAGTTAATAAACTTGGATTTCTACTTGCAAAGTATTCATCACTAAGCTCGTGTTGTTTAAGATATGATTTAGAACTAAACCATTTTGCTGCTAATTCACGAGTTGTCATCAATGTTTCTTTTGTTTTCATTGTTTTAGTTGTTTAATTGTTAAATATTTTCCTACTACCACATGTAGGAACTGCACAATGTTTGTTGACTACTTGGTATTATTGAGTAGCACTTTAATAACTTCCATACAACAAACTACTACAACAATATTACTATTGTTGAGGCATATAATAAATGGGAGATTTGCTTCATCTTGAACTCCTCCAGCCATTTTGTTTTATTATTATATGCTGCCACCATCACTGTGTTTTTAAGGTTAAATACTTAATATTCTTCATTAAACTAGAAATTCAAGGGGCTTGACCCTTACCTTTAAGTATTTTCACAATGATTTTATATCTTCTACCAATAAACCCAGAGCAACAGGCTATTCTAAAGTCATCCATTTACTACTATAGTAGTGTTATGATGAGTTATTGGTATAGAATATTATCTAATGTTTTGTAATAGCCTCTTATTATGTACTGTAAACAGTATCAGTGAATCTGTACTACTTACAAAACAATTAGATAGAAAATGATATTTGTGTTGTAAGCTCTAAGCATTTTCTTACTTTAAATCCCAAACTTTTATTGGAACAACACAATTTGTAGTAATATATACCGTTAATTTACATCATTCAAAATCTATTTGAATAACACGGATTTGTATACTACTACAACTTTTTATGTGAATTAACTAACAGGAAAATGTTAGATTTAAAGATTAGTAAACTAATATCTATAATTCACAAAGGTTAATATCAAACCTATATTTTCAATATTTCAATTTTAGATAAATCCGTTCGATTTATACTTATTATACGTTGTTACGATTCAAAAGGTTTCCAAATAATAAGGCAATCTGTCTGATAATAACAAGGAACACTATTCTGAATATCTTTAATTTCAGAACGAGAAACTGAAGCATCAAGATAAAGACCTTCGCCAATACAACAAGATAGAGAAGAATCAGAATAATAAACATATCTAATACCAAACGCTAAACAAGGTATTCTCACCATAGAGGGATATAACTTTTTCAATTCATTGAATAAAAGTCTCTCAATCTTTAATTGTAACATATTGTTATGGTTTATGTTAATAGTATATAATAAATCCGTCCGATTTATACTTATTATACGTTGTTACTGTTTAAAAGGTTTCGTTTTTTTGAAAGTTTTTCAAGTTTTTTCAACCTCAACTTATCTTTATTAGATGCAATTATTAATAAGATAAAATAATATACAAACGATAAAATAAATAGAATAGTCAATGATAACCTATCAATTTCATAGGAATATTTTACCCTAAGAAAATCAGAAAGAATACCAAACAGACAATATAAAATACCACTAGCGATAACAGTTTTAATAAAATAAATATTTTTTAACATTGTGCCTATCTGATTAAGTTTTATACTATTTATACGTGTAATAGTATTAAAGGTTGCCTACTGGCTTATATTTCATTAAAAATAAATGTTCTACCTCATCACGTTTCCATTTACTAAGCTTTGATTTTTTTTGCTTTATTAATCTATATTCATTTATTAGATCAATATTATTGGGAAGTTTCCTACTATAAATTCCATATTCATTAAGACTATTATTTAAAAACTTATATTTGTTTATTAAACTATCATTGATCAATTCATACGCTTGACCTTCAATATCAATTGTATCTGTTTTATTTAAAACAATAACATGATCAAAACTATTAATAACATCTTTATCAGAAGGATCAATAATAGTATATTCAACATTTGTTATCTTTGGTAATATACCAGCACCAACATTTCCAATAATACCTATTTTAAAATTCTTATTTTTCATTTTCTTTTATTATCATGTAAATATCTAATATACATTTAATAAAAACAACTATTCCAGCAATTATTGCATATATCTTATTAAAGAATGTTAGTGAAATAAAAAATATTATTAATAGTGAATAACTTTTATTAAACCATTTCATATTATTATTTGTTTATTGTTTTTAAATTTAATAAAAGAAAAGAAAAAACCCTCAATTAAGAGGGTTTTTTTCTTTTACTTATTAGGCATTAACCTTTTCAGTCTTCTTTTTGCCTTGCTTTTTTGTTGGCATTTCGGCAACATTTTCGGCAATTACTTTGGCAATTTCGGCAGTTGTTTCAGCTACAGTTTCAGATTCATTTGTAGCCTCTGTTGTTTCGGGTGCATCCTGTACAACTTCAACGTGCTCAGTTGTTTCAGCTACAGTTTCATTTGTAGCCTCTGGCAATTCAACTTCAAGGTCAACGTCAGCATACCCGAATTTTTCAACATACTCAGTCCCAAGGAATTTTGGATTGATGGCACCGAAATGCTGAGTAGCATAGTCTTCTGTGAAAAGGGATTTCAATTTGTTATGTATCACAGCCTTACCTGCAAATTTACCGTCCTTTCCGATTACAGGGGTTCCTTCAACATCCACAAGCTTGATGGAAATGTTTGTTTTTACAGTATCTTTGATGTCTGCATAGTAGACTTCAACGAAACACGGCATACCGAATTTCTTGTCTACACCTTCACTTGCTTTGAAAACAAGTCTTTCTCTGTGTTGCATACCCAATACGGTTGCAAGGAAAATCTGCACACTCTTAGGATTTCTCATAATTTTTAATTGTTTTTAGTTGTTTAATTGTTTTTGTTTGTTTTGCTTTGTAATTTATTATACGTAATGTATTTGCTAACGTTTCACTTTTCTGAAAATATTTTTCAGCATGTCACAATTTTAACATGAATTTTTACTGCCTCAGGTTCAATAAACATAGCTACGTTTGAAACTTCGTAAAGATGTGCATCGTTACTAAAGAAAATGTTTGTACCGATTGGAGGGATAACTGTCATAGGCACAACCATTCCATCGTTTTCAGACTTTGAAACAATTACATCCATCACAGGATTTTTATAGACAATTTTTTTCAATTGTCTTTCTTTTACTATAGGTTGAATACCTAATAGTTTTGAGATAAATTTTTTAAACTTATTCATATTGTTAGAGTTTTGGTTGCTTTATACAATATTATACGTATTAGGTTTGCTAAGGTTTCAAATTCCTGAAAATTATTTCAAGTTTTTTACAACCTCAATAAACTTATATACTTTTAATGCATCATCCCATTTTTCTGGGCAATGAGAATAGCCAATAATCATATGTGAATTATTTAACGATTTAACCATTTTGGTAAACCTGTCATAATTTGAAAAGGTAGTAGAAAAACTAATAATCTGGGCCTTCTCAAAATATTCTTTAATCTCAACCTCAGTTCTAAGATAAAAGAAATTAATTGTAGATATCTTTTTTGAAGGGAATCTGTTCTGCAAATATTCTACCCACTTTAGCTCGGCATGTGCATCATTTTCACAAATAACAATATCAGCGAAATTGTCAATAGGAAAATTGTCACTGAAACACTCATCGGTAATAGTATTGCCTCTTAGTGGCATATATGAACCAATAGGTCTAATTAATAACGTACCTATCTTTTTTGCTACTCTCTCATAACTCAATTCGTTTACCCCTTGTTTTTTTACAAGGTATTCCAGTTCACCCTTATCGACAACCCCATGCAAACCATTCATTACAACGGTATTGAATAGTTTTTCCTTCATAACCTCATTAAGGTTATAATCAATATTAGTATTTGGTTCATAAACCAAAAACCAATTTGAGTGTCCTTGTACTTTTACAAATCGTTTCATTATTATCTAAAATTTATGTCCAAACCAACGACCTAGTAATATTGGTAATGTTATTGGTGCCAATAAAATATTCCATAATGAAAGTTTTTGTTCAGTTCCAATACCGATTAAAAACAGGTATGAGAAAGCAATATAATAGTATAGCATGATTATGTTTGTTTTAATGATTATACGAATAAGAATAATAAAAGGTTACATAAATATCAAAAAAAACTTGGAGCAAAACCCCAAGTCTTTTATAACCATTAACCTAACAATATTAATATGACTTCAAATACAAATCGGCAAGCTCATTATTATTGATACCTTTATTTGTATTGTACTTACCTTTTCCGTGTCCAAAATCGTGTTCGAATACCCCTGAACCCTCAATAGATACAAGGAAATCCATAATTTCTTTTGCCTTAAGCCAAGCTGAACGCTTGTAGAATTTAGGCTGACAAAATCCGATACCGATATAATTCAGTAATTCTTCTTTTGTATATAACCTTTTTGCAGGAACCACCAAAACCTGATAACCAACTAACATAGTTAATTCATTTAAAAGATTTTTATATTCCTCCACCTTTGCAGGTATAGACTCATCAATATAACCTTTTACCACATTCCCATGCTGACCTACATGTGCATAGCATGTAAATGTTTCACCGTTCCATGTTTCAGGAAACACTGCATAAACATCTTTGTTTTGCTTATGCTTGTAGAATTGTACTTTGATAACCTCTTCCATACATATTTATACGGTTAATACTATTAAAAGGTTACACTGGATTTAAAAAAAACTCAGAAGGTTTATAAGGTTTACCCCAAAGATTAGATTTACCTCTTAATCTTGTAGATAAAACTAATACTCTTATTGATTTCTCAGTTTTGTTCTTACCATCATATAGATATTCTTTTTTATTGTATCTAATACTTTTAGGCAAATTGGCTCTATGGAATGTTTTCATCTCTTAATACCTTCAACAGTTTCAAAAGTTTCACCTTCTTTTTTTGTTCGTCCATACATTAGATAAACTATTTCATCACCATACGAATCCAAATCAGCACCAATAACATGATCAATTTGTTTTTCTATGTGCTTATGATTCTCATTTGATAAATCATATAAGCCATTACAGTCGTTACATTGATACATATTTTTATTATTAAAGATTTTTTATATATTCAATAAAATCAATAACATTTAATGGATTAGTTGTACCACTAATATTCCACTCGGTTAACTCAGTTAAAGCATACTCACGCTCTTTGTGCCAATCGTAAATAGAATATATACAATCATTGAATTTAACAACCCACTCAAAATTTGTCTTACCGTCTTCAGCATTGTTAAACGTAGGTTCTCCAAGTTTATCAATAAGATTTTGATATGTTAACCCGTTTAATATACCAACACGCCAAGTAGTACCTTTTAGGCTCTGGACTTCATCAAATGTTAATACTTTGTGCTTCATAGTATATTATACGGTTAACATTGTCAAAGGTTACAATTTCCAGAAAACATTTCCAAATAATCTTATTCTTTTAGGTATATTATTTGAGTTAGTATTCCAGACCTCAATAGAACCAAATTTAAAAACTCTATCTGATAAATATAAATCTTTATTCATTTCTATACAAGTTTAAAATCGTCACCTTCAACAATAATAATACCTCTCTTTATTAGTGACTCAATCTCTCTGAATAACTTATTTTTATAAGTTGCATCTGAGTTTTTTACCTGTTCTACCGTCAGTTGATTATGACCGTAAATCGGGTGCTTTGTTGAAATTAAACTTGTACCAATTAATTTTGTACATACTTTTATTGAATATGTTATCATTGAATTTCTTCTTTAAATTCTTGGTATAATACCTCAATTGATTTATTTAATCTATCTGCTTTTAAAAAGCTTAACCAATTAGCAAAGGCAATAGCCTCTTTCTTTTGAATCTCTTCAATTTGTTCAAAGGTAAGTGTTAGCATATTAATCAAATTTATATGTTTCGGGTTGTCTGTAATATAGTCCTACTGTATCAATTGTACAAAACGAGTTAAAGTCGTCTAGGTTGTGGAAATTAAATAATCCATCTATCTTTTTTAATAATTCGTCTCTCAGTCTCAAAGTTGAACCCTCTCTAAACCAGACTATCATTGTATCCATAAAAGCCTCATCCTGAATGGCTCTATTTCTTAATTCATTAATAAAGATAAATTCATTAAGAATATCTGAATTTTTTACCTCAATATATTGGTTTAATAATCTAATGAATCTATCCATATGAAAATGAAAAATATTATTAATTTTTGCATCTTCCATTATAGTGTTATCCAATAACTCTTGTGCATGGGCAATATAATCAGGCCCTCTTAAAGAATTAGAACCCCAAAACCCTTTTACCTTTTCAAGGTTCTTTGTGTAATACTCAATACGTTCTTTTCTACTCATCATAGTATTATTAACGTTAATAATATGGAAAGGTTACAAAATAAATAAAAAAACCTTGAAACATTGTTCCAAGGCTTTCCATAATAAACCACATAAATATGAAACAGAAAATTTATAAATCAAATATCTCTTTTAAAATCTCAGATTGAGACAATTTTATATCTCTTAAAGCCGTGTAGTACTTTTCGCCTATCTTAACAAAGATTCTCGAAATTGTGTAAGTATAAAACTCTGACATAAAAAAATATTGTACATTGCCACCTCTATACCACTTATATGGAGGCAATACATTAAGCATCTCATTAAACCTCTCTTCGGTTATTTCTACAAAAGGTTTTTGTAAATCCTTACAATACTGTGCAATCAATTGATCATACTCAATATTATCAATCAATTTGAATTTACCTCCTTGAGAATCAAATTGTCTTTTATCTTTGATAATATCATATGCAAAACCATCGAATGGCTCGTTTGCTTTTAAAATGTAGTGGAAGTCGTTCATAGTATTATTAACGGATTCAATTTAAAAAAGTTTCAAATACTCCAAGATTTTGAAGAAATATATTGCTCAGAAATTGAAGTATAAAGATAGCTAATAATATATGGTAATTTTTTTAGTAAATCCAAATACATTGTTTCTTTTTCCGTTAAATCTCTTATTCCATCCAATTGATTAGGTTCAATATTACACGCAATTGATTCAAGTGCAATCATTAAATCTGCTGGATTCATAATCGCTCTTGGTGCAATACTATTATCTTCTTTTTTTACTGAAATTTCATTCGAAACATTGTATCCATCCAAATTAGTGTAGTATTTAAAAAAATAAGATAATTCATTTAGCTCAATCAATGTATCAAAAAAATCGTTCAAATCTAAATCACCATTGTAAAAGGGATGAATAGCATTTTTAAACTTAGATTCTTTCATAACATTGTTTAAAACCTCTTTAGTAATTATGTTTTTCTCAAACAATGTATCTAATTCCAACCGTGAAAGTTTATTGGTAGTATAGCCCATTATTTCAAAATCTAACAACCCTTATTTCAAGGTCAGAAGTATTATACATTGTATTTAATAAAATTATGGTTATATACCTAAACTTTTAACTAAACGTTTTTTAATACCATCTAAATTGTATTGATATCCCTTTCTTGTTCCATCAAAGTAAACCTTCAACAAATCAGTAATAAAAATATCTTTTATTATAATACCATTTGTCTTTTCGGTAAATGTTACGCCTTTACCTTTAAGCCAAATTTTCAGGATATTAAAATCGGTATGTCTTGATTCTTCTACCTGTTCTTTCCAAATATCCTTTTCTTCCCTTGTAAGTGACATTGTATTATTAGTTTATTTTATTATACAAAAAAGAAAAAACAATGTTTCAATTAAGAAACATTGTCTTTATAGTTTTGATGCCTCCAAAATTCACATTGTCCAATTGAAGTCTTTAATGAAAGAATTTTATCTGTCATTATTATACCTCCACCAATTGACCTACTATTATAAAGTAAGATAGGACTTTTAACCTCACCTGTTGTTCTACCAATACGGCCAACAATGTCAAAAGTTTCACCCCAAGACTTACCCGTTTCAGGGTTTCCATAATCAATAATGATACGTGTCTTATTTAGCCTTACTTTCTCAAGCAATTCCACAAGCACGTCCAAAGTTTCAACATTGTACCAAGTATTATTTAGCACTTTGTACTGTTTGCCATTGTACTCTTTAATTTCGATCATTGTTTCATTAATTATGTTAATACATTGTTATACGTTAATAATATCAATAAGGTTACAATTTTTTCACATTGTTCCAAAAAAAATCCTTGCACCTTGTTTGTGGCCTTGTCTTGCAAAACTTTTGTTGGTAGGTACGTTTAATAAAAATAGTACCGCAAGCTGGACAATAGCAAATATTACCCACCTTTGCACCATTATTAATCTTATATAAATTAATTGAATCAATCATATACTTCATTTATATATTCCAAACATGCTAAGGGAAAAAATTTTTTAAACAAATCCTTTGCATCTTTTTCTGTTTCTGCTTTTATTTTAGTTGAAAACATTGGCTTTTTTGGCCTATGCCAATTTGCATTATATTTGATATTAAAGGTTTTCATAATGATCTAATATTTTGGTTCAACTTCTAAAACTTTGCAAATTTCAACATAAACAGGAATAAGATACGAATAATCTTCACCTGAACTAAATTTCATCTCAATATCAAATTGATAATCAAACCAAAGATTCAATAGAATCCGACTAACCAAATTTTCATTCTTGACAATTTGGTTAAATGTAGGGTATTCAAAATGATACCCATAATCTGACATAAATTCAAGGTCAAAGGTAGCATCGGTAATTAACCTAGATAGCTTTTTTGAAATTTTCATTTTAAATGTGGTTTTTTGTTTATACGGTATGAATTTAGATTGGTTTAATCTTTAATACTTATATTTATATTTTATACCCACTGCACCCGAAAAAAGTTTAAATATTTTATATTATTTTGTAACCCTGCAAACTGTTTGCTCGTTAATATTATTAAATAAACCACATAAGAAAATGACAAAATTCGAATTCATTCAGTCAATTGGCCTAAATCCTCAATTTGTATCACTTGTAATGGATACACCTGCTGATTTAGTATCACCAAAATCAAATCCTTTCAATGGACTTCAAAAAATAACTTACAGACTAGTTATCTGTAATTTCATTTATGAGCGTTCAGTAATTGCACAACTAGAAAGAGAAGGTAAAAGTCCAGACTTATATGTTAGTGGTGGTCGCAGAAATGGACTTGAATATTTTAAAGGTTCAAAATGCTTAATGCATAACAAAGATTTTTCAGAATCTTATCTTTGGGTAAAAATAGAAAAAATTTTGGAATACAAATACATGTTAAACAGTGAAGAAATCCCTGAAACTAAGTTAATCGGGTACTTAAGAGAAAAAAGTAGTCCTATGACTCAGGAACCTTTGGACAAAAAAATAGAAGTACGAAATATTAAGTTATCTAATATTATCAGTATAACTGCTAACGGGCAAATCTATTACTAATAAAATAATATAGGGCTAATTTTTAGCCCTATTTTTTTGTCCTTTTTTCGCAACCTTTTAAAATTAGATACGTTAATTAATTATAACCGTCACAACAACGGGGATCGTGTAGACTCCAACCTACTTTATTTTTTTTATACGGGTTTTATTAGGTACAAAAAAAAAGTTTAAATATTTTATCTTTTTTTGTAACCCTAATTAAAATATATACGTTAATAAATGTAATTCAGGTGCAAAGGTACTGAAAAACTAGTCAGAAAAAAGTTTAAAATTTTTAGATAATTTTAAAACCCTTTTAAAACTAGATACGTTAATAAGAGTAAATAAGGCAGTAAGGCCGCAAGTTCATTGAAATATTTGATTCGCTTATCCTTTGGGATTAAAAAGCCTTATTGCAGTCAAAGTAATATTAATCATTCACAAAACTAATAACCCACAAAAAAAATGGAAACTACAAAGAAAGTTATCAACAAATCAATTGAGGCCGTTTTGAAACCTGTTTATAAGGTTGAAACTAGTTCACTTTTCAACCGTGATTTGAAAATTGCCTCAGACAAATCCCAAGCCATCATTCGTGAAAACGAAATAATTGGGTTTGTTAGCCCTAATTTCAGTCTTATCAAACCGATGGATTTTCACAGTGAGATTATTCCTAGATTTGAAAATCTAGGTATCAACGTAGAATCAACAGGGCGAATCGATTCAAAAGGCAATTGGGAAATTCGTTACCAAACAAATGGTGGCCAATTTGCCAAAGATTGGAAAACAGGTGATGAAATTAACCCTTTCGTCAATTTTTTCAATGGTTTGGCTGGAACTAAATCAGGTGGTGGTTCAGGTGGTGCGCTTCGAAAAGTTTGTTCAAATGGCATGACTGCAAATGTGGTCAAAGAAATTTTTGAGAAAAAAGTCAGAAATACCCAAAATACCCAAAACCTGAAATTTGGGATTGATTTTGATTTTTTGATTCAAAAGTATCTAATTTTCTTTGAATCATTTGATCAGGTTTTGGAAGAGCAAAAAAAGATTCAGGATAGGGAATTCAAAAAAGATTTGATTTTGCCTGTTTTCATGGAACTAACCAAGGGAACAAAATTTCCTCAGCAAAAATTCCAATCCGCTTTTGATAGGATTGCATTCGAAGCAAAAGAAATAGGGTATACTGAAATGAATAGTTACCTAGCTTATTCAGGGTTGAACTATATCCTTGAGCATGACAGCATGGCCTTGGATATTAACCAAGTCAAAGAAATTGATCAGACAATTTCAGCCCGTTTGGCCTCATTAGACCTATCTGAGGCACTTCAAAACTATAATAATGAAGTGCAAGCCGAAAAGGAACGAATTGAGGCTTATAAGGTAAAAAATGATGGTAAAGAGCCAAGGGGTAAACGAAAGGTTTTGGAGCTAGATTTGACAGCATTCTAAAAAAGTTAGGGGTTTATAGCCCCCAACTTTTTACCTTAAATATTTTAAATGGTCACCTAACAAAATAAAAAATGTTTGCAAATTTCAGACCCTCACTAAAAAAACAGTTTAACGGTATTGTAGGAACAAAGTTTAATCCTAATACTTATTTTATAGTCAGACCAAGAGGAAAAGGTTTTGTTATTAAAAATTTTGTTAATGGGTTAATCGTGCTTGAAATTACAAGTCATCGGATTCTTTGGTTAAACGGTCAACTTTTTGATAATATACCTGAAACATACTTTTTAAAACTTTGGGGTATTGTTGTCAGACGTTTTCCAGAACTCGAAAACATACCATGGCCAAAAAAAGCTGGTATAAAATATTCAAATCACTTTAATTACTCATTGAGATAACTAATAAACCTACCTATATTTAATAGGTAGGTTTTATTTTTAAATATAATACAATATCTAATAGATTAGGTATATTACCCCCCTCCCATAACTACCCCGTTAATACCCCCCCTAAACCCCTAGGTATCCTCCCTCCCACCTACCCCCACCTAAGCCCCTAGTCCAGATGAACGGGGGCTTACATGAAAAAAAATTTTTCAAAAAATTTTGGATTTTCTGGAATCTACCTATTAAACACCAGTGCCCAAATCAAAAAATTTTTTTCCAGAAAATTTCAGAAAAACTCATATTCAAGTCTTTTATTAATAGCGTCAATTTCATTATCAAAACAACCTAAATGTTTTTTTCTACCATTAACAGAAATCCTAGCAATCCATTTATTTCTTTCAACATGCCAATAAACCCCTTTTTATTTTACAAACATAAAAAAAAATCTAGAAAATTTTTTCATATTTTATAAATAACGTTTACTTTTGTTTAAATTAATTATGTAATAATGAAAAGTGAAGAAAATAGTATCTCAGAATTTTTAGAGAACAACCCAATACTATTAGAAATAAGATTAAATGTAATAAATCAGATACCATTTATAAATTTAATTACAGAACTTGGTTACAGATAGAGCAAATATTGGACACCAGATGAAGATGAGATATTAAATAAACTATGTATATTAGCTAATAAATATACTAATGATATATTAAAAGAAATTGAGGATATACAACAATAAAGGTATAATATGATAAATAAAAAAACGGAAGATTCTGAGATTAAAATTTTAAAAATTGCAAATGATTTATATTATTTGTATGAGAGTGAAGATAGTATGCCACCACAGGTTCTAGCAATAATTATACATGCAAGAAAAATAGTTAATGAAATTTTATTTAAAAAATAAAAAAGGAATATAATAACATAAAATAACTAAAGATGATAACATTTAAAAAGCCAAAACCTGGAGATATTGTAACATTTTATTATAGTGATGAATTTTCAGATGTACATGCAGAATATATTGGTGAGTATCATTTTAAAGATGGTTTTAATAATAATTGTCAAAGGCCAATAATAAAATTAATGCAAGATATTAGTTATACATCAACACATCATAGTGGTGAGACATTTAGAAAGGGAATGGAAATTAATTTTTTTGAACCTATTTTTGAAACAATAAACGGTAAAAAATATTTTAAGACAATATTATTTCGTATTAAATTATTTTTATATGATTTATTTGATGACTAATAGTATAATATATTTTTTATTTTGTAATAATACAATTAATTTTGCTCTGATCTACTTTTAGAGAGTATTAATATGCGAATTGTAAAAAGGGAGACGTTATTAGATCAGGCGAGGCAGACAAGGTTATTTGAAGTTTTTTCGGAAAAGTTTGATTACAGGTTTAGGCAATTTTCATCATTTAATAAAAAGTACAGGATAGATGGGTATTGTTACGTTATTGGATAGAGTGTAAGTGGTATAGAAGGGAGGCGCATTGTTATTTAAATGTACCTAAGTTTAATGAGTTGTTATTATTAAGTGAGAGAACGAACGTACCTAGCTATTTAGTTTTTAGGGAGTATAAGAGGTGGGGTTATATTATGTTGCACGATGGTAGTAATATTGTATGTAAGTATAGTGTAAAAATATTAGGAGGTACGCCAAAGAACAGGGTGCAAAATGGTGATGATATAGAGCCATTAATTGTTTTAGACCGTGATGATATTATATGGTGTATTTATATTTAATATAAAAGTATATGAATATTAGATTAATAATAGAGAAAGAATTAAATAATATAAAAAGTGATTTAGATATAAAAACAATGTATGGTTGGTACAATACATTTAAGAACAGATATTATAAAGATATTACAAGAGTTATAACAAATCATAATAATCAATACGGTAATATTTTTGGTATAGATGATCCTAATTATGTTATAGATAACAAACCAGAATTAATAAACATTAAAGATTATATTAGTTCAGATAAATATTTTGATCACAATAAAAGAATTGAGAGTTTATCAAATATGATTTTAAAAAATATGGAGTTTGAACCAATTGTTGTTGAACCAAACAAAAAATATGTTATAGAAGGTCAGCATAGAATCAGAGCAATAAAAAAATTAGGGATGAAAACCATATTAGCATATAAAATTATTGATAAAGATAATTAAATAATAAAAATATAAATTTAATTAAAATATTTAGATAACATAATTTCTATTGAGTTATGGATATTAGCTTCTAGTATTTCTGCTTCTTTTTGGTCAATATTTAATTCTATAGGAAGTTTTATATAGATATTAATCATATCATTATTAATATTTATTTTATATTTTGTTTCAGGTGTTTGACAATCAGTTGGTATAGCTTCGCTAAGTTTTTTTATTATATTTATTGTTTCTCTAATATCATTTTTCATATAAATAAATACGATATAATTTTTTTTTTGAATATATTTATTGCCAGTAATTAATGTTTTTTGTATATTTGTTATAGTTTTATTATAAACATATTATAATATGGAAAATACAACAACAGTTAGACTTGATCTTGGGATATCAGCACAAAAAATAATTCAACAAATAAAGATTAATAATAAACATATTGAAAACCAATTAGCAAAAGGAATAGAGTTAGCGTTAAAAGAAATTGATGAGGAAGGTTTTGTTAATTTTATTAAAGATCAAACTAAAATTGAATTAATGAAAATTATTAATAATACTATTTTTAGTTGGGAAATGAGAAATCATATTGAGAAAGTGATTAATAATAATGTTACAGAAAAAGTTAGTCAATATGCAAATAAAATTGCTGATAAATTAATATCATCATTAGAATCCGAATAATATGTAGTTAGAAAAAGATATTTTAAATAGTGTAATTGATCATCATTATATTGATAATCTTGATAAGATATATGATAAGAGTTATTTAAATAATAATATGAAAAATTATTGCTGTAATGAATCTATTGTTAGATTATATAATGATAATAAGTTCTGTATCCAATATCAATATGTTTTGACATTGTTTCATCAAAAGAAACTTTAACCTCAAATTTAGGATCAGTTTCAATCATTTTTTTTAAAAAATTATTTTTCTCTCTAAATTTAATATTTTCATTGGTAATATTATTAATTATAGATTGCATTTCAACTTCAATTTTATATAATCCTGTTTTCCAGTATTCATACTGTTGGGGTGTCATTGGTACTAAAACCTCTTTACTATCTGAGTACATATTACTTTTTTACAAAAATAAATATTTTTTACATATTTACAATTATTTATATAAAAATAAATTTATGAATATATTTGATTTGATAAAAGAAGAAATTAGTGTGTACGATAAAATGGCTGATTTACAATATTGGTTTGAAAATGAAACAAAAAAAATTGATTCAATTAGTAATTATAAGGAATGGAAATTCAAACAAAATGTTTTAATGAAAACATATTTAAAGAAAAAAAACGATTTATTAAAAAAGGGGGATGATTCATATGAATTAGCTGGTAATATGAATTCAAAATATATTTATCATTATACAAAAGAAGATAATTTATTAAATATATTAACCGATAATGAAATGGTGACAGGTGAGAATGGTATTAGTTTTACTTCACATTCTAATTTATATAAAAGAGGTTTTGTATTTTGGTATCCAGGAAAATATAGTGAAGGTACTCATCATGGAAATACAGGTGTTAAAATAAAATTCGACTTCAATAAAATGAAAGCAGATGGTTTAAAATTTAAAAAAGGTTCAGAAGATTTGGGAACGCATAGTGGTGAATTAGAATTAAGATTAATGGAGGATGAACTACATGATGTTAATAAGTATATCGTTGAGATTATTATTTTTAAAGATAAAATAAAAAATTACGATATTTTAGAAAAAATAAAAAAATTATTAGATTTGAGAAAAATTAAACATAAAATCATATAATATGCAATTAAGTTTATTTAATCAAGATCAAAAGCAAGTAAGATGTTGGTATTGTGACAAAGAAAATGAAAAAATTGGTGATCAATGGGTTTTGACAAATAAAGGGTTTTGTACTGCTGAAAATTCTACCGTTAACGGTAAAAATAAATTTTATCAAGAGGTACATAAAAATACAATTCAAAAAGATTGTAGTCAATATGAAAATAAACATATAAATAAAGATTATTTATTTAAAACGTCATTAATATTATTAAGAGAGTTGGCTGATTTGCAAAATGGTCCACCACTTGAAAGATACCGAAAGGAATGGGAAGAGTGTATCGCAAATGTTTACAATTTTTTAAAAAATCATGAATAAAATTTTGTTTAGAATTTTTTCTATTATACATTTGTCAAACATTTAAATAATAAACATATTATGAGTTGGTCATACGGAAAATATAAAGCATGGACTGAGTTAGATGATAAAAGACGTGTAGAAAAAAAGAAAAAAACAATAAAAAATTATCGAATGATGATTGGCTAGATAAACTAATGCCATATGGCCCAAATGGTATTGATTAAAATATGGGAAAAATAATAGGAAATGTTAACGATAATGAATTTATCGTTAAAATTAGTTGAAATAAATATTTTTTACATATTTACAATTATTCATAAAAAAAAATATGAATATTTTTTTTGATTTTAATTTTTTTTTATTAACTTTGTATTGTCTTGTTAGTTTAATTAGAACGATCAATAAATAAAAACACCTCTTTTGTACGCTATAGGTTATAAGCTGTTGGTCTTATTGGGAGGTAATATGGGTGGAGAATCGGGAATCCCGTACAAGATTTAATTTTAAATAAATTTAATAATATGAATATTAATATAGGAAATTATTTAGACGGTGGTAGTACACTTATAAATATTAATGGAAACGAATTTTGTTTCGATAATAGGATAAAAACAGAAACAAGAGGTAAAATTTACAACGGTTATCCAGAAAATGATAATAGTAATATATATCCTAATCAAATTGAGGTTAGAGAGATTTTATCAAAAAATATTCAACAGCTTGAAGATTATTTAAATGAGTTAAGAGAATTAAATAAATTCATTGAATATAAAGGATATAAATATTACTATGAATATAGGACTGCAAAGCATAAAAAAGATATTTGTCTTGCAACAACCGATCCAGAAAAATATTGTAATGGTTTTTATTTATATTCAGATAAAGACTCAGGAAATAATAAAGCATTTGTTGTTATTGATACAGATCAACCAGATAGTTCATGGTATGAAAATTAATTAATATAATTATGTTTCCAATATATTATAACGGTACTATGTATTTTGAGGATGATTGTCATCCATTGTTTTTGCAATATTATTTAATATACGGTGGATCGAATGATAATTGTTCCGTATTCATGAATGAAACTACTATTATCTTTCCTGATGGCACAATATATAAACAAGAAGATGAAGAAATTTCAGATATTGATGAATCTTATTATAATGATAACGAATATTATGACTACGAATATTAATTAAATTATGAAAAATGAACAAATTGTAAAAACAACAAATAAGATAAAAAAAAATATAGATCATTATACTGATGAAGATTTATTGTTATTAAATAATGATTTAATGAGATTATATAAATATCTGACAAAAAAAAGAGATGTTGTTAAGTTTGTTGCAACATTAAATAAAAAATTAAATACAAAAGAATTTATTATTTTTACAGAGTTGTCAAAAATAATCGATAAAGATATTGCACCTTTTACAGACAATTATTTAAAAAGAAATATTTACTTTATTCAAATTGCAATACAAGAAATTTTAGATGAACGAAATAGAAAATTAATTAAATTTGTAAACTTTTAATGCAAAATATTATAAAAAAGGTATGGTCTTTTTATAAAAATATTGTTGTTATTATTGTAACAATATTATTGATTTTATTTTTTCTTTTTGGTGGGCATATCAGTATAAATATTAATAACATTTTTTAGGTATTTATATAAAAATGAATATTTTAAGTCTAATTAAAAAAGAATATAATATAATTATAAAAGAAGAAAACATATTAGACAATCCAGAGATATTACAATATTTTGACATTATATCTACAAATCCAGATAAATATAAAAAGTATATTGCTGTTTTAAAAAATAAATATAATGTTGATTTTTATGATTATTACAATGATGATATTTTTATTAAAAAGGCAAATTTAAATGATATAAAATCAGAAAAAGATTTCCTAAGTTTTGACAATTATATTAAATATGCAAAAAGAATATTTAATTTAAGAAAAATACCACTACCTACTTATGTGGATAAAACTGTTGATAGTAAATATATTACATTATTAGGTAAAAAACTTGGTTTTAATGTAAATGTGAAAGAATATAATGATTACGATAATTATAATTATGCTTCATTTGGTTTAACAAACAAAACAATTACAATACCTTCAATTGTTGATATTAATACTTTAATACATGAGATAGGGCATTTTTTTGATTATACTACAAAATATGAGGGTTTAGCAAAAACAATAACAATGGCATCTAGTTCATACTTAATCGATAAAAAGGATGAGGTCTTTGCAGAAAACTTTTTACATTATTTTATTGTACCAAATCTTTTAAAAAAATATTTACCAGAGGTATATAATGAATTAGATAAAAAAATACCAAGTATAATAAAAAATGAATTAAATAGTTTAATAAAAAAATAGGTATTTATGTAAAAATGAATATTTTAAGTATAATTAAAGAAGAATATAATGATATTTTACAAGAACAATACTCATCTTCACCTGAAGATATAAAAAATTTTTTATATTTATATAATTATAAAGATTCTGATTTTTTTATTGATGAAAATAAAATGTCACTTTTTATAAGAAAAGGTTTGATTCCAAGTATTAATAACGTTATAAATGGAATTGAGAAAAAAATGAAATGGTATCTAAGCGGTGCTACCTATGATTTTGAGTTTGAGGGTAATGCTTCTACAATAAAAAAAGAACTTAAATATAATTTAGAGGCTATGATGAATAATTATAGCGATGATATGGATGAGGATGATGAATTTGTTGAGTTACACTTTGAACCTAAATTTTCATCTATAGTACCACAAAAAGATATACCCGATTATGTATATCATATAACAGACGAAAAAAATATTAATAATATAAAAAATCATGGATTATTATTAAAAAATAAAAAAAGATTAGCATATCACCCAAAAAGAATATATTTATTTTTATCAAAGAAAAATTTCGATAAACTTATTAATCACTCAAATTATATTGTTAATGATCCTTATATTCTAACTATTGATGTGAGAGAATTTAAATTAAATAATAATTTTTATATTGACCCTAATTTGTCGGAAAATGGTGTTTATATTTTAAATAATATTCCTCCTAAATTAATTGTTAATTATGAAAGTTATTACTAATACAGTATTTAGATAAAAAAATATGAAGTTATCCGAAATAAAAAAATTGCAAACATTTTAATAAAAGAGTCGTCTGAAAAAGATTATATTATTAAAGATATCGTTACTGATACACTTGGTAAAGATTTTATTCCATTTTGTATTAATAGTTCATATAAAAATAAAAATTATGGTGAGCATGATGAACAATCTGTAATATTAAGTGTTCCAAAAAACAATAGTTTATTAAATGGTATTGATAATGCTTCTGAGTTACAAGATTATTTGAATAAAGAATTTGGTTCACATAATAGATCACAATATGAAGGACAACCATATTCTAAAACATATTTTAGAACAAAGATAATAATAAAGGCGAATTTTTAATAAAAATTTTCTTTATAACAGGTATGGATATTTAAAATTTATTTATATATTTGTGAGTAATAAAAAACAAGAAAAAAAATGACATAGATTAAACAAGAAAACGAAACAAAACTTATTGTGATAACAAGAACAGATATCACAAATGGTTATCAGAATGTTCAAAGCACACATTCTATTGCTGATTTTATTTTAGAATATCCAGAATATTCAAAAAAATGGAAAACGGACTCAAACTCAATTATATGTTTGGGAGTAAAAAATGAACGAGAACTTTTTAGTTTATATAGTAAGTTTAAAGATAAAACACCTACAGTTTTATTTAGAGAACCAGATATTGATAATCAATTGACATCAATATGCTTATACGGTACACCTGATATACGTAAAAAATTAAAACATTTACCTTTATTAGGAAAACAATATTCTGTTTCAGATTTGCATTTGAAAATGCAATTAACCCCACAAACAAAAAACCAGTCAGTTTTAGAACATGGTATATCTGTTAATAAATATTTTGATAAAATAATATTTTCATTAAAAAATAATGTTTTTGATGATATTAAAATACCAGAGATATTCATTGAGAATAAAGATATTATTCTTAATAATATATTACCTATTGATATAATAAAAAAATATTTATTATATCATGACTGTGGAAAACCTTTTTGTATAACAACAGATATTGACGGGAAAAATCATTTCCCTGATCACGCAAACATATCAAAAGATATTTATTTAAAGTATTTTGGGTTTGAAAATAATTCATATATTATCTCTGAATTAATAAAGCACGATATGGATTTTCATATATTAAAACCTTCTTTAGTTGATGAGTATATTGATAATAACAGTAAAGACAAGCAATTTATTTTTACATTATTATTAGCGACATTATCGGAATTGAATTCAAATGCAATGATGTTTGGTGGATATGATAGCGATAGTTTTAAAATAAAATTTAAGAATTTTACAAAAATTTCAAATAAAATAATTACTAAATATAAATAATATGAGATAGATAAATAACAGAGGCCCATAATATGTTTTAATAAGATTATATAAAATAAAATTAAAAATTAATAAAACATTAAATAAAAAATATTATGAAAACTTACAATCCAAAAACAATGATTAAATCTGCATTTTCAAATGATATACATAAAATTATGATCGAGAATCTTTATGTTGATCCAAATAAAAGATGGAAAACATTTAGAAAATTAACAGATAAACAAAAACTTGAGATATATGAATTAATTGAGAAAGTTTATCTGGAAAGATCGAACGAATTAAAAAATTATTTGTATGAAAAAAGAGAAAAAAAGAGAGTAAAAAAAACAAGAGATTTGAAAAAATCTCTTGTTTCTCAATAATTATTTATTAAATTTGTGGTGTGCAATTAGTACGCCATACATGGTTCTATCGTCTAATGTAAGATACAGCTCTCTAAAAGTTATGATACGGGTTCGAGTCCCGTTAGAACCACTTAAGATTCTTTTTCATTAGTATCAGTCCAAAACATATATAATGCTTTAATTAATCTTTTTTGATCCTTTTCTGGAATATCATTAAATCTAATAATAGGGGAATCTTTAAAATCACGTAATATTTCTTTAAAAGGTCTATTAATATAAAAATATGCACCTGCAAATTGAGTGAATCTTGCCCAATATTCATGTGGTAATTTTAAATATTGTAAATAAATTTTCATATCAAAAGGTTTATTACTTATATTTTTATTTTTTTCGTAAAATTTTCTTGATCTTTTATCAGATAAATATTTACCTTTTGATCTAAAGTCATCATAGGCGTGTTGTAATTCATGTAAAAGTATTGATCTATATGCAACACCTATTGATGATTTTAACGCTCTAAATGCATCATCAGTTTTTATACTATTATCATCAGGGTCTTTTGGTGCAACTTTTATTTGGTATCTTAAATTTTTTTTAAAATCCTCGGTATTTTTTATTTCAATTATATTTCTACTACCATTAAATAAACCATTGCTTGTGATATCATTTTTAAAAATAACTGTCAACCTTTTTTTATTTAAAATAAAATCTTTTAAATATTCATACATTTCAATATGTTTAACACAATCTTCAACATATACCATATCAAAATTAAAATTAAATCCCATTGAAGTGTTTTCACCTCTTTTATATATTCTATTAACAATAGGATAATTCATTTCTGCGAATTTTATTATAATCTCAGTTGCGAGTTTATCGATTTCAGTTACTTCTTTATAACCTTCTAATATTATTTCATTTATTTTCATATTTTAATCCTCCACATATCCATATGCAATTTCATGAATACGATCTTCAATTTCACCGTATTTATCAAATGTTTTAAACCAATTCTTTTTGAAATTATTTAATTTATTTATTGTTCCGTCAATTTTATTTTTTGGTTTAATAATATTAAGGTCAACACCTATAATATATCCAGCATTTTTTATAGTTTCTTTTTTATATTTATTATCGTTCCATATTTTTTCTAATATACTTTTAATCTTTGGATTGAAATTTCTAAAATAATAATCAGCTAAACCTTCTGGATTTAATGTTGCTAAAATTTCTATTGCCATTTTAATATATTTCTCATCACCATAGCAATTAAATACTTGTGAATAATCATTAAATTCATTAACATATACGTAACAATAAATCATTTTCTGGATGAAACTATCATGTATATCGTCAAAAGAATTTATATCTTTTAATGCACTATCAAAAATAATAACAATATTATTGTCAATAATAAAAATTGGTTCGTTATTTCCACCGTATAAATCTTTTAATTTATTTTTCTTATCTTTTGAAAATTTATGATTTTTATTGATACTATTAGTAATTTCTTTTACTCTTTCAGTTGTTATTTCACCTTTTCTAACCATATCACTATATATGCCACTAGCTAAGGTTTGCTTAACCATATAATTATAATACTTTCTTATTTGTGTATAACCAGATGACGTAAAGCCACCACTTGGCTTATATGGGTATATTTTCCTATATTCCTTAACTAAGTATTCACCAATACCAAGTCCTCTATATTCGTCTGTAACTGCTATTAAAACGCATCCCCATTCGTCTTGACCACTACCAACAACAACACCATCATGGATACATATTATTGTATATGAATATAAATTTCTACCCATTTTTTCAACCTCATCATCAGTAAAAATACCCAGATATTTATCACCGTCAAATTTAGCATATTCATTTTTTGTTTTAATAATATAATATTCTAAAATAATTTTATTTATCTGGACTGTGTTTATTTTTTTACATGTTGAATCTACAGGGCATTTAAATTTTTTTTCTGGATCATATTTATAATCATATGCATTATCAGGGTGAGATTCATTAAATTTATTTATTTTATCGTAATATTCATTCCAAGTTAAAAATATTGGTGCAATATTATCTTTTAAATTTGGATGTAAATCTTGAACACTGTTTGTTGCCTCAAGAATAAAAGTTATTTCTGATTTAATTATTTGTCTTAATTCCATTTATAATTATATACATATAAATAGAAAAAAATATTAAAAATCTTCTTTATTAATCAAATATCTATAATATTCACAGATACCTACAATTAAAAAATCTTGTGATGATAATAATAAAGTATTATTCCTATGTGTTATTTCTTTATCAGATAAAGAAAAAATTGTTATATTGTTTCTTTTAACTTTTATTATTAAAATTTATTATTGGTTCTCCATAACAAAAAACAATATCATCTACTATGACCTCTGCATAGTTTTCATCATGATAATTTTCAATCATTTTTTTTTATTTTATTGTCAAAATAATTACCAATTACAATTGAACTATTTTCTATAAACGATAAATTTTGTAAATCACTAATTGGTTCTGTTATTAACTGATCAGTTATTTTAAGATCATCGATATTTGATGCCCAATAATAAACTTTAAAGGTTTGACCACCTTTACTTAGGTAAATTCTAAAAGTTTTGTTATTTGCTTCAACAATATCATTCGAAAAAATTGGTTTATTATTATTATCATAAACACCTAGAAATACACATAAAGTATCATGATATATTTTTTTCATAACAACCTTTAAAGTAAAATTATCATTGTCATTAAATTCTTTTGAAAAATATGTCAAATAAACCTCACCATCTGTTGGGTTTATTATTGGTGAACCTATACACCAATCATTTTCATCAACAGATATTGCTTTAAATAAAATTTTATGTTCGTTATGCATAGTATATTATTTTTACAAATATAATCAAAAATCAAATAAAACAAAATCATTATTTTTATTTAAACCAATATTTTCACCATGAATATCTATTTGATTAATATCAACATTTTTATTAATATTTTCAATTTTAAAAACATCATCTCTCAATTGATCAAAAAATAAAATAAACGATTCATCGAAATGTTTTAACAAATTAGTTTTTGAGCTTTTATCTTTATAAAAAAAATATTTATCAATATATTTCTTTTCGTGATTTATTCTAACAATTGTATTTGGTTTTAATAATTTAACAACATCTCTTTTAATTAAAAAGTTATCGTTTAAAATACCTGCAAAATAGAATTTTGGAAACGATTTTAATTCATAATTAACAAGAGTTTTTGCAATTTCATATTCGTTTTTATTTCTTGTTATCTTATTTGCAATATTATCTTTAACAAAAACCTTTCCGTTTGCACCCCCACCAAGTTTTTGATATTCAGATTCAATTATTTTAATTAAATTCATTTTTAAATCTTTCAAGATTATCGAAATAACCAGTTTTTTTTAATTTCTTTAATTGTTCTATTTGTTTTGGAAACATGTGAAATGTGACTTTTAATTGATAATCAGAATCTCTTAACAAATGACTAACAATTAATTCTAATGATCTAAATTTATTCTCAACATCTTTTTTTGTTTTACCTCTTTCTTTGTTAATTAAATTTATAAAAGGTTTTAATGAAAAATCATCATTAGGTAAAAAATAATCGTATTCATCTCTTTTAACATCTATTTTAAATTTAGATATAAATTGATTTCTACTAAATTTAACCCAATCACCAGATGTTGTTCTTCTTTTATTTTTTCCTTCGTGATACCAAATATTTTTTATCATATTTGGGTTTAAATCACCAATAAATAAAGCTTGTTTTTCATAATTTTGAAATAATGTTGATGCTAACTCTGGTCTATCTGATTGGCTTATTTGTGGATGTTCTGATTCACTATCTCTTTTTCTATTTAACAGCCTTTGTTGTTCTCTTTCGTCATCGTCTTTAAATGATTTTGTGTATTCACCTTGTACAAAATATGATCTACCACCTACCCAAACAGGTGCCTCAAGATCAGATACATTAGCAGTAAACTCAATTATAATACCGCTACTAGAGAAATTTTTTGAGGCAGTATTAAAATCAATCGTTACAAACAAACCTTTTGGGTTGTTTCCATATTCATAACTATATATTCTTTTTGCTCTTTCTTTTCCAGATAATCCATTTTTTATAACATCAACGGCGGTATCAAAAGAATAAAAACCATGAAAAACTCTAATTTTTTCGTTATCTTTTATTGGATTTTCTTTATCTAATTTAAGATAATTAGGATTAAGATATCTAACCTCATCTAAAATTTTATTGTTTTTTTTATTTTTTAAATTAATTAAAAAGTTATATAATTTTTTTAAATCTTTAATTGATACAACTTGTGAGGTGTGCATATCGTGCAATGAATTATTTATTGTATTATTAAACAATATTTCCCAGTCGTTATAAACACCTTTATATTCTGGGTTTTTATCTACAAATTTTTTAAAAGCTGGTTGTGATATATAGTCATTATTAAATATTTTTGATACTGTTATTTTATCATAATTAATATCACCCTCAGAAGTGAAAATATTTTTTTCTTCTTTTTTTGCACGTTCAATATCTTCAAACGTTAAATTTGGGTCTAATAATACTTTTTCAAAAAATTTACTTAGTTTTGGTATTAAAACCTCATTTCCTAATACAGGTATTATTAACTCTTCAAATGCTTGTAATTTCTTATTTGATAATCTTTTTTTATGTAGAAAAATTATATCTTGTCTAACTTTTTTTATTATTTGATCGAGTTTTAAATATAATTGTTCCGATTGATAACTTGTTACCCAGTTTTTAAATCCTTCACCATCAAAACCATTTTCATCAGAATAAAATTCATCTTGTTTTTTATTCCAATCAAAATTAAGAAATAAATCATACCCGTCTAAACGTTTTTTAATATCTTCAGGTATATTATCAATATTTTCTTTTATTAAACTATATATTTCTTTTTTTATTATTTCAACAATATTCATCGTAAATGTTTAATATAAATACAAATTATTCCCTATTATAATATTTTTTTAATGAATATTCGTCTGATAATGTTGTACTAAACCTCTCAAAACAAAAATTACATTCATAATAATAAAATTTATATTTAGCATCTTCATCAGGTTCATTTAACTCAAATTCACCGTATCTACATAACTGGCATAATTCACCGTTCATTTTATATAATTCGTATAACTCGTCCATAAATATTTTTTGTCCAACCGTTTTGATATCCTTTTGTATTAACAATAAGACATCCTTTAATTTTGTCTATTTTTTTTACTAAATGTGTGTAAAATTTACCTTTTATTTTACAATAAACAATATCGCCAGCAACACATTTATCCCATGTAATAGGTTGTAAAATATGACCTTGGCCTGATCTAATTAATGGTAACATTGAATTACCTCTTTCTTTTGTTAGAAAAGTTTCACCTTCTAAAAGTCTTTCCATTTTTGTTTTCATAAAAAATTTTATATAGTTTATTCTTAATTTCTTTCTTTTCTTTTTGATCTAATTTACGCCATCCAACATAATTTTTTATAAAAATGTTATACATGTCATAAATATCATTTTGTTTTTTTATATTAATATTATTTAATACTTCATTAAATTTCTCTATATTATACGACATTTATTTAAAACTATTTTTTATTTTCGGGATAATTTCATATTTCCCTGTTAATCTTTTTATTGAAACAACTTTTCTTAAATTATATAAAATTAAAGTTGTATCACCAAATCTAAAAGTATTGTCATCAATTTCATAATCAATTCCATTTTTTACTAAAAAATCTTTTAAATTAAGCTGATTTTTACCTTTTATAGCATTATGGTTTAATAATAGGTTATTAAAAACATCAGCAGGAACTTTACCATTTTCATTCCACTTATTTATATATGTTAAAATATCTTTTACTGATGATCTAAGTGCATATGTTTTAATAAAATCAATAGCATCTTCATATTTAATAAAAGAATTTTTTATATCGTTTCCATATTCAACTTCGACTAAATATAATTTTCTTGAACCCTTTGTATATTTTTTTACTACTTCATACGTGTCTGTTAAGTATAAACCAAACCCAAATTCATAATTACCTTTTTTTGTTACAAATTTATAGTTAATACTATCTAAGTCACCACCATGATAAAAAGTCATTACATTTTTCCCCAGTTCCTCTTTAATAATATTAAAAATATTCATTATAAATTTTAATATAAATACTTTGGTTTATCTATGTTAATATTATATTTTTTTATGAAATCATCGTTTTCTTTATATATTGATTGAAAAAGTTTTATAGCTATTTGATAATTTTCAATAAATAATTCATTAAAATCATGAATTGCAGAATATTCAGCATCAGTAAAATAATATTTTTCGTCAAAATTATATTTTATTATATTCATAATATTTTCTAATATACTTGGATAATAAAATGTAATTTCAATCATTTTATTTTTAGATGTTACAGATTTTTCAATTATTTTTAATGAACCAAACTGATAAATATCTTCATCTAAATTTGATATATTTTCATTTCTTATATAATCTAAACATACAATTTCATGCCCTATAGGAATTCTTTGATCTAATATTCTAATTGTAAATTCATTGTTATTGGCCAAAAAACCAATAGAAAATTCAGTAAAATTAATTATTTTAAAATAACTATATTTTGTAGATAACAATGAAAAAACAATTTCTTTTATTTTTTTATTTAATTCGTTATTTTCTAAATTATTTAATAACATAAAATTTATAAAACAATTATTTTTCTTTTAACACTTTCAAAAAAACATTTAGCAAGATACTCAACGTCAATATCAGCTTTGTGTGCATCAACCATATCTTCGTTAAATAATTTTTGATGTAATTCATTTAATGTCGGCCACTTGTATTTACCGTAACCAGCGATTAATTTACAAAAATGTGTAGTACTTTCTTTTGTGCAAATTTGTTCTAATTTCTTTTCACATCTTACTCTTGCTCTAATAAATTCAGCACCCAAGACATTATAATCATATGAAATATTATGTGCAACCATATAATCACATTGATCATGCCATTCTCTAAATTGTTTTAATGCATACTTAATTGGTACACCTTCATTTAACGATCTTTCTGTATTAAAACCATTATTAACCCAAAATTCACCAGTAGGGATAACCCACCCGTCAGGTTTAATTAATTCATTAAATGAAAATAATCTATTTTGATTCTCATCATATACTTGAAATCCAAGTTCGATAACTCTAGGCCAATTATCAACATCTGTCATACTTGCTTTCCAATTTTTAGGTAAACCAGTTGTTTCTGTGTCAAAGAATAAATATTTTTTCATAGTTCTATATTGTAAATTTCTTTAATTGTATTTTTATTTAAAATTGTTCCATTAAAATCACCATATGCATCTTCATAAATTACTTGATATAAACCTTGCTCTTCAAAATCATAATGTTTTTTTATTAAAATAATAAAATCATCAAAAACATATCTAGTATACTGAACAGAAAAATGTTCATCAATCTGTTCATGTTTTAATGGTTGTAATGTTTTGTTATGTTCTGTTATTTCTTTAAGTGATTTTATATTCATTCTTTTAATTAATTATTTCATCAATATTAATATTATATTCATTTATAATATTATTAATTTTTTCTTGATATTCATCTACACATAGCGATGAAATATCTTCAATAAGATCATTAGTTATTTTTAAATTATTTTCTAAATTATTATTAAACTCAGTAATTTTTTTATGAATATTGTATTCCATTGTTTTTCTTGTGTTAAAAATCAATTCAAAAATGGCTAATGCCATATCTGTTGATTTAACATGCCTTTTAAATAACATATAGTCATCATAATCCTCAATATTAAATTCTAACGTTGCTTTCATCTTAAAATATTTATACAAATATATTTTTTTAAATTTAAAATTCATAGTAATATTGTGAAACAATTAAAAAAAAATAATTATGAGAACATGGTTTTTAGTAAGCGTTAAGTACGCAAAAGAAAGTGAAGAAGGTTTGTTAAAACAGATATCAGAAGAATATCTTTTTGATGCTATTAGTTTTACCGAAGCAGAATCATTAACATATACCAAATTAGCTGAAATGATTAGAGGTGATTTTCAAATTGTAAGAATTACCAGATCAAATTATGTTGATGTGTTTTTTTACGAAGATGCTGATCTTTGGCATAGTTGTAAAGTAGTTTATCATGTTGCAGATGGCGACACTGGTAAAGAGAAAAAAGTTACACAACACATGCTAGTAACTGCTGAAAATGTTGATCAAGCTTTTGACAGAATTAGAGAATCTTTGAGTAACATGTTAGTAACATTTACAATTCCTGAGATTAAAGAAAAATCAAAAATTATGGATGTATTTCCATACGAAAAATCTGACACTGAGGATTCAGTTTTAGAAACAAATGAATAAAATAAAGGGGCTTATGCCCCTTTATTATTTACCATATTTAAAAATCCTCTTAAAAAAAAATATAATAAACTTTCATTTTTATATCCATAAGTACCTAATGAATATGGGTGATGCAACTCAATTAACTCAAAAGAATTGTCCTCTAAAGTAGCAAAATCTATTGCATAGTAAGATAATCCTAAATTATTTTTTATATTTAAATCAATAATTTCTTTTAACAGTTCAATATACTTATTAGATATTTTATATGAAATATCGTTAACATATGGTTTTATTGATTCAATTTTATTATCAAAAACAAAACATCTAAATTCATTTTTTATTTTTTGTGTTATTTCTGAGCTAATAAAAAGATTGTTTATAGTTTTTGATTTAACAAAATCATTAAACATATAACCCTTTGTTACCTCAAATTGTTTATATTTATCTGCTGGTTTTATATAATAATTTTTATATTTATTTATATTATTTGTAAATTCATCAAAACTAATATCATCAATAATTCTTCTACAATATCTAACCTTTCTTAAATGTTTTGGTATATTTAATGGAGATGGTATTATAATATTATTCAAAAACATATAATACTCAACAAATTGAACAGACCCTATCGGTATATGTTTATTCGTTTCGGTGTCAAATAGTTTATCAAGATTATTAACATTAATTAATCTATAATCAATATTATTCTTACTAAGAAAACTATTAAGACCCTTTATATTACTGATAATGTCATACCCAAAATCATATGACGGTAACCCATCAAGTTCCTTTTGAATTAGAAATGTATATTTTTTCATTAAATTTCTTTTAAAATATATTCAATTTTATTTTTTATTGCATTGTAATCTTGCAAATCAATTTTGTCTAAATTAAAAAATTCAACCTTGTTTTCACCAGAAGTAGGAACTATAAGGTTTAAAAAATTTTCATTATCTAAATTTTTACAATATTCAGGTAAATTTAGCATATTACTATCAGAAGTTATCCTAACATAATGTATTAATATATTTTTCATTTTCATTATTTTTTAATCTAAAATAAATAAAATCAAGATCATCAATATGTTCATCAATTTCATCAATATTTTCATATAATTCTTTCAAATTCTTTTTAATTAATACCGTTGATGGTTTAATATTATTATAAAAATTTAAAGAATGGTCTTTTAAATTTTTGCCCATTAATTTTAACTGTTTAATAAAATCATCACCATATTTATTTGTGTTTTCAGCTTCTAAAGCCCATGTTATTTTTTCACACAATAAAAAATAATTTTCAATTGTGTTTGAAAGTATTTTTATTTCTTTGTTTACGTTTTTCATACTTTAAAAAAAAGAATAAAATTCACTCATTGTAACCCATTTTCCTCTTGAGTTATCGTAACCTTTAACGACACCAATAATGCCTTTATTTTTCTTACAATAAGAAAATAAATAATTAAACGATATTTGTTTATCATTCTTATCGTAAACAATATATTTTGTTATATATGGATACATTTTTTTTTATTTAAATTTTTGTACCCCTGATACGATTCAAACGTACACCTTAAATCTTAGAAGGATTTCGCTCTTTCAGTTAAGCTACAGGGGCATTTACTTATTGAAATAATAAGTATTTTTTCCATTCTTCAGGTATGTCAAACATACTCTTTAACATCATTAAATAATGTGGTGTATATGGCTGTTTCAATAATTTTCCAAATTCTTCAACAGGTAAGTCTGATTTCTCATTATTACATTTTTTACATGCAGTAACTAAATTATTCCAAGAATCTTTTCCACCTTTAGATTTTGGTATAACATGGTCAACAGTTAGTAATTTCTTTCTATCCTCACCACAATATAAACATCTATAACCATCTCTTCTAAAAACATTTTCTCTAGTTAAATTAACCTTATGTAATCTATCATTTACATATTTTTTTATTCTTATAACTGATGGTTTATTAATTATTAAATCTTTATTAACTAATTTAAAATGTTCATCATGCTCATGTATAATCTCAGCATTACCATTTAAAGCAATTATAAATGCTCTTTCAGCATTTATAATACCCCTTGCCAAATATGAAACATCTAAAACAAGAGTTTTATTTGTTATTTTCATTTAAAAACATAATTTAAAAGTATATTGCTGTGAAGGCCAGATTCGAACTAGCACAAGGACTTTAGGAAATTAATCTTTATCAGTATATCCTTACCTTTGAGAAAGAAAGGCGTGTCTACCAATTTCACCACCTCACATTATTAATTTATGATGTATGTCCTACTATACGAACACCATCTTTATCAACATATATTGACCCATCAATAACAGTTTTATATTCATTACCAACTTTAATTGATATTGTGCTATTAACAAGTGATCCAGTTTTTACTTCTTGATTTTTCATATTAATTAAATTTTTTTTGTTCCCCCAAGTGGACTCGAACCACCAATTTTTTCATTAAAAGTGAAAAGCTTTATCCAGTTAAGCTATGAGGGAATTTAAGTTTTCTTATCATCCTTGTCGGACTTATCACATTCTGTTTCCATATTTTTTTATTTTAATATTATTAATTTAATTTCATCTTGTATTCTATGTACAAAATCAATATAATCTTGACCTAGACGTTTAAAATAATCTCTATAATGAATACAATTTTTGTATTCGTAATGACCATCACCCCAACAGTTTCCATTTGGTTTTCATTCTTTAAATGAATTTGTTATACAATGATCATCAATATTATTAAATTGTTCCATTATTCTTTTATTTGTTGTCACAACAGGATTTGAACCTGTGACCCTCGGTATGTAAAACCGATGCTCTACCAACTGAGCTATGTGACATTATAGGGAACAATCACTAGTCAGGTGATTGTTTTATCCCTTTCTTTTTCACCGCATTCCTTTAAGGCAAGGTTACGCTTCTGCAATCAGCCATACGTTATTCACCTTAAACGTATTATAAAATGGTTGTTGCTTATCTTTTACCTAAAGATTTCTCACAACTGAGGATATTCTAAGGGACTACCAATAATGTAATAACTAAATTTTTCTGTGTTTCTCACACCATTACATTAATAATGTCATTATAATACCATATGTATTATATTTTGTTGGGAAAGTAGGATTCTAACCTACAACCTCATGCAAAACCGCATGAATGCTCGACCTCAACAGTATTAAATTTCATACAAATTTATTTATTAAATATATATTTAATTGGGTTTACTGCTAAACCCTCTATCCCATCAGTAAACACATTTGGGATTGCTTTTCTCATTATATTGTAACTTCCGTTAACATCAGCATTGATTTTTTTATTTGAATTCCTGATCTTATACATACCTCTAAATTCTCTATATCCAGAAAATTCATATGTTTTATTATTTTTTATACCAAATATAGGTATTTCATCTAAATTAAGAAATGATGCTTTTGATGTATAACTCTCTTCTTGCCATATAACTTTTATTCCTTCCAATTTAGCTTTATATGATACCATATCCAAAAACTTAAATGTTGGTATATTAATAAAATTTTGATTATTTTTTTTACTCATATTACTGTCTTGTTTCTGTCCAATATTCTTACCTAATACTAAGGTTCCTACATTATTTGAAACTAATTGATTCACTAATACTCGACTTGCTTTATGCAAATAATCATTTATTTTATTATTTCTCTTGTTTGTTAGTTTACATAAATTCTTTGATTTTTTTTTCTTTTGTTTAATTTCTAATTCCTTTTGTAATTTACCCCTCTTTTTATTATAAAATTGATTTATACTCTTTAATGGTCTTCCATTTATAATTATTGGATTTATATTCTTCTTATTAAATGTAATTGTTCCTAAATTATTTAATCCAACATCTACAGAAGCAATAACATTATTATTATTCGGTTTTTCTTCTTTATTATAAACAACCTCAATTACATAGTAGTTATTTCTAGGTACAATTCTTACTTCTTTAATTAAATTGAAATCATTTATTTTTGTTCTTATTTCAATATTTGTTTGACTTAGTAATATTGTTCCATGTTTTTTAAAATGTCTTAATCCAATTGATTGTTTTTCATATTTTATTATATATCTACCATCTAATTTATCTAAATATTTAGGAATTTTTGTAATAGAACCTTCAATTTTTAACAATTGAAAGAATGATTTAAAATTTTGATCAACAAGTTTAAGAGTTTGATTAGCTACTTTAGCTGGCAATGATTTATAAGATTCAGAAGATTTAGTTTTATGATAATTTTTAACATAATCAAGATAGTTTTTTTCTTCAAAATAGTGTTGTTTTACATTATATAAACCTTGATTATAGAGATTTTTAGATTTAAAACATAGTGAATCACATTCTTTAAAAAAAGAATGATTCGAGTTAATAATATGTTTTTCAACTAAAATCATTTAAAGGTGTTATTAACACATATAAATACTTATAAAATTATAAATTTGTTAAATATTTTTTATTTTATAAAACATTCTATATTTTTCTCTTGATTATTGAGTTATGTTTCAATACAATTTCCCTAAAGATTTGCAAATGTAACATTTTAAATTGAAATTCAAATAGCTATGATCATTCACTATAAGTTTCAATAAAAAATGTTGTAGTTCTACTTGGACTCGAACCAAGGACTTTTACGTTATCAGCGTAAATCTCTAACCAACTGAGTTATAGAACTTTATATAGTATCTGTTAAAACAATAGACATATCTATAAAATTATACTCATATGTATTTCTATATTTCTGAACACAATATGCATCATTTAAATTAAGTTCAACATTATCTTTAACCCATTTATGATTTAGTGGGTTTATGTACCAACAATTGTTATAAAGATATTGGATTTTTTCAGGAATATTAGAACTTTCGTTATTTAATAAATCTATTATCATATTATTTGTTTTTGCCTTATTTCTTTATGTAATTCAATATGACAATTTGCATACACTATTTTAAAATTAATAAAATTTGTTAAGCTGACGTGACAGGATTCGAACCTGTGATGGAAGATATATCTTCGCCAGATTAACAGTCTGGAACTTTCGGCCTCTAAGTCAACACGTCAATTTTAATTATTTTTTAAAAACAACTTTACCATTTACTATATCATCGATTCCATATTTTTCTAATCTGTCATACGATAAAGTTGAAAAATAGTTTGGATTAAACCAATTAATTATTTTTACAATAATTTTAATTATGTTTCTCTTCATTATTTTTTAATGTTTTAGCAAATTCACAAAACCTTTCAATATCTTTTTCTTCTTGATCATAGATTTCTTTTTGATATTCTTTCATTAGAATATATTTAATATCATCATAAATTTTTTGAATTTCAATCCTTGATAATCTTTTTTTATTCAAAATATCATGCAATTTAAATTGAGTACCTATTAAAACATTTCTATATGTTCGTTCCATTGTTTGTGATTTTCTACGTTCATTTATGTAGTCATCAATCTCTTCTTGATTTCCTATCATGTCACATACAATAACAAGTTACACTATCACAACCTTCACATTTCATAGAATCGTATTCTTCTTGTCTTTCTCTTCTTTCGGCATTTGGAACCCATTCTTCACCATCCCATTCCATACCTTCATAAAAACCACCTTTACCATTGCTAGTAAAGAATTCTTTATTTGTCATCATTCCATTTTTTCTGTGATATTCATCCCATTTTGTATCACCTTCTCTATATGCGTATTTAGGTTTTGCCATAACTATGTTCAATTATTTTGTTATTTAATTTGTTTAGTTTATATACAATTTGAGTTAATTCATCAAAATATATCATGACCAATCATTTTCTCCGATTTCTGGTAATGTTAATACAACTGTTATTATATTACCTTCAACAGTAATTTTCATTGTTTTTAATGAATATGAACAAAAGTCAGTATTCCACAAATACCATTTTAACCCGTCTTTAAACTCAACTAAATCAACCTCTTCACTAAAATCAATATATTCAGTTATCGTTTTTGGTAAATATTTATGTTCAAGTTCAGTTTGATATCTTAAGACTTTATTCCAATCAGATTTTTTATTTGTCTTACCATAATATTTTTCTATTTTTTCTAAAATAGATTTTTCTTCAGGTGTAATTTGAATCCAAGATGGTCGTCCTATATCATACCAATGATAATCAACATGATACATTTTCATGTATAACATTTCACCAATTTTTTCGCCTAATTGTTTTGAGTATTCTTTATTCATTTTTTACAATATAATCACCAGAGCAAAAAGAAGGCATTTCAAATTCTAAAATATCCCCTCATTAATTATTTCATTTCATCAAATAAATGTTTGATATAAAATCTATTCTTTTTTGCAATTTCCATATTAATTTAAATTTTTCGATTTTTTATTTTATCTATGTAAATTTAAATCAAATTTTCTTTTTTACAATACATTTATATCTTAATTTTTCTGAATCATAAAAAATTAAACTTGTAGGTGTATATAAGAATACAATATTATTTTTTAATTCATTCTCAATTTCAAAAACATTTAACTCTTTATAGATATAACCTTCTTTATCATACATTTTATTAAAAATTAATGTATTTGCCTTACTGTTGTCTTTATACTTAAAGATTGGTTGTTCTACTAAAATTAGATTCTCATTTTTCAATAAATTACATAAATAATCAAAATATTTAATTTTTGTTACATCAAATGTAATACAATCTTTTAAATATCTATATGCAATCATTGATGAATCTTTTCCTGACATTTTATCACATAAATATCTAAAAATATTATCACCAAATAATATTATTTTTTCATCATACTCAATATTATCTGTAAAATAATTACAATATAATTTCGCTGGTGAATATTCAGTCAAATTTAATTTCATTTGTTTTATTATTAAAATTATTACAGTATAACCAAATTATTTCTGACTCGGTATCGGCATTGTAAATATCTAAATGATATATTAACGATTTAATCTCATCAATTTTAATAAATGTTTTAAAATCATTATTTATAAAATTAATTTTTTTCTTAATTTTTTCTGGTTCAATGTCATCTTCAGTATTATATAATCTAACAAAAATTGTATAAAGAAACGATAAATCTTTATTCTCTTTGTTACAAAGATCATGAATAACACTAAATGCAACAGCAAAATTCTTTTTATTTTTCACTGAATCATCAAATAACCCCTTTGATTCTAGCCTATCAATTGTTTCTTGTATATTTTCCATAGACAAATATATTTAATTTGTTTTTATTATACAAATAAAATTTGCGGTACGTATGAAGAACGATTTCATCTGATTTTCTACGTGACAGGCAGACGGCCACACCTAGCAGCCCCACGTACCATATTAATATAAGTAACTGATTATGAGCCCATTGCTAGAATCGAACTAGCGTTCCAGTTTTACAAGAACCATGTAATAACCACTATACGAAACGGGCATTTTTATTCATCAATATGTCAAAGAACATTTTTTGTTGTAGCAGGAATGAGAGTCGAACTCATATCACTCAGCTTATGAGACTGGTCAGTTACCATTACAAGCACCCTGCGATATTTCTTATAGTATTAATAAATTATTATCATATTCCCAATGATGATTTGGGCATAAGGCAATAAGATTATCAATATTATTTATTTCAATAATTTTAGTATCTTCACTAAATGAGCTAACACTTATAATATGTGCAACCTGAAAATGTTTATTATATCCACAGATTTTACATTCTTTCGGTTTAGCAGATTCATTATATACTTTTCTACTATGTTTTGCAATACTACTTCTTGCCGATTGCCAATTACTTCTGATATCAAATAATTGTTTTTTTGTTTTATTTGTTATATCATTTTTATTTAAATTTTGTATATCTAACCCAATTTCAAGTAATTTATTTTTTAGAGTGTTAAGTATTTCCTTTCTAGGATTTTTATTATACCCAATACCAAAATAAAAATCTTTATATGATTTAGATTTATAAAATATTTCAACAATCTCACTATCAGTTAAATTATAAAATTTATGAATTGAACTATTTTTTGTATTATAATCTGAAACACATGAAGCATTACAAAACTTTTGATCTGAATTTATTTTTTTTTCAAAAATATTTTCACATCCAACACATTTAACTATAATTCTTTCAATTTTATTTTGACCTTTTAATTTTTCAGATTTTAATTTCTTACTTTCTTCACTGAAAATTCTACTATTGGAACATTTATAACTACAATGTTTTTTTGCTTTATCTATTCGACAAATTTCAATTGTCTGTTTAAATAAATTTCCACATTTTAAACATTCCTTTTCTATAGTAGTTTCTTTTATTTTTTTAGGTTTATTCTTATTCTGACAAGAAACATTACAATATTTATTTTTTACTGGGTTTCCACAATACAAGCATTTATTCATAATATATTTATATAAATACTACGAATTAGGAAATTGAACTCAATAATCGATAAAATTTTCCACCGTATGTAGAAAATATTGTACCATTGGAGGGAGTCGAACCCTCACGCCCTAAAGCATAAGATTTTAAGTCTTACATGTGCTACCAGTTTCATCACAATGGCATATTTAATATATTAATACCATATGTATTAATATTGTGGGAGTAGAGGGATTCGAACCCCCAATGCCCGTAGGCCACAGATTTACAGTCTGCTGAACAGCCAATTGTTCAATACTCCCATTATGTACAAAAACAAAAAACCCACCTTTTGGGTGGGTTCGATATTTATAATCTATTAATTAGAATTATACAAAATACGACCCACCCGATAAGCATGTTCTATACTTAACGTTTAAATCCAATAACATAATATTTGTATAATTTTTCATTTTTGAAGACTTTTAATTGTTTTCTTTAAATACTTTGCAAAGATATAAATTTTACATCTTATGTCAATATTTTTTTTAAAATTATTTTTAACTAGCTGATTTTGAGGCTAATTATTTTTTAAATGGGTGTCCTTTTTGAGTTGTGAACACTATAATGACAACTGAAAGGCCTAATTGTGGATACCTAAGATTAAGGCTGCACAACCAGTCTAATAATATTATTTTTTTCTAATGTTAATCTATGTGTTACTTTATTATCATTAATTATATTCCAAACTGCTGTTTGTAAATCTGTTTTAAACATTAATGGTGATATATTAAAATCTGTATTTTCAATAAAGTGTTGTAATATATAATTATCAATATTTATTTAATTGATTTTCCATTTTTAAATTAAAATCATTTTTTAATTTATTATTTTCATTCACAAAAATTTTTTTTGAATCAAGGAGAGTTGTTAATTCTTTAATTCTTTCAATTTTTTTATATGGTATTTCATTAAACCATTTTTCATTATTAGATTCACTTTCATATAATATGATAACAAATAAATTCTCAATAAATTCTGAAAGATTATTTTTATAATCATTATTGTTTTCTGAAAAATCTTTAATAAACTTAGGTAAACTAACCATTTGTTTAAAGGCTATTTCTTTTTCTGTATGAGATATATTTAAATATTTTGTGTTTTCATCAAATGCTGTAAAATATTTTGATTTAACTTCTTTTAATAATTCATTATCAATTTCAAATTGATTATTGTTTAAATCAAAATTTACTTTATATTTAAATAGCGTTTCTTTTCTAATACCTTGTTCAGAAAATAAATGTATAGTGTTATTGGTGTATATTTTATTACCGAATTGTACTTTAGTATTTAATTTATTACTATAATTATTTTTATTTAAAGTGTAGTAATTAAAACCTTTATCATCGATATTGATTAATAAAACACTATTTTCTAACATAAAGAAAATATTATTTTTTTCTTCATCAATATACAAATTTATTAATTTTTCATTAATAATTTTATTTATATTACTTAAAGGTTTGAATAATTTATTAAATTTTTTATAAAAATAATCCATAGATGTTATTTCATTAAATTTCTTTTTCTTATGGTTTTCTAATTCTTTTAATTTGAAATTTTCAGAAAAACTAATATTGCTAACATTATCAAAATTATTTACAAAAAATATATTATCAATATTTTTTGGTTTAAGTTCATTATAATTTTTTATTTTTTGAATCGTACTATTAATATCATCTTTATTAAGATAAGGTTTTAATAACATTAAACTTTCAAGGTTGGGTGTTAAATCTTCATTTAACATCCCAACATATAAATTAAATATATTTTTTGATAGTTCTTCAACAAAAAAGAACTGAGTTTTTTCGATATGTATCATATTTCAACAGTTTTGTCTTCTAGCAATATTTGTGCAGATAATTGATTTCCATCAACATCAATTGTAAGTGAATTATTCTCAATTGATCCTAAATCACTAAACCAATTTTGAGAAAGAACGACAGAGAATAAAGACTTTGCAAGTTCATTATTTAGTTGTCTTGTTCTTTTAATTGCAGAGTTTTTCATATTATCAAGCCAAACCTTAAGTAATGTATCTTGATCTTTAGAATCAGCGTATACATCTGAATCAATAAAATTGTTATATTCTTTAAATGGTTCGTACATAATTTGTTCTCTTAGTGTTAAGCCTTTACCAGAATTAATTTTCTTTATAATATCATTAACTGATGGTAATGCACTAAGTCCTGCTAATTTAACATTTAATTCTGTTGAAATATAACTATCACCGCTTTTTACAGTATCATATTTAGGTTGAAAACCATTATCTGTAATACCATATTGTTCAAGAAATTTAGTTGTTTTCTCACCGAATTTATCTAAAAGACCAACAGAAACCTTTTCAAACTTTTGATTATAATAATATTTAAATACTTTTTGTCTTGCTTGTAGTTTTAACAATGCATAATTCTTTTCTACAAATTCTTTTGCAAGATTTGTTGTTGCCATATTACGGTTAATAATCGGCAATTTTGTTAAATCTAAGATATAAATTTGTTTTGAATCATATTCTGTACCATTCAGCAAATCAGTGTTTTGTCTAATATTTAAATATGTTGTTGCTGACAATGAGACTGGTATTTTTTTAATATTTATGATACCATCTTTAATAATAGTATACGTTCTATAAATATGTGTATCTATATACAACATTGGTGTATCTTTAATCGGTGATAAATCTACCTGACCGTCAATTTTAATTCTAAAAGAAACATTTGGTCTACTACTATTATAAACAAAATCACTTAAAGAATATCCAATTGTTTCATCATGTGGTGTAAATTCAAGTTCAAATTTACTATCTTTAATTTCTGTAATTTTTTCTAAAAGTTTATCAACATCATTAGATGCTTTTAAATTTTCGGTTAATGTTTTTATATCCTCAACCTCAGTTGCAGACAAATTGGTTGATCTTTGTTTTTTTAAAGCACCAATTCTCATATAATTGAATTCTGAATGATATGGATATAGTTTATTATCTTCATGTTCAGAAAGGTCAGATAATAAATCCATAACACAATATGCATTTGGGTTTGGTACATAATCAGAAACATATCCCTCTTTAAATTGCACAACACTCCCATTATAGATATCAAGACAAGTTTTTTGGAAATTGGTGAGATTAAATTTACCAAAAGCATTTGTATAAAGATCAATTACATATTTATCACCCAATGAATTCAAAACTTCATATATATAATCTGATTTCATTCTAACTGATAAAGTGTATAGTAAAGAATATACATCTTTTTTATCTTTAATATCAAAACGATTATTTAGATCACTATCAGTTAAATATAAAAGTCTAGCAGTGTCTTCTGGAATACTAACCATTCCATTATCATCAAGTTTATATGTAATAATATTGTTATTATTATCATATCCAAAAACAAAATCAAGTAATACTTTACATGATGGTTTAAATGAAACCCTTTTGGATGAGAATGCAGTGTTAGTAATAAAGCTATCAAAAATAGGTTCATAATCATCAAAATTTTCTGAGAAAAGATTAACACCGCCAATAGTTTCAGCCATTTCTGTAAGTAATTTTCTATTACAGTAATAACCGTATTCAACAAATGTTGCTGAGTTCACATACTTAGAAAGATTTGCAACTTGATTTAAAATATCACCTTTTGTATGTTGATTATCATAACCATCAGTAATAAAAAGTAATGAATATTTCCCACCGTTTTTTATTCTTTTAATTAAATCTTCAGTTAATTTTAGTGGGCCTAAAAATCCTGTTAATCCTACTGGTTGTAAAAACCTATCAATAGCATTATTTAGATCAGATAAATCTTTTAACGATTTAACATAAACTTCTTCTTTTAACACACCGTATTCATTTTTTCCAGAGAACCAAATAATAGAAACACTATCATGTTCCTTTACCAAATTTGGTAATTTATTCTTTAATTGTTTTCTTATTTTTGACAATTCACCTGACATTGAGTAACTACAATCAATTACTATAATATGATTAGTTGGTGTATTATCAATTTTTAAATTAGCTGTTGAATATATTGGTTCACCAACAAAACTAAAATTACGTGTTTTTAAAATTTGTTCCATTTTTATTATATTTTTTATTAATTTATTAGCACCAAAATGATTGTAATGTAATTTCTTCTATTTTATTTTTATCTGTTATTTTATTTAATTCAATATTAATTAAATCACGAATATCAATATTTTGTCTATCAAGTTTATTTAACCAATATCCAACTTCATATGCTTTAACATTTAAAAAATAATTATCGATTGTTTCAATATCAATTACATTAAAATAATATTCATTATCATTAAATGTTATTTTAAAAAAATCATTTTTATTAACACGATCAACACTATTAAATTCAATATATATACCACCTGCAACTCTATCACGTTTATTTGGTGATTTTAATTCTACTGATTTTATTTTCATTTATTATCAATTAAATATTTATATACTGTTTTATGATCAGGGAATTCATCTGATCCTAATAAAATTAATTTACCATTGAAATTCCAATAATTATCATCAACTAGGTAATCACCCAAATTTAATGATTTATTTGGTGATATAATAAGTTTTTCAGCAAATTTATACCCTAAATATTTTTCAATCCATAATCTTTTTTCCGTGTAAGAATGTGGATTTTTTACCGATGGTCTAGTTAAAATATATACATCATATATAGTTTCTAAATATGGTATCATGTCAACCAAAGGTAATGGTTTTAATTTATAAAAAAAACCCATTTGTGATTGTGGATATTTTATTTCTGGACATTCATTAATTTTTTTTATGAATGATGTTTTATAGTCACATAAAACACCATCCATATCAAAATATAAAATTTTTTTCATTATATTAACAATTACATTATTTTTTTCATGTTATTAAAATATATATCTAATCTAATATTATTATTTCTAAAATTCTGGATTATATTATCAAATTCATCAATTAATAATATATGACCATTTGTTGGGCCATTTTTTGGACTGACATCACCTTCATTATAGAAATTATTAAATTTTGAAATATTTTCCTCTAATAGAAATAATAATTCAGAATAATATGCTATTTCTTTATTTAATGTTTGAATTAATTTAGGTAAATTTGGTGTTAATACATCTTCTTTTTCCATTGTTTTATTAAAGTTTACTCCATATTTCATATTTTCTTCCATTTTCATACTATTTTATCTAAGTGTTCGTTATTTTTTTGTAAATCGTATTTATTTTCATTTAGTTGTACTATTAATTTTAATAATTTAATAATTACACTATCATTTAGATCATCATTTTCATTATTTTCAACAATACTATTAGCAGATTCAAATGATAATATTTTATTAATTTTATATCGATTATAATTTATTAACTCATTATATTCTTTTGCTATAGTATATAATTCAATAATAATATTATCTAGTGCTGTTGGTGAAAAAGATTCTTCTAGTTTTTCTTTTAATTGTAAGTGTAATTCTGAGTTTAGTACCTTGCTTTGTAATTTATAATTTGTTTCCATATAAATATATTATGTTGTTAATAATTTAATTTCATTTTGTTTCATAAGTAATTCTAATTTTTCATATACTTCATTAGGTATATGGAGAGTGACATCTAATTTTTGCCACTCTAATTCCATAAAATCCTTTTTAGGTAAACAAAAATTTACCTTAATTTTTTGCCTTTCTATCATAACAAAAGACCTTCTTTATTTAATTCAAGTTTCAATTCATTATCAAGTCTAATTCTAATATCTTCTAACGATGTTTGATTATAAAATTTACCGTCTTCATATATTATTTGCAATAAACCAGTATCCTCTTCCTCTATAGTACATTCAGTTTTTACAAATATATTATTATTTTCTATTTTTTTATCAACCATACATAAACCTCTTAACGATTTTTTTGTACCATCATCAGTAATAGGATTTTTATAAATATCAAAATTATTTTTTGTTCCATCAGAATTAACAATTTCAAACCATGAACCTTTTGCTGCAAAACCAAAAGTATCTCTAGTATTATATTGATATGTAAAGGAACCTATACCTAAAACAACATTTGTTACCGCAAAACCTTTTGATTCTAACCTTTCATATATTTGTGTTTGTCTATCCAAATTAATAGAATCACCATAAATAGTACCTACATGTTGGTCTAATATTTTATATCCTTGTTCATTAATAGTACCACCAAATATATCCCAAAGAAGTTCAACAACACCTTTAATTTCATTAATATTATCACATACAAGATTATTTTTTCTATAATTATAATTTAAATCTTTTACCTCATCATAATCATAATCAACAGTATATAATTTATTATTTTCAAGATATAATGATGAATTTAATATAGTATTTTCTAATGTTGTTTCATATTTTAATCCTGTTATAATGTCAACAGGGTTACCAGAGTCTGGACGACATACAAGTTTACCTTCACGTGACATTATTTCTGGTTTTAATCTTGCGTAAACATGTGTAATTTTTTTCCATAAATTCATAGTATCATCAACAGACGATAATATACCTTTAGGAAATTTAATTAACCAATCACGTAAATTTAAGCATTCTGCAATTGATAAGTAATCGGGATTATCAATTGAACCTTCACAAGGTAAATCAAAAGAATAATACCATTCAATTTCATTATTTAATTTACCCTTTTTTAATAACGATTCATAATAAAATATTCCTGTACATGTCACTGAATGCTCAGATGCATTAACCGAATTAATTGAAACAATATTTTCGGGTTCATTATAAAAATATCTTGCTGCTGGAATAACGGCTAACGTATCGGAACCTTTAAATGATGTTGAGTGTCCTAAACCACTTGATATCATATCCCAAGGTGACAATCCTCTTGCTGAAAAATCATGACATAGATATGGAATTAACCAAGCATTATTAGGGTCTGTTTTCAATACCCATTTAATTAACATTCTTTTATATTGTAATGATATTGTTGCACTTGTTGCTGGTTTCCATGCTAATGATGATACTATTGTTTCAAGAAATAATGTTAACCATGCAAATCCATCCACAGTGTTAACAAATGTCATATGTGGTATATTTGGGTCAGTTTGAATACCCTCTGGTAATGATTTAACTTTTATTGGTAAATAGCCTAAATCCCATAATTCTTCAAAATGACTACCATCATATTCCATACCAATATATAATGACATATCTTTTGTAAATGATAAAGCCCTTTCTTTTAAAGAATAATAATTAGTAAATGGATGTTCTTTTTCAATTAATTCTTTTCTAAAGAAAAAATTTTCCTCAAATTCATCATGAATCCATTTCCAAACTAATTGTTGTCCAAACGATACAATTTTATTTATTCCTTTTGGTGCTCGTTTTATTGTTCTTGGTATCCAAGTTCCATATAATTTAGTCGTATTGGGTGCAAGCATTTGCTTATGTGAAATTTTGTAACCATCTACATAGTACAAAGAATTTATATTAAATTTACCCATATTTTGTTAAATATTTTATTGCGTTTATTAAATTTTTTTATTGTCTTTAAATAATCCTAATGCTCTGTTACAATTATTACATAATAATCCACGAATTGTATTTGTTTTATAACAATGATCTACAGATAAAACCTCATTTCTATAATATGTTTCAAATCCATCACAAATTGCACATTTATAATTTTGTTCTTTTAAAATTTCTTCATATTCTTCTAGAGATAAATTAAACATTCTTTTAAGATGTGAACGTCTACTAGATATTATTCCTAATTTTGAGGAATAAAATTGTTTTCTATTTTCTTTTTGTGAATCATTTTTTTCTTTTTGTTTTTCTGGATTTTTTTTATAATATGCGTTATAAGCATTGTTTCTACACATTTTACAAGAAAATGTTAATCCATCAGGATTATGTTTATCTTTATGGAATTCGGTTAATAATTTTTCTTCTCCACATTTTGTACATTTTTTCATAGAATTTTTTATATAAACACCATGAAATGTTTATAAATTGATTATTTATATCCATCAAAAACTAATTAAAAATGTGAAAGAAGTTTAGATGGATGATAGGCGTTTACACCAAATTTAAGCATTTTATCGATTGTTTTATGATCGTCATCAATAATCATTACAGTATTTTTTTTCATTTTTTTACCTCTCATAATACTTTCTAACATTGCTGTTTTATGTTCTTTATTACCAACAAAGTAAACATTTTTCTTATTAATAAATGGTAAATGTGTTGATAGCCATTCCAATTTTTGATTATTTGTTATTGAGTTTGGTGATGCTGATAATATAAAGATTTTTTTACCTTCGTCATTAAATTTTTTTACAATATTAATAACAGGTATAACTGCTAATGAATTTTTAAAGAAATCACTGTTAACATAATCAAAATCAACATCAAGCCAAGGTACAGATTTATATTCGCACAAAACACCATCCATATCAAAAAAAACATTTTCATTAGTAAAATAATCAATAACAATAAATTCATTTGCCAATGGTTTTTGTGCATCAATAGATTTTTGCATCGAAAAATATTTTTCAATGATAGCATCTCTTGGAACTGTTCTTTCTCTTTTTTCGTTTCTAAGCAAACATTCAATCAAAGGTGTATTAATATTAATAATTTTAATATAATAACCATATTCCTTTAATTTAGATATTATTCTAACATTATATGAATTATTAATTCCACCACCATCAAAAACAATATTATAATCATTAGAACCAATAGAATATACTTTATTTTCAGCTTCTTTAACTGACCATTCATGCAATAAATCAGGTCTTTTTGGATTATATTCCAGATGATTTTCTTTTATATCATCAGCAGAAACAATACAGTGTGTTAAGGCTAAATTATTATTTTCAATATAAGTACTTTTTCCTGCACCTGGTAATGCAATAAAAAATATCGCATGTTTTTCTTTTTTCATAAATAATATCTAATTAAATTTTCCAATTCGAAATCACTATAAGAATTAGTTGTATATATTTTATTAAAATGCTTTAATGCTTTAATTGCACCCTTTTTCTGAATAACGTGTGACAAAATTAAGAATTTATTTGAGTTTGGAAAACTTTTTTCAAGTTTTTCTGCAACTTTTATAAATGTACCAAAACCATCCCCAATATCATCAACAATCACAAAATTATCACAACCATCAATATATTCACAAGTTTCAAGTGTTATTAAAATATCGTTATTTTTTCTAATTTTATTACAAGAAATAAAACTATTTACACCAAAAACATCTGCAACTTTTAATGATTTTTCATAAGACCCTTTATCTGGTGATACTATTGTAATTTTATTCCTTATTATATTTTGTTTAGAAAATAAATTATAAAAAGAACTATCTAATAAGACATAATTATTTTGATTTTCATAATTATTAATTAAGGCTTCGGTAACATTACTATGCGGATCAAATATTATAACCTTTGTTAAATTTAAATTATTAATAACAGGGGTAATAACATGTTTCATATAGTTACATGAATATTCACCAAACTTTCTGTCTGATCTAGCACCAAGTAGATACGAAATATAAACACTAATTTTATTAACATTACAGTCATATCTTAATGTATTAACAGCTAAATAAAGAAGTTCAATATCAAGAAAAGATGTTATTCTTGTTTTTATTAAAACATCATGTTCATATAAATTTGAATTTTTATTAATTATAATATTTTGTTGACCGTCTGGAAACTTTTCAATAATATATTTAATATGTGAAAGCTCTGGTCTTATAAAATCTAGTATCATATTTTATTAATATTTATTATTTCGTTATTTGTAAAATATTCGTCAGAACCTACCCAAAAATGCCAATTATATAATATATTAAAATATTTTTGTTGATTTGGTATTATTTTTGGTAATTCATTCATTTTTGATGAAAAAAATGATTGTTTTTCTTTTGAATAGAAGAATTTATATTCTTCATTTTTTTCATTTTTCCATCCACATGCAAAAATTGTCTTACCGTACTCTTCACAAGAATCATCCATATTAATTTTAGAAAGATATAAAAATTCTTTTATATTATTAGTATATAATTTAACGATTTCAAATAATGGTATAATAGGTTTATTGTCGTTAATATATAAATTATTATTAATAATATTATCAATATTCCTCATTATTGGTATAAAAGTATTTATAGGTACAATAGTTCTATCAGTATAAACCATTGTACTGCTTAAACCAATCATATAATGAATCTCATTAAAATCGTTATTAATAATACCTTGTAAATTGGTATTTAAGTAGCATTTTAAATTGTCAACAGTTATCATAAACAAAATTTTAACAAATATAAAATTATTATGACACCAGAAAAAATTTTTCAAACATTTTATTCAAAAACCGATCTAAAAATAGAATACTTTTTTTCACTTATTAACCATGACCCAACATCAATACAAAAAAATTATCAAATAATTAAAGCTGGTAAATATAGTAAATGGATTATTAATGTTTATGCTAAAATATTGTTAATCAAATACGATACTGATCAATATAATGAAGATGTTAGAATATTGTTTGAGAATTTAGAAAAAATGCAAGAATATCTATTGGTTTTTGATCGTAACAAGAAAAAGTTACCAGAAGAAAAAAGAGATATTTTTAAATTTAAAAATTTAAGTCAATTATATACTTCAATAAAACATTTTATGATTATGTTTGAAAATTTTAATATATTTTCACTAATTGAAGAAAATATTGACTATATTAATCATGGTATTTTTAATGACTATAATATTTTTCAACCGTTAAATCAAAAAGGTGCGTCAATATTAGGAGTTAATACAGAATGGTGTACTGCATACGGTAAATATTCTTTAGATAAGAAACATCAAAAGAAAACTAACCAATATGAAAATTATAAAAAGGGTTCATTATACATTCTTATTAATAAAAACAATAATAATGATAAATATCAATTTTACTTTAATGGTCATTTTAATTATTTAATGGATAAAAATGATAAAAATATAAAAAATATAAAAATTTTTATTGGTATAATTTTTTATATAAATAAAAAAATAAAAAGTATAAATAATCTAATATTAATTATAAACAATATAAAAAAGTATATTAATATATATGATTATTTTGATGATAGTAATAATATATATGAATATATTAATAATCAATATAACGTTTTTAATACGATTATATTATCAGATAAATTATATAATATTATTAATAATTCTAGTTTTAATGATATTATTACAATTTTAAATAAATATAACATAAATAATTCGATAAAAAAAGCTATAGTATCTAATATAAAAAATATTAGTGAAATTGATATAGCTCAATTAAAAATTTTTATTAATAATATTGATAATGAGGTTCTGCATACATTAATATTTAAAATTAAAAAATTTAATATGTTTATTAATGTTCCAAATGATATAAAATTAAGTATTTATAATAAATATAAAGGTTTTAGAGGTATAAAATATGAAATCAACTGAGAAAGAGATTATAATTAAACCAGTTAAAATAAAAGAGAAAATTTTTAATCCATATCTACCGAATATTAGCCCAACATCAAAACCAAAAGCATAATGTTTTTTAATATATTCAATGATAATGTTTTTTACGAATATAAACAATTTGTTAAAGATTTTTTAAAAAATAAAAAATTATCTGATAAAACTTTTTTAATAGAAAACGAATCAAAAGATTTTTATGAAAAACTTGCTATTAAAATATTTAAAAGTGAATTTAAATTTATAAATAATATTAATATAAAATACAATATTAATTTAGTAAAAAAAATATCGCTAAACTCTAAACTAAGTAAAATTGATTATAATATTGATAATAAAATAATAAAACAAAGATTAATTAATGCACTTATTCAGGGAGCATCATTTAAAATTAATAGAATTTATCATATTATTGATGAAATAAAAGATAAAGAAAAATATAATATATATTTCAATAATATTGATTACTATTTTTATATAAATGATAATGAAAATATAAAAAAAGAACTTCAAAAAAAAGAAAACTATATTCTAGGTACGTCCTATGTAGATTTTACTGATACTGGAAAGCCAATATTTAATGTGAAAGCAACTTCATTTATAATATTATTACATGAATTAACAAAATGTTTATATACCTATTTATCATTCAATTCATACAATAATATTAATGAATATTATAAAATAACATCAAAAACTGATAATATTTTAAATGAGCCTGAAGATATTAAATTTGGAAATTTTTTATACACAAAAACAAAAGAGTACCTTATTGATAATTATGATAATTATTATGATGCTGATAATAATTTCTTTGAGTTATTTTTTGTTGAATTATGTAAAATAGATGATGATAATTTTATAAAAATTATTGATAATATTCTTAATAAGAGAAAACATTACGATATTGAATATATATGTCGTAATGTTAATCAGATTTTAAAGAAATATCAATATGATATTAATAATTTATAAATTATCTAATAATATTCTTTGTAATGAAATTATAACTTTTAACAATTCAACTATTTTTACATTTGTTATTGGTGTTTCTGGTAATTCCTCTAAATATTCTAATCTTTCATTTAAATCTGAACATAATTTATTAATATCTTCTTTCATTTAAAAACCTACCTTTTTTGTTTTTGGCTTTATTGTTGACTCAACAATATTATTTTCCTTAAAATTATAAATTTCTGTTAATGACATTTCATCATCTGTAATATAATCAATATTTAATTTTTTTAATAAATTATTTGATTTATCTACAGATAATTTACCAAAATCAATTTTCTTAAATAATCTACCTTTTCTTAATAATGCTTTATCTAATTTTTTTATGTCGCTATTAAATGTGGCGATAATTTTAATATCAAGAAAATCGCTTAAAATACCATCAGATATATTTAATATTGAAGATATTGCAGTATTTTGTCCACTTCCAATATTACCTCTTTCAATTAAAAAATCGTCTGAGTCTTCTAATACTAAAATACAACCTTTATTTTTTATTAAAAATGTTAAAAAATCTGGCCCTGACATTGATGGTATATGAGTTGGAGGAACTATAATAAATTTTTTATCAACAATCATTGATAAATGTCTAATAAATCTTGTTTTACCTGTTCCAGCTTCCCCATGAAAAAGTGTTAACCCTTTTCCTATTTTATTATTTTTTAAATAATTAATTAAATTTTCATATTCATTTACAACATGATCATTATAATTTAAATCAATATCTATTTTTTTATTTTTATTTGTGTTCTTTATTAAAGAGTAACCATTATAATCTTTAATCAAACAATAAAGATTTTCTGTGTTTTCAATTGTCTTTATCTTATAATGATACTTTTTATTTTTTTCAATATTATTAATACAATCTTCAATTATATTTCTATGCTCTTCAAAAAAGAAATATTCAACCACATAATAATCACTAAATGTTATAAATAAAATGTAATGATTATTAATTTTTGATTTAAAAAAATATTCATCACCATATTCTTTAGTAATTCTACAAATTAATAAATAATCCTTTTCAACCTCTTTAATAAGACGATCATTTAATTTTATTTTACATACTTTAGAACTAGGTAATATACCATTATTGTTTTTAAAAATGTATGGCAAATAAGGTGTTACCGATTCACCAGTAACAGTATATATATTCTCATTAATCATATTAAGCTAATTTTTTATCTTTTAAAAATTCTCTCAAATATATGATTTTTTCTTGTTCAGTTTCATCATTTGAGAATTTTTGTTTCCAAGACTCATATAAATAATTGTTAGTTGATATTATTTTACCTATAATATCAGTTTTAGATTGTATAAAATCTGGATAATTAATTTTATCAAAAACTCTTTCATCAACAATAAAACATATACTAGTCAATTGATTCCCTAAATCTGGTTCATGAAAAGTAGCAACATTAATATCATGCTTTTTTAGATCATCTAAAATTTTATTTAAATACCCATAATAATAATCTGTAATATTATCATTAGTAGTTCCACCGTTTAATATAACAAACGTTTTATGATTATTAGCCCAGTCTTTATACTCATCAGTGTTTCCATATTTTAATGAATATTCTACCAAAGCATGTGCAAATTGAATACCCTTCTGAATCCCAGACAATTGATACGGAACAAAACCATACATTCTTTTTTCCATAATTTTCTTTTTTGCAAATATATAAAAGATGTTTTAATAAAAAAAATATAAAAATTAATTATCCTCATTATCAATATGTTAAAAAATATTTACAAAAATTTATTACATTTTTTTTGACTGTAATCTTATTTTATTACCTTTGTGAAGTATTTATAGAAAATTAAAAATGAAAACAAATTTAAACATATCGAACAACTCATGGTGTGGACAGCACAGTTCACTTGAACCGCAAGCGTTTGGCTTTGGGGATGGGTTTTCGTATGTGTTATCTGATCATATCGCAAGTTGATATTTAAAGATAAAGAATATAAGAAAACCCATCTAGAGAAATTTAGATGGGTTTTTTCATTTATACTATTAGTGTATAAAAAGTTATTTGACATGTTGTGAAATTATAAAGAGGCTATCTGGCTGGATGAAGGGCCATACTTGAAATGTGGTATTACGGTTAAGACCCGTAATGGGGGTTCGAGTCCCTCAGCCTCTGCAATGTTTCATTAATAATACAAAAGCATATGTTTTTGCGTTTATAATGCAACATTATATAGAGGTTAGGCAAATATTGGTTTGTTGCGGTATCCTGCTAAGATATTCTACGTAAAGTAGTGAGGGTTCAATTCCCTTGGCCTCTGCTAAGATAGATAATAATATTCGGTCACGCCTTCGGGTAATCCAAAACCGAATTAAGTTATCTATCTTTATAACATTAATTTATTATAAACGTACAACATTAAAAACTAAATGTCGTACAACATTAAAAGCTAAAATAATATGGAATATATCTGTGATAAAAAAAGACATTTAGTTTGCTTACCTTATAGTATTGAAAATCTTCATAAGATGGCTGTTAATCTAAATATTAATATATGTTGGTTTCATAAAAATCATTACGATATTCCAAAAAAAAGAATACAAGAAATTGAAAATAAATGTAGAATTGTTTCAAGTAAAGAAATTGTTAAAATTATAAAAGGAATATTATGAAAAAAGAAGATTTTATAAAATGGTTAAAAGATTGTACAAGCTTTAACAGATGTGGTAATTCTGATGATTCATGGGAAGATTTAATGAATTATGCTGAAATTATCTATGACTATTTAGAAGTTTATGATAATTATGTTGACTTTACATATAAAAATATGTACTGGGGTGGTTCTAATTTGGTTAAAACTAATTACTCATTTGAGGAATTTATTAGAAAATATGAAAATTATAGCTTAAAATAATAAACACACGTAATTGGCCGAGCGACTAGGCAGCAGTCTCCAAAACTGTATGAGATATTATTTCTCACGTAGGTTTGAATCCTACATTACGTGCAAATATCTGATAATCAGATAATTAAACGCTCCTATAGTGTAGTGGTTTTATCACGACTAACTTTCTATTAGTAGACACCAGTTCGATTCTGGTTAGGAGTACAATATATTTTGGGATGGTGTAATGTAACACGTCACTCTTTGACAGTGAATAGTCTGGGTTCGAATCCCAGTCCCAAAACATAAAAATAAATATTTCGAACCGATATTTTAAAATTTTCTAGTATTTATAATAAAATAAATATTATGAAAATCAAAGAAAAATACAAAAAAGAAAATTTTGAAAAAATTATAAGAGAATCTTATACATTAACAGAGGTTGCAGAAAAATTAGGTGTTAGATTTAATAAAAGTTATAATCATAAAACTATTATTAAATATATTAAATTATATGATTTAGATATTTTACATTTTCTGACACCAAAAGAAAGAATTAAAAGATTTAATCCTGCAATTAACAATAAAATTCCAACTATTGAGATTCTTATAGAAAATTCCACATATGATAGGGGAAATTTAAAAAAAAGATTATATAAAGAAGGATTGAAATCACGTAAATGTGAGTTATGTGGTCAAGGTGAAATTTGGAATGGTAAAAAAATGTCATTAATACTTGACCATAAAAATGGTGTAAATAATGATAACAGATTAGAAAATCTTCAAATAGTTTGCCCAAATTGTAATGCTACATTAGACACACATTGTGGTAAAAATGTAAAAAAAAATATTAATAATAAAATTAAACCTAAAGTTGATGAAATTGTAAAAAGAAAAAATATTCATGAAGGAAAATTAAAAGCGAGAAAAGTACAAAGACCACCATATGAAGATTTAAAAAAAGAAGTATGGTCAAATGGGTTTTCTGCTACTGGTAGAAAATATGGTGTTAGTGATAATGCAATTAGAAAATGGATTAAATATTATGAAAATTATGAATTAAAATTAAAAGAATAAAATATAATTTAAATATCTAGGTGTCGGGCAGATGGCTATACCCGCCTGATTTGGGGTCAGGAAATATCGTGAGTTCGAATCTCACCACTTAGACTTTATTACATGGTGGTTATAGCTCAGTTGGTTAGAGCGTTGGTTTGTGACTCCAAAGGTCATCGGTTCAAATCCGATTAATCACCCACATATGGGGCATTAGTTTAGCTGGCTAAAACATTCGGTTTGCATCCGAAAGATCAGGGTTTCGAATACCCTATGCTCCACACTAAATAATTAGTTATTGATAATTGGATAACAATTATTAAATTTACAAATAAATGGCGATATGACACGAGTGGTTAGGTATAGGTTTGCAAAACTTAATTACGTAGGTTCGAACCCTACTATCGCCTCAAAATATGGAACAGTAGCTCAGTCTGGTAGAGCAATGGCCTGAAGAGTCATGAGTCGTAGGTTCAAATCCTACCTGTTCCACATATTTATTATAAAAAACAATGATATTTAGAAAATTAAAAAGAGTGTGGTCGCATAATAATATGGATTACATACCAAAATTTAGAGAAACATTTCCAGAACTAAATAGAGTTTCAAGCGAAGAAATGTGTGATAGGTGGCGTTCACTTGGTATTGATTTTTATACTGAAGAAAAAACTGATGTTAAATGGTGGATTAGATTAACACTTCCATTTGCAATAATATTATTTATATTAATGCTTATCGGATTGCCTTTTGTTTTTATTATCACTGGAAAATGGTCGTATAGTAATAGTGAAAAAAGTCGAATATTAAATTGGTTTCGTCAATTGCGACTAGTCTAATATTATAATTATATACACAACAAGCATCAATAGATCAACTGGTAGATCGCTACCTTGCCAAGGTGGAGGCTTTGGGTTCGAACCCCAATTGGTGCTCATTAAACTATTATGGAAGAACTATTTAAATATAAAAAACTTAAATATTTTGATTATAATTTAGATTACTATCAATATATTTGTCCATCTGTTGATTATAAGGTTAAAATAAGAACCAATAATAATCAAGAAAGACAAAATATTTTATATTATATAACAAGAGGAATATCATAATTATGGATATTAAAGTTTATGTACAAAATAAAAGAAAGAATATATCATTGGATGTTGATTAAATTACCAATATTTCTAATGTATAATAAAGTTAAAATTGATAATAAATCAATTGTTTATGTTCCAAGGTTTGGTTATAGTAAACAAATGAAAGATGATGCTGATAAAAAAGTTGAAAGATTAATGAAAATATTTGAAGGATAAAACGCCCATATGGTGAAATTGGTAGTACACGTATGTCTTAGGAACATATGCTGAAAAGCGTGAAGGTTCGAGTCCTTCTATGGGCACAACTTAATAAAAATAAAAGAAACGATGATTATATGTATAGGAATTATTGCTTATATTTTCTATATTAGAGTTCTATACAAAAGAATAAAAAAAGGAGGGAAATATTAAATATGCATTACGTTATACAAGAAAACATATTTGGTGAATCACATTATAATTTATTGACGAATTACCTGATTATGTATTTCCACGTGAAACATGTTTTGTTTTTGGTGCTGTTAAGATAATAATATAAATTTAATTAGAATTAAATATTCTGATTTTGATAAAATAAATATCGATTTATTACTAAACAAATTTTAATGAATTAATTTCACAACATGATTGCTACATACAAAAAGATAAAGGTTTAACTGAGGTTGAGTCTGGTACAGTAACAGCAGCAGCTTGGATTGAAAAATAAATATTATAATATGGAAAATTTAAATGAAATAAAAAAGTTATTATATAGAGAAAAACCTATAGCAACAAAAAATAAAGAATTATCAACAGATAAAGAATTTATTTATGAAGTTAATTTAAAAGGTCTAACATATTTGCATCATGAAAAAATTGTGTTTGTTGTGCCTGTATCTGATATGGGTGAAAAACAATTTAATGATGTTGAGGGTGGGCAATTATTAATAAGGTGGATAACTGAAATTATATAATTATTTTGCAGGTAACGCATAAATGGTGGTGCATCTCACTTCCAATGAGAAATAGAGTCGGTTCAATCCCGTCTACCTGCTCAAAGAGGCTAAATTAGCCTCTTTTTTTTGTATTTATGTGTATGAAAATACATATATCAGTAAAAACATTTGAAAGAAAAGAAATGTTAATTAATACTATTAATGAAATACAGGATTTTATAAAAAACAATAAAAATCATAATATAACATTTAGTATTACAGATGATAAATCACCAACATATGATGAAAATTTCATAAAATACTATAATATTAAACAAACCGAAATAAATTATGGGAAAGAAAAACATTGGATGTTATGGGATTTAGATTTAAAAAGAATAAAAACATTAGGCAATTTTGATTTAATTATTTTTATTCCAGATGATTTATCAAATTTTAATTTTAATAAAATAATTGATTTTGGTAAAAAATATATTAATGATTATTATGTTTTTAATATATTAAATGATGGAAGAGATTTTTGTTGGAATAAAATACCACCAAAAAAAATTGATAATTATCATTCATCAATCGGATTTTGCGACTGCATTTTTTTTACGAATTCAAAAACAATCGATAAAATTGGTTACTATATAGAGCGAATAGACCCAATTAGATTTAAAAATAATAATATTATTAGTAGTGGAGTTGGTTATCAACTGACAAATAGATTAAATACTAAAGGTGTGAAAATTTTTAAACCAGCATCATCACTTGCTTATCATGGAGATCATGACAGTGTTATGAATTATGAAATTAGAAAAACACAAAAACTAATTTCAAAGTACTAGGTATTTATTATTACATATGATTGTATTTAAAAACATAAAACAAGCAAAAAAATTATTATCTGATTACGAAAATAAAGAAATAATACATAAAAATATTTGTAATATTATATTTGATTCAATTGATAAATTAACAAATAATATATATCTTTTTTATTATGAAAAAGAAAATCTTTATCATATACTAAATAAAGAACAATATATTATAACATTAAGAATATCTTTAAAATTTTTTGAGGAGAATGAAAATTATGAATTTTGTGAACAGATATTAAAATATATTAATATAATAAAAAATGAAATTTAATTTTACATATAATAAAAATAATTATACAATAAATTCACCGTATATTAATGATCATATTTTTAAATTTATAAAAAACAATAAAACTTTTTATGAAATTAGATTATTAGAAAAAATAAAAAGTTTAGGAAAATCAAATACTGTACTTGATATTGGTGCGAATATTGGCAATCATACTATTTTTTTTAGCAAAGAATGTGAATTTAATAAAGTATATTCTTTTGAAATATCTGATTTAATTTATAATACATTATCATTAAATATATTAGAAAATAATTTAAAAAATGTTGTACCTTTAAATATTGGTATATCAGATAAGGTTGGTTTAGTTTCATTAACTGATATCGATGAACTAAATACAGGTAAAACAAGTATAATAAATGGTGATAAATTTATAATTAATAAAATCGATAATATATTTGAGGATTTAAATGATAAAATCGATTTAATAAAAATTGATGTTGAGGGTCATGAATTAAATGTATTAAAAGGTGCAGATAAAATCATTAAAAAATTTAGGCCCATATTTGTTATTGAGGTTCAGACAAAGGATGAATTTAAAATAATTGACGATCATCTAAATGTTTATAAATATAAAACAGATAATATAAATTACTGTTCAACACCAACATATATATGGTATCCGATCTAATAGTTGTTTTTTGTAATTGGAATAGATTTGAAAATATTCCAACAATATTAAACCAATTAACAAATCAAAAAAATAATAACTTTACTATTTGTATTTGGAATAATAACGTAAATGATATTAAAAAATTAGAAAATTTAAAGAAAAAATATAATTTTATTTTGTATAATTCACCAGAAAACATAGGAGGGTTTGGGAGATTTTTGGTATGTAAAAACGAAATAAATAAGTATAAAAAATTTATTTTTATTGATGATGATCAAGAAATTGGTACAGATTTTATTGATAAAATGATTCTTGAGTACGAATCAAAATCAATAAAAAGTAGATGGGGGTGGAAAATAAAAGATAAAAATTATTTTAATAGAGAAAGAGCTATAAATCAAATTTGTGATTATTGTGGAACTGGTGGAATGATAGGTGACATTTCTATATTTAATATTGACGAATTGTATTTAATACCGAAAAAATATTTGTTCATTGAAGACCTTTGGTTATCATTTATTGCAACAAAATATAAATATAAAAAAGTTGGTTTATCTGAAAAATTACATCAAAAAAAAGACGGAAAGGATCAATTTTTAAAAATAAAAAATGATAAACAAAAATTCTTAGAATTATTAATTAAAGATTATTCTTGGGAATTATAATAAAATATTCTAACAGGTAAGTTTTTTGATTTTGCATAACCAATCATATGCTTAGTACCCTTTGATATACCATTCCAAAAGGCAATTAAAGCATCCGCATTATTCCCCATAGTTTCATTTCGTTTAATTCCAGCAATCTTTCCAAACCCATCCCAATCAGGATAGTACATTTCTATTTCATATTTTTTCACTTTTGCATATTTCTCACCAAGTTTATCAGCACCTCTTGCTGTACCTGACAAAATAATAATGTTTGAGTCCTTTTTATTTTTTAAAACTTTATCACAAAATATTTTTAAATTATTATAATCATTAAAATCTCTTCCACCTGCTATAATCACTCTGAAATCTTTTTTCATTTTCAAATTCATTTACATATACCCAATAAGATATACCTATAGTAATAAATAAAATTATAAAATATAATGTTGTTAATTGTGTTTTTGTAATTTCAACTTGAATATATTCAAATTGTTTAAAATTATTATATTCCCAATTTTTATCAATATTTTTTAAAAGAGAGTTATAAATATCAATATTTGTTATTTTATTTTTATCTCTAAACTCAGATTCAAATACCTTTTCAAGTTTAGGTGTTGTCATCCATGAAAAGGTTCTAACCCATTGTAAATTACCTTTATTATCCTCAGATATACAAATAATAAATTCATTATTATTACCACCATTCCAATATGATTTTTGTTTAAAAACAATATCAGTGTTAGCGTTTTTAAAATAAAGTATAAAAACTTTTAAATTCTTTTTGCTACCAATAACTGAGTTAATTATATCGATTTTATTTAATTCTTCATTTGTAACATTTTTACCAAGAATTGATATTTGTCTATTGTTAATAATTTCTGGATAATCAAATAATTTATATTTTTTAACATCATCCTCATTTATTTTTTCAAATTTAAAAAGGTTTTTACTTGCTTGAGTTCTATTCTCGTACCTTTCAGTTCTTGTAAATGATAATAATTTATTTAAATCATTATCGAATAAAACATAAAACATATTTCCATCAATACTATGATAATTTCTATTTAATTCTTTAAAGGTTTCTTTTGTTTTAAATTGGTTTTTATATTTAATATATTCTGATTTTGATATCTGATATTCATACTTTGTATTATCGATTGCATAAAATCTCTCTGGGTGATTTTCCACATAACTACAATCGTAATAAACAGTTCTAGTACAATTTTTACCACAACTTACTGTTCTAGAACATGTTCTTGAGATATATTCGTCCCATTTTTCATAATATTCTAGTCTAACAATATAACCATCTTTATATTTTACATCTGATGTTATATTAATAACAAATATTTTATGTAAAATTAAAATGAAAATTAATGGAACTAATATTAGTAAACCATATTCCCACCAAACAACATGATTTTTAAAAAATATAGCCATAAAAAATATGGCTATAACAGGTATAAACAACGATAACAATTCAATTCCCATAATAATTATTTAAATAATTCAACATTATCATCAATTCTACTTTCAACAATATTTTTTGAATTTGTTGATGTTATTGGAACAAATTTTATTCTTTCTTTTCCAGAAAGAAATATATTTGATGGAAACATATCTAACATATTATTATGTTCTCTAACTAAATCTATCATTATTTTTTGTTCATTAGCAAAACCAGTTCTTTCAATTTCAATACTTGTCATCAAGTCTTTATATAAAGATGCATCAAAATTTGGGTTTGACTCTTGAATCCACTTCATTAATGAACCGTCACCATTTGCATATCTTTGTTCCATAATTCCAATATAAATTTCTTTAAAAGAATCTTTATATTCTGTTGATACACCTGCTTTTTGTTGTAAAATTTTAAACATTTTATCATAATAAACCTCAAGGTTTGTTTCTTGAGCATTTATTTGATTTCTTAATGATACTTCACTATTAATAACATTTATGTAATACATAAAAAATGTTAAAACTAGCACAGCAAACGCACCTAATAATCCTAATATTATTTTCATTTTATTTTTATTTTGTTAAAACTTTATTTAATGTATATATAATTGCATTTGCAACATCTCTACTATATCTTGGTAATATTGTTGTTGCTAATGTTCTTAATTCTGTCCCAGAATCATTATCTGTAGGTAATAATTCAATTGTCTCATATTTACCATAATCTTTTTTATAGAAAGGAATAAATGAATCACGTCCACCATAAAGAATAGCAGTTTCATTTTCATATAAAAATGCACCTATTAACATATCTACATGTGTAACCCAATCAGAATTATTTTCATTATCTCTAATAGGTATAATATGATCATGTGTTCTTAAAAAAGGTTCTATCATTTGTTTTCTAAAATCAAATGAAAAGGGGTTTTTTAAATCGATTTTATTTGAAACACCTAATAATATTAAAAGTTTATTATGTCTTTGTTTAACAGTTTCAATCATATTTATATGTGAGTCTGTTAAATATGGTACTTGCATTCTTGATATTATCACACCAACAGTAGTGTTATCTTTAAATAATTTATTCATATTAATTTTCTTTTCGTTCTTCTTTAGAATAGAATTCAAATCTATCATGATTTATTGGTGAAAGCAACAAAACAGCAGAATTTATTTCATTATTTTTTTGAAGATTAAATACTAGTGACATCCATGTTTGTTCAAACGGATGTTCAAATTTATTATCAATGAATATTTTTTTTGTACCCTTTTTACCTATTACATGAGGCCAATTACAATAATATACCTCACCATCAGCATATGTAATATCATCAAATCTAATAATATTTTTAAATTTTGTTTTAGGGGCATTATTGTCAATACCAAATTTCGGTAGATTTGGGTTTTCTGGGAAGTATTTAAGTCTTTGTTCTTGTGGCAAATTGTACCATGCCCATTGTGTACCGTTATCACCATATAATTCAGTAAATTGTAATTTTAAGAAGTCAAGATTACTATTATGAATTATTTTTAATGTTTTTTCAAAAATATTTGAAACATATCCTCTAAAACCATTTACACAAAACTTATTACTATGAGTAGGTGGCTTCATAAACATATCGTCTTCAAAGAAATACATATAATCATATTCTGAATTATAAAAATGTTCTGCAATAAATTGTCTACCACCACATATACCGATATTATTCTTTTTTATTTGTGTAAAGTTATATTTTTCACACAAAGCATCATACTCAGTATCAGTTGATCTATCAATAGAATTGTTTAATAATATTTTATCTGATGCCATATATGCTTTATAGTCTGCTGTTAATATACTTTCACATAATGATTTAAATTGTGAAGGAGAATTATATGTTATTACATATATTGAAATTTTTAATTCATTAAAAGACTTTTTTTCTTTTGATTTTAAATTATCCTTATTATTTTTTAAATATTCAAAAAACTGATATACTAAACCGTTAGATTCTAATTCAAAACAATTAACATCATCAGAATATAAATAAGATAATATTGTAAAAATAGATTCTTCTGTCCCCATTAAACCTTCAGATAATGAGCTACTTAATACATTATAATATCTTGTTGACATTACATTAATATGTTCTTTTTTCCCACCAAAGAATCCACCTCTACATACATAGGATACGTTATCAGAATCCGAATATTCATTTATTTTATCTTTCCTAAAACCATGTATTTCATGATTACCATCATAAGGAAATTTAAGAAATAAAAATTTATCTTCAACATTATAATATTTATCAATATAATCTAACACTTTATCATGAGTAAAATAACCACTTGAAACAGTATTAGTTAATCCAGCATCTATCCAAAAAAAATATTCACTAGAAAACGGATTATATATTGTAACATCATTAATAAAAAACATTTTTGATAATGTAATAATATTATAGTATTCTAGTTTTGCTTGTGGTGATTCTTCAAGCCATCCTGCAAACTTATACCATTTTTTATTTGTCCTAATTTTTTCAACTTTATCTGAAAACTCAAACCATTTTTTTAATTCATCTAATTCAATGTTTTTTATAAATGTGTTTTCAGGTTTTCTAAATTTCCATATAAAATCGTTATCATTATTTGAACAATATATAAAAAGATTAACATCTGACTCCAGCAACTCTTTAAATTTATTTAAATAATGATTATAATCTCTTTTAAAATTATCTGATATATTTGATCTACCTATATCCCAAAGACCAGTTATATATGTTATATTATTATTCATTATACTTTCTTTTTACAAACCCAAACCACTTCATTTAATTTATCATTATAATAGTCTACAAGATTATTTCTTTCACACGCATCAATAATATCAGATTCTATTATTTCACACCAATCCCAAATATTATTTTTAAATTTATTAATAAATGTGTCCTGATCTTTAATATAATCATGTGCCATAATATAATCACCTGTTTTTAATAAATCTGATAACATATTAAATTCACCCTTTTTATACCCACCGTCACAAAATACAAGCGTTGTACCTTCATCAGATATATAATTTTTTATATTATCATAATCAATTAATTTGTTATATTCATAGTTAAAAATGTTTTTTATATTAACATTGATATTATTTTCAACTAGTTCTTTATAATACGATTGTTGCACAATATCAAAAGTTCTTATCTCAGTATCATTTAAACCAATACTGTTTAATAAATCCCTAATAAAAAGAATGAAGCCACCACCAGCAGTACCAATTTCTAATATTCTTTTAGGTTTAATATTATTTATGAAATCTGGGAAAATATCAAAAATATTTTCATGTTGTTGTGCAGTGTAACCTTTATATGTTGTATGTCCTGTTATTATTTTAGCCATTCATTAATTCCTAATAAATTATATGTTAATTTAAGTTTATTGCTTTTTTCTAAATTTTCATTATACCATAATAATTGATTTTTTGATATATACGATAAAAACTCATTATCATCTTTTATTTCTATATATTTATCATGTATTAATCTGGCAACACCTTTGTCACCATTTCTTTTGTATGTAACATATGCAAGTTCTCTAGGTATTGAAATATAATGTTTATTCGGTATTAAATCGTTATATAAAGAGTCTTTATATTCAATTCTAATAAAAGGTACGCCTAACATTATATATTCAATATCACGATAACAATATTCTCCAGGATAATCAAAAGGTGTATTATATTTGTCTAAATCTTGATAAAATGATAATGCCAATTTTGATTTTGATAATTGATTAAGATACTCTAAATGTGAAACCGATTCTGTAGATTGTAAAATATCATACCTTTTTAATTCATTTACTGTTTTTCTATATGAATCTAAACCAGACCCTTTAAAAAATAATTTATTGTTAATTTTTTCATTATTTATAAAGTTATTTGGGTTAAAATTTTCAAACGGTAAAAAAATCCAAGGTGATACTAATCCCATATTTTTCACATTATTATCACGTTTCATCCAATAATATATATTATTATAATTAAAATGTGATAGTAGTATTTTTTTACATGATTCAGATTTACTTAAATGAACAACAAAATGATTGAAATACTCTGTACATGATAAGACTACGATTTCACCAGTTTTTTCATTCTCAATTACATTTTCAACGTCTGAAATTATCGGATTATTACCAAATTGATTGAAGCTACCTTTTAAGGTGATTTCACCTTTAAAAGTATTACCGTCTTTATTATAATTAATTATATTAACATCAAAGAATAATGATAAATATTTATCAAATTCTTTAAAAAAGGGTAGATGTGCTCTACCCCATTTTTCATTTTCATATCTATGTATATTAATTTTCACCAATTTTTCCTTCAATTTTATTACCCCATCCAATATTTTTTATATAAGGCCATACAACAAATCTATTTGGTTCTATATTTTTATTATAGAATTCAACCCATATATTGTGAAATTCTTTATTTTCATATTTTTGAATATTTAATAAATTTTTTATTTCATTTTCCAATAAATCTTTTCTGTAAATTGTTTGATATCCTCTTTCATCATGATATTCTAATATTACAGCAATAAATTGGTAATCGTCTTCATGATTTATTTGTGATTTATGTATGTCAATACAGTGTTTATATCTTCTAACATATACACTATTTAGATTATTTGGTGGATATTTATTTTCAAGTGTATATTCACTTATTGTTCTATTTGAGAATTTAATTCCTGCATACATTTCATAATCAGTGAGAGTTCTTTCTTTTCCAAAACCATATTTACCAAAATCAGTTATTTTCTCACCATCCATACCAAATAATTGTCTATTTATTTTTAATGAATGTAAATTAAGCCTATACCATTCACTATTTTCATCCCAATGTTTTTTTCTACCGTTTCTAGTATATTCATGCCATGCAACTAAAACATGTGGGTGAAATAAATCATAGCCCCATGTATATGCTCTTACAGCTATAGAAATTTCTTCCCCATGAAAATAATATTCAGGATTATGTTGAACTTCAACACAAAAATCACCAGTAGTAAAAGCAAAATGTGCGGAATAAAATCTTGCTTTAACAGGTAAAAATAAAACTTTATATTCATCAATTGTAGCGGGTAAAAAAAATATAACACCTTCTGGTGTAAATCTATCAAAATTCATTTTCCAAGGTTGCATAATTCTACCATCAGGATCATTAGATGGATCATATGATGGTAAATATGCTGTTATGAGAGGCTTTTTATGACCTAAATTTTGAAGATTAGAATACATTTTTTTACAAATAGTATCCCATCCTTTAACAAATCTATGATGTGAATCTAATTGTAAAGTATATTCTTCATTATCGTAATACTGTTGTATTAAATTTCTAGCCCAACAAGCACCCTTAGAATCTTTATAATCAATATCAATTATTTTAAATCTTTTATCATATTTGTATGTATTGATATCTGTTGTGAAAACATCTTCTTTAGAATTTTGGAAAGCTATACAAATAACAAGATTATCTGGATTATCAGCATTACTTAAAAGTGATTCAATTGTATTACATAATTCAGGATCACGATAAGATGCAATTTGGACAAATATTTTATCATTTTTCAAGCTCATTTCTTTCTGCAATTAAATCTCTATTAATAGCCTGTTCATTTGTGAACTTATTAGGATATCTTTTTTTCAATTTATTTATAACATTTTCCATTGATTTATTAACATCAATACCATAATGATTAAAAATTGAAACACAATTTTCAACTATACTTCCAAATAATAACATTTCATCTTTAAGATCAATTTCTTTACCATATGCAACATGTTTTTTTACAATATCAGTAAACATTGAACAATTTTTATAAAGCTTACCTAATTCTTTATATGGTCTAATTAATAAAAATAGATTTATATTTGTAATAATATCATCAATATACGATCTTTCTTTATGATTTATTTCTGAGACATTGAAAAGATTTAATTTTCTTAAATGATCATAACATGCTAAATACCAAAAAATATCACTTAATTCTTCAGATATATTTACAATATCATTTTTATTGATAGCATCTTCTAATTCATTTAATTCTGAAAATACGCCCATCATCATGTGGGAATAATCTAAACGAATATCACCTAAATCAGGTAATGTTCTGGTTGCATTTGCTTTAAACGTTTTAAAATCCATATATATTTTTTTACAAAAATATATTCAAATTATTTTATAAGCAAGAATAAAGTTCAAAAACTTTAACAACATCATTTAGATAATTATCTTTATTAAATTTAAAATTATCTAGTTTCTCCTTAACAAGATTTAGCTTTGTTAAAACTTCAACGTCATTTTCTTTTTCTTTTAACACCTCAATTTTATTTTTTGCTTCATTAACAATTTCAATAAAAACATGTTCCATTTGATTATCATTATCAATACTATTGATAATTTTTATTTCATATTCATTAAGATTTTTATATTTTTCGTTAAAAATATCTATACTTTTTGTGTATAATGTTTCAATAAATTCAGGTTCAATATCAAATGTTGTTTCTTCTGATATTGTTTCATTTTTATTATTTTTAATATATTCAAGAACAATTTCAAAAGAATCATGAATCTTATCAACAGCCTTAACACCTCTTTTTATTGTTGATTCAGTAATTAATGTTTGAATTGACTCGAATAAATTTCTTTTGTTATCAGGTATATTATCATAACTAAAAATATCTAATTTTTTATTTTCATTTACATAATCAGAATATTTAATATTATTAAAAATTGATATGTTTTCATCAATATATCTACTTGCTAGCATATCATCTTTGATATATTTTGATTCAATATTTTTATAAACTAAATATTCTTTAGACAAAACATCAGATTCAGCAATAATAGTTGAGAATTTAATAAAGTTACTATTAGAAATATCCTTTCCTTCAAAGATATTGTTAGTAATTTCTCTTGATAAGATATAACTTAATGTACCTAAATTTTTTAACATGACAAATATTTTTTATAAATACTGAAATTAAAAACATTAATCTTTATTTAATATATCAATTATTAGTTTTTCTGTTTTTTTATTTAATTTTTTTGCAGATTCTTTCAATAAATCCTTCTTAATTTCAGATTTAGATTTAATATCTTTAATAAAAGATTCTTGCTTTGGTTCATTATTTCCAGATGGTTCTGTTAATGAATCAATACTACCAGATTCTGCAAATGGATCAGAACCACCTTCACCACCCTCTCCGTCAGGTGATTGCACAGCACCTATTGGTATCTCGCCAGTTTTTAATCCGTATTTCTTTAATAGGTCTTCAAATATACCAGATTTTGCAACATTATTTGTCGCATTTTGAATTTCTTGAATTACAATTCTTTCCATAAATTGTTTTTCAAGATCACGTATAATTTCTTCTTCTGACCAATTGAATACATATTGTTTTGCATATGTATGTGATGTTGCTGAAATACCATTATCTGATGGTAATGTCATATCATTATATAATTGAATTTTTTGTTGCATTAATTCAATTTTTAAAATATCTGCTTGTGTTGATGGTGGTGATAGTGATAATGAAAAATTATCAAATTCATCTTCAAATCCTAACAAATATAAATGAACCATTGCCATATTTGTTAATTCTTGGATTAATGCTTGTTGAATTCGATTAACTTTCTTTGAAAATCTCATATCAAGCTGGGTAACATTTTTACCATCACCAGCAGTTTGTTGATATCCTAAAAAAGGTTTTGGAATTCCTAATCCTGTAAATAATAAATCACGTAAATATTCAATATCATTTATTTTATCAAAACTATTTGAACCTTCTAATCTTTCTACCGATGTTCCTGTATTACCATTTCTTCTAGGCATAAAGATATCTTCGTCATTACCAATAATATTAAATCTATAATCAATATTAGCATTATTAGGATTAATAACAGGTTTTCTTTTAACTGATTTTGCAAAATCTTCAACGTATGGTAAAATATCTTCAGTTGCCATATTACCAACATCAACATTATAAACCCATTTATCACCTGCACGTATAATTCTATATGACAACATTGCATCCTCAGCTAAGATCAACATTCTCCAATATTTTCTAATTTTATTTAATATTGAAGAACCATATGGTAAATATTTATCATCACCTAAAAGTCTAAAATGTGCAACCTCAATTCTTGACATCTCTTGTGCAGAATCTCTTTTTTTGAAATACACTCTTAGTTTATTATCTCTAATCTCTTCTTTTCTTTCGATGGTCATATTTAACATTTGTTTTGCCATCGTAATACCTTTACCTGATTGTATATTTAGATATAAAAAATTATCACCATACTTAACTAGATTCCTTGCCCAAGATGGTAAATTAACATTTATATTAAGAGTATCATAAAAAAGCTCTTCTAAAATTGATTTAATTCTTGGTGATTTTGAGTATATATTTAACATTTTACCATTATCACCAATAACAGTAGATTCTTCCATATATAAATCAAGTGCGCTTGCAATTAATGGATAATATTCCATTCCTTCATAATCAGTAAACGCATGTATTCTTTGTGCCTCATAATGCATTACTTGTTGCAAATGAGATTTTTCAATTGAAAAATATTGATTAGATAAAAATTTAGTCTGTTTTAATTCTTGATATTGTTTATAAATATCATCAGGTGTTTTACCTTTTAAAATAAAACTACCATCCATTTCAGGCTGTACTAATCCACTATTTCTTGTTAAAATTTTATTTAATTTAGTATATCTAGTATCTAAAATATCATTCATATTTATTTATTTTATATAAATACAGAAAATCTTGTAAATTTTTTAAAAAAATACAAAAAATTACAAAAAATTATAATTTTTAATAAATGATATAGTTACAGTATTTATATGTAAAAAAAATATATAATGAGTTGGGAAGATAGAAAAATAAAAACTAAAGATGGTGTTATAAAACATATTACAAAACTAAATAATCAAGAAGTTTTAGATTTGTATATTCAATGTGCAACTGATCCTATTTTTACTATTGAAACATTTTTTGAGGTTTTTGACCAAAGAGTAAATAAAATCGTACCTTTTATATTATTTGATTTTCAAAAAAGAATTATTAGATCATATGAAGAATTTAGATTAAATCTAACAAATAAATATCGACAGGCAGGTATATCAACAATTACCTGTGCATATTTAGCATGGTATATTTCATTTAGAAAAAATAGAAAGGTTGCTATTGTTGCGGATAAACTTGAAACTGCAAGAGATGAATTAATGAAAGATGTAATTGATTTTATTGATATGTTACCACCATTTTTACATCCTGTAATTAGTAAACCAGATAAAGCAACTCACAAAGGATATATGAATGGTTCAGAAGTAAAAGCTTTTGCAACAAAGAAATTTAGAGGGATGACACCAACTTTTCTATTTTGGGATGAAACTGCACACGCAGAGAATGGTGATGTATTTTGGACTGCTGTATGGCCTTCATTGGCAACAGGTGGTCATTGTGCATTTGTTTCTTGTGTTGTAAAAGATACTGCAATATGGACAGATAATGGACTTGAATATATAAAAGATTTTGTTGACGATAATGAACCTGAAAGTTATTTCGTAAAAGAGTATAATGTTTTAGGTAAAAATAAAAAAAGATCAGGATCATTATTTCATAATAATGGATTAACAACAACAAAAATAATTAACACTGAGTTTACTAATATCGAGGGAAGTTTAACACATAAATTGTTTTCATATAATACTAGAAATGGCTATTTAGGATATCAAACTATTGATAAGATTTTAAAAGATGATTTAATTGCAATCCAATATAGAATGAAATGTGGGGGAAAAAATAATATTGTAAAAAATGTTGTTAATTCTCAAATGAATAAAAAAGTGTATAATTACATTTTAAATGAAGATTTAATATTATTATATTCTATTTTTATTTCAAATTCAAAATATGAAATTATTGCTGGAATGCCGAATATATATTTTTTTAATATCGATGATAATTTATTTGAAAAAATTTATAATACATTAACAAAAATTTTAAAAATCAATACTAAACATATATTTTATGAGAATAACATATTACATGTTAAATCATACAAATTATATAATTTTTATACAAAAAGTGGATTAAACAAATTTAAAAAAGAAAAAAAATTACCAAAATTTATTTTAGGTTTAGAATATAAACTATTATCAACTTTAGTAAAACAATTGTATTTTTTAAATAAATCAAATATTATTGAATCTGATTCCTTATTATTCATAAAACAAATACAACAAATTTTATTAAATATGGGTTATTTGTCAAAAATTAAAGATTACTCAAAATATTTAAAAGGTTTTTCAATAGAAAGTTCATTTATTTTAAAACTAGAGCAAATTAATTATAAGGATTTACAAAAGGATAAAAAAATTGTATATGATTATACTATACCTTTAGGTTTAATAATAAATCTTAATACAATAACAGATTACAAATTTGATCTTAAATTTTATTCATATAATGAAATTAGAAAAATAATAAAAGAAAATAATCTAGAGGCGTTAAATGAATATGTTAACGATAATATTTTTTATGACACAGTAATTTCAACAAAACAAAATAAAGAATATACATATGATTTTTCATTACCTAATAATAATGAAGATAAATATGCACATTCGGTAATATATAATGGAATAATTGGTCATCAAACACCTAATGGTCTTGATCCTGTATTTTATAAAACATATGCTGCCGTTAAAAATAAAAAATCAAAATTTAATTTAAATGAAATTTATTGGTATGAAGACCCAAGATATAATCAAAATTTAAAATGGGTTAAAAAGATTAGTGCTAATGATCCAAATGATCCTGATAAAACTGTTGATAGCGTTATAGAGGATAATAACGCTGAAAACTTTAAAAAATATTTATCAGAAGGATATGAACCAACATCACCTTGGTTTGAGGATATGTGTAAAGAATATAAGTATGATAAACATAAAATTAATCAAGAAATTAAAGGTGATTTTTTAGGTTCTGGTAATAATTTCATTGATAATCTTGATATTAAATATTATGAAGAATATTATGTGGAAGAGCCTATTAGGACAGAAATGGATGATGCTACATTTATTTTTGAAGAACCTATTGAAGGTGAAAAATATTTGATGACAATTGATGTTTCTAGTGGTACATCCGAAGATAATTCAACAATTGAGATATTAAAAATTGGTGATAATATTCTTGAACAAGTATTGGAGTTTGAAGGGAAAATATCACCAGATATACTTGCAGAAATTGCATATAGATATGGTTTAAGATATAATAATGCATACGCAGTAATTGATATTACTGGTGGTATTGGTGTTACTACAGTACAAAAACTAATAGAATTAGGTTATACAAACATACATTATTCTATTGTAAGAAACGAAAAAATAAAAGCAAGATTAATATCATACGCAAAAGAAATAGATGGTAAAATATATTTACCAGGTTTTACTATTGGTACTAATAGAGGAATGGTTTTAATTGAAATGAAACGTGTGATAGAAATGCGTGAAATAATATTAAAATCAAATAGAATAATGTCAGAATTTAAAACATTTGTTTCACATGAATCTAGAGTTGCAGATCATAGAAGATCATTTCATGATGACCTTATTATGGCGTTAGCTATTGGTATTTATGTAATATCATATGAATTAGATAATAAATTTTCAAATGATAAAGATGCATTGGTTGCAGCATTAAAAGCAATCAGTAAAATTAATGGTACAGATAAACAAAGTGAAGTAGTTAAATCAGTACAACCTATAAACAATAGACCATCACCTATTGCACCTGAACACATGTGGTTATTTAAACATTTAAAATAATGCAAAACATTTCAAATATTAATATAATTGATCCTAATAATCAAAAAGCAGGTATAAATAATGCTGATAAATTATTTATATATGTAGATTTAATCGCAGAATCAAGAGGTAATACAGTATTTAGAACATCTGGTAGAATAGAAAGAAATGACTCATATGATCAGGTAAACTTAATGGGATATAAAATCGGTACTAAGTTATTTACTACTGATTACACTGAAATATACGATAAAAACGGTACGACAACAACTTTTGAAGGGTTTGGTATTGAGTCGATTAATATCGTTACAAACTCTTCATATGTTCCAACTGTTACAATTAAATTTATTGATATTAAGGGTCAATCATTTTTTAATAAAAGAACTGATTCACCATACTCAGTATTGACAATGTTTCCACCAACATTATTTAGATTAAAAATAAAGGGGTTTTATGGTAAAACAGTTGAATATAAATTACACCTTTTAAAATATAACACAAATTTTAGTGCTGATGATGGAAATTATAGTATTACCGCTAATTTTTTGGGTAACACTTTTGCACCATTATCAGACATTTTATTTAGATATGTAATAGAGGCTCCTTATATTGGTGAAGATTCAAAAACAAAAGGATTAGATAAGACTGAGAATATAAATACTACTCTAGAGTTAATATCAAGATCAAAAACATTAAATTATTATTTATCACAGTTTAAAGAAAATTCTGATACAATCAGAAAATATACTGAGTTAAAAAATAAATTAGAACAATTAAAATCAATAATAAACGGTAAGTACATCTTTTCTACCGATGATTTAAATTTATTTAATGTAAATGTAATTAGATTTGATACACAATTAAAAAATAAATTTCCATTGACAAGTTTTACAAAAGATGAATTAAAGAATATTGAGAATGAAGTTTATATTATTGATAAATTTCCTGTTAATCCTACAACAAGACCAGATTCAAACAATCTAATTAAATTTTTCAAAAAAGCTATAATCGGTGAAAATAATTTTGAATTATTTTTAAAAAATTATCCATTAAGAATTGAGATAAAAGAAATTGGTTTTGGTGCTGGGACATTTTATAATATTTTAAATCTGTCAGACATTTTTGTATATTTAATTAATATTTATGAATCTGATAAAGTTATATTATGCGATTATGCAAATGAAATAAATAATGATATTGATGAAATAACAACAAAAACATTAGGTTTTACACCAACAATAAAAAATGTTTTTAGAATAATGTGTGATGATATTGATATTTTATTTAAAAAAATTATAAAAACATATAATGATTCAATTGATTATATCAATACAAACGAAGTTAGAAATTCTTTAATAAATAACAATAAAACTTTTATAAATAAAAATATTAGTTTTTTATATCCATTTCCAGATGTTATTGATGAAAATAATAAAAAAGCTTACCCTGGAAATATTAATAATAATTTTTTATTAAGACAATTACCAGAGGTTAAATTTGTTGAAGATTTTATCGCATCTTTTATTAACACTAGAATTAGAAGAGAACAAGAAAATGTTCGTGCTGAATTAGATAATAACGGATCAAAAAAATGGATACCAAATAACGTTTATGATATACCTGAACAATCATTTAATGCCTCAACACCATATATTGATATTTATAATCCTAAAGATATTATTTATGAATTAATAAATAGATATATTATTTATACCGAATATACCTATAGTAAAGATATTATATTTAAAAGAGATATAAAAACTAATATTATAGGTTATTCTGTTCAATTTGAATTTAGTGATAATTTCTTAGATTTTATTTCAAAATCAGAGGGTATTAATATAGTCGAGTCTTTAAACAATACAAAGTTAATCAGATCAGTTTTAAATGATTTAGAAATACTTGCAAATGGTGGTAATTATAATACATATTTTTCGGAATATATACCAAGAAAAGAAAACGATATATATTTTAATGAAAATTTCAAAGGTATTGATATTATTGGTAGAAATAATAATTATGGTATTTTAAATTTATCAGAAGATTCGAACAATACATTAATAACAAAACTAATAAATAATTTAAATAGTAAAAAATTATTTTTAACATCTGTTAACGGTTTTAATGAAGAATTTAAAATTATTAATGAAAATGAATATGGTTTAACAATTGATAAAAATAACTTACTGTATTTCCATGATACAAATGATAATAACAAATCGTATTTTATAGGTGAAAATTTTTTTACAGAAAAAACTGTTGTAGAAGAAATTGATGATACTTTAGAATTTTCTAATTTAAACGAAGATATTTTATCAATTTATATTTCTGATCAATATAATGAAGATCAGAAAAAAATATTAATAACATTATTATTATTTGGTAATAATATTGATAAATTAACTAATTTATCAAATTTTGTTGGTGCAATTTCTATACCAAAATTTAGATTAATGCAAATTGCTGCAATTAAATTATCATCATTTTCATATCAACATGTAAAAGATAATGTAAGATATAATAGTACACGTAATTTGCTAGATAAAATTTTAAATGTTGATTTATTTTATGCTAATCTATCTAACATTGATAGTGATTCTTTAATAAATTATTATAATGAAAATATCGAAGAATATTATTATGGATTAAAGAAGATTCTTGATAGAAATGATGGAAAACGTATTAGTTTAATTAATGATAATTCAGATATACTAAATGAGATAAATAATAATATTGGTGTAAAACAAATTATATTAATAAACTCAATTGATTTCATTAAAGGTGGAGTTAATATTAATAAAAATATTTTATCAGAAAATAATTATATACAAAACAATCAAACTAATATTTCAAAATTTATTTCAATATTATATCAATACATAAAAAATGAATTAGCAAATAAAGCAGATGAAAAAGAAAAAGAAAATAATCGTATCGAAGTTACAAATGTTGATAACCTTGCAAAACAAGAAGTTTATTACTCATTCAAAAATTTTGTTGATAGATGGTTAACAACATCATTAAATAAAAAAAATAAACTAAATCAAGACTACGGTTATAGTGTCATTGAAGATGAAGATAAAGATTTTATAGATTATTTTAGCTTTATAGATAGAGTTGGTAATAATATTGGTGATGAAAATATTATTGATATTAAAGTTCTTGCCGAGTTAGAAAATGATTTTAATATAAACATTTTAAGTGTTTTTTCTAAATTACTTGGGGATAATGGTTATGAATTCTTTCCCTTACAAAATTTTATAAATTTTACTGATGATTTTAATGAATTATTTGAAATAAAAACACCTGCTGATGGCGTTGTTAGTACACCATCATTTACTTGTATGTATATTGGAAATACGTCTTCATACGCTAACAATGAAAATTCATCATATTATCATGATGATGGTGTTGATTTTACTAATCCAGTAAAAATTTCAAAAGATTTATTATCAAAACCAGTGAATGTTTTTAAAGTATCTTTTGGTGAAAACGAACAATCAATATTTAATGGAATACAACTAAATACTGAGGAACATCAACCAACAAATGAATCATTAAAAATATTATCACAAATAGTTGATGGTACAACTAATGATGCAAACCCATTAAATATATCACAAAATATATTTAGTGTTCTTGAACAAAGAAGTTATACATGTAAAATTGATATGCTTGGTAATGCTCTTATACAACCAACCCAGTTTTTTCAATTAGAAAATGTACCGTTATTTAGGGGTGGATATATGATATTAAATGTTGAGCATACAATTGATTCAAACAATTTTATGAAAACCTCTTTTTCTGGTGTTAGAATATCCGTACATGAAAAACCATTTGTAACTACAAGTGTTTCAAAAAATAATGGAAATAGATATTTTACTTGTGATATTGATGATGGTGATATTATCCCAATAAAAACATCAACAAGTAATGTTGTAAATAGAGAAGATGTTGATTATGATGATGAAACCGATACTACAACTGTTAATTCATCTTACAAAATTTCAAAATATTTAACATATAATGATGTTATTAAAACTAGTGTACAATTAGATAATAATATTGTATCTGCATTAAATGTTGGTTCAAATGATATTTTGTTAAACATTAAATTCTTAGGTAAATTATATGATCAATTATATGATCTTTTAGATGGTAATATTAGAATTAATTCATTTTATAGAAGTCCACAAGTTAATAGAGCTGTTAATGGTGCTGTTAATTCTATACATCAAATTGGATATGCTATGGATTTTGAAATAAATGATACTAGTAAAACTGTTGTAACAAGTGATGGATTTTCTATAAATTCAAACAGAATGTTGTTTGATTATATTGTTCAAAATAAAGAAATATTTGATTTTGATGTTTTAATTAATGAATTTCCTAGTTTATCAGGTGAACCATCTTGGATTCATATTGAAAAAAGGCAGGGAAATAATAGAGGAAAAATATTAACAATTAAGAAAAATGCTTAAATAATATTAAAATATCTTCCATTAATTTTAAAAACTTTATCGTTTTTAAATGGTATTGATATTGAAGTATTTTCTAAGGTTTTAGCTTTAACAATATTATCATATTCGATATTATTTATTTGAAATAAATCAATATTATTTACAGTAAAAAATGCTGTATTTTGATCTGTTATAAATATTTCATAATATAATCGACCATCACCTGTTAAAGAGAAATTATTATTTCTAAATGAATATATTTTACCATTTTTTATATCAGAATAATAAAACCTACAATAGTATATTTTATTTTTTTCGTATTCTTTATTTAAATATATATACATGTATTCATCATTTAAATTAAGATTAAATATACTTGTGCTATTATTAAATAAAAAATTATATAAAGGTATATATGATACGTGTACAAAGTTTTGGCTACTTATATTTATATCATCAAAAATAAACATTATTATATTTGAATATCTAAAATATTTATTTTTTGTGTTAATATCATCTAATGTTAATCCTGCATATGTTAAATCAGAAAAAAATTGGTTATCATCTTGAAAATTTAATTTAATTGTAACAGGTCTTATAATTTTTACAATATCAGATTCATTATTAATAATAGGATTTACATTTACATCATCAAAAGTAAAATTATTTTCTTTTATAGTGTTATTTTTATTTTCAATAGGAAATGTGATATTTTTTAAAGTTACCTCTTTGTATTCTAACATTGTTTTAAAATTTTTAAAGAATTATTATTAAATAAATTAGTATTATATGAATTTATTATAATTTCGTTAAAGAACTGTTTTGTTGGTTGATTATCAATATCTGGTATTACATTTAAATTTATATTATTATAAACATAATGCATATTATTTATAAATGGAAAGTCTAACCCAGAATTATTTATTGGATCAATATATCCATATTCATATATATCTCTCCATATATAATTATCAAAATTATCTACTTTAATTGCATAATTAGGAATTGATATAATATCTTTTAGTTTAATATTTGAAAAGTTAATATTACTTGAGTATTCTCTTATTTTTATTTCAACAAAAGGATTATATTTAAATCTAATTTTTTGTTCATTTTCAATTTCTAAGTCAATATAATATTCTTGTTTATTAATAATATTTTCATCAAAAAGATTTTTATCTATATTAAATAAACTTCCATACACTTCATCATCATTTGTTAATATATCATTTTCTACTTCAATTAGTTTAAAATTATTTTCATCACTAAATTTATCATAATCTTTTCTATATATCTTTTCATTTTTATTAAAATAGTCTTTATACTTAAAATATAAAAATAATTCTGTTATAGGTTTTTTTCTTGCATCAAAAATATTATCAATATTAATATTTTTTTTTACATTATAAAAATATTGATCTTCGTAAAAAATATTTTTTGATATACTAACTTTAAGTATATCGATATCTTTTGGTGTTGCAATAACTTTATATTTATAAATATATTTATCAGTTAAATCAATATATTCTTCAGATTTATGTAATAAATAAACATCAAAAGAGTTTACAATATTTTTTGATAATTCTTTAGAATATTTAATAAAAAAATCTTCTCTATAGAAATAATTAACATTTAAATTATTTAATATCGATGAAAAATCAATTTTACCGTAAATTTTATAATTTTTATTTTTTTCTCTTTCGTGTACAAATAAATCTATTAAATTTAAATTATAATTATTAAAATCATTATTTTGATCAATATAATTATTTTCAAATTCAATAATTTTATTAATATTTACGTTTTGTTTATTTAATACTTTAAGATCAGGCTTAATAATTTTCATTATATTAAGTTTAATTCAAATAAATAATTTATACAATCACTATCACCTAAACCTTTATAAATAAATGCACCCTTGTTATTATCAACATAGTTTATACCTTGTATTCTTCTATTTGTTATATTATTAATAGTTTCATTTGTATTATTTGGTATAAATATAACTGAATTATGTTGTGAATAATTATAATTACTTTCAAGTGAAACTAGATTATTATTAAATATTTCATTTTTTCTTATTATTTTATTATTAATATTTTTCATTAATAAAATATCATTTATTGAAACTTCAACGAATCTAAAATAATTTGTTTGTCCATTGATAAACCCTTCACTATTAAATTTACCACCACCTAAATTTTGATTATTTGGTTTTAAAAAATACATATCACTTGATCTACTTTCGGGTAGTACCATTCCTGAAACTCGTATTAAATCATTCTTTTTTCTATCCGTTGCACCGTATTGTAAATGAAATAAACAAAAATTAATCCATTGTGATCCAAATCTTTTTTCATTTCCTGTTATAAAATTAAAAGGAAAAGTTAAATTATTTGATTCTGGATTAATAATTGTACCATCACCAGAATCTTCAGGGTCATTAATTACGTTATTAGCTATTATTAAACCAAGTGTGTTTTTTGGATTTCTAGTTATATCATTATTACTCCATTCATCGTTATCATTACCTCTATATGATACCATATAAAATTGTGAAACTGAATAATATTTACCTGATTTAAAATTTTGATTTGCCTTTATAAATTCAATATTTTCATTTGCATTGGTTCTTGACAACGAAGCTTTTTCTTGTGGAATTTTAAATTTTGCTCTTTTAAATATTGGTGCCCCTCTTCTTTTTTCTAATCTATCGGTGGTATTTTGAACATTAATATCAGAATCATCAGAATCAAATAACATATAACCATTAAACTCAGTAAATATTCCATTAGGATTATTATTTTCAACAACCTCTTCTTCACCGAATTCATTTGTAATAACTTTCTTTCTATTACAAGGTATTATTAAACAAAAAGAACCATTTTTTTGATATTCACTATATTCTGATTTATCTAACATAATTATACTAGGTGGATTAATATCAAAATCTTTATTTAGTATTTGTTCATCAGATATATTATTTGATATTGTATATACCTCAATATTAGGGTTTATTGTTCTAAATTTATTAATATTATTTGCTTCAACATTAGTTTTATTAACTGTTGTAAATGCACATGTATTGGCATTATTACCTATACAATCACCATATTGATCAGACATTCCAAATGCACCTGTTTGAGGCATTGTTATATTAGTACCAAAAACAACAAATGAACCATTTAGTACAGTTTTTATTTGAAAATCTTGTCTTGTTATACCTATTTCAAAATTTTCTTTATCTCCCCAAAAAGGTCTAATATCAACACCAACATTTTGAATAATTACATTTGGTGCATCAAATAAATTATCAACCTTTTTAATTAGTGTGCCATCTTCAATAAATAAATCCTCAGAATAACCAAGTTTTTTTATCATTAATGATGGTGTCATTGAATATCTTCCAATATCAGTAATGTCAACAGATAAATGTACTGTTTGTAATCCAATAGGTAATCCAAATATCATATAATCACCTGCTTCATTTGTTACAGTACTATACTTATAGTATTTGTTATATACGTACAATAAATCTTCATTTATTTGTATTTCCTCTTTTGTTGGAAAACTACCTAACGGTGTTTTAGGTGTGTAACCATAACCAGCTCTAATTTGATTTAAATCTGAAAATGGTGATACCTGTGAAACTCTTGGTAATAAATTATATGGTTTTCCGTTTTGGTCTAAATCTTGTGGTGTTTTAAAATTATATATACTTTTAATAATATCTGATTCGTTTTCATCAACAGGTATAAATATTGATACTCTTGCATTTGGAATACCAACACCCCCATTAGCAATTACTCTACCAATTAAGCATCCGTAATCACTATTAAAATTTCTATATAATTCTGATTGATTTATTTTCAAAGATAATATTTCTAAATTATCAAATTCTTGATCTAATTTAAATTGTAAATGTTTATTTTTTTGATTTAAAAGTGTATTAATTCTAATAGTATCTTTTGACATTTTAATATTATGTGTTGAATATAAATAGTTTGGTATTAATTTATTAAATAATAATACAAATATAAATTTTTTAAAATAAAAAAGTATTTATATAAAAATTAATAAAACATTAAATAATAAAAAAATATGTCAGATTTCGTATTTATTTCACCGACAGTTCAATTTAGAGAAAAAGATTTAACTTTTCCTATAACCAATATTGGTTTAACAACATTAGGTATGGTTGGTGAAACACAAAAAGGGGCTGCATTTGAACCTGTACTTGTTACGTCCAAGACTGATTTTAGAACAAGATTCGGAAGTAGATCACCAGAAAAATTAGGTGGTAAGCTTAAATATACTTTACCTTATTATGCTGATTCATATTTATCAGAATCAAATCAATTATACGTTACAAGAGTATTAGGTTTATCTGGATATGATGCTGGTAAAGCATGGGTAATTACTGCATCTGATGATAATGAGTATAATAATATAGTTATAGGTGTTTTAAGATCAAAAGCTGATTATAGTGGAAACGTAAATATTAATTTCAGAGCAACAGAAATTAATATTGAAAACATATCATCTGATAATGATATTCTATCAGATTTTAAAATAATTGTAATTGTTAATTCAGAACCAGTAGAATATATTGTTTCATTAAATGAATCATCACCAAATTTCATTTCAAAAGTTTTTGGTGATATGTCTAAACAAAAAAGTACACCAATATATGTTGAATCAGTATATCCACAATTAATAAAAAAACTCGCAAACGATGTTAATTTTATCAATGGATTAAATATTTTTGAAATTGATGATATTTCTGTAAGTGACTATAAATCACCATATCAGACACCTGAAACACCTTGGATTGTTTCTCAATTAAGAGGTAATTCATTAGAAAGATTATTTAAACTTATCAGTATTTCAGACGGTGATTCTGCTAATAAAGAAATTAAAATATCTATTGCAAACGTTAATTTTAATACACAAGAATTCGATTTATTTATTAGAGATTTTAATGATACTGATGATAATCAGATTATATTAGAATCATTTACAAGATGTACAATGAATGAAAGTATTAATTCATTTATCGGTAGAAGAATAGGTACGACAGATGAAAAATATCCATTAAGATCAAAATACGTGATGGTTGAAATGAGTGATTCATTTTCTGAAGATTCATTACCATGCGGTTTTGAAGGTTATAAAGTGAGAGATTATAATTCTTTGGGTGATTTTACAAACACAAAAATGATATACAAAAAATCGTATTCTACAACTGATAAGATTAGAAAAACATTTCTAGGTATTAGTGAAAAAGCATTTGATGGTCTAGCATATAAAGGAAACGGTATTAACCAAAATATGTTTAATTATATAGGTAGTGTTACTAATAATTTAAATAAAACAAAAGGATTCCATTTAGATTCTGATATTGAGTCACTTTCTGATATTACCGATGGTGATTATATTTTGGGTGATTTTGAAGGTGGATTAGCATCATATAAATCACAATCTGATCAAAATGATATTTCTAACCCATATAATAATATTCAAACAGTAAAGTTCACTTTAGTTCCAGCAGGTGGTTTTGATGGATGGGATATTCATAGAAATATGAGAACAAATACAGAATTATTCAGACCTAATTCAACATTTGATTTTCCTGAGTCAGATTATTATGCGTATAGAAATGCAATATTTAGTTTTGATAACCCTGAACAAGTATTAATAAACATATTTGCAACTCCAGGAATTAATTTCTTTGATAATCTTTCATTAGTAAATGAAACAATTGAAATGATTGAGGAAGAAAGAAAAGACTCAATATATGTTGTAGATGCGCCAGATATAGCTTCAACTGCTGGTTATGCTGAAGAAATTTCAGACCTATTGAGTGACACTGGTATTGATAGTAGTTATACTGCAACATATAGCCCATATATTGAGGTTTTTGATAGAGATAATAATATTAATGTGTTTATTCCACCAACAGGAGAAGTTGTAAGAGCTATGGCATTTGTTGATAATAAAAAATTCCCTTGGTTTAGTCCAGCAGGTCTTGAAAACGGTACTGTTAATGCAAGAAGAACTAAGAGAATTTTGAAAAAACCAGAAAGAGACACTTTGTATAGAAATAGAATTAATCCATTAGTTTTTTTCCCTAATACTGGTGTAAGTATTATGGGTCAAAAAACATTACAATTTAAAGATTCTGCTTTAGATAGAATTAATGTTAGAAGATTATTATTAGAATTAAGAAGACAGGTAGCAAATATTGCAGTTAGATTATTATTTAATCAAAATGATCAAACAGTTATAGACGAATTTATTTCTAAAGTAACACCAATATTAGAAAATACTAGAAGAGAAAGAGGTTTAAATTTCTATAGTATTAGACCAAATTCAGAACTGAATACACCTGAAGCAATTGATAGAAATGAATTGTATTTCATAATTGAATTACAACCAACCCCAGCATTAGAATTTATTGGTGTTGATTTCTACATAACTCCAACAGGCGCATTCTTCTCAAATATCTAAATTAATTACATAAATAAATATCTTAAAAATGGAAAAGAAAACAAAATTATTAGGTATCATCAGACACTTGTTAACATTTGGTGGTGGTATTGCTGTTACTCTTGGACACTTAGATGAAGCAGTGCTTCAAGAAATTATTGGTCTTATTGTCACGTTAATTGGTGTGGTGTGGTCAGTTTTCGATAAAAAGAAAGAAAATTAAATTATAAATTATTAATATAAAAAGCCACATTATTTGTGGCTTTTTTTATTTAATAGTATTTATAATAAATTAATAAAGAATAAATTGAAATAAATATATGGCAGAATTATTATTAAATGTACCTAGTACATTTGAACCTCTTAGAAATAACAGATTTGTTGCTGAATTTCCTGCTGAGTTAGGTTTAGAAACATGGAAAGTTAGAACATTTAGCGCACCTAAAGTTACTCATAATGTTGTTGAAATACCATTTTTAAATAGTTTCTCATATGTTGTTGGTAAATATAAATGGGAACCAATTGACATTGAATTAATTGTTACAATGGGTACATCAACAACCTCTCAGGTTATGGATTGGCTAAGATTACATTCAGAATCATTAACTGGTAGACAAGGTTATGCTGCTGGTTATTTGAAAAATCTTTTCTTAAAATCTCTTGATCCAACTGGTGTTGAGGTCGATAAATGGGAATTAAGAGAATGTCTTGTTGCTGATATCGATTTTGGTCAAAGAGACATGGCAGACGATGAACTACAAATTATAAAAATTAAAGTTCAACCTAGAGATTGTATCCACAGATACTAAGAAAATAAAAGGGAGATTAATTCTCCCTTTTTTTATTTTCAACAAAATCTTCTATCATCATACTAACCTCATATCTAAAATCTCTTGTTTTAATTATTTGAAAACTATCATTATCTTCATAAAACCATACAATAAAACATTCATCTGCTAATTTAAGTCCAGTGTTTTTTTCTATTATATGTTTATATGTATGTAATTGCAATGAATATGTATTTAATTCACATTGGTCTAAATACATTAATGGCCCTTTCATTTTTTGATATTTATTTTCGATCGCAAGTTTTTTATTAGTTTTCCAATCCCATATTTGAAATTGTTTTAATTTAATATTATAAAAAATCATATCAGTCATTCCTGATATCATATAATCATTATCATATACAATCATCTCTGGTTTTATTGGAACCAGTTTATTTTTTGATATTGAAACAAATTTATTAAATTGATTTTTTATAATAAAATCGTAATCTTTAATAATTGGGTCATATCCAAATTCATTTATTATTTGATCTTTAGGATAAATATATTTTTTATTTAAATAAAAGTTTTCAATATAATTATGTATTGCTGAACCCTTATATTTTGATAATATATTTAACCAATCCCAAGAATATTTTAATTGTGATTCAGATATATTATATTCTCTTGCTTTTATTGGCAACCAATAATCTTTATCAAATGGTGTTTCATATTTATGTATTAATGTTGTTACTGATGTATAAAATTCATTATTACTATTATAATATTTATGAACCTCATCATCAAAAGTAATATCATCAAAAGTATTAAATAATTCAATCATAAATATTTATACACTTATAAAAAAGTTCGACACAATTTTCATCTTTATTAATAAAAATATTAAATAAATCAACATTATACACAAATAATTCACTAAATATTACTTTATTTTTATATAATATTTTTTTTATTAATTTAAGATCGATACCATTAATAATTATTTTTAAATATTCATTATTATTATCATCAATACCGTGATAACATAACGGCATAAGAATTTTATATTTATTAAATGATACCGAACTTACATTTTCAAATTTTTGATACTTAATTTTGTTGTTCATTTATTTGTTTTCCACCAAATGTTAAAATGATATGATTATTATACTCGTTTAAGCTAATATATTTATCTATTTTATATGTATTCTTTTTATTTAAATAATATTCAACAAAAGAATCTAACATTTTCAATTCACCAATCACATCGTAATCTTTAATACTAAAATCATAACCCTGATCTAATTTACTGTATAAATTTGTATCTTTTTTTAACCAAAATTCAAAAAGTAAATTTTCTTCATTAAAACTTCTAACATTTATAAAATCAAGTTTATTATAGTTATTAGTTTTAAATATATTTGAAGGTTCGAAATCAATTGTTTTATACCCATCAGAATAAATATCACCTAATGAATAATTAAATTTAATTGTTTTAATAAACTTATAATGTTCGTTTATTTTTGGATTATTAAATTCTCTTTTTTTATCAATATGTTTGCTAGGATCAATATAATTTTCAGTTATAGTTTCTTTTTCACCTGTTAATGGATCAATATATGTTTGATCAAATGTATCAAAATTAATATTGTCTTTATATTTAGAAAACATTTTAGAATTAACATCGACTTTATCAGCTAGTTCTAATAATTTATAATAATATTGAACGTATTCTTCGTGTTTTTCACCACGTCTCATTTTATTTAAAACATCATTTTTATGTTCCTTTTGTATTTCAAATGAACCGCCATTTCCACTTTTATTTTCAACATCAGTGTTTTTTAATAACATGTTTTCCATGTTATGTGCTACTAATGACAAATTAATTGCAACACTTTTAAAATATTCTTTTAATTTATTCTTCATATTTATTAAATAAATTTAATCTTTTTTCTGTAATATTTTTTAATGAAAATTTATCAGACAAATCATCATATAAATTTTGACCTAATCTTATTCTTTCATCTTCATTAAGAATTAATTTTTTTAAAGCTTTATACCAATCTCTATATGAATTTTTCTTACTATCATCAATTAATATACAGTTAGTATTATTAATACCATGTTCTGAATATGGTTGTATATTAGAACATACTATTGGTAACTTTCTAGTTAAAGCCTCAACCATTTTTAGATTAGATTTACTTTTATTGTATTCGTTTGTTAATAGTGGTGCGATAACAACATCAGTTTCATCATAAAATTCCATATAATTTAAAACATCTTTACTCCATTTTCTAATATATGAAACATGTTCAGAATTTTGATAAAATTCATTTTTAAATTCATGTAAAAAATTAATGTATTGTTTTGATAACCCTCTAAAATTATCTGAAAGAATTTTTTCGTATATGTAATAAGGTGATTCTTTTGGTTCAATATCAACAACAACATATTTAACAAGTTTATCTTTAAACATTTCTTTAACATTTAAAGGAAGTGTTTTTATTTTATTTAAATCAAAATTAACTTCTATTAATTGTTTTAGGATTTCATTTTCTTTTAATCCTAATAAATTTATAACTTTAAAAAAATCTGGATTAATATCTCTTTTTAATTTAGTTCCCTTAACATTAAATCCACAATTTTGTATTATAAATTTATCTTTTATCTCATTATCAGATAATAATAAATTAACAGTACCATCTAATAATTTTATATCATTTTCATGTGTAGAAGAACCAATATATGATATTCTAACTTTAGATGATGGTTTCCATGATGATTTATATTGACCAATATTTTCATCAAAACCATTTTCAAGAATATAAACATTATTATTTAATCTTTTTATTTTACTTAAAAGATACTTGTTTGTTGTTGTAACTAAATCTGCATTTATAATGTTTGATTCAACTAATTTAACATCATTAATTAAATTTGTGTGTAGATGTAATGCGTGTGTTTTATCTAAAACCCAGTAATCATCAATATCACAAAATATTTTTATATTTTTATTTTTTAATTCTGATATTAATTTTTCGTTATCTTCTACTTTAGGTAAAATTGTTTTATTATAAACAATAAAATCGTATTCAAATAATTTATTTAGATTGTTATCATTACTATAATCAACATTATTATCATAATAATATTCATAATCCTTATTATTTTTCTTTAAATAAAGAAATGGAACTAAAATTCTATGATAGTTTACACCACCATTGCCTCTTGATATAAATAAAACTTTTTTCATTAAAATATATTTTTTACAAATTTAATATAAAAATTATTCTTTTTTAATGTTTTTTCTTGATTTTGTTTTTAAAATATTTTTTTCAGATATTAATTCAACTTTAATACTTTCAGATTTTATATTATCAATAATATTTTTTTTATTAATAATGTAATTTTCTTCAGTAAGTAAAATAAAACCACTTTTTTCAAGATTTATAATTTGACTAAATAATTCACCAGTATGAAAAAAATACTCGTTTGGTTTTAATGTTTTTACACCTTTATTAAAATTAATTATTATAGTTTTATTGTTAATATTTTTTATTTTATATGTTTTCATTATAAAGTTTGTAATATTTTATCACCATAGTTAATACCATCAAACCCAAGTTCTTTAACCTTTTTTGCAATATCTTTATTAATTAAATTCTGAACTGGTACATTATGTAGTTTAGCAGTTTCTTCATAATTTTTTTCTGGTAATATTTTTTTACCAAGCCAAACTGTAGGTAATTCTGATGTATTATCCATTAAATGTGTTGGTATATACATAAGATTATCAAATTTAATCTTATATTTTAACATACCATCTTTTTTCGTTAAGTAAAAGAAATTGCCTGATTCTGAGGTTGTTTTAACAATATCTTTTCTAAAACCAATATATTCAACATTTTTTAATGATTCATACCAATGAATCTCGGGCATTTTTAAATATTTAGATATTGGTTCATATTTTGATTCTTGAGTGTTTTCAAAATCAAATCTATCTTGTATTTTATTTAAAATTCTTGCAGAACTTTGTGTATCAGAATTTAATCTATAACACATTAATTTTGCTTCATCACCATATAAAACTTTATATGCAATATATCTATGGTGACCATCTAATATTTCGTTTGTATCTGAAACAAATATTGGTTTTAGTTTTTTCTTATTTAAGATTAGTTTTTTAAAATATTCTACAGTATCTGGTTTTATTTTATCCTGTAAAGGTTTTAAATCGGATATATTTATTTCAAATCTTGAGTATGGTACTTCTTCTTTTTTTAATGAAGAAACAACATAATTAAAAGGTGCAGACACCTGTGGTAACCATTGCAATTTATTATTATTATCCATTATATACTTTTTATATAAATAGTTTTATAATTACAAATATTATAAATTTTTAATTTTTAATACATTAATATCACCTTGATTACATTGTTTAGATGTACCATTTTTTTGACCCCCAAGCTTACATTCATCTTTAACTTCAACAGATTTTGAACCATCCATGTATTTTATTTCTCTTTTTTCATTAATATTTGTTTCAACATCATTGTATGAATATATAATTCTATTTGTACTTAACTGTATATTTTTTGATAACATTAATTTTTCTAAATATTTATCACCCAAACCTTTTTTTAAATAACAAATAGTCATATGTGGTTTATACTCATCATAATCATTTTTATATTCAAAATTTTTCTTTAAATAGTTATTAATAATAAACATACTTTCTGATTGAACAGAAAAATGTAAAACATCAAATTCTTCATTTTCAAAAATATCAAGACCAGTTATTTCACATTTAATTGATTTAACCTTTAATTTTTCCAGTTTGTTAAAAACATCATCATTATGAATAAAACCGTACAATAGAGTTACATGTGGCTGATATTCTTTACCATAGTCATCATCTTTAAAATAAACATCATTATCATCAATATGTTCTAAAAAATCATCCCAATTTGGTATATTAAAAAAAGCCATTAAGCAACCCTTTTCTTCCATTATTTTTTTGTTTTAAATGATGCTCTTACTATATCAACAACAGCTTTTTTGAAATCTTCATCACTCATATATTCTTTTATTGTTTTCAGTATGAAATCTTTAGCAAATATATTTAATAAACTCTCACTAATAGTTTGATTATTCATAGGTGGTTGATAATAATTTTGTGGTTGATATGTTAGTTGTTGTTGATATTGTGGTGCTACTTGTGGTTGATACGGAGGTTGTGGATATTGTTGTATTTCAGCTCTTCTTTTTTGTAAATTTTCATTCATCCTCATGTCAAACTCATCCTCTTCATAATCATTAAATGAAATATCCTCTGCTAATGGATTATATTTAATATCTTTTGGATTAATTGGTGTATATCCTTCAAATTCATCTTTAACACCGTTTGATTTATATTGATCAACCTTATGTGCAAACTCAGTTAATTCTCTTCCTATATTTGATTTTGGTGCATCCTTACTTACTAAATCTTGAACAAGTTTTTGTAATGCTGGTGATTTAGTTTTTGATTTTTCAACTAATAATGCATCTTCAGGGTTAATTCTATTAACCATTTCTTTTTTTAATTCTTCTAATGCTGATATATTAAACTTCATAATTATTTTTTATATTTTGTACATAATTATCACTTGCAGATTTTTTCTTCTGTACTGCAACAATAATTTCTTTCATGTCTTTATCGTTGACATTATATTCTGGCCTTTTAGATGGATTAAATTTACCAGAACCAGATTTAATATCTGTAATTCCATCTAATCTAAACATTCTCCAGCCATTAGGTAATTTTGTTAAAGGATCATTAGGTTTTCCATCTGGTGTATCAGAAGCTCTTGTTGTTAGTTGTACTGCCCTTAATACAATATTACCAGTATTTTTATGATAACCTAAGCAATATGGTTCAATTTTTCTCCAACCAACATCTTCAGTTTCTTCACCATTGTAATAAATATTACATGTTAAATTAGCTTCAATATTGAACGTTAATATTTCTAAAATATTTTTTCTTTTTACTTCTGTTATTAGTTCTTCAATTAATAATCTAAGATTAAGCATTTGATAAATTATACTCGTTATTTTTATTATATTTACTTTTTGCTAAAAGCTTATTTCTTGTTTGAATATCAATTGCAGTACCTATACTAGTGGTTTCACCTCTACCTCTATTATCACCGTCAGATAATGCATCTGGGTGTCCTTGTGCGTACTCATCTTCAGGTCTATATCTGCTCTTTGCTAATAATTCTTCCCTGTATTTTACGGATTCTCTTTCTAATCTAGACATATTTTTTATATAAATAGTTATTTTTTAATTAATTTAATGTATTTTAATAAATCTGGTACAAATTCATCTTTATTCTTTTTTATATATTCAATATTAAAAAATTTATAATCACTATGCTCAGAATTTAATTTAATATTAAATTCTTTAGGTTTTATTAAAAATAAATGTTCAACAATATTATTTTTTAAAACACTACATTTATATGAATATTTTTCAACCTCTAGTCCACTTTCTTCTTTTATTTCTCTTATAATAGTTTCTTCTGGTGTTTCGTTATTATCTTTTGTACCACCAATTAACGCATATAAATTTGGGCACCAATCATCATCAGCAGCTCTTTTAAACAATAAAATTTCTAAGTTTTCATTAAATATTAACCCTAACGAAACAACCTTTTGTTCATCATTATAATCGATAGACTCATTTGTTAAAAAATTATTAGTTCTTGAAACTAATTGATCTTTATTATGTTCTTTGTTATAAACATTATCAAATCCACCATATTGTGATAGATTTTTATTAGAATTATTAATTTTTTTACGTTCTTTATCTAACAGATTGTTAACAAAATTTTTCATCAACATGCCACCTGCTAATTCAAATTCAATTGCATCAAAATCACCAGAAAGATTGTCAAAATAATTCTTCATTCTTTTTAAATTTTGATATGTTATTGTTCTTTCTCTTAAAAAATTATTAGCACGTTTTTTACCATTACTATTTATTTTTTTAAATTTTTGTAACGTAATAGATATTTGATTTAAAATCTTATCTGGTATGTTATAAACATTTCCGTATAATTCAGAATTCATTAGTTTTCTATTATATATTTTTTGTATTGTTTAATTGAATTAATTACATTATCAATATTCAAATCTTTATTAAACCCAAGAATATTAATAACAAGTAAAGATAATTCTTTTTCTGTTAAAATTTTATCTTTAATCAATTCAGATATTTTATTTACCTTTATTGTAGACTTACTATCACTAATATATGGGTCAACTGTTGGTCTAATGATATCGTTTTCTTCAATAGTATTTTCTTTTTTTAAATTTTTCTTAATAAGACTTAATACACCTTTAGCATATTTATAATCAGATTTTTTTTCTTCATCTTTCAAATCGGAAAATTTCTTTTTTAATAAAATTTTATATTCTTTTATTTTTTCTTTTGAGAGATTACCTAAAAAATATTTGATATGTTTTTTATATTGTTCAAATTCATATTCAGCAACAATATCAATAATATTCTGTGTTTTATTCTCTTCACTCTCTCTAAAAGTAAAACCAAGTAATCCCATATATTCATCATCATCAGCAGCCTGTCTTCCCATTCCTACGTTATAATCAGTTGGTTTTGTTGACATATTTGCCTTTTCTGGTGAATATTTTGGTTGGTCATTATGTATACTTATTAAATTACCATCACCACTAATAACTTCATTAATATTAATCTTTTTCATATTTTTTATATAAATACTTATCAAGTTTTATTAATTGTATCAAAGAATTCATTTGAAACATTATAAAGATATTCATTTTCATCAACTTTATGAATAGTATATTTATCTTTTGTTTTTTTCAAAACAAAATCACCATAATTTAATTTATCGTATATTGCTTTAATATTAAATCCTTTCTTTTCAACTACTTTTTTTAATTTTTGCTTATATTCTTCAACGCCTGATAAATCATTTTCATTTCTTAGCATATAACCATCATATATTACAGAAGGATCATAACCAGAATTATTCCAATGTCTTAATTCTTTTTCTTCCAAATACATAAATTCCTTAATAGAGTCGAATGGAAATTTTTTTAGTTTTAATTCTTCATCAGTAAAATATTCTCTTTTATCTGGTACATCCTTAATTAAATTTTTTCTAATATTTTCATCGAAACCAATCAATAACTTTTCTACTCTTTCATTAAAAGCTTCTACATATTTTTTTACATTATATTCACCAGTTAAATCAGGATTAATTTCAAGTTGATTTGTATCAATGAGATAACTAGCAAGATATTCTTCACCAGTTTTTTTATTCTTTAAAACTTTCGTATCACCATGTGATTTTGCTGTGCCAATATTAACATAATATAAAACAGTACCAATTTCATATTCTAAATTATTTGAAATACATAATTCCATGTGTGCTTGCTTTGCTAAAGGTTTACCGTTTTTATCAGTACCTCTATTAATATATCCATTAATTGTTGTTTTTACTTTAGATTTAGATGCAATTTTTTTCAATGGTATTTGTTTATAATATATTTTTTCAAGGTATTCATAATAATATTCTACAAATTGATCACCTTTATTTTCCATTAACATAGTAAAACTTTTATCAATAAAATCCTCGATATATTCAGGCATACCTTTTGATTTAATAGTATTACCTGTTAATTTAAGTTTACTAGGTACTTGTTTATTTTTCTTTTTATCAAAATATCCTGGTATTTTTAATGCATAGTTAATTCTACTCAATGTTAAAGTACAATCAAATAAACCATCATTATCAACTTTAATGAATCTGTTTTCATCTGGATTATATTTTAAAATATCTCTATTATATTTTTTTACAATAGCATCATGACCATAATATATTTTACCATTATCAATAAATGTAACATCATTAATTTTTACAGGTTCTTTTAATTTTTTACCTGTTTCTAAATCTCTATAAACTAATTTAGGTATTTTAAAGTTAACACCATCAGTAACAGCTAATATTGGTGTATAATTGTAATTAATAAAATGCCTGATTAGTTTTCTTAAATGTAATCTACCAATACAAGTAATTCTTGATGCAAGCATAGATTCACCCCAAGGAAATGACACACCAGAACCCAAGGCACCAAAAAGTGAATTATTAAGTATTTTTAATGGTAACTGTTTAGTCTTATAAAAACTTCTAAGAACTTCTTCAATTGTTTCATCATTTGCTAATTCCTTATATTTATTTCTTGTTGTTAATAGATATAACAATATTTTTTTCAATACATTTAAAACATCAGCAGAAGGAAATGCATCATAAGTTAATTGAATAGTTGGGTATAGACCTGCAAAGTCAATCTTACCAAGACCTTCCGTAAATCCAACGTAAAAGGCTCTTGCAAGCCCACCAGAGAAATCTTCTTTAACATCATACATTGGAATAGCTAAACCATTTTCGTAGCTCCATGCTGACATAATAAGCTTCCATACGGCAGCATTACCCATCGTACATATACGTTCAAAAGTTGTTGGAATCATCTGAGCTAATAAAAATGATGATTCATTATATTTTTTATCTACTTCATTAGTCTCGTACAAATCATCGTATAAATATTGTTCTACAATCTTACTACCTTTAATTATTGTAAGATCATCATAAGATTCAGCATCAACTTTTTTTAATATTTCTTTATAGTCATGTTCTTTTGTTTTTTCTAAAAATAATTCAGGCTCATTCTGGTATTTTTTATCAATAAGAGTATATTTATTATTCTTAATATTGATAATATAATTTTTATTCTGCTTCCATATTAAAAAGATTTTACTACCATCTTCAATATACATTCTATTTTTCTTAGCAATACCTTCAAATTTACAGATATATTTAAGTTTAGTATTTTTAATATCTGTATTAATTGCTTGTGTTCTTTTTGCTGCATGTTGAATATCAATATTATTAATACCCCATATACCAGTTTTTGTGTATTTTATAGTTTCATTACCAACTTTTAAACTAGAATTCTCAATTCTTTTAATAGCTTTTTTTGTATGTAATGTAGTTTTAACTTTATAATTAAAACTTTCAGAAAATGTTTCATAAAGATTCAAACCAACTTTTTCTGCTCTTTTTAAAATAAAAGGCCAGTCAAAATTTTCACCGTTATAATGATTAATAACGGTAGGTTTCATTTCGGTATATTCTTTAAAAAAATCTAATATTATTTTTCTTTCGGATTCATCATCATCCATTTTATCAACACCAAGAATTTTTTCAGTCTTTCTATTATCTTTCATACCAATCATGAAAACCCTATTTCTTTCAGGATCAAGACCAGTAGTTTCAATATCATATGTTAATTTATGTAATTCATCATAGTTGTTAATACCTTTGAAAAGCCTAACACCTTTCTGAATCATATACATTTCTTCTGTTTTTAATTCATAAAGTATTTTATTACTATCATCAAATTTTAACTTTAACCCACCTTCTTTTAAATATTGCTTAATATCTTTTAGTGAATTACCATACATAATATATGGGTAACCATCTTCTAATCTTTCGTGATTATACGTCTTAAGTTTTTCAAATTTAATACCGTATTGTCTTCTATTTTTATTAGCCTTTTCTTTATCATTATCATATAATGTTATATTAAGTTTTTTCAAATCTCTTATATATACAAATGGTTTATAATAATCGATATATTTAACTTTTCTACCATCTGGATATTGATGAAATAAAGTCATCTCGTTTGATGAATAATCACCAATTAAATTAACAAGATATTTAATCTCTTCATTATGGCCATATAAAAACTTTTCAATTTCCATTTTATTTCTTTTTGTATTTATTTTCTATTTTACTAAATAACTCGTCAAGTACTGATCTATTTGCATTATCAATATAATCAACATTATCAATTACTTTTGATATCAATTTTATTTTTTCTTGATTAAGATTATATACATCCTGATCAATAGTGTCTTCAAGACAAAGAATATAAATATTAGAGGTATTTTTTGCACCAATTCTATTTATTCTTGAATATGCTTGTAAATTTTCACCTGGTACATATGATTGATTTAATAAAATCATATAATTAGCAGCAGTTAATGTAATTCCAGCGTTTCCTGATTGTAAAGTTATGAATAAATTCATTACATCGGTATTATTTTTATCTTGAAATTGATCAACAATATTTTGTCTTTCGTCAGGTGAAACATCGCCACTATAGTATTTAGAATTCGGGACTATATCAGATAATTCTTTAAGACCAGCTTTATAAACGTCAAAAATTACAACCTTTTCACCAACATTATTTAAATTTTGAATAAAGTCAACTAAAAATGAACCACATTTTATTTTTGAGGTAAACTGTCTAAGTTTATTTAAAATTGATAACTTATGTGCATTTTCTTTATAATCAGTTAAATCTATACCAAAAAAACCTGACTCAATAAGTTCGTACTGTTTTTGTTGTTCACTTGTTAATTCTAAATCAATTTTAGATACAATCATTTCAGGTAAATCTTTTAAGACATCATGTTTTTTTACCCTATACATAATACCATCTAATTTATTAAAAACATCGTCAAGATTAAATCCTTCTTTATCAACATATAACCCAATAGTTTTATCATATATTTTACCACAAAAGTTTTCAAAAAAGTAAGATTTATTTTTCACTTCATTAGGTAATATTAGTTTCGTAATCACATACAATTCTTCTAACCTATTAGGCATTATTGTACCAGATAATAACAAAGTTCCATTAATATTTTTAAAATTACTTAAAATATTTTTTGTAGTATTTGACTCAGGATTTTTTATTCTATGAGCCTCATCCATTACTATGCAATCAATATCAGAAGGATTTAAACCTAATTTATTTAGTTTAATTTTTGGATTAAATCTAGCATCTCTAAAATATTCATAATTAACAATTATATATTTAGATTCTTCAATAGTATATATATTTGTTTTCTTTTTTTGTGGATTTAAAATAAACCATTTAGAACTTGTAAAAGTTTTTATCTCATTTCTCCAATTTAGTTTTAAATTATTCGGTACAATAACTAAAACTTTTTTAAATCTTTTCATTTCACAGCCTAATATTGCCATCAAAGTTTTACCAGTACCCATATCGGCAGAAATAATAAATTTTTCAAACTCATAAAAAAGTTTAGCACCAACTAATTGATGATTAAAAGGTGTAATATCTTTATTTAAATATTCACTATATGATATTAAATTAGCATTTTCATTTAAATAATCTTTTAATTTTTTTGCTGCAATTTGTTTTTGTTTTTCTGATTGTAGATTTCTTTCTTTTTCAATTAAAATATCTTTCTCAATTTCAATTGATTTTAAAAAAATTTGTTTATTATTTTCGCTTTCAAAATCAAAAAATATATCTTTAGAACCTTTATATGATTTAATTAGATCATATAATAATATTGATGTTAATTCCCATGTTTTATTGTTTGAATTATATTCCCTACTACCTTCAGGTAAAGATTTTATTCTATCAATAATATTTTTATTGTAATTAAAGAATAAAATATATTTTGTAGAAGGATTTCTTTTTTTTCTGCAAATAATTTTAACCATGTAGTTTTTTTTGTAAAAATAAATATTATATTTAAATTTTACAAATTTTATTCTCTTACAACATCAGTTCTTGTTATTGATTTAGTAATATAAACATTAATATAATCAAAATTTGGTACAGTTAATGTTGCGCACTTATCAATTAAATCAAGTTTAAATTCTGCAAAATATGTTGATACTACTTGAGTATGTGTTTTATTTAATCTAAACTGTAGAAAATATTTATAATCATCTGTTAAATTAACTTTTAATGGTTCTGCAATAATCTCAGCAGATTTATTTGCAATAATATAAGTTCTATTTATTTTATCGTATAATGAAAATGTTGCTATTGCATTTTGTATGTCAATATCAGATAAATCATATTTTTTTATAATATCATCTATAGGATATTTTATATATTCAAATTCACTAAATTGCTTTATAAATATTTTCATTTTTTTATTATAAATACAAAAAAAACCACGTAGTAATACGTGGTTTTTATTTTTTATTCAAGAATTAAATCTTTTAATTCCTGTAATCTCATTCCACCAGTTTTTTTTCTTAGAATATTATGATTTTCATCTAATATTATTGTTGTTGGTATTGATTTAATCTCATATTTAACTTTCAAATTATTAGGATCATCATCAATATTAACATCAATAAAATCAATTTGATCTGATTGAAGTTCATTCATTGCTCTTTCGAATGTTGGTTTAAACATATTACAAGGGCCACACCATTGGGCCCAGAATTTTATTACTGTTTTTTTCATTTTATTAAAATTTTATTTCGTTTATGCGCTACACACCATACATTCATCTGGATTGTCCAATGAACAAGATGAACTGTCTTCAATAATTTCAATATTTTTTACTTGTATACCTAAATCTTTTCTTGCACTTGTAATAGATTTACCTCTAATATAGTAAGATAATGTTTTTAATCCTTTTCTCCAACCATACATTAATGCAGTTGTGATTTTAGATTTATTAATGTCAGCTACATGTAAATTAAATGATTGTGATTGACAAATAAATGCACCCCTATCAGCAGACATGTCAATCTGATCTCTCAATTTAATTTCCCATACTGTTTTATATATGTCTTTAATGTTTTGAGGTATTTCTTCAATGTTTTGAATAGAACCTTCAGACATAATAATTTTATTTCTAATATTATCGTTCCATAAATTCAATTTAATTAAATCATTAATTAAATATTTATTAACCATTACAAATTCACCAGATAAAGTATTTCTTTTGTAGATATTAGAAGTGAATGGTTCAAAAGCTTCATTATTACCTAAAATACTAGCTGTTGATGCTGTTGGCATTGGTGCAAAAAGTAATGAGTTTCTTACACCATGTTTAATAACTTCTTGTCTTAAAGTTTCCCAATCCCACATTCCAGATAATTCAATATCTTTTGATTCAACAATAATACCCTTTTCAATTATATTATTTTTCCACATATCAAATTGGAATATACCTTTACTTAATGGTGAACCATCAAAAGTTTCGTATTTACCTTCTTTAATAGCCAAATCTTTACTTGCAGTCATAGCAGCAAAATACATTGTTTCAAACAACTTTTTATTAATGTCTTTTGCTTTATCTGAGTCAAATGAAATACCTAATTTAGCATATAAATCAGCAAGACCTTGAACACCTAAACCAATTGGCCTATGTTTCATGTTACTTAATTTAGTACCTTCAGTTGGGTAATAATTTACATCTATAACTCTATTTAAATTAATTGTAACTTGGTATACAACATCATATAATAATTCATAATTTATTGATTTATTTTTATTATCAACGTACATTGGTAATGCAATTGATGCTAAATTACAAACTGCCTGTTCTTTATTATCAGAGTACTCTATAATTTCAGTACAATTAAAAGTTTTAATACCCTGAGAAATAAATATATGCTCATTGTTATAAACTGTAGGGCAATAAACATCTTCTTTACCAACATATTCAATTGATTTTATTTTATATGCTTTTTTTGTGTTATCTCTATATATTTTATCTTCAATAATAATATTTTTTCTAGATAAAAATTTAGTATTTTTTTCTACAATCAAAGCATCATTCTTATTACTAATAATTAAACGATAACAATCTTTTGTTTTATAATAAGAATTACCACCCTTTCCATTTGGTAATAATTTTAAACCGTTTTCTCTTAATAATCTTATGCTTGATTGCAATCCTAAATTGTTAAATAAAAGTTGTAATTCTTTTAGAAAATTAATATTTATATCCGCATATGCAATTTGTATAGGATTCCCCTTTGTTTTTCCGATATTAACTGTTCCTTCTGCATATAGTAACCCTTTAATATATTCCCACTGTGTTTCTTCATTTGATGTCCAAATCCATTTAGGAACATAACCCTTTTCAAATTTAAATATATCTTTAAATAATGTTGTTGCAAGTCTTTTCTTTTTAACTCTTGAAAACCCTGTATTACTATCAGTAAACTTACCACCCTTTGTTTTATATCTAGGTTTATAATTATATTTTTCATATAAAAAATCAATCTTATTTTCAATATCTTCAATAAGATCAAAATCATTTTCCCATATATCAAAAAAGATTGAGCTTTGATTTTGTGTTCCGTCCGATTGATATAAACCTAACAAAAAAGCTTCGTTTTTCATATCATCATTACCGAATAAACCTTTTTTTGTTTGAATTAAAATTTTATCACCAACATTTAAATCTTTACATTCAACTCTTTTAACAGTATTCCTACCCGTTAAAACAGGCAAACCATGATATTCTGTTACTTTATGTTCTAAACCGTTTTCTAGCGTTATTTTATACACATCTTCATCTTTTCCTCTTAATTTCATTTCTGATGATTTAACAATTTCATTACCATTAAATAAATATAACTCTACATTTAATTCATTTAATTCTTTTGCAGTTAAATATCCTTTGCTAGTAACAACTCTTTGGTCACCAGTAATACATAAATTTGAAGATTTAATTACGCCTAAATTTTGTTGATTTGATTTTAAATTTGCTGCATCTTTTGCAAGCATATATGGGGTTCCCGTTTCCATTTGTGAATCAAGTATTTTATCCCATAAATCTCTTGCTTTAACAACTTTTCTGTATCTACCCTCTTCGACATATTTATTGTATAAATTAACAAAATCTTGACCAACATTGTCAGCTAAATTTGGTGCTTCATCTGGACTAAATAAATACCAGTTACCATCTTCATTTACTCTTTCAAAGAATAAATCTGGAACCCATAATGCTGTAAATAAATCTCTAGTTCTTTGTTCTTCTTTACCATGATTTTTTCTTAAATCAAGAAAATCATAAATATCAGAATGCCAAGGTTCCAAATAAACCGCAAAACTACCTTTTCTTCTACCACCACCTTGATCTACATATCTAGCTGTTTCATTATAAACTCTTAACATCGGTACAAGACCATTTGATATACCATTAGTACCTTTTATATACGCACCAGTACTTCTAACATTGTGTATATGTAGACCAATACCGCCAGCATTTTTTGAGATTTGTGCAACATCACCTAATGTATCAAAAATACCTTTAATACTATCTTCTTTCATTCCTAAAAGAAAACATGAACTAAGTTGTGGTCTTTTTGTACCTGCATTAAATAATGTTGGAGTTGCATGTGTGAAAAACTTTTGTGACATTAAATCATATGTTTTTATAACCTGTTCAATATTACCAAACCAAATACCACAAGCAACTCTCATCCACATAAATTGTGGTGTTTCAACAACCTTGCCGTTTATTTTTAATAAATATGCTCTTTCAAGTGTTTTAAACCCAAAATAATCAATAAGGAAATCTCGATCAGTAATAATTGCAGAATTCAATTCATCAGCGTTTTCCATAATAAATTTATAAACATCATCATTTACTAATCCAGCTGATTCTTTTGTTTTTGGGTCTATATAGTTATATAGTTTATCAATTGTATTAGTAAAAGATTTATCAGTATCTTTATACAGAGATGTTATTGCAATCCTTGATGCTAATGTTGAATAATCTGGATGTTTTACTGACATAGAAGCTGCCGTTTCAGCGGCTAATTGATCAACCTCTTTTGAGGTTACACCATCGTATAAACCAGATATAACCTTTTGTGCAACCTCTACAGGTTCTACAAACTTACTATCTAATCCATAAGTTTGTTTTTTTATTCTTGCCAGAATTTTATCAAATTTGATATTTTCTGACTTATTATTTCTTTTTACTATTTTCATAATACTTTTTATTAAAAATCATCTAAGTTTTCAAAGGTATCTGTTCCTTTATTTAAACTATTTGCAACACCAGATTTATTATACTCTGCAACTCTTTTTTCAAAGAAATTTGTTTTATTTGTCATTGCAATATTTACCATAAAATCAAATGGGTTTGTACTATTGAAATATGGTTTTTGTTTTAAATTAATTAGTAATCTATCAGTAACATATTCAATATATTGTTTCATTAAATCAGCATTCATACCAATTAAACTTACAGGTAAAGAATCACTAATAAATTCCTTTTCAATTTCAACAGCCTCAAGTACAATTTCTAATAATCTTTCACTTGATAATTTGTTTTCCACATGATTATTATATAATAAACATGCAAAATCAGTATGAAGTCCTTCATCACGGCTAATTAACTCATTTGAAAATGAAAGTCCTGGCATTAAACCTCTTTTCTTTAACCAAAAAATCGAACAGAATGCACCAGAAAAAAATATACCTTCAACAACTGCAAATGCAAGAATTCTTTCAACAAAATTATCAGATTCTATCCATTTTAATGCCCATTGACCTTTCTTTTTTATTGATTCAATATTTTCAAGTCCTTTAAAAAGATAATCCTTTTCTTTACTATCTTTAATATATGTATCAATTAACAAACTATAAGTTTCACTATGAATATTTTCTATTGCTATTTGAAATCCATAGAAAAATTTAGCTTCTGGATATTGGACTTCACTTAGAAAGTTTTCTGCTAAATTTTCATTTACAATACCATCACTAGCTGCGAAAAATGCTAGAATGTTTTTGATAAAATGTTTTTCATTATCATTTAATTTGTTTTCCCAATGAACTATGTCAGTTGATAAATCGATCTCTTCTGCTGTCCAAAAACTTGCCTCAGCCCTTTTATAATATTCCCATATATCATGATGTTGAATAGGAAAGAGAACAAATCTATTTGTGTTTTCTACTAGAATTTTTTCCATTTTTTGTTTAATTTTTAATTTAAGTTTTATAATTTTTTCATATAGGGAATTATAAATACCAAATTTATGAAGATTTTTTAGAGTTCATTTAATAAAGCTTCGGCAAAAGTCATACCTCCTTGATTTTCAATTGGTAAATTTTCTGTACTGTCCAAATCGTTTAATACGTTCTCAAGAAGTGTAATATTTGATGTATTTAACTCAATTTTTAAGTATTCATTATCAAATAAAGAATCTTCAAACAATAATGAATCGTTACCAAATCTTGATTTAAGGATTTTAACATTTGCTAATCTTTGTTGCTTTTGAGTATCTGATTTTGCAATTGACATTAAGAAATGTGTTTTCTGTGCTTTCTTTATATTACCACCTAATTGATTTGTATTTACCACATCAGAACCAATTGATGTTCTATTGCCTTGAAATGCAGACCAACCAGCCATATTCATATCTGAAAGCATTGCTTCAAAAGATTTTACTGGTACTAGTTCATTCGCAAGGATATCTTTTTTATCGGGTAAATGTGATTCAACACAATCAATATAATCAATTACAACTAAATTATATTTAACACCAAATATTTTTTCTTTATCCTTTATAATCTTTTTGATTAGAGGTATTGTAACATCATCATCCTGAGTAAGTTTAACGAGATCAAGTCTGTTATTATATTTACCTTTTATTGAGGTAACTTTTTCATTTACAATTTTTAGAATATCATCTTTATTATCTTTATAATCATTTAAACCATATTCACTAAAACAACAATAATGTTTTCTTTGGATTTGTTTTTCAGTGTCCTCAAAGAAGAATTGAATAACATTTGCACCAGAAATAAAACCTGAGTTTGCTATTTTTGTAAGTATTGTAGTTTTACCTGTACCTAAAGGTGCTAATATAAAACCCATTTCACCAGCACCTAAACCACCACCCATTGCTTGGTCAAGACCCTTAATAAGTGTCGGTATTGGACTTCTATAATCTTCAGATAAAACGTCTTCAATATTATGAAGAATATCAATACCTAAATTGACACTAGTACCAATTCTACTAATAGCAAGTATTTCATTTTCAATTTCACCGATTTGATCAGTATTTCCTTCGGCTGTATTTAAAATAATTTTTTTTGCTAACTTAATATATTTTTGTTGTTTTATAAATTTCCAAATTTGTTTTTGTACAACATCACCATCATTTGGAATTTTATTTTGATATACTCTTTTATTATATAATTTTATCTTCTTTAAAAAAGTTAGAATTGTTTCTTTCTCAATATTATCAGAAATTTTTTCATTAATAATATCAACTATAGAATTGTTGAGTATGGAAGGTACTTTTCCATACTCATTAAAATAATTCTTATATAATACAACAATTCTTTTTAGGAAGTTATCGTCTAAATATGATGCTTCAATTTTATCAACGACATCTTCACCAAATTTTTGATCAACTAATAACTGCCATATAAATTTATTTTGAAATTCTTTACCAAGATATTTAAGATTATCATTATACTGAGGTTGTGACATTTAAATGCTCTTTATTTTCGTTATAAATATTGTATATATCAGTAGCTTTAATTACATATAGTAAATCAGACTTAACCATATTCATAAACTCATTAAGTTCATTAGAAAATCTGAATTTAGGATTGTAATTATAAACATAAACATTTCTATCAAAAATAATCTCATTGTTTATATAAAAAATAAGAGTCATTTCAACACCTTTAATTTTTTTATCACGTATTGTGATTTCTCTCATCTCAGGGTCTTTTAAAAAATCTTCTGCATCAGGATAATGCTTTTTTAAATTTTGGTAATATGTTAATAAATTATAATTCAAATATTTATGATCATATGTTTTTTTTGATGACATATTATTTAACACTTTAAAAATATTTGATAATACACTTCTAACATCTATTGATGATAAAGTTTTTGAACTATATTCGAATGTAGGAAATTCCATTGATGAAATTACATCGTTATTTTGTTTTAAAATTAGTCTAAATGTTTTATCCATTTTTATATTTAATTATTGTTTATCCACAAATATATATAAAATATATTTTATATTTTACGTCTAATGATATTATTTTTTTTTACATCATTATAAAACTTTATTTCATCTGTTATTGATGTGAAAAATGGTTTAAAAAACTCGCTAAAATTATATTTATAAAAATGATCTAAAAAACCGTCTTCATTAATATATGAAATTAGATTTTTACTTCCTCTATCATCTGGGTTCATTGGATAATATAATTCTTTATGCAGTTTTTTTACCTCATCGTTTACAAACGGTCTATGTAAATCCATTAGTTTTTTATTTCTAATAAAAATTTCACGACCATTTATAATATTATCAAGTACTTTTAACCTACCCTTTTTATTTTTTTCTCTTTCTTCATTTATTTCAAATGATCTTTTCATTATTTCATTAACCATGACATATCTTTCTTTTAATTCAGGAAAATATTTTAATAAGGTATCTTCACCTAATCTTTCAATACCATTTATATTATCAGAATTATCACCACATAATATTTTTAATGTTAATGCATTCTTATAATGAAAATTAAAATATATTTCAAATGTTAGTTGATCCACAAGGGAATCTAAATTATCAAAATATATCGATACATTATTTATTGATAATAATTGAGAAAAATCTCTATCATTTGTATAAATTAATACATTTTCATTTTCTTTTTTATTTAAACAATAATATGCAATTAAATCATCACCCTCAATTTCATGAACCATAATTTGTCTCATGAACAATTCCTCTGCATATTGTTGTATTCTAACCTTTTGCCATAATGCAGATTCTTCTGCGTTTTCTTCATAATCAACCTGTTTTTCTGTTAAAGTGATTCTATTATACCATGATTTTGATTCTCTATTAGCTTTATAACCCTCATAAATATAATATCTTTTTTTACCAGAATTCTCACCATCCCACATTAGAATAGTTTTATTAATAGGAAATTTTAAATAAAGTTTTCTTAATGAATTATAAAAAACATATAATCCACCAATAGATTTACCCTTTGAATATATATTTTTACCCCCTAAAAACGATTTTTTAAATAGATATGAGGCATCAACTAATAATGTATACATAAATATATTTTAAATTAAAAGGGGTACCCCCCTTTTTAATTTTATTGATCTAAATCTTCCATCATTTCTGTAACATCATCTAATGACATTACCTCTTCACTTTCATCGATCTCAATATCAAAATCACCATCACTAAATGACGATCCAAGAACATCTACAAGATAATCCATATTCTCCTTTTTATAAAGTTCGATATCTTTTTTTGTATCATGGATATATCCTTGTGGTGTAATAATAATCTTACCCTCAGTTTCAACACCTGTAATATGATTTTTTTGAATAGTAACTGCTGTTCTACTAGCAAAACTCATAGTTTTTTTATTTTTTACAGCTTTAATCTTATTAGTACCAGAAGAACTAATATTACCAAATCTGATAACAAGGATAGCATCAAAATACATAGTGGTACCACCCTTTGGTTTAATCTTAGGTTGTCCCATTGGATTAGATGGTTTTTCAACCCAAACTTTATTTACGACTACTAAAGTATTTGTATATTTTGAACCTGATCTTCTTGATGCTGTAATTCTTTGGTTAATAGACGAACCAAATTGAACACTCATTGCACCAGCAGCCCATTCATTATTATTTTTACCTTTATCAATTGACATTTGTGAAGGAACAGAACCAACTGAATCCCAAAAGAAATCAATATCATAAGGTAATAAACCTTTGTCTTGATCATCTAGGGTTTTATTGATAAACTGTGCAACATCTTCAATAGATTTTAATTGAAGTTTATCAATATAGATGAAATTACCTTCGTTATTAATTTCACCAGTTTCTTCATCAAGAACCTCTTCGAATTCAAGGCCCATTATTTTAGCATGTTGCCATGACCATTTCATTTCAGTAATAATGAAAATAGGTAGTCTACCAAGTTTTTGTGAAGATATCGCACCTTTAACCATTGCAGTTGTTTTACCTGAGTCAGAGTGGCCCATGATCATATTAACACCACCAATAAGTAGTCCTGGGAGTGAAGTGGCTTCTTTAAATGCCTCACCAAGTTCTAAATATCTATTAGGTTTAAATGCTGTATTATCAACATTATTTTTCTTTTTATAATCTGCTAATGAAAATGATTTTTTATTAACAACATTGTTTGTTGATATTGCTCTTGCCATATATTGGAGTTTTAAAATTAAGCCACAAATTAATGTGGCTTAATGTGAAATTTAATTTAATTAAAATGGTAATTCATCATCATCATAATCATCATCATCGTCATCATCCATATCTTCTATAGTTGATTTTGTTGATAATGAATCTTTAGCGAATTTTTCGGCTCTTTCTAAACCTGCAACCTCATCTTCCTCTTCCTCGTAATCACCATCTTCATTCATAGACGATCTTCTTTCTAAAAGAACCTTTTCATATTTTTCTTTAAGTTCTGGGTGATTTGGAAATACAAAGGTTTTTAAATCCTTATTCCAATATGGCCCATTGCCTTCTGCACACAATTCTAAAAATTGATCAAAAGTAATAACGTCTTTTATTTCAAATTTATTGAAAATATCTTGCCATACTGTTTTATCGTTCTCAATTGCAAGAATTGTATCATCATCATTTGATACTGCTGTTGCTTTCATTTTTGGTAGAATACTAGATACTTCCCAGTATTTAACTGTTTTATTTGTATTCAAAGATTTTTGTGCAGCATTAACGGTAAAATTGTAACCGTTTCTTAAATCGTAGTATTTTGCACTTGGGAATTCGCCAACTAATGATTTAACTGCATCAGCCATTTTCTGAAATGTACTAGTACCTTCAATTGGTTTTGTTGTTCTCCAAAATTTAATCTTATCTTTAATTGAATCTGGTTCAACTAATTTAAGAATTGTATATTCTCTTGAAGCCCAAGCCATTGCATTTTTATAAATACTTTTGTTATAATCCTTTGTTTCTTGTGGAGCATCTTTACCAGCCTTTTTTTGTTTTGCTAGGATTGATTCACTCTTTTTACAAAGTGGACATGGTTTGTCATCATTTTTATTACAATAGATTTTTTGTTTATATTCACCAATCTGAATATCATGAAAAAAAGCTGTTGCAAAAAATTTATTTTTTGTTTTTTCTCTTACTGGGTCAAAAGTTAAAAATCTAACATTTGTGTCTTTTGTTTTTATTTTAAATTCTTTTGCTCTTTTTTCTTCTTTAGTAAGATAATCCTTACCACCTGATTTCTCGTCTTTAGCTTCTGCTTCGGCTGCCGCCTGAAAGAATTCGTCCATTTCGTTGTTAAAATCTTCCACTTCGTTGTTTAATGTGTCTTTCATTTTTTCGGTTTTAAATTTATACAAATATATACTCTTAATTTCGGTTTTCAAAATTCGTTTATATTTTTTTATTTTTAATCGACAATTTTAAAATTAATAGTTTTACTATTAACAATATTGTCAAGGTAATATAAGTTTACAGTTAAATAATATGTATTCGGTACAAAAATTTCAGTATCAAAAGAAATAAAATATTTATTAGGTACTTTATTTACATTATGATCTTTAATTATGTAAACAGGATTATCACCATATTTAACATGTAAATCATAAACAAATCTATAATCACAATAATTAACAAAACTATTAAAAATACTGTTGAAATTAAAATCAACGTTTAAAATTTCACCTCTTTTAATAATCTTGTTATTATAAATACCAAAAATCTTAACCTTAGTTAAATTATTTTGTATTTCCTGACGCAAAATGTCACTCATTATATAAAAAGTGTTAGATATTGTTTTTATATCACCATTATGATCTTCAAATATCCAATCATCTCTATAAATAATCGAGTCAGTATTTGTTTCACTACTTAAATTTATATCAATATAATAAACACCTTTACTATGCTTATTAATCATATTAGAATCATATGTAAATAATAATTCATCATTATCGTCATATATATTAACATTTAAAATATTTATATTATAAAATGTTGTATTTCTTTTTGCGTAAAAATATAATCTATTATCAACATCTAAATGAAAACATGACCTATCATCTTGTATTATATTATCGAATAATGTTTCAAGATATGGTTCAAAAAAAGTATTAGTATATTTTGTATGAAAATTAATTGATTTTATATAGTCATCTATTAAGTTTTCAAAATCTAAAGGAAATGAAATTCCTAAACCATAATCAACTGATCCAGATGTATATAAAATATCATTTACATATGTTGTAATATCTGCAACAAAATCTTCATCACCATTATCGAAATGAATTGTATCAATAATTTCAATATTATTAATATCAACAATACCATTTGTTGACCATTCTTCATTTGTTTTTTTATATACCCAGTTAGATGCTGATGTATTTTTATCTCTTTCACTTATAGATTGAATATTGTTTAATAATATATCATGTCCATTACCTTCAGCCCAATCCTCATTAATTTTAAATAATATTAGATTGAAGTCTGTTGCTCTTTTTTGATTATTATAAAAAATATTATAATTTTTTACTAGATTAATAGTATTTTTTAAATATAAAATATGTGAATTAATTTTATCTTGTGTTATTTCTCGGGTTTCAATTTTATTTTTTAAACCTGATAAATCTAATTTAAATAAAAATTTTGAAAAAGTTTTTTCTTTACCACCATAAGCAATCTCAGTAACTTGATTCTTTGCCGAATTAAGTTCACTATTTTTTACAATTGTATTATTTTTTTCAAAATAGCTTCGATATATATTCATGGTTATTAATATTCTGTAGAATCAAAACCGTCTATTTTATTTAAACGTTTATTTATATGTTTTTGATCTGTTTGTGTAATGATTAATTCTTTAGTTACCATTTCATATTTAAGATCAAGTTTTTCTAATTTTCTCTCAACGTCAACATTATATTTTTCAAATTTTTGATCTAAGTCGATTTTATTTCTTTTTATTTCATCTTCAACTTTTTCAATTTTTTTTGAAAAAATTGTTTCAAGATTTAAAACTTTTGTATTAATATTACTATTTAAAGAATCATCCATTGTTTTTAAATCCTCAGTTATTGTATCAATTTTTTTTACCACGCTATTTTTAAATATATAAATTAGTAAGCTTATTATTGAACCAATTAGAAAGGTAAATGCTGTTATAGCGTATTTTAATAATTCTTTATCAAGTGAATCCATTATTTTAATATATTTTATTAAAATTATTTAAATGATTATGGTTTGGTACATAAATATCGTCCATTCTAACCTCCATCTCATAACCGTTATCATTTTTCTTAATATCACCAATTTCTGTATTAATAACAGTGTCATTTTTTTTATTAACACCACCCCAAATATCCATCATTGATTTATTAAATGGATATGATTGCTTTGTCATAGAAAGTAACTTTTCTTCATTTGATGGTTCTCTAATTTCATCAACAATATCTGATATATAATCCATCTTACTAATAATAGAATTAAATTTATTGTTAATATTATTCATTTGAATTGTTAAATCATTTATTTTTAATACAGCATCTTTATAATAAAAATCAGAATTTGGTTGTTGTAGAACCTGTGGCTGTGATTGTTGTGGAACCTGTGGCTGTTGTGGAACTTGAGGTTTTGGTTGTGCTACTTGCTGATTTGGTTGCTGTATTGAGGGTTGTGGTTCATCCTCAGTCATTGTTTGAAATTCAGGTTCATCAACATCATCTATAAGATGTGTTGTATATTCATACAAATGCTTAAATTTCTTTTTTAATTCTTCGTGATTCATTGTTATCTATAGATTTCTTTCAATAATTGTTTACCGTTATTGGTAACATATTTAATGTCTATTCTCTCAATCAATCCATCCTTTTGATTAATAGTTTTTACCTTTTCGTTTTCGTCTTTTTCGTTTTCTAAAAACTGATCAAGACCTTTTTTTGTAGTATTTTCCATTTTTAATTTATTTTTTATAAATACTAACAAAATTATATATTATGTATACTTTATTTCGTTTTACACATATATAAATATGGTAATAAATTAATTACATGCTCATTTTCAATATTTTCGTATTTTCTTAACATTTTTTTTAAAAAAACCTGATTTTTATCGTAAAAAAAATTTTCATGTTTTGAAAAAATATTTATAATTTCTTCTATTTTTTTTAAACAAAAAAAACAATATTCTTTTAAGTTAGTTATATAAAAAATATTATTATTCATAATATATAAAATATTGTTTGTGTTTATAAATATTTTGGATGAATCATTAATTTTATTTATTGCATCATCAAAACTAACTAATCTTTTTTTTATTTTTTTATAATGAAACTCAAATATTTCGTTATAAATATATTCAAACCTTTTAAAGAAATTAGTTTTTTTTTCATTAAAAGAAAATTCCCAAAAAATATTATTAGTTATACAATTTTTTAATATACTTTTTGCTCCACATTCTTTTGCAATATCCCAACCAATAATTAGAATAAATTTTTTTGTGTCAGTTAAATCTATTTCACAAAAATTTTTTATTTTAATATAATCTATATACTTATATCTTTCTTTAATAATAAGATCATCTTTAAAATAAATTTTAGCTAATTTCATTTTTTAAATCATTAAATAATTTAACATTATATTCTTTTATTGTTGTGCCTAGTATAAATGCTTTTTCAGGATAAGTCCAATTATGAAATTTATTTATAACCTTATTAATATTTTCGATAGAAAAATTAATTCTTGCACTAGAATTAATTAATTTTGTTTTAATATCGTTTCTAACGTAACTTAAATGTAACATTTGAATTTCGTTTCTTGAAAAAACTTTATAATTTTTTGTATAAAATGATTTTCTTGTTGGGTCAACTAAATAATCAGATTTTTGATTTAAAATATATGGGCCATGATTTATTTTATTAAATAATGTTACAAAATATTCTTCTGGAGGGTCTATTATAATATTATTTTCTTTATAAAACGTTAACATATTACAATAAGATGTATCAATATCGTTTTCATTATAATAATCAATTAAAAATTTAAAATCTTTTTTTAAATAATATTCATCACAATCCATTGTCATATGATAATCACATTTATCATTCATTGACAAAAAATACCCGATGTTTCTTTTATTAATCTCATTTTCATGTGTTGATAATTTTTGATCGGGAATATAAATATAAAAATCATCAATTAAACCATTATCTCTAAATTTATTAATATTATTGATATTTTCTTCTGATATCTGTTCGCCTGTATTTGATATTATCTGATATACTATTGATATATAGTCAACAAATTCTCTTACTTGTTTTACAGATTTTTCTAGATGTTCAGTACCATCAAAAACGTTATAACTAATACCAAATTTTTTCATAAATTTTTTAATTCAAAGTCTTTAAGTTTTGTCAATTTAACAAATTTAACTGCTGGATTATTTTTTATATGTGTTGCAAAATATACGCCTTGTGATTGTGCTCTTTCAAAACCTTCATATAAAAAATTACTTACATTTTCATAAATATACATATTCCCTTTTTTAAAAATTATAATTAATTTTCCCTCTTTTGGATTGTATATTGTTTTTTTTATATCTGATGAATTATATGTTGCATTTATATCATCATCTTTTATAGTTTTAGATAGTAACATGTTTTTTATTTCTATTTATTTCTCTGTATAATTTTCTTTCTGAAATATTTAATATTTTACAAATTTCAGTATTTTTATAACCCTCTTTTTTATATTTAATAAATTTATTAAGAAAATCGTTTTTATGTATTATATCAAAATCAAAAACATTGTCTTCATATACAACATTTATATTTTCAATCGAAATATTTTTTTTTATACCTCTTTTTCTATCAAAATCAATTTTAATATTTTTACATGTAGTTTTTATCCATTTTTGTATTCCATTATCTGCTTCATCAATATTATTTAAATTAGCAATTAATTTAATAAAAACATCATCAGAAAGCTGAATTATCTCATGTGTATCATAATGTTTTTTAAACTTTAAAAAAAAATTATTAATATATTTACTATATTTTTCATAAAGTTTATTTTCTATTTTTATTTTATTAGTATCAATACTCATTAATATGCAATCTCAAGTGGGGCGTTAATTTTTTTGCCTAAATTATTATTTATAATAAAATCATTAATATTATAATCATAAAAATTTTTATTTTCTTTTAATATTAATTCAGGTTGTATTTCGTTTGGTGTTCTATTAATAATTTCTAATGCTGCACTAAAATGTCTGTTGTAAATATGTAAATTATCTATAATATGCATAAACTTACCAACTTTATAGTTTAAATGACCAGCAACCATCATTTGAAATGCAACATATTGTATTTTATTAATATAACCTGCCATTATATAATCGTTACTTCTTTGATGAAGAGTAAGGTCAAGATACATTTCATTATTTACTTTTCTTACAGACCATACTGTTAAAAAAGCACATGGGTACAAACCATCTGTTTCATTAAAATCCTCATATTGATATAAATCAATAATATGTCTTCTAGAAAATGGATCATTTTTTAATGAATATAATAATTTATTCATTAAATCATATTTTTTTACTGTAGCACCGTATCTTTGACCAATCGTACCATGACCAACATCCCAACCATCCCACCAATGAATTCCTAATTCATGTGCATCTTTTAATGATGATGATTGTTTTTGATAAATCCAAAAAATTTCTTTAATACCAGTTAATATTGCTGTGTTTCTTAATGTTGTTATTGGAAATTCTTTTTTTGAAATATCATAATTTTCCACAATCTGTGTGATAAAAATCGAATTAGCTTCAGTTCCATCAATATATTTAGGTCTTGGATTTTCATCCAAACAACCGTTATTAATAATTTGATTTAAATTATCAATATAATATTTATCAGCTTTTATCATTAGTTTATTTTTATATTTTCACTTAAAATATTATTAAAATTTAAGTTTTTTAATTCATTAATAATATTTGAATTATTTGCTGGCACGTTTGTTCCACCATGAACATGGTTTAATATTGCATTTCTTATTATTGTTAAAGCATTTATTAATAAATCACCTTTCGCAAGTGGACTTGCAAATTTAAAAAAATTTTCTATTTCTTCATTATCAAGTATTGATTTAAATTTTTTAACACCTTTATGTGACATTAATCCAATTCTATCTGCAACAATCATATTACTAGTAATGTTATTATTAAAATTGAGTTTAATATATCCTTGATTTTTTCTATTTAGTTTTTCTTGATTATCAGGGTCTTTGATTATATTTCTTATTATAACTTCATTATTTTTTAATAAAATATCATTATTTTTTCTACCAATAATACCAATATCTTCAACATCAGGATAAATTTCTTTACCATCAATAGTATTTTTTAAATTTTTTAATGGTTTTATTATTTGTTTTTCAGTACCAGTTAATGCAGAATAATAATATGGATCATAATCAATTAATTGTGGTTGTGATATTATTGAACCAATCCATGTTCTTAAATTATAAGGTTTACTTATATCAGATATTAAAACTCTTACAGCCTCATCTTTTTTTGGAAAAACGTGAAAAAATTTTGGGACTAAAGGTGAACACCAAGGTAGATTTTCATTTGAAACTTTATTATCAATATCATCTAATCTAACTTTAATTCTACCTAGACCATCTGGATCATTAATATCAACAACAATACCAAAATAAATATTTAAAACATTTTTGTTTTTTATATCATTGATGTTTTTTATTGTATTAACCTGTATTTTCATTATGATCTTTCTTTTAAAATTTCAACAGCATTTAAATATTTTTTTTCAACTTCTTCAAGTTTATCTTCTAAAACTGATAATTCATTAACTTTATCCAACATCATTTTTTTTATTTCATCATGTTCTTTTGTTAATTTATCAATCTCTTTTAAAAGATCATGATTTGTTTTTTTACTGAATAACTCCATATGCTTTATGAATTTTAGTTGTTGCACCTGTTACAACTATAGGCCCACCAGCATTAGCACCACCAGCAGTAATAGTATTTCCAGGTGGCACTGCAACAGTTACAACAGAGTCTTCATGTATTGCACGAATAATTTCTTCAACAATTATTCTAATCATAATTTCTTCAGGATTTTGTTCACCGTTAGGTAAAGGCCCAACAGGTAATCCTGCTTCTGCTTTTCTACTTATAATTCTATTAGAAATATCAATTGCAGATAAACCTGTTCTTCTTGGCGCACCAACTAATATCAATGGTGTTGGTATTGGTTGAACTGGTTTCTTATTAAATTTTAAAATATTTTTTATTGCTTTAATAACATTTTCAATTTTACTAAAATTGCTCATATAACTAGATTTTTTATTATATTAGTATAATTTTTTATATTCTCATTAATAATTTTTTGAGCAATAGGTTTTGTTAAATCGATTAAAAGTTTTTTTACATAATCAAAAATATATTCATTTATTCTTGAGTCAATATCTGTTTTTATACAATTTATAGTGTTTATATTTTTATTAATAAAATTAAAATTGTCAGTGAACTCAATTTCTTTAAATTTATTAATTAAAATAAATAAAACCTTTTTCTCTGCTGATAAAAATAAATATTTTATTAATGTTTTTTTAAATTCCTCAATTAATAACTTTAATAAATTTAATTTAATATTTTCTTTTGTTACGGTATTAAAATCATTTAAATTACTATCAATAAAAATATCTAAAGAATTTTCAAATTCAGTTATATTATTGGACATATTATTAGCAAATGTAGATATATCTGTTAAACTAATATTATTTTCAATAAAACCACAGCCAATATCTATAATATAATTTTGATTATATAAATCTTCAATTTTATTATTTATACTAATAAGATTATTTTCATCAATATTAATATCATTTTCGCTATTAATTATTTTATTTATTATATTATCAATTTCAAGATTTTCTTTTAATTGATTTTTTGATAAATTTTTATATTTATAAAAAACACCAAAAACTGAATTAAAAATATCATTAACTAATTGTTTTTTATTTATTTCATTAAAACTAAAAACATATGAATATATTAAATCTCTAACAGTATTAATACCTTCATCTGGTTTTATGTTTAATAATTCTGTATTATCATTATAATTAAATATTAATCTAGAATATTTAACATTAGTTAAAGGTGTATTTATTGCTTCGTAAATTTTGTTATTAAAAGATTCAAAATTATTATCATATACCAATGATGAAAACGAATCGTTTTTTTGTATTAAAAAATCATTAAAAGTATCAATATTTTTTATATTAATATTATATCCGTTATTTACAAATTCAGTAGGTAAAATGTTATTAGAATCATAATCAAGTAACTCTTTAATAAAAATATCTTTTATTTTTGTTTCATATTCTTTTGTATAATTAGTAAATAGATTAGAAAATACATTAATAATAACATCCTTACCACCTAAACTAATTAATAAATCAACCAAAAATTCAGATACATTTTTTGATGTTGATACTGAAAAATATGAATTAAAATTGTTTATCGGGTTATTTTCATTATTTTTTAATGAATTTAGTGTTGATATTGTATTTAATATATTTCTTTTATCGTTGAATATACCCATTATTTAGCCTTTTTCTGAACAAAAATATCGTTTAATTGATTTTTTATATCATCTGGTATTTTAATTTTACTAGTATCTTCTTCGTCTTCGGAATTGTTTTTTATATTTACTGATTGCTTATCAATAATATCTGATAGTTGAGAGATTAGTTTTAATTTTTTATCAATATTTTTATCTCTAAGTTCTAATAACTTGACAATATTACCACCAATAACCGATATTTCACCGATTTCATTTGCTTTCCTTTTCCAGATATCATATAAGTTTTTTGATTCTGCTTTTAACTCTTTTATATCTGAATCACATTCATTGATTTTTTTTATTAAATCATCTTGTGTTAAACCTATTTTTTTTGATCTACTATTCATTGTTTTTATATAAATACAACTTTTTATATTTAGGTATTTATAACATATTTATTTAATTTAATTAAATTATTTTTTAAAAATTTTATTAAGTTATTATAATCTTCAAACTCTTTATCTGATTTATTGTCGGTACCTCTAGTTAAAGATTCATAATGATATGCAACAGCATTACCACAAAATATATTTGTTTTACCATTTAGTATACATTGTAAATTATATTCAACATCTTCATAACATTCCTTATATGTTGTATTAAATCCACCAATCTTTTTAAATAAATTATATGGTGTTAATAAAAATGCTCCTGTATTACCAATAATATTTTTTGAAACGTTATTATAATATTGATATGATGATTTATAATTTTTATGTGTAAATATATAATTATCCTTGTTTTTTAATAATATAACACCACCATGTTGTATTGTGTTGTCAGGAAAATGTAATCTACATCCAATCGTACCAGTTGTTTGTTTATTTTGTTGATATGTATTGATAAGAATATTTATTGCATCATTTACTAATTCAACATCATTATTCATAAATAACAATAATTCAGTATCATTATCAATTTTATTAAAAACCATATCATTGTTAATTTTTGCAAAATTATAATAATTATATTTTATCAAAAAAATATTATATTTTTTACATAAAATATTTAAATTGTTAATATCTTCTTGATTTGATCCAGTGTCTGCAATATAAATATTAATATTTTTTGTATCAAATTTAAAAATGGACTCAATTAATTTCGTTAATTTATCAGTTTTTCCAATATGAGGTATTACTATTGCTGTTTTTGGTTTGTTTTTTTGATTAGATATTGTTTTATTTATATAATCTAGCGTTATTTCTGATTTTATAGGTAAAAATTTGTCATATTTATATAAAAAATATGATTTTTCCTTTAAAAAACTATCATTTATATTTCCTATTGATTTATGAAGTAATTCGATATTACTTACAACACCAATTTTAACGTTATTTATGAAATTTTCAATACAAAACGAAATATCGTAAAAATGAAAACCTGTAAAATCTGTTAAAAATTGTGATTTAATACGTTTTCTATGGGTAACAATATATAATCCATCTACTAATACTGTTTCTACAACCTTGTTTTGAAAATTGTTTGAGTATTGAGTCACTTTTTTCTTATTTTCATGTAAATGAACAACATTTCCTGCAAGAGTTTTAGTATTTCTCCACCATATAGCATCTTTTCTTAATTCTGTTGATCCTGCAACACCCAAAATACCAAAATCAGTTGAATTTACGTGTTCTAAAATAATTTTACCCCAATTTTTTGTTAAAATATCAACATCATCATGAACAAAAACAATAATATCAGTATTTGAGTCGGAAAAACCTTTATTATATATCTCAGATAATGAATATTTTCCATTATTTTCATAAATTAAGATATTAAAATCTTTAATACCAATATTTTTAGAAATATTCTTTTTTATTTCAGAAGAATTGTTAATATTTCTAGTTGATACAACTATTGTTAATTTATTTTCCATGTTACAAATATAACATTTTTTTAAATTTCCAATTCTTTTTTTATATTATTATCAAATTCATCTAATACTGCATTTAATGGAAATGGTATTCTAATAATACTATTATCTGGGATATCGAATTCGTGTGTGTATTCTGGGTTTGCTGTTAATATTAAATATCCATATTCTGGATTAGTATAATACTTATATGATATTTTATCTAATCTTGAAACACCTATTACATATTTTTCATATTTATCAGTGTCTCTTTCAGTAATAGGTATCAAAGGTGGTGAATATGCAATACCATTTATTGTTGTATATCTATATCTTTCTTGACTCATTTGTTTTCTAATATTTTTTGTTCATTATCTAGATATTTGTTATCTATTTTATTTTCCTCAAATGATGAATTTGCATAATATGATCTACTATCTGCATTTAATATATGTTTTGTAGGCCCATCAATTGTTGATCCACCCATTAACTTCATAGATAACACAATATCACAACTCATAAATTGTACACCCATACCACTATTATTTAAATCCCATGTGTTTTGATCAGTAAAATCTATTGTTAATTGATTAATAATTGCTTTACTATAATACATATCACCTATACGAATAACAATAACAGGTGGTTTACCAAAAACTGAATTACTTATTGTATTTGGGTCAACATCAATTGTTTCACCTTGTCTTGTACATTGATTTAAAAAAGTCAATCTATCATACATATCTCTTGGACTATAAGATATAAGTCCAGGTGATATTATTTTATTTTTTATTTTATTAAATGTTCCTGATCCAATCTGATCAAAATTATTATTTAATCTACTTTGTATTATTTGAAGTAATGTATCATTTTCAGTTTCAGTAGTATTTTCAATTATATCTTCAATATCTTCATTTATTTTTTTTATAATACTTTCATCAACATTACTACCATCTTTTTGAACAATATTTGAACTTGTTAAAAACACATTGTTAATAAAACCAGTTCTTTCTTGTATAGCTTTTGATGAGTTATAATTAATTATACCATCCTGAAAATTATTAACATTAGGTAGTATATTATAATCAATATTATTTTTAAAAAAATCGTAATATTTTTTTCTATCTGTAAAAACTTTTGCTAGTATAGCATTATAAATAAGATCACCTCTTTTTATTGCTAAATCTTCTGAAAAATTTTCGTCTGAATTAATTGAAGAATATCCTGAAATTTCGATTCTAAATCGAGAATTTGGATTAATTTCTTCATATGAAATAATCTTATCAACTAATCTTAATATTGGTTCTTTTATTTCAGGTAAATTAATATTAATAAAATGTTCATCTTTATTAAATTTAAATGGTATTGTACCTACATCATAAATAAAATCAATTTTATTTTTTGTTAATTGATCTCTATCTTTTTTTAAAACATCTTCTTTTTTTGGGTTGTTTTTTTTAGGTGCAGTATTTGATAAATTATTTGCTATTTGATTTTTATAAATATAATTTAAGTAAGAATTATAATCATTTACTTTTAAAAGATTTTCATCATAATCAACAACTAATTTAAATGATATTGTTAATGATCTTTCATTTGATGCATAGGTATAAACAGGTTCACTTCTACCAATAAATTTTGTACTAGTTATTTCTGGTGTACTAGTTTCGTTAATGTTTACGATATATGGATTAAACCACATAAATCTACCACCAAATCTACCACGTTGTTCTATTGGATATTTAAAAGAATCGTATGATACTGCTAAATTTTCAATTGAGAAGAATAAATTCTGATCACCATTACCAACAATTTTAGGTTGACTTGAATTAAACATTACTGATTTATCGAATTTTTTATCAGTATAACCTTTAGGATTTTTTATACTTTGATTATTATATTGATTGTCTTGATTATTGTTATTGAATACTGATCCTCTAAAATGTGTATTTCCATTTATATCAATAAATGATGATCTTTTCACATTATTTGGGTTTTTATTACCTAATGCGTTGAATAATTGTTTTGTATAATATGTTAAACCATATAAACTTTTATCATCATCAATAGATTTTGGTTTTAATTGACTAATATCTTCAATATTATTTACATTTTGAATACCGCCTAAATCTCTTCTTAATGTAGGGTCAATTGTGTTTATATCATAAGTAATATTACTTGGTTTTACAAATGGAATATTTAATTGATTTAAATTAAAAATTGTTTTAAATGTATTAAATGCATTTGATGAATTATTTAAAATGTTTCTATTTTCAATATACGAATCGTTTCTTATATCTAAATCATAATTAGGATAAAATACATTAGAAGATAAATTTTTTGTTAATTGAAACAATTGTCCATCACCAGTATTTTCTAATAACAATTTATTATTATAAATAAAACTATCTATTGGTGTTAATTTTGATTCAATTGGGTTTATTGCTTGACTGAATGTTGTAAAAGTTGATATTGCATTTCTAAATGAATCTAAAATATTTTCTCCTTTTGATTTTGTTATTGTATAATCAACGTTTTTTTGAATTAATAAAATATTATTGAATGAATTAGCATTACCATTTAATTTTATTGTTGGTACTAATCTAGTTCTTAACTTATTTTTTATATCAAAAGATTTTTGTATTAATAATTGATTTCTTCCTATAATTGATAATGGTGTTTGTGGGCCAATTATTCTTCCAAATATTGTATTTGTAAAATCAAAACTATTTCCTGGGTTGATTATCTGATTTGATATAATATTTATCGCTTGAATTAATCTTGGATTATTCAAATCATATATATTTTCTGGATTGTAAAGACTTTTTGATAATAATCTATCTCTATACTCTACTGAAATTCTAGATAACCTACTCATTATTTTTTTATATAAATAGTCAAAAAATATTTTCTAAAAAAATAGAAAAATACCCTGTTGGCATAATATTATTATAACTATATTGATTAATTATACTTATTATAAATAATATATTATAAATAATTATTATAACTATATTGATTAATTATACTTATTATAAATAATTAATATAAATAATATTAATAAATATACATATTATAAATAATATATTATAAATAATTAATATAAATAATATTAATAAATATACATATTATAAATAATATATTATAAATAATTAATATAAATAATATTA